AATTTTGTGTTGGAGAATTAGAACTATTTGATTTTAAAGTTTTTATTAATGTAGCAATTGCTGCATCTTGTCTTTTCCATGCTGTAGTTTTTTCAACTTCTTCTCCTACTCTTGGTCTATCCGGATTGTTAGGGTCAAGTCCAACTTTTTGAAATCTACCTTTAGAGGATACACCAATCATAGAACTAGTGTCATTATCTTCTCCTTCTCTCCAATAAATTTGTACCGCATAATCAAATGTAATTCCGTCTGACCCATTTTTTTCAATAGTAGTTTCGCTAGTAACTTCTGCCCATGGGCATTTTTTAGCAACAGTATCGATTACATACTTTCTAAATTCTTCAGAAGTTTGAACTTGTTTTTCGTTTACAAATTGTTCAAATAGTTTAATATGTTTCATTGTTTAGATTTTTATTTAGATTTTATATATCTTTATTTTTTAAATAACTGAAACTGTCTGATAAAAAGTAGTCTCGGAGTTTTAGATAGTGTATCAATATAAAGAATATTGAACCTCCTGGCATTACAACTATTGTTGCTAGACCTAATGTCTTAACCAGATTTATTAATTGTTTTGCAAACTTTTTACCCTCTTCGTCAGTTAAAGGTCTACGTTCTATAACGCATGTTGTTAAAAGTTTAGACATTGATTTTGTTTCAACGCCCTCTTTTTTAAGAGCCTCTAAAAATAGGTTAACATCCTTTTTTATCTTTTCTAACTCAATTGTTTTATTTTTCACAGAGTATAAATTCTTTTTGGTATTTTTGAAGAGCCAATTCTTTTGCTTTGGCCTCTATTTCTATATCTATTTCCATTCCATAGGTATCAATAAATTCATATAGATAATCGGCGTGTGCTCGTATAATAACACTAGGGTCTTCGTGTAGTTTTTTGGCACTTGAATAGTGACACAATTGGCGAATACCTTTAGGCCACGTACGAGCTGCTAAAAGAAGAGCATCTTGTTCGGACATCGGGTCTTCATAGCATCTATGGTGATGGTAGTCGAATGTGATTGGAGTACCAATTGCTTCGTAAATTCGGTAAAGGTCATTTACAGAGTATTGTGCAGGTTTATCGTCGTTTTCGAGGATTAAACGGGACTGTGCAGAAGGTGATAACAATTTAAAGTTTTCGATGAACCTTAGGATTGCTGATTCTTTGTCACCATACGAACCTCCAACATGAATATTCATCGAATAATATGGATTTGCCGGAAGACCCATCATATCTAATATAAATGCATGTTGATTAAGTTCTTTGATAGAATTATCGACAGTTTTTTGATTTGGACTAGGCAATACACAAAACTGACCAGGATGGAATCCAATTCGCTGACCGTATTTTTGTACAAGAGAACCCGCGCCTTTTAGTAAATTTGAAATTGTTGGCCAATTTGGCAAATCAGTAAGCTCATATTCGGACATCCATGGGAACATACTAGACGACATACGGTACAAAGTAACGCCGTTTTTATGATTCCATTTAATGATTTCTATCATGTCGCGGATATTTGCCTCTGCAAGTTCTCCAGCGTATTTGATACCTTTTGCGTCAAAGGTTTTTTTAATCATTGAACGCCCGATTTTAATACCACTCTTGTCAAGAGTCAAATTTATGCAACAATATCCGTAGTTAGCTCCCATGTATATTATATTAAGTTAATTTCAAAAGTTTATAGAGATACAAATATTGCCTCATCCTCATTAGGAGCCGATTCTAATCCAATACCATATCGATACATTAGAGTATCATATCTTCTCCAGTTTTTAACAAAAGCTAGTCCCATTGTATGCGCAGAAGGTTCAATATTTAAAAATCCACAATAATCAGGATGAGATTTGTTAAATTGATAATCTTCCGCAATTGTTTTGATAAATTGTTCCATGTCATCTAACGGTTCCTCATCGAAATAGGGCATCCCAACGTTATACATTAATTGACAGTAGAATTTAAGAGCCTTTACATTAATATTGTCTGCATTTGCAAATGCTCTTTGCAAATCATTATCTACCACAGCTTGGACAAAACCACCACCGACATATCCAATTTGCCATTTGGTACATAGGATTGATGTTCCTATTTGAATGATATGATTTGCATCACCATCCGCTAATTCTTTTAGTCCGGCATGCAAACCATTTACTGCAAGATAATTTACAACGAGTTCTTTTACAACTTCTATTTTTTTGAAAGTGTCCATCTTAATAATTTGTTTGAGGTTCGTATTTAGGGTAACGGTTACAGATATCGAAGATTCGCATAACTTTTGAAGCTAATTCGGTAGGTAATTGAAGGGCTTCAATTTGAATTTCAGCATATAAATACCCATCAAATAAACCGTACATCATGTTTTCTAAGTTTCTAGAGTAATCATTGTCTCCAATTTCTCTAATGATTTTCATAATTTCGGTTCTAGTTTCTGCAACCATGTTTTCTTGTCTATCAAATCTTGTGTAACTCATAATATTTCTTTGTTTTAATTAGATATGTAAATATAATCAATATTGTTGAAAGGGGAAAATCCGAAGTGTTAATTTTTTGTTAAAAATAAACTTCTGCAGTTTGTTCATAATGCTGGATTTCATTTAAACATTCATCGTAATTAGTAAACGTTAAATCAAAAGGTTCTCTACCATCGTAGTCTACTACTGTGATTGTAACTTCTCCATTACTTTTCATTTGTCTGTGTAAATCGATTTCTCTGTAAGTTGTCATTTTTTCTTTGTTTTAATTAGATATGTAAATATAATCAAAAAAACCCAGATTCGAAAATCTGGGTTGTTAAAGTTTTGTTAAATTATTTCCAGAATAGCTGGACACATATTATAATAAATGAAAGTATTAAACAAGTTATTGTCTTTGCATTTAGAGATTCATCCATCATAAAATATGTTAGGATAGAGAACGAAATCATACCCATTGCAAATCCAATAAATCTTCCTGGCCAAAGTTGACCATCGTAATATTCTGCAATCATTCTAGTTGCTTCTATAAAAACATATGATATTGTAGAACCTCCTATTACAGCAACTAGCAATGGGTTTCTTTTAAACCACGGCCACATGAACTGACCATTTGTTTGGAACCATATAAACGATTGTCCAAATAGAAACAAAAGAATTCCATATATTAATGCTCTCAAAATAAGGTTCCTGTTTCGGTCAGTAGGTGAGAAATAAAACTCATTCGATGTTGCTTACTCGGACCTAATGATTTAATTGCATCAATATGTGCTTTAGTACCATATCCTTTGTTTGAATTCCAACCATATCCAGGAATCTCAATATCCAAATCTTTCATAACAGCATCTCTTTCAGTTTTAGCTAGAATACTTGCAGCCGCTATTGAAATATATTTATTGTCTCCTCCGATTATAGTTTCAAAAGGAATTCCTTCAAATCCATGGAACTGGTCTCCATCAACTAATATAAAGTCAAATTGGGCATTTTTTTGAACTCCTTCTAAGCATCGTTGCATTCCAATTAAAGTTGCTTTTAAGATATTAGTTGATTCAATATCTTCCGGAGATATATGTACAATGCAATATGCAATTGCATTTTCCTCAACAATTCTACGAGCCTCTTTTCGTTGTTGTTCATTTAATAATTTTGAATCTTTGATTAAGGGGTTTTCAAAGCCAAATGGCATTATGCATGCGGCAACCGTAACAGGTCCACTTAGTGAACCTCGGCCAGCCTCATCAATGCCAATTTCTATAATTGATTCATCTCCAGAATAGGAGTGTTTAAGTAGTATTTGTCTGGTTTCCATCTATATGTTTTATACTTATTATATAGATGGATTCCAGATAGTTTCTTATTTCTCAGGGTTTTCAACTCTCCATTTGTCGTAACGATCTACCACGTCTTGAAGTATTTTAGCTCTTACAATATCTTTATTCTCAAAAACATGGACTCCAGTTCCTTTAATTCCGCTCATCAACTTCATAAATCCTGGAAGACCAGCACTAACCTTTGGTATATCATATTGACTAATATCACCAGTAACTAGAACCTTAGAATTTTTACCCATACGGGTTGTGAATAACATTAATTGTTTAAATGATGCATTTTGAGCCTCATCTAGAATCATAAATGAATCATCAAAGGTATCTCCTCGCATAAAGGCAAGTGGTTTAAATTCAATAGCACCTGAAGCGATCAGCCCTTCGGTTAATTCATCACCTACTATTTTTTTAAAATTTGAAATATATGATTGCATGTACGGATCAACTTTGTCTGCAATATCTCCAGGTAGGAATCCAAGTTTTTCTCCTGATTCTTGAATTGGTTTACATAGGATAATTTTTGAAACTCCTTTTGTTGCTAGCAACCATAGGGAAGTATAGCATGCAGTAAATGTTTTTGAGGTACCTGCTGGACCTGAACAGAACGTTATTTCATTTTTTTTGATTTTTTCAAAATAATCATATTGAGATGGTTTTAATTGTACTCCTACTAAATCTAATTCTTTTACTACTGTTTTTTTAGGACGTCCAATTGGAGCTTTTGTAGTCGTAGGTTTTGCCTTAGTTGTTTTTGATTTACTTTCCACTGTTCTTTTTTGCATACAATTTTTGTATATATTTAATCACCAGTCATCATGACAAGTTCTTTTAATTTCTTGAGTGATTCACATTTTTCATATTCCTCTAACTCAACAAAATATTCTATTAGGACATCTACGAATTTACTTCGCTGTCCAATTCCATGTGGAATATCTATCGTGTGACTTCCGTCGTTATAAACAATAAATCTATTAATGGTTTTTGTAAAATTTCTAGTAAGTATGTAATAGCTGGACCTCATCAGAGAATCTCTTTCCTCCCCTGTTATATCTCCCATCTTTCAGTGGTGTTTTTAAAAGTGGCTATAGCCACATATAGTATATATTTTAACCAGTAGAATTAAAGATATCCGGGCTAAAAAGGTTACTATATTATATTGCTTGATAACATTTCAATTATCTTTTTAAGTTCTTTACATTTTTCATAATCTTCATTATCTTTAAAAAACTTAAGAACCGTTTGCACTCCTTCTATTTTCTCTTCAATAGTTCCATCGTGCTTTAAGGCACCCATTTTACCATTAACAATAGAAGAGTACATTGCCTCCATCATATCTTCTTTAGAGGCTTCGTGTAGTCTTTTTATAAATTTTCTTGATTCCTCCGGGCTTTCTTCTTCAATACTGCTCATTTGGATTTTTTATCTTTTTAAGTAATTCTATTTCAGTTTCAGTTAAAGTTATAGGAAGAGTTCTAAGTTTCACCATAAGATTTCCGAATCCTTCTGCGTTATATATTGGCATTCCTTGTCCAACAACTCGTAGAAGTTGTGAATCATGAGAACCTTGAGGAACTTTGATTTTAATAGAATTTAGTTTGGTGTGGATTTCAAATTCTCCTCCGAGTAGAAGGTCAATCCAGTTTAGGGTTAATTCAACATAGATATCACTGCCATTAACAATAAGTTCAGGGTCTGGTAAAACATTGACAGTTAATATGATATCGCCAGGAGGCGCAGATGAATTTACAGGGTGATTTGCTCCTTTACCTGGGACTTTAAGTTTTGTTCCAGTTTGGATTCCTCGAGGTATATTGATATTAAATCCACCAGTACCGACATCAATATATTTTCTGACACCTTCATATGATTCCTCAACTGTTATATTTAATGTAACTCTAACATCATATCCTCTTGCTTGACCGCCAAAGGATTGATTAAACATGTCGGTAAAATCACCTCCAAAACCATGGAAAGCGTGTTGCCATGCAGATGTGGTGTCCTGGTTTCTTTGGAAATTTCCAAATGGATTATGTCCTCTAGATGGATTATCATACTGTTCTTTTTTGACAGGGTCAGAAAGAGTTTCGTATGCTTCAGATATTTTTTTGAATTGCGAGTCGTCTCCTCCTGTTTTGTCAGGATGGTGTTCTTTTACAAGCTTTCTATAAGATTTTTTAATCTCTTCTGGAGTAGCACCCTTTGAAACGTTAAGAGTTTCGTAATAATTCATTAGAGTCTATTTTTTGGAATTTCTAACTCTAACTGTTTGTTTCATTACTGGAATTGGTGCAGATTTAACTTGTTTAATGCTATCTGCTTTTTTCTCGGCAACTAGAGCTGCTTGACCTTTTTTATAAGTTGCAATTTCTCTTAGTTGTTTGTTTTCCATACAGATTGCAATTCTTTCTAGACTATCTGCAATCTTTTTTAAATATTCTTCGTTCATATCGATATACTTTATTAGTACATTATATATTAAAGAAAAAAGGTCCTATAGGACCTTTGCTTTCTTAAGTATCTTATTTATTTGGGCGCATTTTTCGTACTCTTCAAGCTCTTCAAAAAGCTCTAACATATCTCCTAGAATTTTAACAATAGGTTTAATATCAAGTTCTTGTTTTTCCATTAATTTAAAATCAACTCCTTTAGAAATTATTTCAGCATAATTTTCATTTGCAAGCTTGATTTTTAAATCATACATTACGTTATTCATTTCGGCTTCTTTTTTAATAGTGTCGATTTCGTCTTCTTGTTCTTCAAATAAATTGTTAAAGTCTTCGTCCATAATTATAAGGTTTTAATTTGATATGTAAATATAATACAAATTCCTGACACAGAAAAACTTTTTATCAAAAAGTTATTAACAATTTAAAATGGTACCTCATCTACCATATCCATTCCTGATATTTTAAGCATCACATTCATAGTGGCTTTAACATCTCCTTCACAATATGTTTTTATTCTTTCAATACTACCATTCCAATACTCTTCAGTTGTACTACTTGCTTCCATTATAGTTTTAGGAGATGGAATATTAAGAGTGTTACAAATTAAATCTAGTGATGCACTATTCCAACCTGCAAATTTCCAAATTTCATAAGTATCTACTAGACAGTTTTCCCAAGGTTTTTTCTTTTGTAAATGAAATTGATGAGGTATTGCTACTCCGTTTACAATGGATCTTTTTATTAGATATGGAAAATCAAAGTTTTTAATATTATGTCCAGTAAATTGAACTGAAGGACTTTGATTAAAAACAGCTTGAGCTGTACCCATAAACTCTTTAAGAATTTCTATTTCGCTACCTTTATAGAAAGAACGAATTTTTGAGGTTGTAATACCATCTTGGAATTTAATTTGTCCCATAGAAATTACAATAACTTTGCTAAATTCTGGACTAAGCGCCGACATATGAGTATACATTTCCGCATCAGTAAGTTTTGCCAAATGAGATTCAGTATTTCTATGCTGTTCTGCTTTTTTTGCCCAATGCTTTATTCCGCCTGGTCTTTTAATACAGAATTCTTCGTAATTCGGATATTCTGAAGATGTTTCAATGTCAATAAATAACATTGACTTTAGTTCGGTAGTATTATACATTCTTTGAGTCGTTTAAATCTTTAAAAATCTTATAAATTGATATTGGGTATACACATTTTTTTACACTTCTATCTGACTTTTCATTCATCCAATAATATGGGACTCCATGTAATTTAGTCAGTGAATCAATTAAAGAAACTAATTGACCATACATAAGAATCCCTGCAAATTTAAAATAGTAATTCTCACCAATCTTTGGTTTAACTACGTAAATTTTAGGTTCTTTTTTATCTTTTGCCATATACTAATTATACACAAAAAAATAAAAAAGTTTAAAGATGTGTAGTGTCAACGTGGTCATGTGACTGTCGAAGTATCATATATCGATCATATGATATACTCATTTCGATCCATCCTCCAGTAATAGATTTGGGTACTTCGTGATGGTCAATTATATAGTTTGGTGGGGTAGTAACTCTTTCTAATAAAAAGTCCATCATCAAATCTGATTCTCTATTATGAACCCATATTTTTACAAATGTATTATTCATGTTCGTTATATATTATATTTGCCGCCATCTCTTCTTGATTAAATCTTGACACTGTATTTAACGGTGCACCTGGATTTTCGTCATACGCCCAATCTTTTAATCCTAACTCTTCAAACCTGTTTTTGATTTGCTCGTTATAATAATAACCTATTGTACGTACTCGTCTTTGAATATCTGCTCTTGATAGATTATGAGTATTCTGTCCATTTGCATTATTATATAAGAATTGAATATACCCTAATTTTGGTATTTTGCAAGTTATTGCTTTTAAGAAAGTTCTTACAACCAACTCATAATCATCGGCTATTACAAGACTTCTATTATGTCCTCCTATTTCAAAATAAGTAGATCGTCTCCATGCTCTTACGTGATTTGGTACACCAACTATATGTCTAATTGTTTTAGGATTAATATTCTGTTGATTAGAAACATTTAGTGTCTTTCCAGCATACTCTTCTTTTCTATATGATCCGTATCCAAGCGCAAATCCTTCGCTATATGTTAAAGAATTCCAGTTTTCATCAACTTCAACAGTGTCATTAAAAAAGAATCCGGCTTCTGGATGTTTTTTAGCTGCTTTATAAAGGTCTTCAGTACACCATGGAACTAATAAATCGTCATGGTCTAATTCAGCTAAAATAAAACCTTTAGCCATTGAGCAACATCTCCATTTAACCTCACCAATATTTCCACCGCTTTTTTCTCTAAAATCATAAAGGCGTACTCTTGGGTCTTTTGCTGCAATAGATTCTGCTATTTTTAATGTTTTACCACCATCAGTAGAGTCATTTACTAGTACCCATTCCCAATTGTTGTATGTTTGGTCTAGCAGCGATTGATATGTATTAAATAGTTTTTCACCAGTATTATATATTGGGGTAAAATATGATATCATTGAACTATCTTCTAATCCATCTGGGTTCAACAGACTTTCCATTAAACACTGATACGCGATTTGTCCAGCATCTCTAGTGGAAACTTCTTTGTCAAGATTTAACCATTTTCGTCTAAATTGAAGTGGCATGCTTGCCATTTCTGGAAAGTTTTCCCAAGATTCTCCTCTAGTTATAATAACGTCTGGTTTAAATGAGGCTAGGGATATTGTGATGTCTTTGTCATTTTTTAAATACTTAATCTCCAAACTATCATCTTCATAGTCAAGTATTTTAAGTGATTTTAATTCAGGCTCATCATGCCCAATATACAATACTTTAGGAACTTTTGCAGTTGATTTTTTCTGTAAGTAATTGTAGTGTGATAGTACTCTTCCCGTAAATGTAAACCATTCAGGATGTTCGGCATGAACGGAACTTATAAAGATTCCATCAGCTTGATAATCAGGCAAATATGAATATTCATATTCATTATAAACATCAATACTAACAATATATTGAGCTAAATCAACTCCCTGCACTTTCATAAATTTAGGATATGCTTTTCTATATGTTAAGTTTGTAAAATCTCTTCCGGCAACATGTTGTGAAACTACATGGATTTTTTTGTCTGGATTCTTTAAAGAAGATTGCAAAACATATTCATAGAAACCTTCATGCATGATATTATCATCATCTAAAAAATAAACCCAACCATCTGATAATTTTGAAATTATGGCAGAACATTGAGGATATAACATTCCTATAGCATCTCCTTTTTCAAAATGGTATGTTGTTAGATCGTCTTTTAAATCACATAGTAATTCTGCATCAATATCTTTAAGATTTGTAGTGTCAAATACTATGTGCCAATTTATTTCGCATCCATTTGGTATATTGTTAAAGACAGATTCTTTAACAGTCTTTAAATTCTGTAGGCGCGTTGCTCGAGTTATTATACTAATTTTCATATTATTTATATAATAAAAATGAAATTAGTTTATATTTTTTTGGGATTTATCTAGATACCATGCTTGATTCGGTTAAAAAGCATGCTCTTCATAATTGGTAACATACAATCAGCGTAAGGAGGTGGTGTTGTTTTAAATTTTGCATCAAATCTAAAAAATCTATAAGAAGTACTTTCTAATTCTGTTCTTTTAATAAACTCAGAAATCTCTTTGATTGAATTTTCTAACTCTTCAACTTTCTTTAAATTAAACTCGCTCCAATTTATTTTAAAAGATGAAGGTTCTATATAAGAATAGACGTGAATTTTTTGATTTACAATATCGATATAAAAAATGTACCCTTTGGTATTGAGATGCTTTTTCTCTGGAATCTCAGTAATTGTGCACTGTGATTCTACAATTCTCCATTTATCTCTAATAGTTCGATATAAATCTTCTAGTTTTTCTATTGCAACATCGCAAATATCATACATTGAATTGATACCATTAGTTTCTTCTGGATAATCATACTTTAAAGACATAGTATCAACATCAATTCCAGTAATTATTCTGGTTTTGCTTTCAATTTCGTCTCTTCCGTATTTAATATTATATAGTCTTTCGAGTTCTGTCTCTACTTCTAAAATAGCAGAATACAAGTTATTAGCAGAAATCATTTTTTTAATTTTATCGATTCCGGCTAGTAGCTTGTAATATTTTAACTCATAGTCATGAGGTGGCTCTATTAGCCAATTTGTTTCAAAGACGTTCATACCTATATCTATCTTAAGTATAATAAATTATATAGGTATTTTTGTTTTATATTACTATAATCTAGGACTTAGTTCTTTTAGTAATGGTGCTTTGAACTCTGTTTGGAGTTTTTCTAGGATTAACGGTAGTTAGTCCCCATTGTAGAATAAACCAACTTGCCTCTTTTTCAGCGGCTGCTTTTGAAATTTTAAGCACTTCTCGTATTCTTTCAACAGAATATTTAATAAATGTCTCTTCTTTCTCTGGAGTAGTTTTATAATCCATGTACCATGACGGGTTTGTTTTAACATCTTCGTATGTTACTCCATGGTCCTTAAGCTGATGGTTAATCAATTCAACAAAAAGCTCTCTTTGTTTTTCTCGGTTTGTCATAATGAAATTAATGAAATAAATGTATTTTTATCGTTTAGTCTTACAAAATCAGAATATGATATATCCACTAGGAATGAATCTTTAAAGTATGTCGGAGATATTGTAATTGGATACGTTTCTGCATCTAATTTTCCTTTAATTATTTTATCCAAATATTCAAGCTCGCCAGAATGTACGTAAAAATAGATTTTCATTTATTTTCTAGATTTTGATTTAACTGGATTAATAATCTCGTCGATTATACCGTACTTAAGTGCCTCTTCTGCGCTTAACCATAAATCTCGGGTAGCATCAGACATAACCTGCTCTGGTTTCTTGTCACAATATGAACCTAACAAATTAAATAGTTCTTTGTTGACTTTTTGCCATTCTGCCCAGTCTATTTCGGCATCTTGGATATTCCCACTGAATCCTCCTGAGGATTGGTGTAACATAGTAGTCGAGTGTCTTAGTGAACTTCTCTTGCCTTTAGTTCCAGCTCCTAATAGTACTGAACCCATCGAAGCTGCCATTCCTGTATTTACTGTTTTGATATCAGATTTAATCCATTCCATAACGTCAATCATAGAAAGCCCTGATTTTACAGAACCTCCTGGACTATCAATATGCATTGTTATATCTCGGTCATCTGTGCTATCTAAAAACATTAATTGAGCTTGTACAATAGTTGACATATTGTCATTAACAGGCCCTGCAACCCACAATAATCGATCGATCATCAACCTTGAAAATATATCCATTTGAGTAGCTCTTAATTGTCTCTCTTCTAGAATATAAGGTGTCATTGATGATTCAATTTGATTTTTATAGTAGTGCATGTTCATTGAACTTATGCCCTTGTCTAGCATTGCGTATCTTTCGAATTCTTTTCCGTGATTCATTATAGTTTCTTTAATAGTTTTTTAATTTGAGTACATCTTTCGTATTTTTCATGGAATGTATAGAAGTCCAGGCTTTTTAATATTGATTGCTTATAAGAACTTTTAGGAAGATCTGCATACTGTATATCTCCATTTTCATGGACAAAATAACATAATAATGTTTCTCTATCTTCTTTGTTAATATTTGCTTCGATAAAATCTACAATTCTGTCGTGAAATTCGCAATCGTTTGTAATTGAATTAAACCCATCTCCATCTATGTAGAATTCAGGGATATCTGTTCCTTTCATGCACTCAATCATATCTCTTTTATATTAAGATACCCTGATAATAAATTATAATATGTTTCTTTGGTCAACACATTATCTATCGTGGTATTTATATTATTTATCATCGAAATTCCTGAAGGGGTTAAACTCATAACTCCATTTTCAATATTAAAAATAGGTTCTAATAATTCCATTAAGTATTGTTTCTCGTGAAGAGGCTCGTGAACGATCCTTTCGGCTAATTCAAAATGTCTTTCGTAAAAGTGGATGTTATCAGCGTAATGATGGTATACTCCAAGTTCTAATTCTGGGTAAGTTGACTTTAACCAAAGGTAAACATGTTGTTGGACGAATGCAAAGAATGGAGCATCAAATGTAAGTCCATAAAAAATATCATTAGATCGCATTTGAACTTTCATATCTAGCTTATTGTGTCTGATTGAAAAGTTTAGGTACATAGTACATACAAAATCTTTATTACCTTCAAACTGGTATTTTGGCTGATTTAAGAAAGCAATTGCTTGTCTAGTGTTCTTGTCTGCTTTAAGAGAATCGACTACCCATTGTAATTGTTCTCCGAAAAGAAGAGAACCGTAATTTGAATTAATTTCGTTTGTTCCAGGATTTGTTATGTTTTTCCAGAATCCAGAAAATTTATTAATGTAGTCAATATTGGTATCTTTATTAAGGTACCATGCTAATTCGCCGGCAAAATACTTCCAATTAAACTCTCTACTATTAAAATTAGCAAATGGTTCTTTTGGATTAATTGGATATCCGGCATAAAGTAATTCGGTAACTTCAAGGTCTCTTGGTTTAGAGACCTCTCCGTGTATTTTTATATCTGAAATTATGTGTTTAAATTGGTGTGAGAATGTTTTCATGTTTATAATTTTATTATATTACGTCAAAAAAGAACATGTGAAAGAATCTTGCGTTCTCAATAGCATCGCCAAAATATTTACTTGGCGCATGAATTTGTTTAGAATCGAATAGAACTAAACGGTTGTATACATTACCAACCTCATCGATTTTATCAAAATTAGTTGAATCATAAAAATTTGCTTGAGCATTCTTGCCTTTAAATGTATCTTCAAACACAGAATAGTCTTCAAAATTATCAAATCTTTTTTTACCAGTATTTTTACCAGAATAGAAAGATGTACCTGTTTCGAATGGAGCATCTTTAGTTAAGAATACCATTCCTGCATACATCTGACTGTCAACATGAAATACGGGTAGATCGCTTGCTACACAATATTGGAATACTCCATTTGCATAACTTTCATAATTCCAGTTTATAATTTCGCGGCCAATTATCTTTTCTAATTTCTCTTTAGTGCCATCTAGAATAAACCTAGTTTGACTTCTTTTACCTTTGTGATAATCAGAGGGGTTGTATTCTAGATTATTCATTGCAAAATCTCTAATAAAGTCAGGATCTGCATAAAAATTATCAACTACAATTAGACTTTTATTTTCATTATAGAATCCAGAATAATAAGCAATAAAATTATCAATGCTTCCTGGATTATAAATAAGTTCTCCAAATTTAACTTGAATCTTTGCGCCTTTAGAGATATTAAAAACTAATCCAACACTATCATCTTCTAAAGGATAATATTTAGAAACATCTGGACGACTAATAACTGTTAATGGTATTTCAATATCATCGACTATCAATGAACTAACTGGTTTAAAGGAATCACCGTCTTTTACTAGAATCCAACCAGTTGCATTATAGTTATTATCGGATACTTTGGTAATTGAATCAAAAAACCAAAAAACGTTTGGATCTTTTGTAAAAGTGTTATAAATCATATGTTTGTTTTTTGTTTATTATACAATTATTTAAAAGAAAGTTTCTCATCTCCTTTTTTATATGAAATCGTGTACGTTTTATTTCCTTTAACAATTTCTTTAGCTAAAATACCATCTGCTAATAAGTCTTCAACATACGTTTGAATTGCTCTTTTAAGAGGTCTAGCTCCATATTGAGCATCATACCCACGTTCTGCTAAAAATACTATCGCCGTTTTTGCAACTTTAATAATATATTCTTGTTCAACCATTCTTTCAATTACTTTTTGAATTTCGATTTCTGCAATTTTAGCAACATCTTCTTGTTTTAATCCATCAAACAATACTATTTCATCCAATCTATTTAAGAATTCCGGAGCAAATTTGTTTTTAAGCTCTTTTCTGATAACAGTTTCCATTTCCATTTTGTGGGTGGCCGTAGAACTTGAACTTGAGAATCCGATTCCAGCCCCAAATTCTGCAACTCTTTTTGCTCCAACATTACTTGTCATAATAATGATAGTATTCGTAAAGTCAATAGTTCTACCAAGAGTATCTGTTAAACGACCCTCATCTAAAACCTGTAACAAGATATTGAAAATATCTGGGTGGGCCTTTTCAACTTCATCAAATAATACTACTGAATATGGTTTACGTCGGACTTGTTCTGTTAACTGTCCACCATCCTCATGTCCTTCATATCCCGGAGGAGAACCAATAAGTCTACTTACGTTAAACTTTTCTTGGTATTCTGACATGTCGATTCTGATTAAAGAATCCTCGCTTCCGAAATAATATTCAGAAAGGGCTTTAACAGTTTCAGTTTTACCAACTCCAGTAGGTCCAATAAACATAAATGAACCGATAGGTTTTTTAGATGAACTTACTCCAGTTCGGCTTCTTTTAATAACTCTACATAGACCTTCAACCGCAGTATCTTGCCCGATAATCATCGCTTTTAATTCATTTTCCATATCAATAACAATTCTGCTCTCGTCATCGGTCATTCTTGTTACCGGAATTCCAGTAGATTCAGAAATTACTTCAGCAATATCTTCATAAGTTACTGCCTTCTTATTTAGTCTAAGCGTCTCCTCCCATTCTTTGGTTCTTTTTGTTATCTCTTCTCGCTTACTAATTTCAAGGTCTCTTAAATTTCCGGCTTTTTCATAATTAGTAGCATCTGCTGCTTTTAACTTTGCGGCTTTTAATTTATCAGCTTCAATTTCAAGTTCTTTAATAATTTCTGGAATTTTTACCTCTTTTAAATGTACTTTTGCTCCAGCCTCGTCCATAACATCAATTGCTTTGTCCGGTAATTCTCTTTGAGTAATATATCGGTCAGATAATACTACACAGGCTTTAATAGCGTCAGGAGTATATGATACTGAATGGAAGTCTTCGTAATTTGGTTTAATTCTGTCTAGAATTTCGATTGCATCTTCAAGGGATGGTGGGTCTATAAAGATTTCTTGGAATCTTCTGGTAAGAGCTCCATCGGTTTCAATATTTTCACGATACTCATCGATTGTCGTAGCACCAATACATTGTACTTGTCCTCTTGCCAATGCCGGTTTTAAGATATTACTAGCATCTAATGAACCACTTACACCACCAGCGCCTACAATTGTGTGAATCTCATCAATAAAGACAATAACATCTGGGTTCTCTTTAAGTTCATCAACAATGTTTTTCATTCGTTCCTCAAATTCTCCACGGTATTTTGTACCTGCAACTACGTTTGCAATATTAAGAGCAATTATACGTTTATTAAGAAGAGTCATTGCAACTTTCTTTTCAACAATACGTTGCGCAATTGCTTCAACTAGTGCAGTTTTACCAACCCCAGGATCCCCTAAAATAATTGGATTGTTTTTCTTTCTACGAGAAAGGATTTGACATATTCTATGGACCTCTTTTTCTCTTCCGATGATAGGGTCAAGTTTCCCATCTGCCGCTAGTTTAGTTAAGTCCTCTCCGAATTGGTCAATGAATGGAGTATTTGTTTTCTTACTGGTCATATTGTGTATATTAATTTATTATGGTAGTATTATAATATGTGCGGATCCCTGTTATGAATGGGTACCTTTTAAATTGTTAACCGAACGTTGAACACATTCAGGACATAGAGATGCAGTGGCTTCGGCTCCTACAACAGTCCAGTTCTCGCATGGTCCATCTTCAGGCCCATATTCTGCCCATTTACTCTTTTCCGGTTCTGAATTCTGACAAATCATCGATACGACCTTACGGCCTTTAACTTCAGTTTCTTTAGTTTTCCACATAGTATATTTATTTTAGATTTATATTGAGTTATTCCAATTTGTTTCAGGGTAAACTTAAAGAACCTTTGAGTTAAGTGAAAAATTTTTATTCTGTAATTCAGACCGGGTGCACCCTCCTATTGCGTGGGAAAATTTGGGTTTCAATCATCAAAAAAATGAAATAATCTACCAGAACGATTGAACCGTTGAGGCCGTTTGAAATACATAAAGTCACATTGAGGGACTATTGGGCGGCCCTCCCCTAGCCCTATTAATACCTATTGGCACATCGGTCGTCACAGTATACTGAGCACTCTATTGGAGGTATCAGAATGGGTGTGTCCTTCCTGTAGATACTCTATATAATAACGGATGTACACTATAGGGGTTTTTAAATATCGTATACTATTAGATAGAATAGTTCTCTTTTTAATTAGAATCCCTACAGCACGCCCCCACCCCGCCCCTTTGGGACTCTATGGGATAGAGGTCAATTTTATTTTTTTCTATAGGATTTTTTTGAGAGCTTAGAGACTTGGAGTACCTCAGAGAGGTGAGAGAGCGGTGAGTCACCCTACCTTTCACCTTTGAGACTTGGATACTTCTTATATCCTCATAGGACCTATTAGTTTCAACGGGTTACTCTTTATTTCACAGTACACTTCGTGCCTGACACAGTACCCTCAGGTCAATCTGAGCCAACCATCGGTAATTGGTAACGGTCTTATTGGTTAATTATAGGTTCTTTATGTTTCTAGTAACGGTGATATCCATTCTATCGGTCTCAATTGGTCTTTGGTCACCTTCCGGACCTGGGTAATTTTTTGGGTAGGGCAACATTGAAGTACTCTGAGGGTGGGATGGACCATTGGCTACCATCGGAGGACCATCAGAGGACCATTGACGCTGGGAGGGTCTCTCAACATTGAGGTATTGATATTCCCGGACGGGGATAATTCGTCCACTTCTATGAAACACATTTATCAAAGGTCTATATTAGTTAGGAAGTCTAGAGCTTTGATCCTACAGTCCTTTGAGAACCTCTAGACCTGGCTTTTATAAGGATCCACCCTGGGTGCTGACCGCTCCGTAGACCTGCCCAACCGGTATTGAGGGTCAATGCACACGTGCCCTAGAGTCCAGTGGTGACTGGAAGAGTCCTGCTCTACCCTAGTTACCCTGTGTCTGTAGTGAACTATTAGTATTATTGTCATTCTTGTGCAGAGCACACCTGCATTGTGCAGGCATTGACCTGCATTGCCTATTGCAACAGTTGATCAGTGCACTACAGGTAGATAGGTCTATTGCCCTTACAACAATATTGAGCCTATTGAGCATATTGAACCTTTGAGGACATTGAGTAATCATTGAATTGCATTGATTATTGCTACAGGGCATTGAGCCGGGCATTGCTACAGGACATTGATCCTGGACATTGCGCCGGGCATTGATCTGGGGACATTGATCCTCCTATTTGAATCTGGGAGTATTGATCCTGGGAGAGTTGAAACGGAGATTAGGCGCGGAGATACTCTTCTGTTTATAAGCTGGGCCTAGGTCCCTTTCTGGTGCCTTATAAGGGGACATTGTATTTGTCTTGTCAAAACTTGTTATAGGGAATGGGGCTGGTTCCGATACCTTATTATTAGATGGGTCATATTGTTTTTGGCTAGTACGTTTTATAGGTGCACTATCTGGTTGTTTATTAACATTTGCGTTAGGGTCTCCATTATCGTGCCCGAAGTCACTATCTATAGAACCTCTATCTCCACCTGTATTGTTTGCTATCATATTACCCATTTGTGCATCTATAAGAGATTCTTTAAACCCCTTAGAACGAGGTTGAGGTGTTTGAGCTATATCGGTTTCCTTAGTTGGTGTTTGGGCCTGATCGCTTGACGATAGTGTTTGTTTATCGTATTGGACATTTTGATTGGCTGGATTATTTTGCTTTCGGGCAGTATCTGAGGTTGCCTTATTACCCTGTTGGGTTTGAGCATTAACATCACTTCCAGCCTTATTTATACCCGTTGCATCTATAGGAGATATTGAACTGTCTCCTGGGGATGGATTTAAACTACTAGGAACTGATGAGGTATCTGTCTTATTAGAGGTTTGAGTCTTAGCAGCATTTACCCTATCGCTTATACTAATTTGAGTTAGACCTATCTTCATATAGTTTTTCTAGTTCCATTTGGAGCTTTCTGATTTTTAGGAAGTTATTTGGATCCGTCATTTTAGTTTCCAATATCTCCTTGTTAAGTTGAGCAATACGTAATCTGTTTTCCATGATGATATGTGTTTAGGTTATACTCTATATATTATGCTTCCATTGGAACTTGGTAAGGAACGTATGCTCTATCAGCCCAAGTTTTAGCTCCTACTGCGCTATATTGTGCTTGGTTATAAAGGTTTGTATTTCTATATAGTTGATTAATCGTACCTACTGTTAGGTTACCCATTATTAACTCATCCATTAAGACTATTTTGTTCCCTTTACGGGCGAATAATGTTAGGTAATAATCTCCACCATCTGGGCAGAATTCAACTGTTTGTAAGGCACTTTTATTATAACCTGTGATGATTGATTCTGGGTAGGTCATGAAATATTCGTTTTCATAGTCTTTAGCATCTACTATGGTCATCCAACCCGCTTTACATTTTGTTATGAAACGGAATTTACCTTTTGTGTTTGGAAAGGCTCCTAATACGTTTACTGTTCGTACGTCTGTTGTGTTTACTAAATTTGTCATAATGGTGTGTTTTAATTAGATATGTAAATATAATCATTATTTGTGATTCCGGAAACTGTTTGCGCAAGTATTTTCAGAAAGTTATTAACAATTGTTGTTCATAAGTTTTTTGAGAAACTGTTTCGGGATTCATATAAATTGATTATATTTACATATGAAAAATAGCAAAATGACATAACGGGTTCGTATAGCACAAAGAATCGAGAGATTCGACACGGGCGGTCCTTTAAACCAGGGGAGGAAGAGTAGACTCCAGCTCGTCTTCTATTTAGAGGTCTGAAACGCCACTAGAAACTTTAACAAAAAATTAACATAAAATAGTTTCGGTTCTTGAAACTATTGATTATATTTACATATCTAATTAAAACAAAGAACTATGAAAATCACCATCAACATCCTTCCAGCCTTAGGTTCCCTAATCGCGTTCGGGCTTACGTATTCCTTATTAACTGGAACTCTTCAAAAATTCATACCATTCCATGGTACCCTTAATGAAATGACAACTACAATATGTCTATTTTGGATAGGTACTCTTTTATTGTTCTGCTCATTCGAAAAATTTAACAAATAATACTGAAACAAAACCAATTTTTAATATATAAATCTAAAATCTTATAACTATGGCAATTGCAACTCTTTCTAACACCTTAATTGAACAACGTAAAGTAGCTACATTGGAGGCTCAAAACCTTCGTAAAGTAGTACCATTCCGCGATATCAATTTAATAGATGGTGAATCTATCGAATATAATGGTCAAAAAATTAACCTTACACCTACTGCATTCAAAAATCTTTTAGGTCTATTAGGTATGAGTAACCAATTTGCTCAGAAATTCGAATCTCTCTTTACTAAAGAGGCTAAATCTCAGTTTATCAACACTATGAAAAATGCAATGGCATCTAATAGTGGTAAACTTTCTGAAGTAACCCTTGTACTTAACCCTATTAGTAAATCGGTAGTGGCTATCACCAAGAAAGATCAATTTGGTATATCTAACCAACAATTCATGGGAGTTGCTGAGAATATCATAGATAACCACGGTATGAACGTAACAAACTGGTCAGTAGACCCAGGAACTGGTATTGTAACTATTAATGCATTTAATCCTAAAGCGAATTTCGCAGTTCAAGGTTTATCTGATGAGGTATTTACTGGAGGTGTTACTTTCAAAAATTCACCTAAAGATGGTTTCCAAGTTCTTCCTTATGTTAATCGTCAGTTTTGTACTAATGGTTTAACTACTGCGTTTGCTGAGGAGTCTTATACTCTTCAATCTTTGGACCAAGGTTCTATGGAAAAGTTCTTTGAAAATATGAACGAATTACGTAAGAATAACTTTGCTCCTACTGGTTTTGCTGACCGTGTAAGAATGGCTCATAACACTCCTGCTTCCCTAAGCGAATTACAGTTTGCACATAACCTTATTGAACCATATGCTGGAGAACGTTCTAACACTTGGATTCCTTATGCTGAAAACATGAATGCATTCTATAATGCTGGTTTTGATAACATATCTGGTCAACAGATGAAACATGCTAAATCAAATACTTCTGTATGGGATGTTATCAATGGTGTTACTCACTTTGCAACCCATGGTGCTGGTATTATCGATACAGACATGCAAGACTATAATGCATCTGAATTAATGGTAAAATCTGGTAACCTATTCGGTAAAAAAGCTTTTGACCACGAAAATACTATGCCAGACCTTTTTAGAGGTAGAGACTTAGTACGTAGTGGTTCATTATTAAACTAATATTTGGTAGTCTGCATATCGGAATTAAAGGGACCATTCTCACATAGGTCCCTTTTTTATGTGAAATTGTTAATAACTTTTTGAAAATAATTTGAAAAACTGTTTCCAGTGTCGTGGATATTGATTATATTTACATATCTAATTTTAACAAAGAAACACCATGATGACTCAAGCACAAATCACCGAACAAAACGAAATCGAATCTAAATTGGCTCATAACTACGAGTTGACTCACAGAGAGAATATGATTTTACTATATTCTGATTTTCATAAGGATGCCTACGGTTTCCGTCCTCGTACTATTAATGTATATGCCTTAACCACTGAGGAACTGGAGGCTGATTTTGACCGTTTCGAAGCGACATGTAAGATTAATAGACACGAAGAGGAAATGGCCGAAATGGAGGCTGATATCGCGTTCCGTGCCCTTATAACTAATACAATCGCTATAGGTGCAAACGATGAGGTTACTGCATTACGTTGGATCGCTGAAGGTGCTGTAGAAGATTATGGTTATGACTATGAGCATTTCCTTTGGAACCAAGGTATAGCATACTCTGCCTACGGTAAGGAGTTGGCTAAGAGATTTGCTCCTATCTGGGGTAAAGCTCTTCAAACCCAGAAAGTTGCATAAACTTTAACAAACTTTTAACATTTAAAAGTTTCCGGTTTCCACAATATTGATTATATTTACATATCTAATTAAAACACCACATTATGAACAGACAATCTTACTTAATCCGCACACAACCTAACGAATTCATCGTTTTAGTAAACACGAAAAACCCAATTGACACCCTCTTAATCGAGCCTGGTCATTCAAAATATACTTGGGTCCAAAACCAAGACGCTAACCGTATTATCAACATCACCGAAACTGGTAGATGGACAAGTAATAAGGACTATAATAACGATTACGGAACCTCAACATCTAAACAACCTCAATCGGTTAACCCTTGTGCCCCTGTTGAGGTTACACTTACCAAATTAGACGACTTAAATATCGATGATTCCCTATTTACCAGCCTTCCAACTGGAACTATCTTTGACCAGTTTTGTTCAACTGAAGGTGGATTCTTACCTGGAACTAATATAATGGCTGCTGGAGCTCCTGGTGTCGGTAAAACAACAGTGCTATTAGAACTTCTATCTAAGCTATCTGCTCAAGGTAAACGGGTCTTATTTATATCTGCCGAAATGAACCAGATAGATATGGCACGTTACCTTAAAAGATTCCCACACTGGGGACAATTACCTATCCTTTTCCTATCTGACTACACTGAGTCTTGTCCAAAAGGAGTAATTGAAGGTGTACTTAACCAAGGATGGGACGTTGTCTTAACCGATTCATATACCGAAGTTAACGATACCATCAAGGAGGAATGTAACATGACCAGAGGTAAAACCGAAAAATGGTTCCTAGACCTAATGACTCAGCATAATAAAGGTGGTAACAAGACGAAAACATATACAACCTTCGTAACTATCCTGCAATTATCTAAAGGTGGTAATTTCGTTGGTTCTAATAAACTGAAACACATGACAACTGCGATGATGATGTTGGACTGGGACGGAAACGAAAACTCAGGTAGAAGGTTCATGGAGTTCTCTAAAAACAGAACAGGTCAAGTCGGTAAAAAACTATATTTCGAATTATCAGATGGTGTTTCCTTCGACGAAGGCCGATATACAAGAGACCTATTTAACGACGAGGTCCTAGCTGAGGAAAGAAAAGCCCTAACAGGAGAAAGTAATGCCTTCGACAAACTATTCGGTTTCGACAAGGATGCCGTACCTGAGGAATTAAAAACCCTGGTAGAACTATAACAAATATACGGCTGGCAGCCGAAACTGCCTTAATTAGATAGAGATTTCCGGGAGTGTGGTGTTCCCGGAATTCTTGTATTCCGAGGCTGGCAGTTTCAAAATACCCGCTGGGGCAAGGGACGATTACCAATGGCCGGGCAAGGCAGAATTGTTTCACCCGCTGCGGCACTAGGAACTGGTAGAAATCTGGTGCTGGGCATGGTTTCGGTTGGTTTTTGTGGTGCCCAGGAGTGTGGAGAGGGTCCGGAGTGTCTCGGAGGGTGACCCAACTCGACGAGAGGTTTAAGGCCCAATGAGGAACATTGAGGAACATGAAGGGGCCCTTAGAGGAACATTGAGGTGACATTGCGAGCTTGGAGTGCCTGCTATATATCATTTTAATAAAAAAGGTAGAACTGGGGTACCTGGTTGGCTGGAGATTGAAAGGGGTTAGGGAGGGTTGGTAGGACCATAAGGGGCTTAGAATCTGGACAGGTATGGGGGTCAGGAGGGGTAGAAGGGTTCTTTATAGGGGGTTTATATCCTTATACTGTTATTCTTATATCTGTATATCTATATAGAGGTTTAGATGTCTTAGATGTTTTTGTTTTAGGTTTATTAGATTTATTTCTTTTTTATTGTGGGGGAGGGGTGGATTCCGGACGTGCCGGACCTAAATAAAAAAGAGGACCTTTAGGGTCCTCTGTGTGGTTATTTTTGTATGTCTATAATATCGTATTTGTGGAAACCCTTTTCTATGTTCCGGATGGCAGCATCGATATCAGTATACTTGCCTTTCCACTGGGTTTCAAAATTACCTTTTACTGTAATTCCTTTAAATCCGTCTGGCGATGCACCTTGGATTGTTGTAGTGTCAAATGGTTTATCATAGATAATTTCAATTTGGTATTTACTGGATTCATTTAAGAACGCTTCAAAGGGTTTGATATGTTTCATAATTTTAAGTAGTTTACTTTGAGTTTGGTTTCTCCTAGGGCCCAGGCCTTAGTGAGTCTGTGGTGGCCGTCGTAGATTACAGGTCCTTCTGGGTATTCGATAACATTTATTGTTTTGACTTTACCCTCTCTAAGTATCATCTCTGTAACCTTACTAGATTGTATATTCCTTTGAGTGATATGTATATCCTTTGGGTTAATGGTTTTAGGTTTGGCCTTGTCCTCGTTCTCCTCCCATGTTTGGACTATTTCGCTCCAGGGACGGTTACTGATTTGGAAGATACCATCTATTCGTTTTGCATCATCGAATATAGAACCCTTTGGAAGTCCTTCTACCTTTTCGATAGCGGCTTCCTGTTTTTTGGATTCATTTAGGAATTGTTCGAATAGTTTTACAAGTTTCATAGATTAATAGTATGATGGTTCTCCTCTTGTTGCGAATAATGCGGTGATGTATGGTTTACCATCATTAGTGATAATTGCATATCCTCTATCATGTAACCAAGTTCTAAATTCATTGGCAGTTGAGTTAAAATAGGATTTTGAACTATTCCCAATCTTAAGATCGATAATCGGTTCTCCATCTTCTAGTTTTCCTGCCTTTCCGCCTTTAAGTGGAATATGGATTAAGGGTCTATTAGGTGTTGTATTACTCTTTTCTGGAGTTAATTTAACGTCCCAATCAAATGATTTTTGTAGGTCCTTCATTAGGGCACTGAATACTTTTTGTTTTTCAATGTCTTTAATATCAACTACATCATATCCTGCAGCACGGATTCCGTCTTCAAATTCAGCTCTCATTTCTGGAGTAAAATCAAGTACCTCTAGGTCTTGGTTCCATGCCCATCTAGAGATGAATTTATCAACATCTTGATTTATTGTTACGTATGGCAATCTATCTGTTTTATCAGTGGTTGCCTTCTTAATCATTCCTTTGATACTATAACTTTTAGCCTCGTTTACGAATTGTTCGAATAGTTTTATTTTTTTCATGATGTGGTTTTATTTTCTTTTATTTATTTGATTTTTAGGTAGAGTTCTATGATTGAACTGTGTGTTAGGTATATTTGCAAATGACGAGAATCAAGTGTCATATTGTGCTTGATTCTCGTCACTATTTCTTTTATGTATCTTTGAGGTACATATCCAGTGTCAACATACGCTTTCCATTCCTTATTAGTCATCTAAATTATGGTCTATTGTAGGGTCTTTGATGGTTCTCTCTACAAAATATAGAGATGATGTTGATACCTGTGCTGGTACAAAATCTGTTGTGATATTTATTGTATTTTTACGGAAGACGATGTAAACTAGTCCAGCATGGATTTGGTTTACAGCCTTCTGCATGTCTACTTCTAAGTCTTTTGGATTTCGGACATATTTTAATCGCTTTAATTCTGATAAAACGTAGGTTGCTGTTTGGTCAGTTTTTGCTACGTGAAATGTAATGGTATCTCCTGTTATTAGAGCAGGGTCTAATAAGTCGATACTCAATTCGATTGGCTTTGAATTTGGTCCTCTTAGAATAACATTAGTATATCCTTGTAGACTATTTTCAACTTTAGCGGCTTGTTCGTAGAATGCATTAATGTTTTTGAAATCGGTTTTATTACATTCACCTGACATAATGGTTCCTTTTCTTCCCATTAGGTAATTTGCTGCTGCCGTCATTTCAGCAGAGAAGTATTTGCTTATATCAAATTTAGGTTTTCCAGCAGAATATCCTGTTAGTTTATCGATTCTTGATAGCGTATCACTAATCTCTCTCCAAAATTCAAAGTTACTAACTTTTGATTTTACACCAGCTCTAATCGCTGAATTTCCATTACTATAATCTTTAACTTCAAAAGCATCTTTGTTGTTAATAATAACATCATAGCTCTCTCCACCACCTTGAATTACTGCACCTTTAATTAACCATGCAATAAGGGCTTCTCCTTTTCCAAGTCCTGTTGGCTTTTGGTCGAATAATTTACCAAGTACTGAATTTCTGTTTGAATACATCGAAACGGTTAAGTCCTTTGGTGCAATTGCTGAATATAAATATTTTGCTAGCTCTACTGACTCTTTTGGATTCAGTGATGCAAAATAATTTAGAATGAAAGTTGTTGGAATTCCATTTGGATAGTTTTTTGCAAACTCTTTATAATCTACAATTTTTCCTTGTGAGTTAATTGCATTAATTAGAGCCATATTTCCATGAAGAGAACCTGGATTATCTACCTCTCCTTGCATACTATCTGCATTAACCTTTTCATTTAATGTTAAATCAAAAGAATTCACTATTGCAGAATCTATTGATGTGTTTAATGCCGCTTCAAAACGGGCTTTAAAATCTCCTACTGTACTCATAATTTTCTAGTGTTTAGCAAGATGTGTCTTGATCGTTGTACCAAGTTCACTCTCTAGTTGTTTTATTAGTTTTATATTGTTTCTATCGTCGTCGAAGAACGTGATATCCGTGTAACCCTGGTCAATAAACCAGCGCATTGCATCCTGTTTTCTTTGTTGTATGTTTCCGGTAAGTCCGTGAACTGGGTCATTAACTGCCCAAATTAGTTTTTTATCGATATGGAATCCTAAGTGAAAGCGGAACCATTCATATATCATCGATTGATTATCTCTAGCAGTAATAACTCCAATCGCAACTCCATTCTTGTAGTTTGTTGTAAGTACCTTAAAGTATTTATCGATTAATCGCCCAGCTTTCATAATCTCTAAGGATCTGAATTGGTCAAAGTTAACCAAGTGGTTTTGACCCTTCTCGTAAGAGTTAAACTCTTCTGGAGTCAGTTCAAAGGATTTTCCGGTCTTGGTATCAGTGACTACGATTTTAGCGGGTGTAATTGCTATTGTATCATCAATATCAAAAATAAGGATTTTATCAGTAGTATACTTTTCGTTTAACATGACATTTGATATTATTTAGTATTATATATCAAATTTTAGTAATGTTTAAGCTTGCAAATCGATATTTGGCTCTTCTAAAAAGTCTTCATTGATATTTTCAGCGTATTCATTGATATTTTCAATGTATACTATATTAAAAAAAGATAATCTTTGTTTTAATTCATTTAGTGAATTAAAATACTCTAGATGCGGCTGACCTGTTTCTACTACCTGGCCTTCTAAAAGTTCTCCATAATGAAAAACATCGGTTTCGTTGTGCGCTAAAAAATATCTCATATTTGTCCTCCATCTATTATTGTCCAGTTATTTGGAGCTGATGTTAATATTGCTCTTTCTGGAGCTGCAGCTGCACTATATTTAGTTGTTCCAAAGCTAATTACTTTATTTGCAAGAACTGGTCTAGATGACCAGCCTTCAAGTAAATTATCGTAGTCTGTAGTTGATAATCCTATTCCATCTGCGAAGGTTTCGTTTAATATAGTAGAAGAATTAAATGAGGTTACCAATGAAACATTCCAAGAATTAAGATTTTGATTAAAACTAGCAGCGTTATAAAACATAGCAGTCATATCTGTAACTTTAGCAGTATTCCAATTTCCAATGTTTTGGTTAAACTGGCTTACAGCGTTTCCTGTCTTATTAAAAAACATATATGACATATTAGTAGCCTCCAAAGTGTCCCATGCATTATATGTAGAAGCTCCAATAGTAACACTAAATGTTCTTAAATTTTGATTAAATAATGGTTGATTTTTAAACATATTTAAAAACGTTTTTACTTTTGATGTGTTAAAATTTCTAATAGAATTAAATGAAGAATTATTAAATACTCCTTGTGCATCAGAATTTAATAAATTTGCATTAAACATACTCGACATATCTGTTACGTTTAGCGTGTCCCACGCAGTGTATGTAGAAGCTCCAACTGTTACTTGTTTTGTTCCTACGCTTTTATCATAAAGAATTTGTCCTCTAAACATGCTCTGCATTGTAGTAACTTTTGATGTGTTCCAATTATCTATATTCTGATTAAAAATTCCGGTATTACGATAAACACCAAAGACATTAGACATATTCGTTACATTTAATGTGTCCCATGCAGTATACGTAACGCCATTAATAGTAGTTACTGTTGTGTTTATATCGCGATTAAATAATGGTTGATTTTGAAACATTGCAGCAAATGTTGTTACTTTTGATGTATTCCAATTACCAATAGCTGAACTGCCTCCACTATTAAATACCCCGCTAAGTGTATTTGCTGTAGTATATGCATTAAGCATACCAGACATGTTTGTTACATTTAATGTGTCCCACGCAGTATACGTAACACCATTAATAGTAGATACCCTTGTTCCAATAGGTTGATTAAATGATTGTTGACAATTAAACAAACTTGCCATTGTAGTAACCTTTGATGTGTTCCAGTGTTTAATTGAATCGCTTCCACCATTATTAAATGATCCCGCCCGTACTGAGCTATTACTGGTGAAAGCATTAGATAAACTCGTAACATTTTCAATATTCCATGCGGTATATGTATTACCGCCAACCGTTACTACTTTGGTTCCAACATCTTGATTAAAAAATGCCTGTCTTTGACAAAAAGCAACAAGTGTTGTAACTTTAGACGTATTCCAGTTTTTAATACTATTTGAGCCTCCATTATTAAATATCCCAAAAGAATCTGCGGTATTTAAGAAAGAATTGAACATAAATGACATAGAAGTTACGTTTAACGTGTCCCATGCTGTGTAAGTAACACCATTTACGGTTACTACTTTGGTACCAATATCATAATTAAACACTGGATTACCCGAAAACATAGAGTTCATTAATGTTACCTTAGACGTATTCCAATTCTTAATACTGTCTGAACCTCCATTATTAAACTTGCTAGGAGGTACAGCAACCCCTGTAGCAGCGGCACTTTGGAACATACTACTCATATCAGTTACATTTAAAGTATCCCAGGCAGTATAAGTAACGCCGTTCACGGTTACAACTTTAGTTCCGATATCTTGATTAAACGCAGTATTTCTTGCAAACATTGCTGACATATTTGTAACTTTAGAAGTATTCCAGTTACTTATTGGCTGGTTAAATGACGTATAAGTTCCACCTGGCACCGTTCCATCTGCTCCAAACATAAACCTCATAGAAGTTGCGTTTGACGTGTCCCATTTATTAATATCGGGACTACCTCCGTTGTTAAACTTAGCAGCGTGTACAAACATTAATTCAAATGTAGTAACATTGGAAGTATTCCAATTACTGATATTGTCATCAAAATTAATATTGCCATCAAAGACTGAAAACATGTTTGTAATACTTGATGTATTCCATTCATTAATCCGATTAACTCGTACTAAACGAGTACAAGAGTGAAGCAGTCGAAAAAAACTCGTCATTCCAGTTGTGTCAAGAACATCTCTTACATTATCCAGCATTAAATTACCACAACCCATAAATATGGCAGTGTTATCTCCTGGTCTTAAAGGACCCCACCATCCAATTGATAAAATCTTAAGTCTATCTCCAGTATTATTAAATGTCCATCCTGTTACAGTTCCTGCTATATAAACATTATATGTTCCTGTTGTTGCGTAAGTATGCGTTGTTTGTGCTTGGTCCCAGGTTGTTATTGTATCTGATGTTCCATCGCCCCAATAAACAGTACAATTGTAAGTACCGGTACTAACTAATGGTAATTTGAATTGTGCTGCAGTACTACTACCAGTCGATATGTTATCAGTTTTGATTACGAAATTAAAAGAATTTCTAATAGTAAAAAAGTTACTTGTAGATTTAACACTACCCTTGGAGTTGGTTGCTTTAACTACACATCTTAATATTCCATTACTAATGTCCGGAAGTGTGTAAGTGTTTGCAGTAGCTCCTGATATTGGGCTACCCTCTAAAAACCATTGGTATGTATATGTTGATGTTGGACCGTCAAATACACCATCAGTTACAGATAGCACTGAACCAATCGATGTATTTCCACTTACTACCGGAGCGGCAATAAATTGTCCCTGTTTTTTTCTAGATGATATTATACGTCTCATCCAAGTAATGGTGCTAAATAGTCTGCGATTGCCGCTTCTGTTGCATATGGTACTGCAGCATCATCTTGAAAATCTGTAAAATTTATTATAGTCAGCGTGGAGATATTAGTAACTCCTGTGTGAATTAATGTAACTGATGTTGCAGTAAACTCTAAAATTGAGTAAAGCGCTGCATTTCCATATGTAGTTGTTCCATCTGTTTCTATTCTTAGTTGATTATCAACCTTCCAAACTTTTGTTGCCATCTTTATTGTTTTAAGTATTTTTATAAAGTATTAATTAACTTATATATCTGTTTAATTCGATGTACGATTATAGTATTATTGCATTGCGAGGAGGATCAGGCACGGTCACTGTAATAGAAACTGGATTTTTTAGTGCTTCTATTTGATTTGCAATACTAGTTTCTATTGCTAATACCTTCTCTTCTCCCATTGCTGCTTTTGTCCAAGCAACTGTTTGCTCACTTGTAAGTTCATTAAAAGGTATAAAATCTGCAACGTTTTCTGTATTTAATATTTGCATTCCAAAACTAGATGCTGTAATTGGTGTTGTTGAGTAATTTATTCCTCCTATTACATTATAATGTACATTGTGTATTACATTAGTGTAATCTCCTAGCGTCGGATATATGTCAACCCTATTGCAATTCCAATTGTAGATAATTTCTGAAATTTCGGTTTGTTCTGGCATTTTTGTTTAATTATATATTTGATTCTATTATTGGAGAACTAAAAAGTGGTCCCATAATTGTGGTAGGACTAATTAATAAAGCTATTTTCCCCTCTAGATTTGTTTTCATCCAATCCAATTTAGATATTTGGGTTTCTTCTCCTGGTAGAGTTTCTGGTATGGCTCCTAAGATTGATTCTAACCAACCTTCTACATCTGATGTTGTTACATCATTATAAGGAGTAAAGTCTTCAGGATTTGGTTCTCCTATTGTGGTTACTCCATACATTTCAGATGTTATTCCATTTTCATCTGTAGCACGGTATCTCCAGTGAATATTTTGGATTACGTCCGATAATCCGTCTAGGCTTACAGCTCTTTCTACAGCTGGAATTGTCCAATTAAATGTTATCATTTTTATTATTTATTTTTATTAATTAACGTGTGAATATTTGTAAATGTCTCCATTATAAACGCAGAAGTATACGTCGTATCCGGTTACAGTTGATACAATACAAGTATCTGTCCAATTTCTAGGTGTTAGTCCTAGGGCAGTAAATTGAGGGCCTTGACCACCACTACCAAAATCTCCAGGTCGGTATTGCCTAATGTCTCCAGTAGTTGTGGAACTTGATTCTCCAGTCCACATGTCGGTATTTGGTGCTATACTAAATCTTTTTGAATATGAAAATATGCTCGCATATTCAAACGTTGATGAAGCTGCTGGTTTTACGTACATTCCGGAACTTCCTGCACTAACATATATGTCTCCATTAGCTGCAGTGGCCATACCTTCCCAGTTTCTAATAGTCTGTCCTGTTGTTGTAAATGTTGTTGCTCCAGATGGTTGTTTATAAATATCTCCACCATATACACTAGCATAAATATCCCCATTTGGTGTTGCTGTTATACCATTCCAGTTTCTAATAGTCTGTCCTGTTGCAGTAAATGTTGTTGCTCCACTTGCTTGCTTAAGTATATCTCCAGTATATAGTGCATAATACATGTCTCCATTGGGAGCACCTGCGAAACAACCTGCTCCGGGTATAGTCTGTCCTGTTGCTATAAATGTGCCACTAGCTGCGGATTTTTTATAGATAGCTCCAGTACTAATGGAAGCATATATATCTCCATTAGCCGCGTCTCCAATAGACGTCCATGTTCTAGAAGTTTGACCTAACGGAGAAAGACTTGGAGTACTCCAACTATTTCCTTGTGATATATAAAATGTAGCCGAAGCTGCGGATTCGTTACCTGATAAATCAACAGCAGTAACCCACCAAGTAATTGGGGCGCCACCACCAAAACCTCCAAAGAATGTATTGCTAATGCGCATTGCACTTTTTCCAACAAGATAAGATCCTATGGTATCATAACGCGTCGGAAGAGAAATATTTCTTGGTCTAGTATATTTTCCTAAAGTAGAAAATAGTATAGGGAATATTTTAGGTACAATATGAATTGTCTGTACTGTAAAACTTCCAGATTCCCTAACATATAGGTTATAGTGATGCAACATATCATTGTCAGTTGAAGGATCCCATGTAAAATCAATATACCTCGTAGTACCTCCAATTATAGACTTTGCTCCCGTAAAGTTAGGAGGTGTTGATGGAGCCACATTAGGACTTTCATAAACTGAAGTATAAATTCCTTGAATTATGCTAGATTCGTCTATATAATATATAAGGGGATTTGTCCCTCCTTGTCGTTGATACCATCCTTGAGAATATGTTTCTTCTACTCCAAACCCAGAAGCACCTCCAGTATTACTACCATATACTATTGAACCTACTACCGGTGGGTTATCTGTTACCCAAAATGATACAAAAAGCGAATCATTTTGAACTAATGGACCGCCGTAATCGGTATGTTTATAAGAAACGTATTTGGCCACGATTGTATCTGCAACCGTAGAATATATCCATGAATTTGTTGGGTCTATATTTATTCCGTAATATACCAATGGAACTCCACTTGCCCAAGCACTTTTAGGAACTAATTGTAAACTCCCATACGTACTTAAATTACTTGCATTAAGGCTATATTTTGCCTGCATAGCAGTTTTATCCATACATTGATTAGCCGCAGGAAGTGTTGTAAAATGAGACTGACCCGACAGCAGAGGAATTCCACTCGTCGAGGCATCTAGATAACTAACCATTTGATTACTTGCAACATCATTCCATGCCATTATTTCTCTAATTGTTTTATTCTGTTCTCCAATTCTTGTATCTTTGCAACCAGGACTTCAATGTAATTTATTGTAAGCATTCCATCATCACCTTTATTAACCTGGTCAGGATATGTTTCTTGAACTTCTTGTGCAACATATCCTATATGTATCTTAGTATCTCGTCCATCCTTCCAGGTAAATTTAATAGTATCTCCATCTCTTTCAATAATATCTTTTAACCTAGCATCAGATGTATTAAAGAATCCAGGAGATGTAACATTTGTTGAAAAGTACCCTGCTCCAGTTACATTTAGTTTGTATCCATTTGGGTTTGTATTTCCTATACCTACACCTGTCCCATTATCGTAAATTTGACTATTTGCTAAACTATATCCATCTGTGTATTTTGATAAATAATTAGCTGTTCCTACTCCTGTAAATGCTACATCTTTAAATGAAGAATATGCTGTTGCAGATCCCCATGTCTGTTGCCAGATACGCATTCCTATTGCATCTTTTCTGAACATTACTAGGTTATCATTTCCTCCTGAAGAGTCTTGATATGATCTCAGATGTATGAAATCTGCATAAGGTCCAGTATTATTGTTTGCCCAAGAAGTGAATCCAAACTTAAGTCTGTTTGCTGTTGATTCACTTGGTGAAATTGTCCTATTATCCTCTCCAGTTAGTAGTCCCGAAGTTGTAGCCGTAGCAGAGTTTCCTGTAATATTAATACCCCAATCTCCTGATGCAACGCTTTTTATAGAAATCATCGCATTTGTAGGAGATACTGAACGATAATAATTATCTCCTTGTTTAGTAATAAATGAACTAATTGATGTTCCACTTCCTGGATTGCCATCATCAGACATATTTATATAGTTACCATTAATATATCCATTACCATCTCTTACAACAATATAATTTCCTAATGTTGATGTAGATGCATGGTAATTATCAACAGTATCTGCATTAGTTGCATTAGTTGCTGTACCTGTTAAGGCTCCTATAAAGGTTGTTGCGGAAATATCTCCAATAATTTCTGTACTTCTCTTCGCAGGTAAGGGATTTGCTGCCCATGCAATTGATGTAAAACTTGGTACAACTGTTGAATACATATCAAATAAAACATATGGAGTACTTGAATTTGAAGCCCATATATATACTCCTACCCAACCTCCTACTACCTCTATATTACCTATTCTTAAGTAATCCGCAGCTGACGCTACTGCTGCGGATAGTCGCGTTTGTCCTGAATTTATTGAAGTTGCGCCGAGTGATGTATAAATACCGAATTCTATTTCAAGAACTCCCATAATAGGTGCCCAGTTCCAATCACCTCCTACTCGGATTCTACCTCCTGCAAAAGCGGCGCCAGCCGAAGTATTGTATAATCTTACAAACCATCTACCACTTCCGGCATCGTTTCCAATTCCAGGGTAAGGAAGTACTATTCTTCTAAAATAATGGCCTGTATCTAATTTAATACTTCCATGTAATACAGTTTCAACGGTACTTGAAGTACCTAAAACAATTTGATTATTTTTAGTTGTAATTGCCTGGTATCCTATAGCTACACTATTAGTAACATTAGCTAACTGCCCAACAATACCTCCTGCCTCTGAACCAATAAAAGTGTTTTGAGACCCACTTATAATAAGCGAGCCTGATAAATTTCCAATGGCAGTATTGTTATTTCCTGTAACAATCTTTAAAGATTGATGCCCAATAGCTGTAGTGAAACTACTTCCAGTTGGTGTTTGAGATACTGCTTGATATCCGAGTACTGTATTTTGATTTCCCGTGTTATCGAGTAATGTATTTAAACCAATTCCTATATTAGTAGCGGCATTATTACCACCTCTCCATATAGTAATTGTATTTACTATAATATTATCCGTAAAGTTTTTTAGTCCTGAAAATTGTTGGTTATTTATTGTAATTACTCCTCCAAAAGCGGTTGTAGCTGGTTGCAAGGTTAAAGTACCACTTATTAATGTAGCACCAGTTGCATTAGATGCCGTTGCTACCGAAGGAATAGGAGCTAGAGTTGATACACTTGGCGCACCTTGTTCTCCCATAGGTCCAAAAACACAATTCTTTAGTCCATTTATCGATGATACATTAGCAAAACTAGAATCAAGATACAATGGAGCTCCAATTGCTCTTGGTACAATTCTTATAGTTACACCATCTTTCAAATATCTTATATTATAACCATCGTATGTAATTGATACTATAGTATCTGTTGTAAATGTAGAAGATGGATTAATGAATACATTACTTTCATAGATATACAAAATGTTTTCATTTATAAACCATGCATAATCAATAGATGTGTATGAAGAATTAAGTGTTGGATCACTATTTAATCCAACCATTAAAGCAAGTCCTATAGTAGTTGTTAATTGAGTTGACATATAACATCCTCTAGCATATCCTTCCGCAGAATATACTTGTCCATCCCATTGACCGGCATTACCTGCTGCTTTATAAAAAGCATTTGAATTTTCACCGTAAGTAACACCACCGCTAAATAATGGCGTCCAATTTGAAGTACCTCTAAACCCTTGGAAACCTTGTACTCCTTGGAAACCTTGGAAACCTCGTACTCCTTGGAAACCTTGGAAACCTCGTACTCCTTGATATCCTTGATATCCTTGATATCCTTGATATCCTTGAAAACCTTGTGTTAATCCGACGTATGGGTAATGTGCCATTGTTTATTTTTATTATTTTTAAAAAGACCGGAGGATAGGGAGGGATACGAACATCATTTTTCCCGAAGGAACAGTTACGAACAACTATGTTCCCAAAGGAACAAGAACGGACTTCTACCTCCCTATCCTCCGACTTATATTATGGTAAGTGAGTTTCAAACATACATTTTAATACAGTTGGCACATGTAGCGGATTAATAAATGCACATGGATTACCATATAATGCACTTGCGGCATAATCTAACATGAAAGGCGCTTTATGATGTATAATTTTAATAACTCTACTTAATGGTCCGGAAACAATTTCACCATAATGTAAACCCGTGACAGGATTAATTGGACCTGCATTTCCATCCCAAGCAACATATCTAAATGCAACATACATAGGAATATAAACTGGAGAATATGCAAATCTAGATGTAGGCAGATTCTTCTGGGAACGCTTATTTGCCGATGGTACATAAGTATAATAGTCAGCGTCCTGTCCTGATTGATCACGATACTTTACTAAAAACTCTTGCCATCTTCCTGAAATCATCGGAGCTAAATTTATATATTGGTTATGACCTGTTACTTCAAAATGATTAGGTCTATCAACTCCTATAAACCCGGTTGTGATATTATTCTGATGATTTCCAGATCGGTTCCAATAGTTATTTCCCCATGCAGGATATGGAAAACTTCCATTAGGGTACCATGGCGCCGGTACTATATAACCTCCACCTGGACGATAATTTGGTTTCTTATTTTTCTTTCTATAAAGAACCATTTCTATATATATATTATCATATACATTAAATACTTCCGATGACAAATCTTGTGTAATTGCGTATGGTGCAGAATCTAATGTTAATACGCTTCCGGCGGAATTAGTTACCATATTAATGGAATTAATTACTATAGGATCACCTAACTTAATTGATGGCACTGGCAAATTTCCTTTACCAATTGTCCCTTTTTCTCCCATCGGTCCAAAAACCAAATTTATTAACTTTTTGGTTGATGATACGTAATAAAGACTAGAATCAAGATACAATGGAGCTCCAATTACTCTTGATACAGTTCTTTGTACTACTCCATCTTTCCAATATCTTATATTATAACCATCATATGTTATACTTAATACGGTATTTGCGAAAGTTCCTCCATAAGTTATTGCATCTCCATTAATATCAACAGTGACACTTCCATTTTCAATTATATAAAGATCACCTGCTGCGCAGTACCAACAATAATCGATACTAGTATAACTACTATTGGCTGTTGGATCGCTATTTAATCCAACCATAAGTTGTTCACCAGTATTACTTAATTGAGTTGATACATAAGCTCCTCTAGTATATCCTTCTAAAGAATATACTTGTCCATCCCATTGAGCATCATTACCTGTTGCTTTATAGAAAGTATTTGAATTTTCTGCATAAGTTACTCCGCCATTGAATAATGGTGTCCAATTTGATGAACCTCTAAAACCTTGGAAACCTTGGGCTCCTTGTATTCCCTGAGCACCTTGGAAACCTTGAGCACCTTGTATTCCTTGAGCACCTTGGAAACCTTGAGCACCTTGGAAACCTTGGGCTCCTCCGAGTGCAATACTACTCCTAAAACCAACAGTCCCATCACTTTCTTTTACAAGAATATCGGTTGTTGTTCCGGCTGGAACAGTTGTAATTTTAAGTTTTGCTCCTGTTGTAATGTTTTTGTCACCATCCCAAGTAAACGGTTTTTCAATTTCGCTACCTAGTCCTTGATCACCCCATCTTGCACTTAAAAGTTTAATTGACGAAATCCGAATTGGAGCCGGAGTTGTAGCTGTAAGTGTTAAACGAGAATATGCATCTCCGCCATACCAATTAACATAAAACCACGCAGCGATTGCATTATGATTATTTGTCGAAGTATGTCTTACTATCCAATTTATATTATCTGCAGAAGTTTCATATACAACATTTTTTATTGGTGCTGTAGCTGTATAAGTTGAACCAATAACTAACCATTCTCCTATTGACCACTCCATTCCTGTCCAATTCCATCTTACAGAAGTTACTGTAACTCCATCAGCAACTTCGATTGTTTGATTTTCTTTTTGCGCAAATACTTCTTTATTAAGCGTTGCTGCATTATATGTTACATTATTAGATGAAGTTGAAAATGTTGGTGAAAACCTAGAAAATGCAAATAAGTCATGCCATAAATAAGGTGATATTGGTGTTTGAGCTACTTGTGTCGTATCACTTGTTATTACCTTATTTGTTAATGTTCCGTTTTGTTTAAAATTATCAATTCCAAGTGCTATAATAGAACCAGCTCCATTAACTAGGTCAGTTCCATTAAATGTTAAATTAGCTTCAGCATTAGCAGTATTTGTACCACCATCTGAAGTTAAAACTCTATTATCTGATGGGTTTGTTATTGTTGTAAATCCAGGTCCTTGGAAACCTTGAGCGCCTTGGAAACCTTGGGCTCCTTGGAAACCTTGAGCACCTTGGAAACCTTGGGCTCCTTGTCTACCTTGAGCTCCTTGGAAACCTTGGGCACCTTGGAAACCTTGAGCACCTTGTATTCCTTGGGCTCCTTGGAAACCTTGAAAACCCTGGGCTCCTTGTATTCCTTGGGCTCCTTGGAAACCTTGGGCTCCTTGTCTACCTTGAGCTCCTTGGAAACCTTGGGCACCTTGGAAACCTTGGGCTCCTTGTATTCCTTGGGCACCTTGGAAACCTTGGGCACCTTGGAAACCTTGAGCACCTTGTATTCCTTGGGCACCTTGGAAACCTTGGGCTCCTTGTATTCCTTGGGCTCCTTGTATTCCCTGAGCACCTTGAAATCCTTGGGCACCTTGAAAACCTTGGGCTCCTTGTATTCCCTGAGCACCTTGAAAACCTTGAACACCTTGGAAACCTTGGGCTCCTTGTATTCCTTGAGCACCTTGAAAACCTTGGAAACCTTGGGCTCCTTGTATTCCCTGAGCACCTTGTATTCCCTGAGCACCTTGAAAACCTTGGGCACCTTGTATTCCTTGAGCACCTTGGAAACCTTGAGCTCCTTGGAAACCTTGAGCACCTTGGAAACCTTGGGCTCCTTGTATTCCTTGGGCTCCTTGTATTCCTTGGGCACCTTGGAAACCTTGTATTCCCTGAGCACCTTGGAAACCTTGGGCTCCTTGTCTACCTTGGGCACCTTGAAAACCTTGGGCTCCTTGTATTCCTTGGGCTCCTTGGAAACCTTGGGCTCCTTGTATTCCTTGAGCACCTTGAAAACCTTGGAAACCTTGGGCTCCTTGTGGTCCTTGTTCTCCCATTGGTCCAAAAACAACATTCTTTAAACCATTAGGTGTACCATTAGTATATGATATTGTACGGAAGAAAGTAGAATCAAAATATAGAGCGTTACCTATTGCCCTTGCAACAGTTCGTTGTAGAATACCATCTTTCCAATATCTTACATTATAACCATCATATGTTATTTGTAAAATAGTATCTGATGTATATGCACCTAAAGCAACTATTACACCTCCACTTTCATAGATTTCTACACTATTGTATTCAGTGACATACCATGCATAATTAATACCTGGAAAACTAGGCGATGCAGAAGGATTATCACTTAAACCAAATAGTATATAATTAAGATTTGATTGTGGTTGAGCCGATACATAACATCCTCTAGTATAACCCTCTAATGAATATACTTCAGCATCAAAAATATCATCGTTACCTATTGCTTTATGAAATATATTTGAATTTGCACCATATACTGTGCCACCATTAAAAACAGGTGTCCAATTTGCTACTCCTCTAATTCCTTGGAAGCCTTGAGCACCTTGGAAACCTTGGGCTCCTTGTATTCCCTGAGCACCTTGAAAACCTTGGGCTCCTTGTATTCCCTGAGCACCTTGAAAACCTTGGGCTCCTTGTATTCCCTGAGCACCTTGAAAACCTTGGGCTCCTTGTATTCCTTGAGCTCCTTGAAAACCTTGAGCACCTTGAAAACCTTGGGCACCTTGGAAACCTTGAGCACCTTGTATTCCTTGAGCACCTTGAAAACCTTGTGCTCCTTGTCTACCTTGTGCTCCTTGTATTCCTTGAGCACCTTGAAAACCTTGAGCACCTTGAAAACCTTGTGCTCCTTGTATTCCTTGAGCACCTTGAAAACCTTGGGCTCCTTGTATTCCCTGAGCACCTTGGAAGCCTTGAGCACCTTGAAAACCTTGAAAACCTTGGGCACCTTGTATTCCTTGGGCACCTTGAAAACCTTGGGCTCCTTGTATTCCCTGGGCACCTTGAAAACCTTGGGCTCCTTGTATTCCTTGAGCACCTTGGAAGCCTTGAGCTCCTTGTATTCCTTGAGCACCTTGAAAACCTTGGGCTCCTTGTATTCCTTGAGCACCTTGGAAGCCTTGAGCACCTTGAAAACCTTGAAAACCTTGGGCACCTTGTCTACCTTGGGCTCCTTGGAAACCTTGGGCTCCTTGTATTCCCTGAGCACCTTGAAAACCTTGGGCTCCTTGTATTCCTTGGGCACCTTGGATTCCTTGGGCACCTTGTATTCCTTGAGCACCTTGTATTCCTTGAGCACCTTGAGCACCTTGGAAACCTTGAGCACCTTGTATTCCTTGGGCACCTTGAGCACCTTGGAAACCTTGAGCACCTTGGAAACCTTGAGCACCTTGGAAACCTTGTACTCCTTGAGCACCTTGGAAACCTTGGGCACCTTGGAAACCTTGGATTCCTTGGGCACCTTGGATTCCTTGGGCACCTTGTATTCCTTGAGCACCTTGTATTCCTTGAGCACCTTGTATTCCTTGAGCACCTTGGAAACCTTGGGCACCTTGGAAACCTTGAGCACCTTGGAAACCTTGGGCACCTTGGATTCCTTGGGCACCTTGTATTCCCTGGGCACCTTGTATTCCCTGGGCACCTTGGAAACCTTGGGCACCTTGGATTCCTTGGGCACCTTGGAAACCTTGAGCACCTTGTATTCCTTGAGCACCTTGTATTCCTTGAGCACCTTGGATTCCTTGAGCACCTTGTATTCCCTGGGCACCTTGTATTCCTTGGGCACCTTGGAAACCTTGAGCACCTTGTATTCCCTGGGCACCTTGTATTCCTTGAGCTCCTTGGATTCCTTGAGCACCTTGGATTCCTTGAGCACCTTGGATTCCTTGAGCACCTTGGATTCCTTGAGCACCTTGGATTCCCTGAGCACCTTGTATTCCTTGGGCACCTTGTATTCCTTGAGCACCTTGAAAACCTTGTGCTCCTTGTATTCCTTGAGCACCTTGAAAACCTTGAGCACCTTGAAAACCTTGTGCACCTTGAAAACCTTGAACACCTTGGAAACCTTGGGCTCCTTGTATTCCTTGAGCACCTTGAAAACCTTGGGCTCCTTGTATTCCTTGAGCACCTTGTATTCCTTGAGCACCTTGGAAACCTTGTACTCCTTGAGTTCCTTCAATACCTAATGATGTTACAACATAAGAATAGTATTGACTACCTTCTGTATAAAAAGTAACAGGATGATTACCTGAAGATTGATCGACTACATAGACATTAACAATCATTCTATCCGTAGGATCAATTTGATATGATGCAGGTATTACTAAATCTACGTAATTTTCAACTGGTATAGTGGATTCAATCCAACCTATAAGTACTTGATTTGTTGATATTGGCGCTGCTGCGTATGGTGTACCGGTACTATCTGCTAGTTGTATAGTACAGAATGTATCTGTATTAAAACCAGTTGCTCCTTTTAAGAAATGTAAATGAAATTTTTGAGGTCCTGGTGGAATAACATTAACTCCTAATCCACTTGCATCAGTAATATATGTTTGAACTAATACTGGAGTTGTTCCAGTAGTTGTTACTGTAATAGTTTGAACCGATCCAGTGGTTGGTAATGTACCTATTTGTTTATATTCTAAAGGTGTCTGTGTTACTGATTGATTAAAATAGTATATCTGTCCGGATGAAACGCCTAATGGACCTTGGTCACCTTGAAAACCTTGAGCTCCTTGTATTCCCTGAGCACCTTGGAAACCTTGGGCACCTTGAAAACCTTGGGCACCTTGAAAACCTTGAAATCCTTGGGCTCCTTGTATTCCTTGGGCACCTTGAAAACCTTGGGCACCTTGAAAACCTTGAAATCCTTGGGCACCTTGAAAACCTTGGGCACCTTGAAAACCTTGAAATCCTTGGGCTCCTTGTATTCCCTGAGCACCTTGGAAACCTTGGGCACCTTGAAAACCTTGGGCACCTTGAAAACCTTGGGCACCTTGAAAACCTTGAAAACCTTGGGCACCTTGAAAACCTTGAAAACCTTGGGCTCCTTGTATTCCCTGAGCACCTTGGAAACCTTGGGCTCCTTGTATTCCCTGAGCTCCTTGTATTCCCTGAGCACCTTGTAATCCTTGGGCTCCTTGAAAACCTTGGGCTCCTTGAAAACCTTGTATTCCCTGAGCACCTTGAAAACCTTGGGCACCTTGTATTCCCTGGGCGCCTTGAAATCCTTGAGCACCTTGTATTCCTTGAGCACCTTGTATTCCCTGAGCACCTTGAAAACCTTGGGCACCTTGGAAACCTTGGGCTCCTTGAAAACCTTGAGCACCTTGAAAACCTTGTATTCCTTGGGCTCCTTGTATTCCCTGAGCACCTTGAAATCCTTGGGCTCCTTGTATTCCCTGGGCGCCTTGAAATCCTTGAGCACCTTGAAATCCTTGGGCTCCTTGTATTCCCTGAGCACCTTGAAAACCTTGGGCACCTTGGAAACCTTGGGCTCCTTGTATTCCCTGGGCACCTTGTATTCCTTGGGCTCCTTGTATTCCCTGAGCACCTTGAAAACCTTGGGCACCTTGGAAACCTTGGGCTCCTTGTATTCCCTGGGCGCCTTGGAAACCTTGAGCACCTTGAAATCCTTGGGCTCCTTGTATTCCTTGGGCACCTTGAAAACCTTGGGCACCTTGAAAACCTTGGGCGCCTTGGAAACCTTGAGCACCTTGTCTACCTTGGGCACCTTGTATTCCTTGAGCACCTTGAAATCCTTGAGCACCAGTTCCTTGGAAGCCTTGAGCACCTTGGAAACCCTGAGGACCATTAGCTGGCCCTTGAGGACCTTGAGGTCCTGTGTCAACAGTTCCACCTAGATTTTTTAGTGAACCATATTTGTCATGGACGAATACCGGACCTAGGTCTGTGCTGGAATTTCCATATTTATCTAGTCTTTGTATGTTCATGAAACTTCGGCTGATATGTAGTATGTGGTATTGGGTTGTGTAGATTCTAGGTGAATATAATCACCTTTTGCAAATTTATATTGAGTAACATCTCTAACTGAATCTCCATCATTTAAGATAAACTTGTAAAGAAGCGTTTCAATAGCCCCTGCAGCAGTATCAAGTCGGCTAACTGTAAGATTGTAACTCGCGGTTATATTATTGATAACTAGAAGAGAAATTATCATGCTATCGTAGGCGCAATTTATTTGAGTTCCGCCTGGAATATCAATGGTACCTTGAAATACTAAATTCATAATTTTTTCTTTTTTATTATATATTCGTAAATCAGGAGGGACTCCTTATAAGGGTTAAGAGTCTATTGAAGATTTAATTTCTTTTTGTAGGGAATCTACTGTGCTTTTATCCTTTTTTAAGGATTTTACAAGGATTCTTTTAATATCAGAATCTGCCATTTTAATAAGTTTTTCAGTGGACTTCATTCTGGCATCAAGTTTAACAGTACTTACGTATTTTTGAAGAGTTTCATTTTCCTGTCCAATAGCATCCATGTTATCAATGATTGCATTTTCTAGTTCGGTTAATGAATCCTCTTTAAGTTGAAATGCTGCACTACCGCTATTAGTACTACTGCTACTATAAGAACTTGGACGTGATGTTTCAGAATATGTATATGGGTCCTCTTCTGCTGAAGCTTCAGCTTCAGCTTGAAGTTCCTCAATTTGGTCTTGTTCAATTTTTAACTTTCCAAGTTCAACTCTAACGTCAACCAATTTATCTGCTAATTGTCGAAGTTTTCTCTTTTTCATTGGATTTAAAAAAATACCCTTAATCCAATCAAAGAAACCCTCATTTATAAGTTGATTGATTTGTTCTTCATTCAGTTCGCCTTCATGAATTCTATGGATTTCTTGAACCATATCGCTCATTTGGTACTCTTCAAATAATTTAACCTTTTTCATTTAGAATTGTGGAATTGCTCCAATTTTTTTAGCACGTTTTCTCCAAAGATCGACCACTTGTGTTCTCTCCGGTTGACTTAAACCTTGAGTATCTAAGTATCTATTTAGGGTATTTATCATTATTTCTCCGCGAACTTGAGATTCTAATCGGAGTCCTTCTAGATTTGCATCAATTTCTTTGGGTAGGATGAGGTAGGTTGATTGAGGTAAGAGCCCTTGGTGTATCAATTCACGTTCCATAGAATCATCACCAGATGGCTTGCCAGGTATGTAGTTTCCAATGCTCTCACCACCTTGGGTTATATGTTCTACTTCATGTCGGACAACATCAATAAGATGGAAATATAGTTCACTAAAGTATTCAGGAAGCCAAGCGGCTTCGATACCAAAATCAATAATTATAAATGGCGTTTGAGAGTTGTCATCATTGTCAAAGTCTCGACTATCGGCTCCTGTTGAATCAAATGATGTGAATCCTAGGATTGGTTGTCCATTAACACTTCCAAAATAAATTGTAGCATCAATGTCGAATTCGGGTCCATTCGCTTTTACTTGTTTAAATAAGGTTGAATGGGTTTTGCCTAAATGATAGTCCAAATTCCATTGAGCAAAAATATCATTTGCTAACCTTAAAGACATTCGGTCAAGTGTTTTTTGAGTCATATTCTTGTTTAATATTATATGAACCCATTCTAAAAAGTTTATCTATATTTTATAAAATTATATACGAAGATATTTTTAAAAACCACAGCTCGCACTAGTGTCTCCAATAACACCTTCTGTTGATATTTCGTATAAGCCACCGTCCCAATAAGTTCCAGACGCAGGATAGGCTTGAGTTTGATTTAATCCAAAATAAAGACCACCTCCATTATAAGGAAATGTTAAAAGAGAATTAGTATATACGATATCTCCAGTAGAAAGTGCAGCTAGACTTTTTGCAGCAAAAAGAGGTTCAGTGACTTCATACGGAGGAGCGCAGCCTGGGTTAGTTTCAAAAACGTTGTCGGATCCGCCAATGGGAGTCCTATAAAATTGATAAAATGCAGGAACTTCCAGTCGATTAACTAATTTAATGTTACCTTGAGGCACTGAATTAACCTTGAATGTTGCACCCGGTGATATACTTAATACATATTGTCCTAATCCAGGAGTTCCAGTTTCTACTACAAGGTATGGTGCCGTTCCGGAAATGTTCAATGCAGTGTAAAGAATAGAATCAGTAGGTGGCGATAGATATAAATAATCATAATTATAATCTACAAGTGCAAGTCGGATATCCGGTTGTGTGTTAAACGCATCAATAGCATTGGCATTTAAAGATATAGCATTCCATCCATCGGTTGGAGCTACTGGAGTTGCAATATAATCGGTAGTATTACCGCTCATTGATCCACCTGTGTTGTATCCTGATATTTGGAAGAAATCAGCTGCTGAAATATTTGTGGTAGTTGATGGTTTATCTGCCTGCACTACCATAATATTATTAGCTAGATCTCCTCCAAAGTGTACCCATAATGTTGCAGAAGTGATTTGAGTTGTAAAGCCACTGTCCATTGTAGAAAATGCCATAAAGTATCTACTAATTGCTGCTCGCCAATTGCCGAATGTGAAATTGTTCCAAGAAGCTCCAATGGAGTCTTGTACATCTTGATTAACTCTAGCAATAGGAAGGTTACCATATCCATTATCACGGTTAGATAGCCATTGATTTTGGTCAAATTGTTCTCCAAAGGAATCTGAATCTTCAACTAAAATGCTTCCTCTAGTTGTCGCTGATGTTATATTATATTCCATTATTCTAAAATTGATGATATTAGTTCAACCCAAGTTTGATCTGGATTAAAATAGATTGTTGATGTATTATCTATATTATGTCCAATAATTCTAACTACATTACCTGAAGCAGTTGGGGCTGTTGCTGTAAATAATCCATCACTGGTAGACATGTATAGGGTTGATCCTGATATTGAAGTAGTGTATGATGCTGCATTATATCTAGCATATCCTCTTATTAACATACCAGCTGCTGGATTTGTTCCGAGTGCTATAGCAAGCATTCCTAACGAATGCGTAGTTGATGTTGAATTTGTTAATGTCCATGTTAATGATGAATTTAGGTAATATAATGATCCTGGCGTAAATCCTTGAGCACCAGTTCCAAAATATGCAATTTCACCAGATGATGCAGGAGCAGCAGCAGGAGGTACATAATTTCCTCCGGTTCCTTGATAGCCTTGATATCCTTGAAAACCTTGAGCACCTTGGAATCCTTGAGCACCTTGGAAACCTTGAGCACCAGTTCCTTGGGCACCTTGGAAGCCTTGAGCACCTTGGAAGCCTTGAGCACCTTGGAAACCTTGAGCACCTTGGAATCCTTGAGCACCAGTTCCTTGAGCACCTTGGAAACCTTGAGCACCAGTTCCTTGAGCACCTTGGAAGCCTTGAGCACCTTGGAATCCTTGAGCACCTTGGAAACCTTGAGCACCAGTTCCTTGAGCACCTTGGAATCCTTGAGCACCAGTTCCTTGAGCACCTTGGAATCCTTGAGCACCAGTTCCTTGGGCACCTTGGAATCCTTGGAAACCTCGATCACCTCGATCACCGGCTCTACTAAATGTAACCATTGCTCCTGTTCCTGGTACCATGGTACCAATACCTCCTATATAACTAACAGTTATGTAACCCATATTACTTACGCTAGTAGAAAGTATTTGATAATCTGCGTAATCGGAGGTTCTTCCTAAACGGCTAATTCGTAAATTACCTTTAATTGGGTTCGTACTAGTACCCAATGCAGTTACCCAGCTAGTGGAACTTGCACCATCAGCATCAAAATTACTAGTAAAGATAGTTGTTGTAGTTGCAAATGTAGTGCCATTAAATCCAATACCCCCGGGCGGTGGAGATTGAAAAGTACCATAAAAATTAACAACAAACCTTAAACTATCTCCTCCATAATTTCCAAAACTTCCTTGTATTCCCTGAAAACCTTGGGCTCCTTGGAATCCTTGATCACCTTGGAAACCTTGGGCTCCTTGTATTCCTTGAGCACCTTGATATCCTTGATATCCTCGATCTCCAATGTCTCCTGTTCTTTGGAACGTAATATAAGCACGTTGGTCTGGAGGTGCAGTTCCACCAACAGGGCTAGAAATAAATGCAATTGGAACGTCGAAATGGTCATTATGTTCAGTATGGTTACCTGTTATATTAAAAAGTGCATAAAGTAGAGGGTCAGTATATGAGGTTATTTTAAACGTACCTTTAATTTGAGAAGATGAGTCATCAATTGTCTGTAAGAATGATTGGATATCCACTGAGTTATAGTCTAAATATGAAATATACATCATTGTACCAAATTCATTGATTCTTACATGTCCTGCAGTCAAATTTGTAGGATCAGTTGTAATATCATCATAATAAAACTCAAACGTTGCTCCACCAAAAGATCCTGGTTCACCTTGGTCTCCTTGTGTTCCTTGAAATCCTTGTACACCTTGTGCACCTTGAAATCCTTGAAATCCTCGAGGACCTGTTTTTGCATATGATACTATAAGTTCAGTACCTACAGGCCAAGTTGTTCCAATAGCAGATACAGTTCCTCCAACGTATGATAATTCAATAGTACTATAAGTTCCAGTGCTTCCACCAGTTATTGTATAGTCTAAATATTCAGTTGTTCTGCCTGGTTTGGTAATTCTTAAACTTCCTCCAAGTGCAATCATTGAAGTAAACCATGCAGTTGCATTTGCATTATCATCATCCGTATTGCTTGCAATAATAGTAAGAGTTGGGCTAGGAAGTGTTGTTGTATTACTAAATGTAATTGCTCCAAATCCCGCAGTAACTCCATTATAACTTCCTACTAAAAATCTTAAACTATCTCCACCATAATTTCCTACTGATCCTACAGATCCTTGATGTCCTTGTCTACCTTGAAAACCTTGATAACCTTGATAACCTTGGGCTCCAGGAGTTCCAGGGCTTCCAGGTGTACCTACAGCTGAAGCTCCTTGTGTTCCTTGAAAACCTTGCGTTCCTTGTCGACCTTGAGCACCTTGAAAACCTTGGAAACCTTGTCTACCTTGAGCTCCTTGTCGACCTTGAAATCCTTGGTCTCCTGTAGTTGTAGCAACTGCAGTAGGTACCCATACCCTGTCGCCAACGAGTGCTCCAGCTAGGATTAAAGCAGTATCACCCGAGGTTACAATATATAATTTAAGTACCTTTTCAACATCATTATCAATATCGATAGTTCCATCATTATTAGTTCCCATTACTCTGAATCCATGAATAACTTGTCCAATTAAGTCCAAGTTGTAATCCATTTCTGGGTGAAATAAGGCTCTTCCAAGTTCTCCTGGATATAAAGGGTTATATTTACCCAATGGTCCTCGTTCTTCAGAATTTTGTAAATTATCTTGTGGCATACGTTTTATTTATATTTATAGTATAGTTTCTTTAATTTTTCTACAGAATCTTGAAAATAGATTGAAATATATCCGCATTCAATATAGTTATATTGCAGTAAAATATATTCATTAAGTTTAAAACTATCAAAAAGTTCTTTAACTTCTATCATGTCAATTAAATATCCTTTATTTAGGTTTAAAATTGAAATTTTATTAACATTTGAAGTTTTTGTTACAAATTCTTCTCCTGAATTATAGACTAAATTTTTATCTGTATCATTTTTATCAAAACTAAATGATTTTAATTCAAAAAGATTAAGTGACTTACAATCCAGATTTTCAAATCCTGAAGGACTTGCCCATCGCTCAATAAATGCTATTAGAACATCAATGTTCTCAAATTTAACAGTTTTAGTAATGTTGGTATGATGTTCCCTCATAGAAAAAAGCATGTTAAAAACTGGACCTTCATTCTGTTGAATTTGGTCTAAGTATTTTAGGGCAATATTGAGAGATATTCTGTCAAGTATCATTTATACGAAATATTTTCTCATTAGAAATGTAACTATTGCTCCACTTGCTGTTAATAAGGCAATAAGTACTTTAACAACTCCATTTTTCCATCTGACAAGAGATTTATGTTCTTCAATTAATTTATCACGCTCAACCTTCCATTCCTCTTGTTCTTGTCTAAATTCTGAATTCTTTTTATTTTCTACAATCACACCATCAAAGGGATTCAGGAGTTGTTTTTTCAATCCTCTAATCTCTTCTTTCATTTCATTTTGATTCTCCATCAATTTTTCTAATGTGTTCTCTATTTGAATATAATTAGGGTCTTCAATTCGTCTTTTGAATGAAGAAAATAAATCATACAGTTCAAGAATCATTTCTTGTGGGCTTTGGTCTTGCTTCATATACAGCATTGGGTCTTTTTAGTCTATAATATATATCAAACTAAAAAGACCCAATGTGGGTTTTACTATGTATTTATAGGATTATTTATATAACTTTGCAGTAAAGTTACGGGCTCCTCTTGGAAGATTCTCGCCGTGAGGTCCTTTTGCTTTATAATCTTGTAGTAATTTAATGGCCTCTTCAGGTGATGTTGCTTCAACTTCCCAATCCCATTCCATTCCATTCGTATCATCGAAAAATACTGTGTAAATACTTTTCTTTGCTTCATCTATTCCAGAGCCAATTTCAGGAGTTCCATAGTGTGCAATCCATTCTTCTCTAGTCATGTTAGCAGCTTGAGCCTGCATTCCTAAGAAATCATATTCATGCATAATTGTTTCAGATTCTGTAACTTTATCATAAAGTTCAGTATCTCCATTCCATTTCCAATCAGCAGCATCAAAATCTTTAAGTTTCTTAGCTTTTTGATATTCTGAAGACGATAAATGGTCAGCATTAAGATTTATAGCACCTTCGCCAATAAACTCTTCGAATAATTTTACTTTTTTCATATCTTTATTAATTTTTTGGCCAGATCATTAGAGTTCCTGGATCGTTCCATTCTAACCACCAACCTGTTTTTTCAACTGTTGTTCTAAACTGTTTTAGTACTCCATTAGCATATTTTGATGAGTTGCTATAGTAATCAAAAATTGGATTACCTCCAAGTTCTTCTCCATTATCACCTGCGATCCAAATTCCTTCAGTTTGTCCGTTGAATTCTTCAGAAGTTCGGACAGTTCTAAGTTTGTATTTAGTTTCTAATAGGTTCATCAATTCGTCTCTAGTAGAATCTTTTGCCTCATTCATAAATGATTCTGTAAGATTACCATCCTTGTCTATGGCATCTGAATAAAGATATTCTCCTTTGCCATTGTAAGTAACTGTTTTTGCTACATATTCTTTTGTCTCAGGATTCCAATAATGAGTTTTACCACCAGGTTCTGTCATTTTTTTCAGGACTCCATTTCTAGCATTACTAATTAGTGTTGCATTAACCTTTGCAGTTAAGGTGTCGTGATTTGTTAATTTATCTTGGGAGGCTGCTGCTAAGGCTTCATTAGTAACTGATTCATTCCAAACAACCTGTCCTCCAGCATCTTCAATATGAAACTTGGCTCTTGGAAATTCTTTTTTAAGGGCTTCATATTTTGCAGGGATCAAGTCTTGAATTTTAATATTGTTCGACTGTCCAACTACTTTATTATACTCAATGGCTACAATCGACCATGGTCCACCATCTCCGGCTCTAACGCCTTTCATCATTTTACCCCAAGAAGTTGTGGCTTCTGCGATATATTGTTCAAATAATTTTACTTTTTTCATAGTGAATAAAAAGGTCCTTTGTTTATTTTTTTAAGATATGTCATTTCAGAGTCAGTCAATTTAGATGCAATTAACTTTTGCCATTGTCCTCTTTGTTTTGTACGAGGTAGTAATAAAAATTGTTTAATGTCCTCATCACTTTCTAGACGTGAAACAATTTTAGTAACGGCAGCATCCGATTTCCATTTTTTATATTGGTCTTTCCAAGACGTTGAGTTTTGAAAGTCTTGTCCTGCGTCAGTTCCTAACCACATTGCAAAAATCCATGGAGAAAACCATGTAAGTCCCCAAGCAACTGGTAAAAGAGTATCTATTAGATTAGCCTCGTTAACAAATTCTTCGTATAGTTTTACATGTTTCATTTCCATTTTAAGTTTAATTCATCAGTCATTGCATCCATTAAATCATTAAATTTAGACGGATCTTTCATTACTGCTTTTATCTTAGTTTTTATCTCATCATCAGATAGTTTCAAATTTCTTACCCAACCTTTAGCATCAGCTAGATTCATTGGGTCTTTAAAGAAATCTTTTATATTGGTAGATTCGTTAACTGTAGATTCATGAACACCTGGTCCATTTTCTATTTTCTCTAATGAAACCCAATATACTTTATCATTTCCGTAATTGTCTACAAAACTGGATTCTACGCCTGTCCATCTTTTAATAAATTTACCTAAACCTGATTGAGGTCCTCCGTATTTATCGTCTTTTACTTTAACCATTAAATATTCCTCATTACTTGAGGGTCTCTTTGATGGGGCCTTAAACTCTACAACATTGAATTGTTTTCTGATTAAAGTTTCCAGTTTTTTAATATCGCTATCAATTCCATTATTAGATTCCTTAATTGGAATTTCCGGCATGTATTTATATTTTTGGTATTGATTGTTTGAAAGCTCTGTAGCCTTAATGTACTTTTCTAACTGATCGACTGTATTAAATATACGTCCACCTGCATCAATATCATAACCTTTGTAGTATTGGTTATATTTGGCAGCAAGTTTTCCACCATTCATTTTCTCCCATTCTTTCTTAAAAAGAATTTGGTCGTTTCCAACAATTTCATTTGGAAATACATCCTTACCTTCAGTAATGTACTGCTCGAATAATTTTACTTTTTTCATACTAATGAATTATACTCGAGAAACCCAAGTATATATGTTTTTGTTAGGAACTCCTAATAGAGTATCTCGAACTTCCATTCTAATTAAATAATCTTTATCTGTTTTACCATCAATAAACTTACAAGTGATTACATCACCGGTTTTAGCTTTTGATAGGTCCAAAGATGCAATGTCTCTAACACTGAATCCTGCTGATTCAGGTGATTTACCTTTCTCCCAGAAACTAACTAATGCCTGTGCCGCTTTAGTTGAATCATTATTTGCTTTTACAGTATTGTTTGAACCAATACTTGGTATGGTAACTTCTTCCCAGTAGGTTGCACCACTCATTTTCTCTTTTTTTGATTCATTTACAAATCCTTCGAATGTAGATATGTGTTTCATATTATTGTACTTGTATATTTGTTCTAATTGATAATCCTGAATAACCATTCCAGATTCCAATGTTAAAGTCTGGTATAATTTTTTCAATTTTCTTTAAATTACCAATATGTATTGCGGTCATTGGTAATTCTATAAACCAAACTCCATAATTTGTAGTTGCAGTTAATTGATATTTTTTCATACCAATTCCAATAAGACTATCAATTATCTTTTGAACCTCTTCTGGATATACTTCAGACTTTGCCTCGTTTGTAAGACTTTCATTTTCATTCCAAATAGTTTGTAACCAAGCCTCTAAACTTTTGAGTTCTTTAACTGACTTTGGTTTGCCATATTCGTCCATAAAAGCCTTTCTGAATCCCGTGAAAGAATCTGCCTCTTGAGCCATGATATGAATATCTCCAATACTGGATTCATAAATAAAGGATTGAGACTCTCCTAAGAACTCGTTAAATAGTTGCATATGTTTCATGATTATTCTATTGATGTTACATCTTTTTCTAAGTTTTCAGTTGAAAACTCGATAGGTAATGAAACGTAACTCTTTTTAGTATCGCCATAAGGGGCTGCAAAAATCTTTCCGGAAGAGATTCCAGAAGTTTTAGTAACTTTCCATGTTTCACCATCTTTAAAGTTTAGAATAGTACCAACTTTAATGTCTTTAACATTGATTCCTTCGCTAACTTCTGATTCATTAACTTCAAATCCATCTGATTGGATTGCTTTCTTAGCCTTACGCAATTCAACTGCATTTTTGGCTTTAACCATCATCTCTTCAGAATCTATTCCAGGCTCTGCAATCGCATCAACTCCAGCATCATGTAAAATGTTTTGAACGTATTCTACGTCATCCTCATCGGTATTGTAATTAAAAGAGAATGAATATTCTTTAGCTTCATTTAAGTTTCTTTCAAAGATTAAACCCGGGTCTTGTAATGCACTACTACCAGAAATATTTTTGGCAATAGCCATAATAACATCTTCATATCTTTTTTTAGTTAATGATTCGCTATGTTCTGTATTTAATACAGGTGCAATCTGTTTAACTAATTTATCTATTAAAGATGTATCAATTTTAGACTTCCTTGAATTAATACTTTTATTAGAAACTGATATCATAGCTTCATTTAAGAATTCTTCGAATAATTGTGTATATTTCATATTATTAATATATTATATTTTGTTTATATATCAAGATTTTCAAGATAGTTTATAATCTCGGTCCAATCCTCAAATCCTGGTTGTCCAAACTGAATCCATTCTCCACGGAATTCGGCAGCGCCATTATTTGGACGGTCGTCGATTAAGAAATCACCAATACAAAGGTCTTTACGATGTGAGATAATTAACCTCTTGTGCGCATATTTACCAAGATTCTTTTGTACCCATCTTCTTTTAGATGAGAAACTTGTTGGATTGCTCCAAGGTGCAGTTGTTAGGAAATAGATGTCAAATTTATCCCATAGGTATTTGACTGCTTCAATAGCACCTGGAATAGGTTCTGGTTCTTCAAAAAGTTCTTTGTCAATTGAAGTTAACCTCCCAAGTTTTTCAACGGCATTGGGTCCATGTCTCTTGATTGCATGACTCTCTAAGTCTACCATTACTCCATCAAGGTCAATATAAAGTATTTTTTTCATAGTGTTTTAATTATAATGTAAATATAAACAAAAAACCTGACACGGTAAAATGTCAGGTTAATTATTTTTGTTAAAGTTTTAATATTTATCGTTACGTCTTCTTTCGTCTCTTTTATACAATCTTCGAAAAACCATAGATAGCCCAAAGAATGATCCCGCAATACAATACAAAGCGAAATTCGCCCATAGCAAACTTCCAGTCATCCCTATCAGCCAATATTGGACGGCGTCGAACCCCAAAGGGTTGAAAAACAGGGCTAACATCATGCACCATGTCGCCAGGTTTGATTTGGTTATTTTTATTTTTTGTATAAGTTTCACTATCGGGGTCCATAATTATTAATTTAGTTAAAATACTGAATATTAAACGAAATATATTTCTTCGAAGTGAAGAACATCAAGTTTATTATTAACATTAATTAATTCTAATGCATTAATTAAGTCAGAATATTCAATAACAGAATCTGTTTGAATTTGTCTAAAACCTTGTAAGAAATCAAAGGTTGCCAAATCAATTGCAAAAATTGATTGAGAATCTTTCATATATTTATTAAAAAGGTCCAGTTCTAATTGGTAAGCTTTTTCAACAATATCAACTAGACTTGTAAATTTAAAATTAGGTTCAACCTTTGGTAAGGCAGGAACACAATTCCAATCTACTAAATACTTTTGTAATTTTTGAGCATGTTCTAATTCTGATGCAGTTTCACCAGCAAAGAAAGCTGTTGCATTTTTGTAGTTTTTATCAGCACACCAGTTGTGAGCAGCGTTGTAAAAATAATGTGCAGTGTACTCATCACCAATTCGGGCATTAAGAGTATTTACTACCACGTCACTAAGAGTCATTGGATTTACCATAAAATTTATTATATTTTTTATAGGTTATATATCCATTAATTAAAAAGTTTCTTTAGGCTACGACTTTCTACAATTTGTTTAACTTTATTAACATACCCAGGGTCTTCTGCATAACTTGCATCCAAATATTGATAGTACTCCGATTCACTTTTAATATTTCCTAAGTACCTACTCTGATAGAATGCATAATCATAGACACTTTCTCTCCACGAATTATATTCAGCATGGTTAAGATTGGTCCCAATTGATGTGGTTATCCTGGATTTGGCCTCTCGCATACCAAAGAGATTATTGTTCTCAAGGAAAACTTCGCTCTTCCATTGGCCAGTTTCTATCATCGATTGTGCCATAGGAATCCATGGATATCTTACGTTTAAGTCAGCAAGCATAGTAGCCATCTTCTCTTTACTAAATGCATCCTTTTCATTAATGAGGGTGATTCTCTCCTCTGATGTTAAATTTTGAATAGAATTACTGAGTCCAATCTGGTACGCGATAAAACTCGCGCTAATAAACATAATTAAAAAGATGGTTCCAATCTTAAAATAAATAGATGTTCTAATCCTTTTAAATGCTAAAGAATCTTTGCAATAAGTGTAAATCATAATTTAGTGTTTAATATTAATATGTAAATATAAACAAAAAACCTGACACGGTAAAACTTTTATTGAATTATTTTCAATAAAAAAAGCGTACCATAAGATACGCTTTAATTCTTTTAACCCGGACCGCCAACTCCAAACATTACCAAGTCTTCCGATTCATAGTAATCTAAATCAAAATAATCGCAGTCAAAACGGACTACTTCATTAATTTGATCCTCGTTAATCTTTTCTTTAACCCTTGGAATGTCTATCAAAGTGGCTTCTGCTTCGATAAACTCCATTGTATTAAGATATTTTAGGTTTTAGTACCAGTTTATATATCGCCTTTAATTCGGTCTTCCCAGTAAGATGCATAATCTGCAACAGTTCCTTTGAATTGTCGAATTTTTACCAGTCTTGGGTCTTCGCCATCTCCTGGTTCGACTGGATTAATTTCATTATTAGGTTGAATATCCTCTAAGCCGATTGTTTTGGCCTCGTCAATTGTAAATTCTTTAAATGTTTTCATTAATTATATATCACGATATGTAATTTAATAAAATGTAACTTAATTTATATCCTACAAAGGCTCCAATCGCTGATGGTATTGGAAACACTATTAGTTTTCCAAAATCTGTAACATATTTAGGTCTATTTAAAATCTTACCCATAAAAGAATAGTATGTCAAATAACCTAGTATAACTGCAATGTCGGTTTTGGTTGCAATAAATACTACTAAGGTGGCTCCAATAAAAGCAAATATAAAGTTATCTCTGACCCCTTCCCAAATTTCTTTATTGGTGGCTTCTTTCCACTCCTTAACTATTTTACGGACTTTTGCTTTATGTTCTTTCATACTATGGATGATAATTGTAGTTAGTATAATCAGTAGTAGTAGTGGCTTGATAACTTAAATTTATGTTTTCTTCCATTTTTAATATCATACCTACTAAAGTTTCAGGTTGTTCCTTGATTAGTTTAATTAAAGTTTTTGATGTAATGTTTTCAAAGATTTGAACACCATTGTCAGATTTTGCCTTAAGTTCATATACTACCATAAATTAGTTACTTAGTGGTGCTTTAATTTCTGCGTGTGATTGATAGTTCTCAACAGTAAAATCACCTCTATCATATGTGAATATTCCGCCACCTATTCTCATTTTATTGTTTGGGTTTATTTTTAACGTCGGTAATGGAAAAGGTTCACTAGTACTGTATGGAATGTTATAAGTTTCAAAATACTCACTCATACCCCCACCAAATGGCATTAATTCATCAACTGCTTTATTGTATTGTTCCTCACCCATTTTGTCTTTTAGCATTTCTGCCCTTTCTGGGAATTTTAATTCTCTTCCTATTTGTTTCTTTGCTTGTTCAATATGATTTGAATAAAGGTGAACATCGCCAAGATTTCCAATTAACTGATCAGGAACCATATTGACCTCTTTTGCCAAGATTTCTAATAGGAGTCCATAACTTGTAATGTTGAATGGTAAACCTAAGAATGTATCTACTGAACGTTGATTCCACATTAGGGAGATTGCTCTGGTTGGGATTCCAGTTAAATCATTACCTTCCATATTTACTGAATCATAACCATATCTTTTCCAATATAAATCTTCTCTTTCACCTTCACTCAACTCTCTTGTATAAACTTGAATTCCATAATGACAAGGTGGAAGAACCATTTGGTCTAATTCTCCAACATTCCAAGCATTGACCATTAATCGTCTTGAGTCTGGATTTGTTTTAAGATCGTTGATTAGATTTTGGATTTGGTCTACCCATACGTTCCCAATAAAGATTTCACCTGTTTCTGAGTTCATGGTAGGTTTTACATCCCATTTTCTCCATTGCTTACCATAAATAGGCCCCAACTCACCCCACATCTTTCCAAACTCATTATCTGTTTTAATTTTGTTGATGAACTCTTCTTGCGTTAATGATTCTACCTGACCAGTCATTCCCATTGTAATTGAATATCTCTTATAACAGTCTCCATCCCAAATATGGCAATTATTATCAACCAAATACTTAATATTTGTATCACCTCGTAAGAACCAAAGAAGTTCTGTTACGATTGTTTTGAATGGCATCTTTTTAGTTGTAAGTAGTGGAAACCCTTCGGACATTTTGTGTCTTATTTGGCGTCCAAAAACTGAGACCGTTCCTGTACCTGTCCTGTCACCTTTAACTACTCCATTGTCTAATATGTCTTGGAGCAGGTTGGTGTATTGCTTGTCTAAAGTATTATTTTTTATCGCATTTATTTTTTCCATGGTCTCTACTAATAACGGTTTTTGTTGTAAATTTTCCACATATACTACATGTAGCACAGTTTTTTTCTTTATTTTTTGGTTTTTTTAGTGACTCTATATGTGTATTACTTAAAGGTTTTCCTTTTTTAGTTTTTGAAGTTGATTCACTTCTTTTTTTAATTCTTTCAGGTGAATCTTTTTGTTTACTTCTAGCAATACTTAATTTTTTTCTGTGCTCGTCTGTAAATATAACACCTTTTTTAAAACCTCCAGTATTACCTCCATCTCCTTGCTCAGGTATTAAATTTGCAAATTCTTTACTATTAACAACATCCCATAATTTTGAATAATACAAACCCATTTGTATTAATTTTTCTTTATCTTCAGTTTCAAATAAAATTGTTGTTTTTATATCATTAGATGATATGTTATGTGTTTTTAAATGTCTTTTCCATACGGTGCCACTTCCCTTATATTTATAAGGATCGGTATTTACACATTTTCCTAGATATTTTAAACCTAATGGTGATTCTTTTAAATATAATATTATCATGATAAATTGTTTTATTTATATATCACGATAATATTATCTAAATTGTTCATTACAATATGTCTTTATATGAATCTGTTTCTTTTAATATTGCGTCAAATGAGATTAAATTATCAACCCTAACTGTATTATCTTCAAGGACATGTCCTATCATCCTAGGTCTAAATACAATATCATCTAATAGAGTTTTTAACTCCTTTCCCCTGGGCGTATCGAGGACTTTGATTTCTGCAAAAAGAGTATCTCCTTCCACTTGAAGGTTTTCGACTTGATGCGAAACTCTTTCTAAAGAGGTAAAAGAAGTACTTTCAGGATAACCAAGTTCTCCAAACATTTGAACTCCATTCGAAACTTTCTGTTTAAATTGAGCAACCATTTGTTCTAAACATTCATCAGTGTACATTCTACCATTAAGATTAACCGTGTTGGATTTTAATACTGATGTTTTCATTCATTTAACTATTTGAGTTGGAAGTTCTAATTTAAGAAATTTGTAAAGTGCCTCTTGAGATGGTCTGGCATTCTCATGTTGGTGTGGTATAATCCAAGCCTTTCCGTCATAATTAACAATAGGCTTTGGCGTAATCATATACTCTAAAATTCCAACAGCATTTGTAGTAACTACGTCTTGATGCTTTTCATTAACAATTGTAAATCTACCATCCAGTAAATCATACACTCTGAAAAGGTCACCTTCAAAGTTTAAGAGACTTAAACGAGGACAGTGCGTCGTATGCACATAATTGGCCTTTGATTTATCAAGTTCTTTGATTTTAGTTGCAACTTTTAATATTGCTGAATTGATATGCTTTTGCTTTTCTTCATACATTTTTACAATATCTTCACGTCTTCCATCATCAAGAAGGGTTTTAAAAACTAATTTTTCAATCTTGCTAATTAACTTTGATTTGATGCTCATTGGAGCCGATTCTACTGGAAGGAATATCAATTCCTCAATTTCGTATTTGTCAAATTTAAGTTTGAATTTAACCGAACGTGAGTATTTTTCAATAACTTCTAAATCAACGTTCATATAAACTACAGGGCCAAGTTTAACCCACAACACCCTTCCACCTTCTTGGGGTTTTGGCAATTGAACCTTTACACTAGAACCAATAACATTGTCTAGCATAAATTCAATATATTTCTTATTTAGTTCCATCTAGCTATTGATTTGCTCGTTGTCAGTCCCTTTGTCAAATCTTCCTAAGAAGTACTTATATGCTTTGTACCCGCAATACGCAAACCATGAAACAATAAAGAATTCTATTGCAGGACCTGGGTAATTTGTAAATACCCATAGAAAGGCACTAACTATGAACATTAAGACTCCAATAGAGCCAATTGCGGCAAAGATTGCCTTGATTTTGTTAATCATTATATAAAGTTTTAAAATTAAACACTCTCGTTATCGGTAAAATCTTTTAGGTCTTTGATTTCTTGTTGCAATTCAGTTACTCTCCATTCATAATCAAAAAGTTCATCTGTAGTAATCTTGCCATGTTTGCATAATTTTCTTGCAGCAGCAAGTTCCTTTTTTGCAGATTGTAGCATTTTATATAGATGAGAATCTGATTGCTTGTAAGATTCAGTGTCCTTATTAACTTTAATAATTTCAGGAGTCTTTTCTTTATTAATTACATTAAATGAAAATTGTTTGAAGCAACTTAAGAATTCTTTGACGGTAGTTTTAATGCTGTCCATTCGTTAGATTTATAATTTATATAGGTTTGGTCCTATTTGTTTCATTATATTTATTAACGATTTAAAAACAAAAAAGACCTTAATTACTTAAGGTCTCCTAAAAATCTAATCCGGTCTGATTCTTATATAGAACCAGGCTGTAGTACTGAAATTGCTTTAGCAATCATAACTGAATCTCTTACAGTAAGAGCTCCAGAAGATTGTGCCATTTGAGCAGCTTGGATTAATACATTTACTGCACCATTTTGGTCCATACCTTCAATTTGATCGAAGATTGGGATGATTTCTTCAACACCAAGTCCATTTGTTGGGTTCTCAGCTTGAGGTCCTTCATTTACTAGAGCTGAATCTGGTCCAAATACTCTTTCAGATTCTGGATTTTGGTCTAATACACTTTGTTTTTCCATTTTGATTTGTTTTGATTTAAAATTATTATATAATATTTTTTAGGTTTGTTTCACCCTATAGTGATTTTAACATTTTAATTAATTCCGGCTGCGGTGACATGTCAGTCTTGTCGCGTCTTGTGTTTGTATGAGTCAACATCCCTTTCACCTTTCCGGCCCATGCATCTTTATTAAATTCAAATGCTTCATTTGGTGTTTTAGTGGTTAACCATTCAACAAGTCCTTTTTTGATATTAATACCATTACGGTCTTTAATGAATAGTATAAGTTCTCTAAGTGCCTCGATTTGAGCCTCTGAATATTTATGGTGATATTGTGAACCTCTAAATTTGAATCCTAAGTCACAAACCTGGTCTGGATGTACAATTGTTCCAACATAAGTTTTAAATACATTTCCAACCTTTGTTAAAGGTCCAAAGTTACATACTTCAATCCCAACTGAATTATTATGCATACTTTGAGAACCATTATCTCCTAAGTGGGCTGCAAATCCTCCATCTGGCATGCATTTTACAATAACACCATCGTATTTTGTACTTTTACCATTAACTGAAGGTCCTCCAATTAAAAACTCTGTTGCAATTTTACCTCTAGTATCATCATTCCATTGGTCTACTACGGCAATTGGATTTTCTCCTCCGGCAGTATGATGCAGGAATAAGTACTCAGGTTTATTAGGACCTGCATGGTACTCATCTTTGTCAAGATAATAAATATCGAAGGCATTTAATGTAATTTCACTGTCCAAATGTTTTTCAAGTTCAGCACCAAAAATTAATTTCTGCGTGGTTGGACCAACGAGTCCATCAATTGCCAATCCATGGCTCCCTTGAAAGTTCTTAACTGCTAAATCTGTTCCAGGTCCAAAGGTTCCATCAACTTTAACACCTAAGGCTTTTTGTAGCAACTTAACGTCTTCGCCACTATCTCCTCTTTTTAATAAATTTCTCATTCTAATATGTTTTTTAAATTATCTATACATTCTTGTACTTGGTTATAAATTGCATCAGGATTCTTATGTTCAAAAATACATCTATAAACTGTTTTATTAGACATAAGATGAACTAATTCACATCTCATAATAAACTTTGGTTTTTTAAGTAGAAGTGGCTGTAAGTGAATTACATTCCAAATTTGGCTCTTGGCCTCTCCAATAAATCCACACTCAGTTACAACATTTGCAGTTAGTAAATACTCGTCACTTGATATTGAAGCAAATTTCTGAAGTTCTTTAATACCATTTGCAATTAAATAAAGCCTATATGCAGTTTGATAGGTTGAATCAAGAACTGCACGTAATGTTGTTGCATCTATTTTCTTACTAATGTATGGTTTTGGTAGTTTTACTTTTTCAAATAGGACTTCAATTAGCATACATTTTTTTCTTTAATAGATACAAAGTTTCTATGCGCGTTGTCATACACTTGCATAACATCAGGTGCGGTTACTGCTCGGGTTTCTCCAGTTCTAGCTATTAATCCGGATTCATCATTAACAATTATACGATCGATTTCGATAGGAGCACCTACTATTCCGTCGTACACATCTTCAATTAAATCCTCTTCATCAATAAAATCTTCAAGAGAAGCCCTTTCCCATTCATCCATCTCTTCTTGTAAGTCATCATAAGATTCTACAACATTTCTCATTGATTCAACCTGCTCTTCTACACTAACCTCTTCATGAAGTACTTCTAAGTCTTCAACCTGGGTTGGTGTTGTGACATCCTCTGGTTTAATATAGTCTACCAATGATTTTATAAACCCAAGTGCTACAAGCGGTAAGATTGCTCCAGAAACACCTGCAAGTAATCTTTTTTGTGCTATAGGTTCCCATTCTACGAGGTTAAATAATTCTACCCATCCCTGATAATCTTTAATGTTTGTATATGCGTAGTACATATTTCCTTGCATTTGCATTCCAGTGATTAAAATAAATAGACCCCATACTATGGTTTTATTCATTTTATCTAAGGTAATTAATGCAGCTAGAGATGCAGCAGCTCCTAATTCAAATCCAACTGCTAATGATATTGCTAACCATTCTGGATTTGATAGCCTAAAAAAGTCAACTACGTGTATTGTTGATATAATACTCACTAATAAATAAAGTGAAACGAATGTTCCAATTATAAATGTGTTAACTGTCTTGCTCTTTGTTGATTTCATCATCTTCTTGTTTTTTATAAAAAATCTTATTAACTAAAAGATCCGGATTATCTAAGGTCTCAGCTCGACCGGCACATCCACAATCTTCATAACCCAGGGCCTTTGCAATCCTGTCGGCTGCAATGTCGGCTCTAACAAACCTGGCAGCTTTTGACAGGTCAGTTCCGAATCCGTGGGTTTTTTTCTCGATAGCCATTACTTAGATTTCTGCAATACTTCTATTTCTGCTTCGATTTGATTTTGTCTTTGAACATCCAGAATTTTTCTATCCGTTGCTTGTATCATTCGCTTCTCAGCGTTTAATCCTTCAATTTTAACATCTTTTGATGTTGGAAGTTGATTGATAATTTCAGTGTTTGCCTTATTAACTTTCTTTAAGGTTGTTACCTCAGAGTCAATACTACATGATTTAAAATATACAAGTACTAGTAGCACTGCAATAACTTTAAGACCATGTGTTGCAAAAAATTGATTAATTTTGTTCATAATTGTTAATTTTGTTATTTATTATTTATCTCTTTTATTTTTGCAGGAGTTAGGGATTATATTAAGAATCGGTCTATTGTTTCTTTTTACAATTGTCAAAATGCCATCTAACCATTGCTGCTTTATTGCCAATTCTATTACAATGTATGCATTTTGCAGTTTTCACAATTGATTGACCTTTAATCCAACCTTTAGGTACTTCATCAATATTTTTGAATCTCCTATTCTCTTTGGTATTTGGGTCATGATAAACATTTACTCCTGTATTTAATTCTCTTAAATATTCTTTAAACTCTTCAGAGGGTTTATAATCAAACTCTAATTGTTTTTTCTTGATTTTAGCTTTGGTTTCTTCAGACATTTTATTTCCCTTACAATAAGTATTTCCAAGATGTGCTTGCCTTAACTTTTCTCTAGTTTCTAATGAATATGGGCCATTCCAATCAAATCCGGAGCTTGTTTGCTTTGATTTATTGTAAAAAGATTCATTTATTCCTACATTAAATTTAGTATGTAGTTTAATCTCAAGTTGCATTGCTTCTTTTCGTGAATTAAACACAGAGACAATAACATATTTATAATCTTGAGGATTGTTCTTCTGGTCATTTCTGAATTCTTTGTCTGATGCGCTTGAAAAATACTTGACACCTAAATCTTTACATGGCTCTATATTTGAACTCCTTGTGCCGTAATAATGTTTGTTGAGTTTTGTGTTGGTAATCCTATACACATAGTGATATTTGTTCATAATTTTAAAATATATTTAGTCGTTATAATATATATCTTTATTTTTTATGAAGCTTAAAAGAAAGGTCCTTGGATATGAACATGAAATAAGAGAACGACCAAATATATCTTTCTACCAAAGACCTTATAAATTATTTGTTATTTATTTCTTTTATCTTTTCAGGTGTTAATGCCTTTAAGAATTCAACATATAATCGTATGGCATATTTAACATCGTTCTTGTGACACATTTCTACAGTGGTATGCATGTATCTTAGTGGAGTTGCCAAGATTGCAGTTGGTGTACCCTCTAAAAAGAAGGACATTGTATCATTACCCATTGAACCGACTGTTAATTGAACTGGAATCTTAGCCTCTTTTGCAACCTCTCTTAACATTTTGTTAATTTTTCGGTGATTTTGTGCAGTGTACTCTAAACATGGACCTTCTCCACCTTTATTATCTCCATCTTTTGCTTTATCTATTTTAGGAGTATCAGTTGCATGGCAAACATCATGCACTAGGGCCAAATCAGCTTTAAGTGTTTTTGCAATTAAAGTGGCTCCATGTAATCCTACCTCCTCTTGAACTGAATTAACTACATATAAATCATAAGGTAAATATGCATCCTCTTCTACCAGTTTTCTTAGGGCTTCAGCAATAATATAACCACCAATCTTGTTGTCTAATGAACGTCCAACATAATAGTTTCCAATCTCTTCTAATTGAGTGTCAAATGTGATTAAGTTTCCAATTTCAACTCCAGCTTTTACAACAGCCTCCTTGTCTTTAAGACCCATATCAACCCATAGTTCCTCTGGACTGTAACCCATCGAAGTGTATTCTTTTCGGGTATGAATTGCTGGCCATCCAAAAAGTCCTCTTAATTTTCTACCATCATGAGTGTGTATCATTACCGTTTTAGAAGGTGCAATCATATTGTCGCTTCCACCATGTCTTTTTACCCGGATCATTCCATCACTGTCGATGTTTGTAATAATCCATGCAATTTCATCACAATGCGCTTCAATTACAACTTTAGGAGTCCATGGCTCTAAACCTTGTCCAGATTTTGTTTTTCCGCGGAAGACTGCATAAGCCGTACCATACGCATCAATTTTTACATTTCCATTTACTAATGGTCTAACATAATCCAACCAGATCTTTTGACCCTCTCCTTCTTGGGCTACTGGAGCGTACGCATTAAGGTAGTTATATAAGAACTCCTTATTTTTCTTCAATTGTTTTGTTTTCTTCATTATATTGATTTAATCGTTTCATAAATTCTTTAAAGTAATGTTTTATGTCACTTTGTGTTAGTGTAAATATTTGGGGTTTGTCTTCTAGTTCATTAGCAATCCATACTTCTCCTCCACTCGGTACATTTCCAGTACGTTCCCAAAATGCGATTGCATATCCTGCGACTTGAAGGAAATAATCTTCTATCCACTCGTCCCGTTTAGGCTTTCGACTATTCTTATAGTCTATGATTAAGATTTTGTTTCCAACCATTTCGGAAGCATTATCAAGAGTTCCGGCGTAACCTCGGCCTGACCATATAAATTTCTCAGCGGCAAGTACCTTAACAACCCTATCAAAAAAATCAGGATGGTGTGTCCAGAACTTCAGAAAGAATTCCCAACCAGCCTTCAACCATGTTTCCCCTAAGGGATCCTCATTGAACTGGTTGACTTCAATATCCGTCTTTGATATGAATATCAATTGAGATAGTCGTTGATTCGGTGTACCTTGGAGTCCTTTGTATAATTCTAGAAGACGGTGCATTATAGTTCCTCGATTCATCGATAGATTTGAGATTCTATCTGCTTCCTCATGTCCAATCTTGTTTCGCCATTCATCAAGTCCACTTTGGTCTTTTGTATTTCCAAGAATTGTCGTCATACTTGGATAGGTTCCAAGTACAAGTCCATTTGTGGTTACTCTGTAATATCTACGGCCATTGATTTCTACCCGTTCAATAGATTCTTCCATTAAAACATGGAAATTATCCAATTGATAAAATATCCAACTCCTGTTAGGATTCCGGCAAATAATAAGTTTCTGACAACGGCAGTCCATGTAAAGTAATCATTGTCAGGATACAGTACAACAAGATACTGTGCACTTCCTTCAATTTTACTTATTTCAGGGTATGAAAGGTCTGAAAGTCCGTATTTGATTAGAATATCATTGATAGGTCCCAATTGTTGAAATACTATCGATTGTTGTACCAAGTCTGGTTGACCTAAAAACTCATTTTGAATTTCTACAACACCATAGATTCGACCAATCATGTCAACTCTAAGTCCGGCAGCGGTAAGTTCTGGCTCAACGGCCTTAACTGCTTTATAAAATTTTCTTGTAATCCATGCCTCTTTAAAGAATCGAGGCCAATATAATAGTGCATTTTTCATAGTGCTAATTTTTATATTTATATTCTATATTTTAGATTTGTTTCTAAATTAAAAAAGGGACCCTTTACAGAGTCCCTTTAGTTTTGGGTAGGTCAGAGGCCTTCTGCCTACCGAGACCTTGTCGTTGCCACAACAGCAGAGCGTACCAAGACACTTTGTTTTTAGAAGGTCACCAACATCACCTTCAGTGGTAGCTTTAGGAATACTTATCTATTCCAAGGTTTCGAATTCTTTTATGTCTTGTTCTGAAAGACTCAACGACTGTTTCATCGTTACCGCACGCCACTACTTGATACCTCAACGCGAACTGGTTTTAAGATTGTAGGCCGAAAGGGAGTCGAACCCTCACGCATAAGCGTCACCGTTTAAGGATGATGTGTCTACCATTCCACCACCGGCCTAAATTTACAGGATAACTGTTTGTTTGAATTACAGTCAAAGTTTTTTAGTTTGCTGAACGTATCCTTTAAAATATTGTTTTAAGCATTTTTAGCTTCAGAGATATGAGTTCTCACATCTTGAGCCAAAGTCTTAATAGTTTGCATTGCTTTACGAACTCTTGTTCCAGCAGCGCCATTTTGTTTTTCTTCAAATTTAGCAGCATCTACTCTAATAGAATCAACAGCCTCTACGATTTGATTTAATAAATCTTCCATTGTTATAGTTTTTAAATTTAGATGTTATATATCCCTTTTAAATAATGTTTCAAAAATTAGATGGTTTTCCATCAACTAAGATTGAAATAACCGGCTCATCGCTATTTGATGTTATGTATTTAACATAGGCCTTTGGGTTCTTAATGTTATCATACACTTTAATTCTGGTTGCATAATGAACCTCAACTACACTTCCACCTGGGATGGCTGATTGCGGGTTAGTTCGGAATTCTTGTCCGACAAATACTTTATTCTTTTCCATTTATTACTACTTTTCTAATTCTGTTAAATAATTTTTCAAGGTCTTCTATAGAATCTACTGACCATTTTTTGGTTTTAAGGACAAAGAAACAATCATTATCTCGGTCAATTCCAAGACTTGAACGGGCTTCGATTTCTAGGAATTCAAACTCATCAGGGTCAGATATACAATTACCATCTTGTGAGAAACGGAATGATGCCTCTTCTAATATTAATCCTTGTTCTTCCATGTTATTTCTTTTGTTTTAATTTCATGCTCTTAGGCTCACTAATAATTTTTAGGTATGATGCCTTGTCTTTTAGACACTTTGTACAATAAGGCGCATAATATTCGTCATGATTATCTTCGACTCCTCGATGCGATTTCCTGGAAACTGTGTAAAGGTCCTTGCTAGGAAAATCATCCAAGCAGTTTGTACATATTGTAAGTGATACTTCTCTTGCCATATTATTCGGTATAAAATGATTTAACTTTCTTTACATATCCTTGTTTGTAGCCAACAATAGTTCCTTCATCGTTTTCCTCATAACTCCAAGTAGGAACAGGTTCGGTGTTGAGATATGAACGTAGGTCTCGATGATGTACCTTTCCATGAATTGCATTATGCGCCGGATGTGACTCAATGAATGCTCCATCCATACGATTCCAAAATACTTTAGATTGGTGTGGACTTCCAGTCTCCCAAGGTAACCAAACCTCAACAGTATCTCCATCATAAATCATTTTGCCAAAAGAATCTCTTCCTATCCAATATGCTTTCTTATAGTGTCTAATTGTCATCTTAATTATTTTGCATAGTTACGGTCTAAAAGGTCATGCCATGTTAGTACTCCAACCAAATGCGGAAGTGAATATGAATCAGTGTTCATTTCCCAATTTCCATCAAAATTAGTGAATTGAACCATATAACAGTCCTCTAGAATTGTTATTAAACATTTATCGTTGGCCCATTTATTAGGACCAACATTCTTAAATGAGTTTCTCTCTAAGAAACGTTCCGCGTAAGGATTAACAATCTCTTCCATTTTCATATATTGCTTTTACGGTTGGAAATCTTAAAGATATTCCGCCATTTTGATTTTTTGTCTCTTCGAAGTACTGAACTGTTATTTGTTTTCCAAGAATTTCGTTAGGATTCTCGAAGTAGAATCTTTTTTGTTCGTGAGAGAACCCACTACCAACTTGAACTCTATAACCTTTATGCTCAATTACAACATTTCGCATCATCATCTCTGCAACCTCTTTACCATCTACGATAACTCTATTGACTGCATATTCGATGTCAACTACAACATATTCTGCATCGTAGAATTGTTTTACCTTAAGTACATCGTTACTACGTTTTCCTTGGTAAGGAGCATCTTTACGTAACATTAGTCCTTCCCATCCATTTTCTTTTGCCTGAACTACATGATACGTTAGCATTCTCTCATCTAATAAGATAGTCTGGGGTAGGTAGTCAATTTTGGTAAATTCTCTTTGAAAGAAAAGGTTATCCAATTGAACATTTCGGATTCCAAAGGTTGTAGTACCTTCTTTGTTAATGAATTCCTCCATGGTTAAAAGGTCAAACATATAAAAGAATGGATTTTCAATTGTATGGTCTTTACGTTTGATTTCTTTAATGATACCTTGGAAGTTTTCATTTCCATTAGCATCCAATATACAGATTTCTCCATCAATAACCATATTCTTTAGGCCTAATGAGATAATCTCAGCGTCCAGGTTCTTAAGAGTCATAAACTCATTTCCAGCTCTAGAGAAATATGTAGGTTCTCCATCTTCATTAATGATACAAATACATCTACATCCGTCCAATTTACGACTTACAAACCAAATATCATCAAAGTCTACCTTCTTTGCCGTTTTCTCATCGTAAGAATTAGCCAATGCAACATCGAATGTAGGAATCAACCCTGGAATCACTTTGTTAATCATAGATGTTGTCGAACGGGTCTTAAGGTTTCTATCAATTATATTAAAAATCAACTCCTCGTAATCCCTATTTGCTTCGATGAACCCATTAACACAACTAATTGCAGTATGTCCGGTAATGTTACGGTCATTCAAATCATCAAGCAATTGTGATAGGTTCGGATAGTTTTGTTTTACCAAGTTAGAATTCTTTTTGCAATTCTCTGAGGAGACACCATACTGTTTAAAAGTATTATAGGTGTAATTAAGAGCAAGAAGTACTGAATCGTTTTTGGCATACTTTTTAAGTACGTTTAATTTGTCAGTATTAGAGTTAGTTTGATTCGACTCAGTAACGAAATCTTGAATGTCTTGTAAGTTCATATTTGTTTTAATTAGATATGTAAATATAATCAATATATTTCAATCGGTAAAACTTTTTGATAAAAAGTTATTAACAATTTGTAGTCAGGACAGGAATCGAACCTGCAACGCGAAACTTAATTCGTCTTAGCCTACTTTCACCTGACTTCCGTTCTAATGGAGGCATCGCACCTCAAAGACTGTTCATAAACTAGTTTAATTAGCGTAGTCAGGACAGGATTCGAACCTGTATGAGTTTCTTTCACCTCCACTCCATATAGAGTTGCGTCTCTCCAATTCCGCCACCTGACCTTTTGCAATTATGGTTGATTAGACCTCATGAAGTTTATTGCCCTCCAAGCCCAGTTTCCGTAACGGCGCAACTGAATTTCAAAACCCGCTCTTGCCTCACGCCCAAGAGTATGTCGGTACGTTTTATAGATACGCACATCATCTGAGTAATCAACTCATTGTGGTCAGTGTAGGATTCGAACCTACAAGTAATGGAAGTTCCTCAACCTCTCCTCTATGTTCAGTGACTTTGCGTCCTGCCCTTTGTTTTATACTTTGGTGCCATTTCTCCACCTGACTCCTTCGCTAATGTTAAAAACTGATCCAATCCTCCTAAAAATCATTAACTTGCTACTTACTCTATAATAGGCTCGCCCGTCCCGTTTTAAATATAAGTTTACCTGAAACTTCAGTGAGTTGTTGATTGACCACTCCCACCTACTCAAGTAGTTTTTAGTAGAGAGGGAAGATTCGAACTTCCTGTGTTGGCACTGCCCACTTTAACCAGACCTCTCCTAGCTCTGCAGAGCCGTTTTATTTTTGAAATCGGTAAGGGATTCGAACCCCTATCCGGACTTACCGTCCATGTTAACCCTAGCAGGAATACTCCTGTTACACCAACCGATTAATTTACCAACCTTGGTCTTTCTTATTAACTAACAGGATTTCTCACATTAGAAGAACAAGAGCAGGGTTACTGATTGAGTGCAATGGGCGACGTCTTCCTACTGTTAACCCTTGTTCGGAAATTATGCGCTCTACCTCTCAATTAACAGCGAGCATTGGTAAATCTAAAGAACCTGACCTGACCTTCCAGATAGTACATGTCACAATTAATTTGGCGCCGTGTTATGTAGCAGGTTCTTCATTATCCATGGATTCAATTAACTCATCATACTTGCCTGAGTGATAATCTTCTACCATTTGTTGAATTCTTAAATCTCTTGATTCAACACCTTTTCTTAGTTTTTCAAGCTGTTCCGGTGTTGGATTGTTATTTACTGTATAGATAACACCAATATCATCTAATTTATCAGTAATTTCCTTAGCATCAAACTTTTTCATATCTCTTTTCTATTATATCATTACATCAACAAATTGTTTCTTCCAATCTAACCAAGGTTCAGAGGTTACTCCGAAGTGAGTTAAATATTTCCAATGCATAAACAATTTGCGTTCATTCCAATCTTTATAATTCTTAATCAAGGCATCCTGTCTGTCCAATTCTTGTTTATATGCTTCTGATTTTTTTGCAAGAGCCGTAAAACTGCTATCAAGTTTTGCAAGACGTTTTACCACTTTCTCGGTTGGAAGACCCTGTACTGCTAGAGTTACTATCAATTCCTTCAAGTTAACAATTTTATCCACCATTGAATTAAGGGTCGGAACTGTTGCATTATAAGAGGTCTTTGCAGATTCTCTTGACCTTTGAAACCCTTCAAAGTTTCTTTGTAATTCTCCGTCTTCAATGTCTTCGTTTATCAGGGCTTCTGGGTCGATTCCATAGAATTGATCGAATTGTTCTCCTCCAGGAAGAGGTGCCTTTGATGCATGTTCAGCAACTTCTATTGATTTGGCTGCTGAAAGAACTGCAACGTAACAATTAGCTCTTTGAGTTTCTAAAAGCTCTTTGACTTGTTTTTCTGTGAATAGTTTCATATTATTTTCTTAAATATTTTCGGAAATTTGTAGTTGCTCTAACGATTATATCGATTCTGCTCTCAGGGTTCATTTCCATAATACGTTCAACACAATCATAAAATTTACCAGGAGTGTATGTTGATTCTCTTTTGACCTTTCTAGTTTTGTTCAATTGATATATTGTACTTTGTCCATATCCACGATAACTTAAACCAGAATATTTACGGCGGACATATCCACTTTCATAACTTAAATAATCACACCCAGTAATTGGGTCATGAAAACATTGAGTTCCATTATTTGCCTGTCTTTCGGTTGTTAATTCAATTAGCCCGATTGCTGATGTTTTTGTCATGATATATTATTTTAAGTTAAAAAATCTTTTAAATCTGTTTTGGATTGAATAGTACTCTGGTGTTTCTGTTTCAATAACGAATCTTCTTTTTTTCTTATCTGATAAATTATCAAAATCCATCCAGTTACTAATCATATCAGCCATTTCGCATATACCAGCGCTCTTAGCTCTTATTGTAAGTAATTTGTAGAAGTCTTCAGGACTTGTTTTTGTATAATCCACTAGTGTAGAAATCTTAGGTTCTTTAGCAACATAAGGTTTTTGATTTCTTAATAATTGTGAAGCGGCAATTGCAGAATATGGAAACATAATAGTTCTTTGTTTTAATTAGATATGTAAATATAATCAATAGTTTTGAATCCGGAAACTATTTTGTGTTAAATTTATGTTAAAATTTCACAATATGTTTCGTAGTCAATATTCTTAGAAGTGTGCGAAATCTTTTTCATAGTTCGGGCTCTTTCCAAGATTCGTGCAACAATTAATTGATCAGCCTCTTGGTCTTCCGGCCAGTCATTGTATAACCATTTGAACTCCTTTATTTCGTCTAACTGCCATTCAATTGTGGCATTCATCCCTCGATTAATCAGTTCACTTCTAAGAGCATTAAACCTGAGATGGATATACAACAATTTGTCATAAAAGAATGTAACGTGTCCACTTCCAAGTGTAAAAGATTGTTGAATATTACCTAACATCGACTTTCCCTCTTTCCTGGCCCTTTTAATTGCAAGAGCATTAGTCCTCAGGATTTCTCGATACTCTGCAACAAGGTGCTGGTCGCATAATTTTATCGGTCGGATATGTGCATTAATTCGTGTCATATTAATCTCCTGAATCTACAGTATGAATTACAGTGTAGGTCTGGTCTTCAATAAGGACATCAAACCCATACTCATTATAACATCTGCCTAAGTTTCTTTGAGTTCCCGAACCAGGTACTTTGAATTCTTGCAGGGCTCGATAATCTTCACCCGTTTGTTTGTTCCATCCATTTGCGGTGCCTAAATTAATTACACCATCTTTTGCCTGTTTTACTAATTGTAGTTGTTGGTAGTTCATATTTTTGGTTTTAATTATAGTGTAAATATAAACAAAAAACCCCAGACTAAAAAATCTGGAGTGTTAAAATTATGTTAAAGTTTTGTTAACCTAAAAATTCTTCGTCTTCATCGAAATCAAGAAGATTATCCGTCTTAGTCTCTTTTTTAATCTCATTTCCATTATCATCTAAATGAGGAGCCCTATGTAATTCGTATGCTACATATATACCTACAATTACAAAATAAATTATAACTGCTAGTCCCACCATCGTTCGATATTTTGTTCCATTAATTTGAATAACAATTTTCTTGCTCGGTCATGATTAATGTGTCCGATGTTCATTGCAATTATTTGTTTGTCCTCTTCGCGACCCTTTCTACCAAAAACTCCTTCTCCGTTTAGAACCTTTTTATAAATCAGTGGATATTTCTTAAAGTAGTCATCAAAGTTCTCTTCTAATAATTTGGACTCCCAAGAAGATAGGGTTGGTTTGTCCGGAACAGGTTCAAACCAATGTTTTGTTTTGTGATAGTCGGAGTACTCAGAACTATAAAACTCGTCTTGAACCAGTCCCATTAACTTAACGCATAATCTCATAGTACGGGCATCCTCTTGGGCTCTGGTATGTAAATCTCTACGACCAATGTAATCAGCCTGTGCTGAAATTTTATGTTTCATTATCTCAAAGATATAGTGAGAATCCCAGTGACGGTCCTTCCAAATAATAGGCAACCAATACCAAACGCTTTTTATTCCTCGTTTAAATGTTGTATGCATATACCTACCATCATGATTCCACCAAATCGGAATGTATCGAAGTTTTTTTACAATCCAAGGTTTTTTGGCTCTTTCATCTGCCCATTGGTCAAAAATGTCTAATTCTGGTTCCATATCTTTATATTAATTTTAGTGCTTCAAATAATCCTTCCTCAAGGGCATCTTCCCATTTTCGGTGAAGTCCCCAATCAACTCCATTTGGAAGATTCTGCCAATCCCATTCCTCAGCTGCTAAATTCATTGGATTGCCAATAAATCTACTAATCATGTAGCAAAATTTAGGAGCGGAGGTCTGGTCAATATCTACGTCTACATAGATTTGATGTACTTTTCGCAACCATTTTTGCAATAAGGCCTGAGTCGGCGCAGAATATCTTAAAGAATCATAATCAATATGGTCATCTTCATAATCAAATGGAGACTCGTTAACAATATCGTAATAATTGCCAAATTCTCCTTTTAAATCATAAGCATTATTAACAGGTACATTAAATCCCTTTTCTTTAGATAATTGGGCTACTTCGAATGTTATATATTGTTCTTCCATTACCAATCCTCTTCGTGACTTATATCTAATGTTGTTCCAGTTTTATGGCTCTTAACCACTACTCCCATACCCATTCCATACGGGGTGAATGTATAATCATAGTGACCGTACTCTCCAAAGAGTTCTTTAATCTTTGCTTGCCATTCTTGGAGTTCCGCCTCCTGTCTTTCGGTTAATGTAAAACTTCTTGTCATAGCTCATAACACGTTCTAAGTAACATTACTACATCCATTGCATCTTCGACTGCATTGTGAGTTACCACACCATCGATTCCTGCACGTTTTTTACATTCGTCCAATCCTGGAACGCTCTCATCGTTAATCCAATCAACAAATAGGATTCCTGGGTCCAATACTCTACTACGAATTGAAAAGACTTGTTTCCATCTTGGAAGTTTCTCTAAGAATTTCTTGTCAAATCCTGCAAAGTTTTTACCAGCACATGTCAAGTAGGTTTTTACCATATTTGAACCTAAAATTGGATATGGAATACCATCGACTATTTTCATTTGTTTATTTAAAAAGTTAGGGTCTAAATCAACCAAACCATTTCTATAACAAAATTGATATAGTGCCTCTACTACCTCATCTTCATGATAAAACTTGGCTCCAAATGATTCCTCAACCAGTTTCTTTTCATCTTCGGTACGGGCTTCAGAATAGTCCTTCATCGCCTGAATTAAATCCTTGTTTAAATTTAAGGCAAAGATACTACCATAAACACTTTCGCGTTTTATAACCGCGTGGAATTTTGGTAGGTCTTCGAATGGAAGTTGATTTAAAGTGTCTTCAATCACTGCTCCTATTGAAAGGATTTGATTAAATTCAGAGTCTAATCCTGTAGTTTCGATATCGATGGAAATGTACTTCATAATCCTTTTTCTTTTTTATATATTTCTAATAGTTTTTTATAAGAATAGTTAGGAGATTTATTTACCTCATTAAATATACACCATTCTGCAAACTCAATAGCAAATTCACCTGCTAGCCTTTCATGTTCAATAGCAACTTCCTCTACAGTACCTTCATAATGCTCTTCAACATCATTAATAAACCATTGTTGGAATCTTTCGTTTAGTGTCATAATTATATCTTAAATTCGTGAAAAGTTTACAAATTCTGTCGCCTTTCTGGCATCATTGAATATCTTTAAGGCACTTTTCATGCTTACTTTTCTACCTGTTCTGGTAGTTAATAGTTCGAATCCTGACTCTTCGAATCGGTCATCAACTCCCCAAAATAAATAATAGTTCGATACCTTTTGGCCAGTCTTCTTATTATAAGAAGTCTTGTAGGTTGTTTTTTCAAACCTACCCCATTTTGGTGAAACGTATGGTCTTTGTGTTGATGCTCCAAGCGCAATTACACTTGGAAGTTCTTTGCCATCTTCTAATCGCTGGAAGCTCATTAAGATTTCTACCGTTTTAAGGTCTTTATGTACTATGAAATTTCCCATCTTATTCCTCTAGTTTTACAAATTCATATGTACCCTTAATCAAACTGTTTAGGGCAATTCCTTGCGATTCGGCGTTCGCAAATTCTTGATAGACCCCTGCAGGTACCTCAATATATCTGTAAGTCGCATGGCCAAAAACCACATAAAGGTTTTTACTCTCATACTCGTATGTCGATGCTTTAATCGTGGACGAATCATAAATGTTTGTTTGTGTTTTAATCATTTTCTTGTTCTTTTGCTACTAAATTTCTATGTTTTTCAGTAAGTGTCACTACTAATTCTTTGTAGGTGTCGACCGCGTCGTTTGCATTAACTGTTTTAGCTCTGATCAAGTCTAATGTCTTAGCATCTTTAATCATGATTGTGTCTACACTTAATTCTACCAAAATACTTCCAATTACTGTTTTCATGTGATTTGTTTTTAAATTGTTGTTTTAATTATAATGTAAATATAATCAATATGTATGATTCCGGAAAATCAGGAGTGTTAAAATTATGTTAAAGTTTATTGAGTGGATATTCATTGTTCTCGCATTCGTCCCGTTCAGGGTGCCACTGAACTGCCCAAATCCTCTTCTCTAAGTCTTGAAATCCTTCAACAGTACCATCAGTAGCCCTGTGGGTAATCTCAAAGTTCAATGGAACCCAACGACAGTGCTGGTGGTGACGTGAATTAACGGTCTTTGAATCTCCATCAATATCATATATTTGATGAAACTGGGATAGTCTAAATGAATGATCGTCATCGTCGTCAAATGTATCATTGAGATGATTTTCAGTAAGATGTTCGGATATATTTTCAACCTCTCCGCCAAAGTAAACATTTAAGAGTTGCATTCCTCGACAAATTCCAATAATTGGTTGGCCATTTTCAAGGGCACTAGTAATCCATTCGGTTTCTCTAGCATCTCTTTTAGGACTTTTACCAATATCTCCACCTCCGCAAAGTATTAATGGAGCATCGATGTTTTTACATTCGGTTCCTAAGAAATATGGTTTAAAACCATTTTCAATTAACCATTCGCGGTACATCTGCTTTTCAAGTTCTCCATATGGCGGAGCCACTAATACTTTAGGTGTTTTAATCATTAAAATGTGTTATTATAAACCTGTCGGCCTTCAGCATGTTCATCACATAGGGTTGCAAGCCAACTTCCACCTCTGAGTTCTCCTAGTTCTCCGCACTTTTCACAAGTAATATATGAGGCATCTTCAGCCAAACGGATTCGACTGTAAACATCTTCACTAACTCCATTTGTATAGAATCGTAGTCCTCCAAACTTTTCTTTAACTTGACAAATCTGTTTGTCCCATCCAAGTTCAATAAGGTCTACTATAAGTCTCTTTAAGATTCCTAGCCAACCATTATCTACGGCAAAGTAACCTCTAGCAGTAATGGGATCCCGTCCAGTGTAGTAACCATTTTCAAGTCCTCCGATGCCTTTTAAAAAAGCCTCAAAGTCCTCATCGGTCATATAGTTATTGTTCTTCATTATTTTATTTGGCTATAAAGTTTGGTTAATATTGTCTCTTTTTTACCACGGATTACCTCTTCAAGGTCTGTTCGCTGTTTCGATACTTCCTCTCTGATTCTTTTAACAGCTCTTTCCGTTACTTTTGCATTCAGATTTAATGGATAGATTTGTTTTGTGTTAACAATTTCTGCCTTTTCGGCATCGATAATTAGGTCAAGGTGAAGCGATGGTACTTGGATATAAAATTTTGCCACATCCGGATCTTTAAGAGGTGTTTCAGCCTTAGGGTGATACAACAACTTTAGAATATTTCGGTAACCTCTTAAGTCTTCCGAAGATAATTCTTGTCTAAATTTTTTAGCAAATTTAATCTTAGTTCTTCTAAACATAACCTTTTATTTTAAAAATTGTAAAATCTTTTCTTTAACACCTTGCTGTTTAATTCCTTCTGCCATTTTTGGAGTATTAACAAAGTTAGATAGTCCCCATACTTGTTCCTTTCCATGAGAATCCGCTTCTCCTAATTCTAAGTCATCAACGCAAACCCAATTGGTAATTTCTGGATGATCGGTTAGATATTGTCGAACTTCGATAGAACGCTGCTGTTCGTACATTGTTCTTCGGGTCCATTCAAATTCATCTGGTTTATCACAACCAATATATCTTTTAGTGAATGCGATAGGTTTCTTTAAGATTCCCTGTGATTCGTAGTATTCTCCAATTTCCTCTAAGTTTGCATGTAACCTCCAGTCGGAACTTACTACTATTTCGGCACAAGTCTCTTCCAAGATTTGGTTTAATACCTTAATTGCTTTTTTATCAAAGTTGTCAAATCGTATGTCAACCGGAGCTATAGTATCGCTAGTCGCTTCAGGATTAAGTTTTTTGTACTTAGCCCATTTCTTTGAACGACCTCCCCAGTTATTATCTAGGCATATTACTCCGTCATTGTCTAAAAATATTACTTTCATCCTAGTTTCTAATTAATTCTATTTTTGTATTCTTGTAGTGCTCTACTAGTTTATCTTTAAGATGTCTTTTAACTTCCCAACTTAAATCTGTTTGGGTTGAAAGCCATTTATGGTACAAATCTATTAAATTTCTGGAACGAATTATCTGTTGCATTGTAGTGCATGAATTAATCGTTTTAACTATCCATTCCTCGATTTCCATTGGTGTATTTCCTTCTGCTGCCATACTATAATTTTGTTAGTGGTACCCATTGTCCGTCTTTAAACTTATGTGGGATTCCGTTAATAGTTCTGAATTGTGAATGAGGGTCTACATTGATTTCCTCTTTCTTGAGTTTTCCAAGTACGTTTTCAAAGTCCTCTTGGGATGTCCTCCGTCTTACCGTACTTGGGTCAACTTTCTTCTTTCTACGAGGTCCATTATAATATGCCATAGTTATACAGTATGTTCGATTCTTACACGGATGCAATTCTGAGGCAATCTATGAATATGTCTATAGTTATTAATATAACCCATCATATTTGCACTACCAACTGCATTTGCAGAGTGTATTACAACATCAACAACATTAGCTCCATCCAACCATTGATTGACCAACCATTTAGTGCAATCCATTCCAGTCTTTTCTGTAATATTATCATAGTTCAATTCGTAATTGTGGTACACATTTTTATGCCATTCGGCCATTGCAGTGTCTCCTAGGTCATGGTCTAATGAAATCAAGTCAATATTTTCAAGTCCAATTTCGGTAACTTTTTCTACAAATTCATCGTAACTTCTAACAACAACCCAGTCTTTTTCAACCGGTGTTCTTACGTCATCTAAATATACTCTAATCATTTTGCGTTTGTTTTAATTTGATATGTAAATATAATCAATAAGTTTGAATCGGGAAAACTTTAACTGTTAAAATTATGTTAAAGTTTTAATTTTGTAAGTATTCCTAAACCGTGAGATTCTTCATAATTATAGAAATTAAGATTGTATTTAATACTTAAATCTTCGCATGCCTTATACACTTCTGGAAAGGACAAGGTATCATGAAAAACGGTAATTTCTGCATGTTGAACACACCATTCCCCGCACTTGTAAGTATCTTCGTATGTGTGTATAATATCAACATGAGCCATATTATATACTTCAGGATTATCTTTAATATAATCCTCGTATGAACTTCTAATAAGATTTATATTTGTAAATTCCGCAAGATTTGATTTAGTAGCCTCAAGCATATCTTCTCTTAATCCAGCGTGTATGTCTCCAACGAAGGTATCGACCCCGTCTACTGTATTAAAGTAATTTGCAAAGGCAGATGTTGAATATCCAAATTCAACGCCGAATTCGATCGCTTTTTCTGTTTTTATACCTGATCTTTTTATTAAATCTTGCAAGATTGTTGGTATATTTCCCCAAGCTGTTGGTTGTTGGGTTGCCAACTTTGGCCATTCTCTAGTTTGAGGAGTAAAAATAGTGTGCATACTTTTGTTTTTTATATATTTATTAATAGTTGTTTCAATTAGCGGAGGATATACCGATCCACATTCGAATGTAGATTCAAAGTTTGCTTCTACGGAACCTATCCAAAATTCTTCTAGGTATATATTGGTAGTATCGATTAAAAAATCAGCATTTAAGTTTCTTAAATGCTTATGGGTTGCCCACCAATAATTTCCACTAAAATGTGGATCATACCCTTCGTCATGTCGTCTGTAATTAGGGCCAATAGCGTCATATCCATCGTCTAGCATTTGGATATTAGGTAGCCAGTCGCAAAATGTAACCCAGTCACATGAATTTCTCCAATCATCTTGAAATATTTCGCGGGTAGTAACGCCCTTTGAATGAAAATAGCAATAATATCCTTCAACTTCATCTGCCATTTTTTTAAGATTTAGCAGTGTTATTTTAGATTCTCGATAATCACTTGGATATTGTGATTTATCAATTTCAATGACAGTTGGAATTATCTTTTTATAGTCTTTAACAATATCTAAAAGCCATTGAATTCTGTCTCCATGTGGCGATGCTATATGCAATTGTATTGAATCGCATGCATCGTATAAACCACCTAAAAATAACTTAGTCAATTGGTCTTGGATTATACTTTTGTAATTACCATCTAGATATGTGTGATAAAAAACAATTTTTTTCATTTCTTTAAATCTTTTAAATAGTTAACAAGTTCTTGTAGTTTGTCGGCATCTTTTGGATTAAATATAAATTCATCGAATGCTCCGTAGTTGCATTGTCTTCCAAAAATGTATTTTAATCCGTACTTAACTCGTTCCAAAAATGGTCTTTTAGTTAAATGTATATGAAAGTAACATGTTGGATATCTGTGTCCTTCAACCTCATCCTCATCATATAAGATAATAAGTTGATGGTCAGTCGAGTGACATGCACATATTAAAATTTCTTTGTCTTCAAGTTGTTTCATAAGTATTATATTTAAAAAACTAGTTTTGTTTATAAACTCTTTTGTAAGCTCCGTAAATCCAACTATAGATTATCATGATTGCACAGAAAGAATCTAAGATCGCTATAATCCATTTTACAAAGTCTGGTGTTGGGAATGTATCTGGACCTAACAATATTAATACACCAAACCCGGTAAATACCCAAACTAATCCTAGAAAACCGGCAACTATTCCTGCGATAAACGTAACTGTCGGTCCAACCAATTCCCAAATAAATTCTAAAAACTTTTTCATAATTATATTTTTTCAAAAGTTGGTTTCAGCCACATCCCATTTTTAAAGATTAAATCTAAGAATCCTGGAATATCTTGGTCAACGTCAGCAAGTAGTCTAAAACTTCTTGGAGTATCATGTTTCATCATTTTTATGATTTCCTCTCTGATTCTCTCTCCACTTACAGTTTGTTCTAGTTTCTGTAAAATGTTTGGTTGCTTCATCGCATTCCAAATATCAGCGTGCATTTGAAAATCTTTAGTGATAGTAAATCTTAGTGCTCTTAGCAAACGAAGTGGGTCATCCATTAGGGTAGCGCTAGCGTGCATCGGAGTTCTTAAAATTCCAGCCTTTAAGTCCTCTACTCCACCGAATAGGTCAATAAGATTACCATCAACATCTTCTGCAAGGGCGTTTAGGGTAAAATCTCTACGAATTAAATCGTCTTCCAATGTTCCAAGTTCTAGGATAGGTCTACGGGTTCCTTCAACATATCCAACCTCTTTACGGGCCATTACAAAATCTGCAACCAGTCCGGCGAACTGATGGTCTTTTGGAAACTTAGCACGAATCGTAAAACAATCTGGAGTACTTAAGAAGATTTCAAAACCTTGGTCCGTCATCCAGTTTGTCATGATTTGAAAACCATCCTCAACCGTAAAACCTTTAGTATCTTCCAACACGAAAGTGAAATCTATATCTTTAGAGTCCAATCCAAGGAATTTATCTCGAATACATCCTCCAACACGGTAAATCTTTGCCATAATTTGTTTGTTTTAATTATAATGTAAATATAAACAAAAAACTCCAGACCGTAAAATCTGGAGTGTTAAAATTATGTTAAAGTTTTTGATTAATCTTTGTGGTTAGTGCGCCAATCGCATCGTCTAGATTTTCAAAGATTGGAATGTTATATCGAGTACATACAATGTCGACATTTCCTTTTCGCCAAAACCCTTTAGGACAACATACGATAATATTATCTCTGACATGTAAACCTAATTCTAGGAGACTAATTGGACTCTTAGTTTCTGGAGAGAAGTACATGAAGATTATATCTGCATTTTCAAGACTATTCATTTCCCAGTTTACTTGTTGGTTAAATTGAGGATTTGATTGTTCTTGAGTCCAGCTAGCATCCCAATCATCACGTCTTGGATTGTAAAGTGTTACATTGGTATTAATGTAATTGTTCTCGATTCTCTTTTGCCAATCTTCTGCCTTTCCCATTTCTATAGAACCGGCTAAAAATACTGAACATTTATTTTCTTGGTTTTGGTACCTGCTATTTGGTTTAATTACTTGCATACTTATATTATTTTAATTGCGTTGTGTTTTTTAATTTTAAATGATTGTCGAAGTTTTTCCTCTTCTTCATTATAATGGTAACCCCATCCCAGTTTTATGTTATCTTCCGATAGTCTTGAACGGAATAGACGGTATCGATTAACCATATAGTCCTCTCCAATATATTTATAATGCAGTAGGTTATATTGATTTAATGAATATGTAACATCACCCCGAGGGGCTGCCTCATGGCATCCTGGATAGAAATTGATTTCAGAGATTTTGCTTTTATCAAATGCAATACTTTTATTATAATAATGAGTATACTCACCATATTGTAAGGTATCAATGCTAATATCTGCTGGGTCTTCGGACATATTAACCATATTCCAACCGGTAAATTTTATTATTGATGTTCCCAGTCCAGATTCATATTCTAATTGTTCTCTAGTAATGAGACCAAGTTCATCAGCATCACAGACAATATTCCAGTCGGTTTTTGAATCTTTCCAGCAATTGTTTTTAATTTCTAGATTTTTTCTATCAGAAAAATTATCTCCAGTGTCGTATTGAATAACCTCACAATTAAATTCTTTTGCAATTTCTACAGTTCTGTCCGTTGATTGGTTATTGTATACAACAATTCGGCAGTCCGGAAATGATGCTCTATAATGTTTAATAAAAAACGGTAGCATAAGTTCTTCATTATATGCTACCGTGTAAATTGTTATTTGCATTCGTGTATTGGATTTTTACAATTTCCTTTATGTGAACCCCATCGAGAACTTCCCGAACCTGCAACTATATACTCGCAACCTTCAAGAGTATAAACTCTATAGCGTTGATCGTAATATTTTGAAGTACTATCTAATTCGTAACGACTAGCACTAGTATTTTGATGTGGGTCTTTATAATTATCTGGTTTGCAACTAGTAACCATAAAGATTACTAGTGCAGCCAAAATTACTATTATTAAAGGTACTGGTGAGTACTGTCTATTCATTATAGATTAGTTAAACGTTTTCTAATTTCTGTAAGAGTTGTTTGGTTTTCAAATTGACCATTCAAATAGATAGTTTTTAACAATCCAGACTTTTCATCTTCCCAAGTACATTGGTCTTCTAGTATGTAGAAATTATCTTCTACAGCTCCAGCAACTCTTAATAAACCTTTTGCAGATTTTTTAACTCCATCATCAGTGATTGGGTCTTTAAAGATTTCTCTTCCAACTCCATCAACTTCTACATAGGTGGCTTTCATTGCAAAACCAAAAGTATCTCTAGTGTTATATTGGTATGTAAAACTTCCAACACCTAATACAATGTTTGTACTTGCAAAACCTTTTGCCTCTAATCTTGTGAAGATTTGTTCAGCACGGTCTAATGTAATACTGTCTCCGTAGATTGCTCCAATATGAGGGTCTAATACTTTATAACCTTGGTCGTTAATAGTTCCACCGAATACATCCCAAAGTAATTCAATAACACCTTTTACTTCTGGTTTGTTTAAATATTCATCAGTAGGATTAACTTCTGCTACTCCACCTAAGTAAGCAACTACGTCATTATCGCTATGAACATTTGTTTTGATTATATTAGCACCGCAAATAATATCTACAGGGTCTCCTGAGTCAGGACGAATAACTAATTTACCATCTCTTGCAAGGATTTCCTCTTTTAAGGTAACGATATGTTCAGTACAAACTTTCCATAAGTCCCATGTGTCAGAAACTACTGAAAGAATTCCTGTTGGATATGTCTCCAATAATCTACGGAAGGTTCCAATCTCATCATCTTTACTTCCAGCACACATTACTGAGTGCTCTGTTGCATTTACCGAACCAGATACAAATCCAGTTTCATTGTAATATTTACGGGCTCCAAAGATTGCAGGTAAACTATCTGAACCAGAGAAACTTGTTAAGTGTCCTAATCCTGAAGAGATTGTAGCATCTATAGAGTCCATACCTCTCATTGAGAAATCATGGGCTTGCCAATCTACGAACCAACCTTTTTCGGCATCAGTTTTTAATTGCCATTCTGTAAATAATTTACGGTAAGCATGGGAAATAGTTGCACTTGTCATTGGTTTCCATAACAAGTTAGAAATAACTGTCTCCAAGTAATTGGTAATCCAATAGAAATCTGGATGTGTGTTGTAAATTGTCAAGACAGGTACTCTCATTGGTACTGTAGCTCCTTCCTCAATCGATTTAACTGCGATTGGTAGGTAACCCAAATCATGTAGGGCTTCAAAGTGGCTAACATCGTAGTCAGTATTTAAGTACATTGACAATTCGTTTTTCATTTCGCCACAAACTTTGTCTTTTGGTTTGCTAAAGAAATCTTTGTCAAAAGCCTCGTGGATTTGTTTCATTACCATTTGTTGGCCGAAACTTACTAGTTGGTTGCAACCTTTAGGAGCATATTTATTACTACGAGGAGTAAAGTTCGAATAGACCAACGTAGTCCCTTTTGGATATTGTTGGTGATGTCCTGTTTTGTAACCGTCTGTTAAAAATAATGGGTTCATAGTATTAATATTTAGATATTGTTCTTAAATAAATTGCTTGTTGTCTAATTCCATACTCTCGGGTAAGTAAGCGGTCTGCATAATCATCACGCATAACAACCATAACATTATTAGACATTTCAGTTGCATCATGAAAACTATCTCTTCCTAGTATCATTCCTAAAGAATCTGCAAAGGATAGAATTAAATCTGCTAATTGTTTTGCATTTTTACATTGATTAACTGCTTCCCATTTTTGTAATTCTGTCATAGTGTATCTGTTTTAATTATAATGTAAATATAATCAATAGTTTTAAATCGGTAAAATTGGGAGTGTTAAAATTATGTTAAATTTCTTCAGGGTCTGGTAAACCTTCTACAATTGTAAACATAATTGGAAATGCCCATGCAAGCCTATTGGTTGCTCCATAATCTCCAGTCCAAAAGCAATAAGAACTATGTTCAATTGTCATTTCTCGGCATTCAATTTTTTGTATGGTAGTATTACCATCGTGCTTGTGTATTACTTTATAATTTCTCATGGTTTATAAATTACAACTGACACTTGCATGTCCCTTAATTCTGTTTGAATAATGTTTTTAATCCTGTTCCAATCTCCACCAGCCAGTCCGGCTCCAATTTTTGGAAGTCCAATACGTTTACCTGCAAAAGTCTTATTGATTTTACGTAGACAAAGCGCAAGTGCCTCATAATCAATTGGCTTGGCAACACCATCTTTATGGTTAGCACCATAATTGTACTGTGTGTATGAATTCACAACTATAATATCTTTAACACCTGGTTGACCTGATGACTTTGAGTTCATTGGAACTGCAACTCCGGGTTCTGTAACCGATGGATGCTTAAACCATAGATATTGGTGTTGATAATCAATAGTACCAAGTTTATTAATGTCTCCACGATTTTTGGTTTTTACCAAATGCTCGTAACCCTCGTCGTCATACTCAATATATTGAGTTAGTTCCATTTCAAATTCATCGCATCCAAACGCATCTGCCATTTGAGGCGCTATTCCGGCGCCCATAGTACAAAAACAATTACACCCATGGGTGATTACATCAAATGTACCCTGTTTTGCCAAACGGATTAGGTCACCTTGGATTTCTTGATAGTTTGTTCCCATCGCTGATACTATTTGTTCGTTCAAATATCCCATTATGCAAATCTAAATTGTTTAAGGAAATCTCTTAGGAATATGATTTGGTCTGCTTCCTCTTCAGTTTCGGCAAAATTCATCTTCCATTCATAAAATTGTTTTTCAAGACTTCTACCTCCTAGTTTTTCTTCTATAGCATCTCCTTCATAATCTGGCCAAGCAACTTTATCATATACTCTATCATCAACTAAGAAAACTACGGCAGTTAATTGGTCTCCCAAATCTGGTTCGTGGAATTCTCCAATACGGATGCATTGGTCATATAATGTAAAATAATGATTGTTAAGAGTTCCTTTGATAAAAGCCGTATTGTTAGTAGTACCTCCATTTAGAATTATAAAGGTCTTGTCTCTTCGGGCCCATGTCTGGTACTCTGGAGTCTCTGAGAATTCAAGTCCGTATTCAACAACAGCATGACCGAACTGGATGCCTTGCTGAATTGGACTAATATTGTAAGGAACTAGTCCGTACATTCTAAATTCTCTATTGTCTCTATTGTTCATCAGTTGCTTTCTTAATTTCTTCAGTTAATATCCTTTCTAGTTCGGTAGTTGCATCAATTCCAAGATGCTGAAAGAATTCTGATTCTACTACTTCTACCGTTTGTAGTTCATATTTAGAGCCTAAAATTGGGTCCTGAACTAATACTAATTGCTCTACAAATATTGTTTTTGGTTTTTTTGACATGTTATATTACGTTAAATTGTGTTGTGTTTGTTTTTTGTTCATATTCATTATCTGCAACATTTCTATGAGAATTTGTAGTATAAATGCCTTCGAAGTATTTGTTTAATTCTCCAAATCCGGTGCTAAAAATACCATGAGTTACTACTAGATAAACTTTAGCAGTTGGTCTGCTTCCTTTGATTGCTTTTGCAAGTTCAATAAAGGTTCTACCACCATCGCAGATATCATCAATGATAACATATTTTAAGTCATCGTGTTGATTCAATGTAGGAATCTCAGTTCTTAGAATATTTCCACTTCGCATATCACGGACCTTAGTTGCGGTAATAATATTTTCAATTCCAAACTTCTTTGCAACATCATAGATTTTTTTGTAGGCTCCAGCATCTGGACTTACTAAACAAATTCTGTCTTGGGCACCAATCTTATTATCAATCTTTGATAGTGCATGTTTTGCAAGTGTGTGATTATCTACCTTCTCGTAGTTATTCAAACATGCTTCTAAAACATCTGAATGAGGGTCTAATGTAATTACTGTTACAAAGTTTAAGGAATTGATAATTGGGCAAATAACTTGCTTTAAGTAATTAACTCCGCCTTCAACAAATTTACGGTCTGAACGGGCTCCTATAAAATAAGGAACATAAAGTGCAATTTCTCTGGTTGGTTTAATATTACGAACGGCTGCAGTTGCGCAAATAATCAGTTCTAAGTCTTTAAAGGTATTTAAACGTGAATTGATTTTCACAGCGTCTTCGTATCTTAATAAGTCTTTCCAATCCGTAAGGTCTACTGTTTGCTGACCGTCAGGAAATTGACTAATTTTGTATTTAATCTGTGATTTTTCTGGGTTAACCAAGTCTAATATTATCATCTGATATGTTGTTTTTAATTATATGTAAATATAAACAAAAGTTTTTAATCGGTAAAACTTTAATCAATTTATTTTTAAAACTTATTAACAATTATTCTGGCAGCAACTCGGGTTCCTGTTATAGTTTCATCAATTGACCATTCGAATAGGTCGCTCTTCATAATTTGGTCGCAAATTTCACGTTTCATTCCATACTTAACAGAATCAAGTGCGAATCCGGGTCTCATTGCCTCTCCAGCTCCATATGTTTTGTCATATTGATTCATGTATTTTTCGGATTGGATAACAACTGGTTTGCCATGTCGAATATCATATACGATATTAGTATTTTTAGACTCTTTAATAATCTTACGGCTAAACATACTATAGATTGCTCCAAGAGGTCCGGTTAACAAAAAGGTTTTTAGGTCAACTTCACGATTTAATAGTTCTTTAATCTTCATTAGCTACGGTATCTTAATTCATTTTGACGGTAAACGCTCAACACTGAACCCTGCCCGTGCGTGATTGCGAATTGGTACCCATAAAAATCATAAACCATTGAAGAGAAGTTCTCGGTTAGACCATCGATTGGGTCTATTTCAACACCTTCTTTTGATGCAATTTCCCACATTAAATTCATAAGGTGTAGGGGTCTTTCAGCGTATGTTGAGTAGTGTCTTGCATCATATTTCTCCTGCTTCACTAAAATGTCCAACATTAAATAATCAAAGGTAGAATCGTCACAAACACCATACATTTCTAATAACCTCTTGGCTCTTGCCTGTTCGATAGCGTCCCGTTGGGCAAGTTTATTAAAATAGTCTTCCATCGATTTTTGTCCTTCTGGACTCTTCATATATTCTAATCCTTGCTTAAGTGTTTCGTTTGCGTTCATATTTTTATATTTTAAATAGGTGACATGCATTAACAGAACGTCTTCTTGTTTCTGTACTAAATGATTCAGTTATCTTTCCCCAAAGACCTCTACGTTCTTGCACATTGTTCAATGTTACTTTAAGTTCATTTACCCTTTCGACAGTTCCTACAACTATAGTAACATGTCCGCTACTTTGTTGTGAATATCCGTATCTTTGTCCAATTTCAATTGGATTTCCTAGTGCGTCTGTTGCTTCCATGTTTAAATTTTAAATCGTTTCATTAACTTTAGTTTGTCAATTTCAGCACCCATTGCTTCTAATGATTTTGTATCATAGATAACCTCATTAGTTTTTGAGTCCATCATTACTCTATCATATTCTCCAGTTTCTTTACTTCTTGTAACAAAACAATAGATATTTTTTAGGGCATCTTTAAAAATACCATTATCGGTTTGGGCGTAATTGGTGGTTGTTTTATCATGGAACCATTCATGTGTTCCAGACTCAAAATATAAGCCATCGATTTCTAAGAATTGGTTTCTACTATTCATCATCGTCAGATTTTGAAGACCATTGTGGAGTAAATATTAGTGCCCATAACGGCAATCCTGAACTTGTAAAATAACATGCACCTCCGATTAAACCAAAGAATGCTATGTATATAAGTGCTATTGAAATGTATTTCATAATTTTATTTGTTATGGTTCCAATCTATTTTAGGACAATATTTATTATACGATGCTTTAACAAAACTTACAATAATCGAATCTTGTTCTTCTACAATAGGATTCCAAATTCGGTAGCCGTGTTCATCATATTTAATGTTTCGGTTTTTCCATAGTTTTGTTAAATAGTTATAAGCAGTAGCAATTCCAATTCCAAAAGAAAGTACCCATCCCATTCCTCCGATTACAATTGAATGATAATATAAGGTGTCTTTAACAGGTTCTACAAAGAGTAAACCAACCCATGATACCATACATATTAGAATAAATAAAATAAACCACGCAATAAATCCTAGACCTGCACGTTCTCCAGTCGAATGCGTTTGGCTTCTATCTAGTCTCTCCATAATAATTACAGGAAGGGATAGAATCGAATATGGTAGGATAAACGTCCACATTAGGACAAGTTTCCAGAAGTATGGACATAAGGATTCTGGCATTCTAGAAGTTCCATAGAACCATCTGTACAATTGTGCTGTGTTTGAATTGATGTTTAATTTCATAGTTTTATTTGTTAATGATTACGTGAAAGTTTTTGTCTGAACTTAGGATTAAGTCATCTACATAAGTTTGAGCCTCATTATTCGAGTCGAATGTTTTTCCAAAAGATTGTTTGTAACCTAGTCGGATTTCAACATGAGATTTATTGTAAATCCTTTTGTTGGTTTCATCAATTCGATATGATGAATAACCTTCAAAATATGATGTTTTAGTTCTATCCCACTGCCATTTTTCATTTCCTGCACAATCTTTGTATTCGTTCCAACCTGCTGGAATTGCCTTATTAGTACCAATTGGAATTCCTAAGAACATCTTAGGTGTTGCAGGAATCTCTGGATACCATCGGTAAGCCGTTTCTCTTTCTAGTGTTAAAGTAATTGATTCTACTTTGTCTAATTCAAAATAATGTTTTTGCATCTTAATAGGTATTAGTTATTTGTGTTGTTAGTATATGTGTGTCTCTTTCTTGCGACCCGATTCCTAATGATATTGATTTTCCATAAGCCATTGCTTTAATCTGATCATCTTTTTCATCAAAGATAAATCTGACAAATCCGGCTCCAGTTGCTATTTCGTTGTGTCCAACCATATCTTTATGTTGGATAGCTGCTGAGAATATGATGGCACATCCATCAACAATTACGTATTTTGCGGCGCTTAACATTACTTTACTTCTATAATGTTAGGGTATGAACTCAAAAAACCGATACGGTAACCCGATGTTTTGAAGGTATACGTAGAATCTTGTCTCAGTTTACCATACTCGTCGCTTGAATAAAAATTACCGCGGAAAAGGTCATCTTCTAATTTTAATGTACCTTTGTCAGTGTACACTAAATAATAAGAGTCGATTGTTTTTCCGTTCTGTTCGGTAATTCTCTCCTTACCTTCTACCTTTGCGGTAACTGTGTTTACGTTAGCATATCCAGTGATTCCAAAACCAATGGCCACGATAATAATTGCTACTACTAAAATTTGAATTGTTAAAATTGAATTTCTCATAATGTTTCTTTGTTAAAATTAGATATGTAAATATAATCAATTGTTTTGAATCCGGAAAATCCAGAGTGTTAAAATTTTGTTAAAGTTTAGTATCTTCTAGAATTGCTATATGCTGTATTTGCCTCTTGTTCGTTTAAATACAATCGGGTAGTTTCCATTAAATTACCTTCTTTCATAAAACCTAGTGCATTTTCTCTAATGTTGGTTTTACCTTTTTGTATGTAACAAATAGGGTCATATTCACCATATTTCATTTTAGGGTATTGTTCCTTAATCTCCTTGATTTTCTCATCAGAATATTTTGCCTCATATCTTCTGGCTAATGCCAAATCCAGGACCATTTGAAGATTTTGTGATTCGTCGGTGAATTGAGGGTCTACTCTATCTCCTCTATCTTTATCAGATGCTAAATAATTCTCTTTGACAATTTTGTTTTGAATAGGATATGATTTGATGTTATACTTCCCATCAGGGTCTTCGTATGCAAAGAAGGCTCTTTCAGGAGTTTCATTAACATAATAGAAAGTTTTGCTATCACTTCTATAACCATAACTTCTAGAATAGCCGTACGTTGCAATATTAAATGTACCTAAGTACACCATTACATTTCCATGTTTACATATTGCACTAATAACTCTATCACCTGGAGTCAACGCTCTAACACCGTAGGTTGCAGCCTCCTCTTTCTCCTTCTTGTCATGTATCATCTCCATGTAATCCAATGTATCGGCGCGGACAAGGACCATCGAACCTCCGACCATTACCTCTTCTACGAATGTGATTGGATTCTTAATAACACCATATTCTAATTGGATAGTGTCTAATGGCAATTGATGGAAATCAACCCAAATATCTTTTGGTAAGTCTGGGTGACTTAGTTGAAACCCTAATTGGTTCCATTTCATGATTTTTACGTCCGTCATCGGGTCATTTTTGAAAGGCACTGTAGTTTTGTCCTTTGTTTTACGAACTCTCTGTCCGATATGCACGTCTTTTAGTATTCTGTAGTTACAATTCATATTTTTTAGTCTAATTGGTTTTCGATTATGTCAAACGTTTTTCCAGAGCAGTAGCTTGTAGCATAGTGGTAAGCTTCATCATAATCAGTAAAGCTCTTAACATCATTGAAGAATACTCCGTCATCTGGATTAGAAAAGTACGGTAAAACTGTGTAGATTGTCATAATTGTTTGTTTTAATTATAATGTAAATATAAACAAAAAACCTGACATGGTAAAATGTCAGGTTAATTATTTTTAAAAAGTTATTAACAATTTATTTTAAGCCATACATAGTATTAGCTCCACTTGCCAATTGAGTTGTAGGAAGTGCTCCATCCCATCTCTCTATCCATTGTTGCTGTAATAACATCGGAGTCAAGGTCGATTGTCTTAATTTATTAGACTCTGCTTCTGCTCTTGCGTTTGTTAACAGGGCTTCAGCGTCTCCTTGTGCTTTTGCTACTTTAATTTTAGCTTGAGCTGTCGCAGTTTGTACTTGATTCTCTGCGGTTAGGGCTGCCTGAACTGCGTTGTTCTTAGCATTAATGGCATTCTTAAATGATGTAGGATATTCTAAGTTAGATGTAAATTGATTAACTATAAATCCTTCTTTAACAATCTGCGCTTCTAATAACCTTCTTACTTCAACTTCGAAAAGGGCTCTATTTGATATTAATTGTTCTGCTGAATATTTATTAGTTGCAAGTCGGAATGCGTCATATATTGCCGTCTTTAAGAAACCTTCCTCCAATTCTGGTAAGGTTCTACGATATTTGGCAAATATTGAAGGTGCTTTGTCGGCTGCTACTGAATAGTTTAAGATAGGTGCAACTCGGAACTCCGAACCATCTTTTGTATTTACAGTAAATGAATTGTCTCCTTCCTCTGAGTTCTTATATTCTTTATGTTGAATAAATGTTGGAAACTCATAAATCTTTGTTGTAACAGGATTAAAAAATACCCATCCTGTGCATGCTGTTACATTATTGACCCCTTTACCTGAGCCATACATGTTAACCTTTACTCCTACATGTCCTGCATCAATTACTTCGCATGAACTAAACATTGCGAAAATACCTACTACTACTGCTAAAATAATTCCAATCGATTTTAATCTCATTTTTTTTGTTTTAAATTAATTATTTGGTTTTTGTTTATTACTTACTTTTTTTGCTCCACATTTACATGTAGTGCATTCAGAGTCTTTTTTGTTCTTTAACTTTATTAAATAGTCAGCTATAACATATACGGCACTTCCCCATATAAAAATTACAATTGCTAGATAAAAAAGTCCCAGAAAGAAGAGACCATCGTCCGGTGCACTTAATAGTTCAAATGCAATTTGTTGGAGTTGAAATACTCCGGCGATTCCGATAAAGATACCAAGAATCATCAAGAAAAATTTAGAAAATGTATTCATAGTTGTTTAAAATTAAGAAGTTGCCGCGTCATTATGGTGGTCAAATTCATGGGTTAATAAAGATTTTATAGGTCTATTGCCAATTAGTTTCAAAACTTGTTGAATTGTGTATGGCTGAAAATCAGGACTTCCATCGATTCCAACATCCATCATTCGGCCAGGTCCAACTTTAAACTGGTGAGGTGTGTGAATATGTCCGTGGATGTGCATAACTCCCTGTCCCATATCTTGCCAACTAGCCATAGGGTAGTGACTCATTACGAATCGGTGTTTTGCACTTGGTCCGTTTTTAACCAATGGAGGCATAACGATTGTAACCATTCTTTGCTCATTTACTGAGGCGAAAAGGTCTTGAACATCTCCACGGTTTGTAAGGATATGATGGTCGTGATTTCCTAAGAAAAGGTGGATATTTTTACAGTTTAATTTGTTTCTAAATTCTACAATAGAATCAAAACCACCAAAGCTCCAATCACCCAAGTGAATCAGGATGTCGTTTTCCATAACCAACATGTTTATATTGTCCTGCAAGTCGATGTTCATCTGGTCCAATGTCTTGTAATCCCTAGTACCTCGGGCACCATCCCATTTACTAACTCCTCTACAAATATTTGTATGGTTGTAGTGAGTGTCTGAAGTAAAAAAGACTCTTTGTCCTGGGTTAACTACTATTTTCATAATGTGTTTGTTTTAATTTGATATGTAAATATAATCAATAGTTTTGAATCGGTAAAACTTTAAGTGTTAAAATTTTGTTAAAGTTATTAACAAAAAAAGAGGAGCAATATTGCTCCTCTCCTGTATTAAATGTATCTTTTAATTAGTCTTTAGAACCGTAAAAATATGTTACTGTTGCTGGGCTAACCGGGTCATTATTTTTAATATCGATTTTGAAACCTGCAATGTCTGCTGCATAAATTGGTAGGAATGTTGCATTTCCAGATAGCAATCTTGCGAAATGTATGGTAACTGTAGGTGCGCTTTTATGTGTTAAATAAATATCAATTCCGAAGTTTGAATTAGTACTTGCAGATTGACAATATAGATAAATAATTCCAAAATTTCCAGATTGTTCGTTAGTTTCTAATAATACTTCTGTAGCAGATGGCTGAATTTGATTAGTAATTAATGATGTTGAATCGCCATTAATAGTCTCAGTATCTGTTGATTTTATTGACAATGGATTTGGGAAAAGAGTACTTGAATCCAGTGTTATTGTTGTTTTTAATGATGCCATCTCTTTATATTATTTTTTATTTATGCAGGGTTTTCTGGAGTTTCTTCTACTACTGGAGTTTCTTCTACTACTGGAGTTTCTTCAACTACTGGAGCAACAGGAACTTCTGCTTTTGTTTTAAGTGGAAGAGTTGCTTCAAATTTTACTCCGTAAGAGGTTACTGCCTCGGTTCCAACTAAATCTTTTCCGTGCGCTGTAAGTTTAACATCAACTACCCCTTCTGGAAGATTTAATTTGGCTTTCACTGATGTGATAATTTCATCTGCAGTGTATGTTTCAATATTAGCCTCTGTTGATAAACTAAAAGCTCTTTTTTTAACGGGTTCTTTTTTATATTCAGAAAGAAGTTGTACTCCTTTTGAATCTTTCTTTTTATAATTTACATCTACTGTTTCGTAGATGTTTGCGTTAACTGTATAGTTCATATTTATATGTTTTTGTTTTATATTAAATTTTAAAGATTACCACCAGCCGTTGCTATCAAAAGCATAATTGTATCCATTAGGATGGGTTGTAGTTAACGAGCTTAGCAATTTCCCAAATTTATAATGAGTATAGTTACCATTGTTGTCATAAAATACCCAGTAATTTAATTTTCCGTAGTTAGTATAATTATCATAATTTGGTTTTTCAGTATCGATTTCATATAAAAAACTAAGGTTAAGGTCAAAGACACGAACTTTCCAATTAATATTTGAGGTTTCCTTATAGGCTAAAACTACTGTTTCGGTGCTCATGTCTAAATTCCAACTGTTTATGTTTCCAAGTTTAAGTAATTCCTTTTCATTAGCCGCAGCTCCTCTGGTTATCATTCTACAATATAAGGTGTCTAATGTTGAGGTGAATTGAGGTCTAACTAATAAAATTTTACCAGGACTTACAGGGTATTGGTCACCTTCAGAATTAGCGTTCCAATAACTTCCATTAGTAAATGTTGGAAGTAGTGTCCATTTTTTAGTAGAGGTATTAAAGTACCACTCTTTGTCAGCAGCGTAATCTACGGCGATCAATGTATTAAATTCAGTAGACCAGTCATCATCATTACTGATTAAAATTTTGTCCAGTACCTTTGAATCATAAACGGTTATTTCACGAGTGTATGGTGAAACAGTATCAGGTCTAAGCCATAATGCACGATAATCTCCAAAACAATCCGTATTATAATTTGAAGCATCATAAGTACTTAAATCATTAATAAGGTTAAAACGGGTTGGTTCAACTCCGGATGTAAAACGAGTTGCAACCAATGGTCCACTTAAGTTACTATCGCCTGATAGTAATATAAAATCTTTATCAGTTGCATAGATTTTGGTGTTCCAATCGTTACTTGTATAGAAATTGTCTTCAGTATTTGGTACAATATAATTTCTTTGTTCCAAATCATTATTGATAATATAAGTTACTTCAAGGTCTCCGTCAGTGTCTGTATCTAATAAAAGACTGTTATTGACAAAATAATTACCATGCAAAATAATTGCAACTGATTCTGGTTTGTAGTCCCTTCCAGCTCCAGTGTGATAAGTATTGCTGATAACTTCATAAGCGTTATGATTTGAAGTCCAAGTTAGGTCCTCTCCGATAAGTTTTCCAGTAAGTTGGTTGTAGTTCAAGAATATGAAATCTCCAGAACTGTTATTTGTGTATACCACTTGCATTTTACCCGAACCATAGAAATAGTAGTCACGCTGTGTCATTTCAATATTATTAAAATCTACAGTTTTAAGAAGTGTACCATCAGTGTTGAATATTTCTAGAGTTTCTATAACATCGTATGTATTTCCTTCGGTTAAAGTTTCAACTACAATAAAGTTACCGTATGAATATACGTAAGAATTTGTAAAATTGGTGATTGGATTGGTGGTTTTGATTAAGGTTTTATTAGCACCTTTAATTAAAAATACGGCTTCATTTACTGTTCCATTATATCCTTCAACATACACAGTAAAAGTTCCATCAGCAGTACAGTTATCCCAGTTATTTTCAACGTAGATATTACTAATACCTATAAAATCATGTTGATAAAAGTTATCACCATCAAAATAGATTGCATGTCCATCATCTCCGTCATACCAAGTTATTAAGTTGGCTCTTCCATCTCCATTGTAACTGTTAAAAGTTTGATTAATATTTTCAGCACCGATTATAGAACCTCTACTATTTACAAAAACAAATATATTGTTTCCGGCATTATCAAAAAATCTCCAAATATAACCCTTTCGATTAACAACTGCTTGAATTGTCTCATTTGGATAGTCAGTGTGGTTAATTGTAGTATCTACTATTGATCCGTTCATAAATATATTAGGCCCTTGTCCAGGGATTGCCGTATTAGCGTCTAATGTAAAATATTTCCACGTAGTACCAGAGTCTTTGAATTTTACAAGCACATTTTCTCCAACATCTTCTCCTCGACTTCCAGTAAAATATTCTAATTCTGCAGTTCCATTTGTTGTAAATGCTCCAATACCGTTACTTCCAAAAGGACCCTCGTTTTCATTATATGTATAAAGAGGAACAGCGGCAAATTCTCCAGGAGAAAGAGTGATTACGCCTCCACCAGTTACAATACCAATTATATTTTGCTTTGGGTTTGTTGCAGTTGATTTAACATAAAGGAATGAACCTCTAGATCTACCACCGCCTAATGGAATTTCTGTAGGATTAGTATTAACTGTTACCTTGCTCATAACAATATTATCTAGTAGATCGTTGTTATATGAAGTGGTAAATTTAACAGGTGTAGATTGATCGGCTGACTCTACACTTAAAGTCGTTTTAAATATTGACATACTTTAACTTTTTTTTTATTTAAAGTATATATCCATTTAAAACGACCATATTTTAAATTATAGGTCCAAACTATTAGGGTAATACAATAAGGTTGGGTTCCTTTTTTGTATGTCCAGGTCGGGATATTTCTCTTTAAACTTTAACACATTGAATTTCTTAGTAATCAAGTGATGTCCATTCTTGGTTGGGATAATAGCCTCGATTTTTGACTCTCCAAATGGTCCGCATTCATGGTCTATGTAGGCCATCATTATAGGACTGGCTTCCATAATATCATCAACATCGATTATCCATCTCTTCTCTCCGGTTTTGATTTGTCCTACAACCGAATCGAATAGACCTTTTTGGTTGTGTTGACCATTTTGGATACGTTGAGCCAAGTCAACCATCATACTTAGACTTACATCGAAGTGGTTTTGTTTTTGTACGTGGATATAGGCTCTGGCTTTAAACATTTCACAAAGTTGAATAACCTCATCCCATCTTCTTTCAAGGTGGTCGATACTCTCAATACAATAAGTCTTAATAGTCCTTACTGATTGGTGATTATCTCGTTCTTCTGCTGGCTGGTCCTTCTTGCGTTTAAAAACATAGAGCATATAAAAGTCTCCTTTGTTTTCAAAGTTTAGGAGTGGTTTGATTATTTCTAGGTTGTTTATCATTTTAATATGCGATTTTGTCCTTTGGAACTTCAAGTCCATTTAGGGCGTTTAATAATATTTGTGTTCCTTCCTCTACATCAGGTTTAACACTTCCAGTACATCTCTTAGAGAATAGTTCGTCAGAAATATTAGTTCTTCCGGTAGAAGTAGCACTTACAGCCTTCATATACCATGGATTTCTACTAGGTCTCATTGTTAAAATGGCGTACCATTTATTATCACTGCATTGTACTAATACTCCTTCAACACTTGTTGTGGATTTTAAGGGCTTTGTTTTAACTACGGTAATTTCTACTTTTTCAGACATATTGTTTGTTTTAATTATAATGTAAATATAAACAAAAAACCCCAGACCGTAAAATCTGGAGTGTTAATGTTTTGTTAATTTATGAATGTTACTTCATTAGTAACCGGGTCCCAATCGAATGTTACTGGTTTGTTCGTGTACTTATACTCTTCATTCAAGATTGAAGCATTAAAGAAATGAGTTCCATTCAAGAACTTATAACCATAACTACCGTGAATATGCCCAAAAACATGTATCTTTGGTTTAACTACATCTACTCGTTCTCTCAATAAGGCGCATCCTAAGAGTGGCTCATTATATGGAGGTCCACTAATATCCAAAATCTCTTGAGGTGGTCCGTGAGTGATTAATATATCAGTGTCTTCCGGAATGGCTTCCCATTTGCTCATTAATCCTGGTCCGCCTTTCGGAAGGTTAAAAGCCCAGTCATAGAACCATGGCTGCCATGGAGTACCATAAATAACTGTTTGTTGGTCATCCTCGTCCCATAAATCAAGTCTTTCGTCTTGTAAATATGTAATGCCTTTATAAGAACTATAAATCTCTCTTGCATCATCTGGAAAATCCTCAAAGGTTCTATCATGATTTCCGGCAATAAATATCTTTTGGTCATAATGCTCAAGCGAATTATACCAGTGACAAAAATCTTTAATGTCATTTTTATTATAACCAGAGTTCATTAAATCCCCAGCATGAAGTAATAAGTCTCCACCTGGAAGGTCCAATTTAGGGTCTATTAAACCGTGCTTAGTATGTGTGTCGCTAATTAATGTGATTCTCATCTTATTTTTTATTTATTATAATTTGGTCTATAAAGTCTCCAGGTTGCAGTTCAACATTTTGAAGTATTAAAGCTCTTAGCATCTCTTCGGTTATTTCCAAAGTTCTTTCTACATCTTGATTGTCTTCATACTCTTGGTCTGTCCAATCCTCGTTGTCTATAATGTACTCAAGTACAATTTTTACTTTGCTCATTTTTTATATTTTAAGTAGTTTATAAATTCTATTATTGATTTTTATTAAATATAAAGTATTGGGCAGGGATTCAAAAAAAATAGTTTCTTCATTTTTTATTCTACTACTTTTAATCAATCTTCCAGTTAAATCATAGACTTCATAGTCTATAGACTCATCAATTCTAGAATTCACAATTATATTATTCTTAGTAGGATTTGGATAAATAGTAACTTCGGAAATTAAGTTATTTAGTAAATTTAACTTAGGTTCTTCATCAGAAATTTGTATCCCTTCAGGTGCTACATAAAATATTTGACCAATACTGTATTCATATTGACCAGATGTTAGTATAACCTCTTGTGAGTATGTTGTTAAGTAAAACAGTAAAATTAGATATTTTATCATAATTTTATATATTGTCTTTTAAATCTGGTTTGTTTCTCATTCAGGACTAAAATATATCGAGTGCCTAGAGCGGTCTTATATACTTGGTACCTTTCATTATCCGTATAGCACCATTCATTAGTGTAAGAGTGTTTATAGATTCTCTGCTCTACAGAACAAGAGGTTAATAATAGTAATACAAGTAAAAGCAATAATTGTTTCATATCTTATTTATTTTAAAATATTGATGTTGCCTGCATTCTTTACACTGGAGAGTACATCCATACTGCGGCATATTAGCTCTATGAAATTCGTAACATTTCCATTTGCGCTTTGCTAGTAACTTTTTAATTCGGACCTTTTTAAGCGGTTCGATAACTACAAATCTTATAAATAATCCTGCTGTAATTCCTAATAGTCCAAATATAACTTCTCTCATAGTTTGCTTGTTTTATTTCTCTTTTCGTATGCTAACTCTTCTCTAAGAAGTTTTATTTCTTTTGCATCTTGTTCTTGTTGCCATTTAGCACCTCTTTTGAATCCATCTCTAGCTGCAGTTATTTCTTCTCTGTTATAATCATCACTTCTATACCATTCCTTAATTGGAAATTCTAGTAATGATGCCTTATCAATAGTTTCTTCAAGTGTTTCTTGTTTAGCATTTTGGATAAACCTTTCCATTATTTCATCTTTGGGAAGGTTTATTGAATATTCAACCCTCTTTCCATAACAAGTTTCGCATCCACGACCTTGATGCAATGTGCATGTCATGTCTGTAAAACAAAGGTCATCAACTCCATTACATCGACCGCAGCATCTGCTCTTTTCTACTGTTTCTATCTTTTCACAATTTTGATTCTTAATATACCATTTTAAGAATTCCTCTGGAATGGCCTGAACCCCTTCATTAATAAGAGCAGTATCCGTTGTTAGGATAATCCTTTTCCATTCTCTTCTATCAATTAAACCTTGAGCATCAACCAGCTTTGGACTGGCTTTCATTACCTCAATCCCGTCTGTAACGTAATCTCCTCTATTAAATTTACCATTGGCAGTAATATAGAGCTGCTGAGTACTTCTTTCAAAGGCCCTAAACAGCGAAGTATATTTGCTAAGAGTTAACTCAGAACTATTACCTAGATAATATAATCTGCTTGGATTCGGTGTTGCTAATAAGTGTACATTTTTCATAGTTTGCTTGTTTATTTTACCCAAAGGCTTAAAGACTTAAGTTATATTCAATGGGTAGGTTTTTGTTTCTTTATTTTAATTATAATTTATAAAAAGCTAATAATTCTTTAGATTTTTTAATTTGTTGTCTCAGTTCTTCCATTTTTGAGTGAGACAACTCTGACATGTCATACAATGCTTGCATCATCACTATTTGATTTTCTAACATTAATATTTCTATTGCATTCATAATTTTCTTTGTTTTAATTAGATATGTAAATATAATCAAAAACTTTTTATCAGGAAACATTAATCCCAAAAAGTTATTAACAATTTTACACAAAAAAGCCCGGCATTAACCGGGCTTTGAGAATCTACTTGTCGAAAAATAGATATTGTTTCCATTCGTCTGGAATGTTTTCGATATGTTTCATTAACATAAGGAAATGAGGTCTTCTGGGTTGCGGAATGGTCTTACCGTACTCTTCCAGACTTAAGTCTGCTTTTTCACCATTGCATTTTTTGCAGGCAGTGGTAAGATTTTCCCAGGTGTTAGGACCTCCTTTTGATTGGGGAATAACATGGTCTATTGTAAGTTTCTTTCTGTCGGATTCTTCGCAATAAACGCATTTATGGTTGTCTCTCTTAAAGACATTTTCTCTGGTTAGAGGAACGTTTCGGTGCTCAGTATAAATGTACTTTTGTACTTTTATAATCGAAGGCTTATAGATTTCAGCATCAGGGTCGCATAGACCAAATTTACAATCATGCTCCCAAATCACTTTTGCGTTTCCCTTATACACTATTGAAAATGCTCTAAGACTACTGATAACACTTCGAGGCATATAGCTCGAATCGATTACTAATGTTTTGTTAAAAATGTTCATGATATTAAATATTTGCGGAGAGCAGAGGTTACGATCCCCATCCGGTTCTCCCGGACCAACTGTTTAGCAAACAGCACTGAAGCCACTTCAGATTACTCTCCAAGTTAATTGCGGAAGATGACGGATTCGAACCCCCACACCATTTTAATGATCGACGCATTTCAAGTGCGCTGCCGGTACCCAGACTCTTTCGGCTTAATCTTCCAATTTGTTTGTACCCCTAGAAGAATTCGAATCTCCATTTAACATCTTAGAAGGATGTTGCATTTCCATTTATGCTATAGGGGCATAAAGCCAATCCCGTAGATTGGCCGCTCGGCTTTAGGTACCAAGTTTGCAAGAATAAATCTCTGACCAGGACTTATACCCTCTGGGTATCGTCGTGTGTTTCCGGGTTTCGAACCCTGTTCTCTACATTCACAGTGTAGCACTTTACCGATTAAGCTAGAAACACCATATTAGTCTCGAATAGTGGAATCGAACCACTGCCCTTTGCATGTAAAACAAATACGCTACCATTACGCCAATTCGAGTTTTGAGAGGGTTAGGTATGGCTCACCTCTCCGTGACTGACGTCCTACCTTAACAGTCTAATTGTTCCCCCGGATGGCCTCGAACCATCTACCCCTCCGTTAAAAGCGGAGTGCCCGTCCACATGAGCTTCGAGAGATTGTATTTTGTTGCGATAAGGAATTTCGAAATCCTGACATCTCCAATATGAGCGGAGTACTCTTCCTCTGAGTTATATCGCATTTTTTAATTTTTCAAATTCACTTAATACAAATTTTTCATTATATCTACCAGAATCTTTAATTATATAAGGAACATATCCACATTTAATTATTTCTTGGATTTTTATCCTATCTCTGTTTTGGACCTGTTCTAATGAATGATTTTTGGTAATTTTTTCATAGTGCCATTTACCATTCCATAAAATAGCAATTTTTATTGAAGGTATTATAACGTCTGCATCCCATCCATTAAATATACATTCATTTGTTAAAATATTTTTAAATTCATTTTGACATAATTCAGCAAATAGTATTTCATTTTTGCTTCTTTTATTTTGAGATTTAGCGCTATTTAATCCACCTCTTCTACTGTATTCTAAATGATTAGGATGTGCAACTGCACATGATTTAGAACAAAATTTAGAATTTCTTTTGTGCCATTTTACCGTAAATTCATTTTGACATGACATGCAACATAGTTTAACGTCAGGGTTTGCATTGGCACTTATTTTTTTAGAAACTTTTTCATTAATTTCTTTTCTTTTGGCTTTAGTACTAAAACCTCTAGAACATTTTGTTGAACAGAATCTGCCAGAACCATAAGTTCCTTCATGTTCGTTGTTGCAATTTTCACATGTTTTCATATTATATATATCTACATATTATTCGAACTTTTAAATTTGCCTTAGTAGTCTATGAAGGATTCGAACCCTCATCTTCCGATCCGTAGTCGAATGTTACTATCCGTTGAACTAATAGACTAATTGTGTCCTTGGGAGGGATCGAACCTCCATATCTCTCGGTTATGAGCCGAGCGCCTTCACCAATTTAGCTACAAGAACCTTACAGCACGGGTGGAGGGATTTGAACCCCCATCGCTGGTGTTGGAGACCAGAATGCTACCGTTGCACTACACCCGTAAATATGTAGGATATCGCTTAACCTACCAGGTTTTACCCATTAAATCATATTAAATGACCCAAGACGATTTTTTTGTAGATATGGGCAGAATTGAACTGTCCGGCACGTCCATGTTCCTTGCAACTGCGAAGTACTGAGGATTGCTCTACCACTGAGCTACATATCTGACCTAGTTGCGATTAGAGGAGTTGAACCTCTGGAGGGTATATCTACCGATACGGCTCATGAGACCGTCTCTGACCAACATCGCATTTTAGAGCCACGTAACAGGGATCGAACCTGTCTACCGAATCTTGTCAAATACTCTCATCTTGTCGACCTTTCAGAGGCATATTCTATTTAACTCTTCATGATTTTCCACCTTACGTCTAAAGTGTTCCATACATAACTAGTTAAAAGATCCAGTTGTCACCATTGACTACGGACATTTTGGTGGACCCTGTAGGAATCGAACCTACTCCTCTAGTTCTTCAGACTAGCGTACGCACCAGCTATACCAAAGGTCCATAAAAGTATAATATCCGTTATAATACCGACCCAGTTTCCCAGGACCAGGTTGGATTCGAACCAACATCTCTTTTTTACGTGGGCAGCAGTGGACTCGAACCACTCCCTTTAGAGACCGATTTTACAGACCGGCTGCCGTATCCGAACGACTTTTGCTACCCTTATTGTAGTGATATTAGGAATCGAACCTAAAACCTCTTCGGTATCAGCGAAGTGCTCTAACCAATTGAGCTATACCACTAGTTGATTACCATCTGACTCTTTTCGAACTTTGCAGGCTCGTATCATTCCTTAATGGTAATTTGCTCTTCCCCTAGGACTCGAACCTAGATAAAATGATTAACAGTCATCCGTAATAACCTTTATACGAGAGAAGAATTTTGAGGACCCTGAGAATTTCGAAATCTCGACCCGTTGCCTAACAAACAACCGCTCTGCCTCTGAGCTAAAGATCCAATTTAGTCTTTTGCTTACCTCTAAATAATTTACTTTGCCAACCGGGCCTTAGTTCCCGGCGCTTACCAATCATACTGGAGTAATTATTCCTTTGTTGCGGGTGAGGGACTCGAACCCCCGACCTTAAGCTTATGAGGCTCACGAGATACCAACTTCTACCAACCCGCTATTTGTTTCCCTTGAAGGACTCGAACCTTCATCAACTTACGTTGAGCAACCACATTCAATAGTGGTCCATGTTTGCCAATTTCACCAAAGAGAAAACTACTAAATAAATTTCGTCTGCAAAGTACTCTTTATCATATGTAGTAACCTTATAGTCCCGATAGAATTTGCAGATTCTATACTTGCCTATCCAGTTTGTTGCCGAGATGACGGGACTCGAACCCGTGACCTTCGCCGTGACAGGGCGACATTGTTACCAACTCTACTACACCTCGATTATTTTGCGGTCCCGGAGGGTTTCGAACCCTCATTTTAGAGCAGTGACAGTGCAATTCCCCGACCAATGGGGCTCACAAGACCTTTTGTGGAGCTACCGGGATTCGAACCCGGAATAACAGAATGCAAATCTATCGTGATGCCAATTTCACTATAACCCCAAATGCACTTCCTCGACTGTTTAGTGCGAACCAACGTAGTATTGCGTATGGGATTCGAACCCATGCCTCATCATAGAAAGTGATACGTGTTTACCCCTTCACTAACGCAACATTTAGAGCCTCTACAAGGAATCGAACCCTGTTATCTTGTGTACAAAACAAGCGCATCACCATTTATGCTTTAGAGGCAAATCAATTAAAGTGGGTGTTTGAATCCCTTCTCCGCTTTATCAGTGCGGTGCTTTACTACTAAGCTAACTTTAATCCTTGTACCCAGGGAGGGATTCGAACCCTCAATATCTAGTTCCTAAGACTAGCGTGTCTACCGTTCCACCACCAGGGCAAATCTAATTCTATGCTCACAATATGTAGTTCTATGAATTAGTAACAATCTCATCTGTGTCTGGATAGCAGGATTCGAACCTGCGTGCTCTAGCGTCCAAGGCCAGCGAGATAAACCGGGCTCCTCTACATCCAGAAATTATTTGTTGCCTGTGGAGGTAACGATCCTCCTCCGATGCTGTCAAAGAGCATTGTACTACCTTTATACGAACAAGCATTATTTCAAACTTGGTTTTTAACTAGGTTTCGGAGCGCATCACTTGTATTTTCAAAGTAACGGAACATTCTTAAAGCTTATTGAATGAACTGCCTAATTAAATTTCCAGTATCACCGCGAGGAGGTGTTTGATTGATACCGCTGAGCTTCGTTATTCTCCGGAGAATATTCTCCTTTGGATATTCGTTTCATGCTACTTCTATGTTTATCGGCCGATTCCATATTTTCGCCATTATACAATTTATTTCTTTTCGTCATCCCCTACTGCCCACTTGGATGCGGTTACGAAAGCGTTCCAGTCTGTTCACGATACAATTTACAGTACCTCGAGAGCGATTTCCCGTTAAGAACCGATACTTGTGACCGGCAATCAATTTAGTTATCATGACAGGATTCGAACCTGCGATTGGAAGACTATTACCTCTACCCGTGCTAACCATCTACACTACATAATAGCTACACTGTGGTATATCAATTTAATACCCTTAATATTTACTCAATGACGAGCAGTATAGTTTGAGCAGATAGGGAGAATCGAACTCCCATCTTTAGATTGGAAGTCTAAAGTAATGGCCATTATACGATATCTGCAAATTTGGTTATCAGTATGTCAAAGAACCTTTGTTCTAATTTGTTATGTAAATATATAACAATTCTTTCAATCGGTAAAACTTTAAGTGTTAAAATTATGTTAAAGTTTTAATTTGAGTCTCCGTACAGAATCGAACTGTATCTGTAGCGTTTGCAATGCTACCGGTCGCCATAACCATCAGAGACATATAAAATCAAAAAAGGACCAATCATTTCTGAAAGGTCCTTTTGAATATTTGTATGTTAATAGAGTTTAACTCATATTAACTAATTTTGTTTCAAAAGAACCATAATGCTTCCAATCCCCATTATTTCTATAAGAGGCACATATCGGGCTACCTGTCGTAAGGACTGGTTGTTCCATAAAAATGATATGTTGTTGAATTGCTTGCATTGTAATTGTTTTATTTGTTCTAATCTATATATAAGATTTAATTTTCTTATGTATATTATAGTATTATATATCTTTTTGTTTCATGAAATTCAATGTAAATTCCATTTATTTTTTATTTATTTTTAGATGATTGGTTTTCAATTGAAAGGGCTTTGATATGTTTACAATCTCCTCTTCGGAAGCTCGATGCGGGACAATTACAACTCCAAACCCCTCTCTGAAACTTGACCAAATATTCTGACTTTCCGTTTGATGATGGTACCTTAAATTCTAGGTCCACCTGTGGTTCAGCCTTCAATTGGGTTGGAACTATTGGTTTCTCAATAATTATACTGTCATCGAACTCTACATCATCTCTAGTTGTTCCCTCATCTACAGGAATCCAACCCGGACATATATAGGTACCAAACATGGTTCTCATAATTCCAAAGTCTTTAAAGACCCGGTCTCTAGGTATTTTATATTTAGCCATTATCTTTCTAGGATTACGAATTCACCGAATGCATTATCAAATGCTTGTAAGAGATTCTCATAGTCTCCGCTCATCATTTCGTTTATGAGTGCTTCACCTCTATCTTTCCATCCTAACTGGGTTGCAAATCGTTTAGCGTAAGCCATAAGAGCAAATGCATTTCCATCAGGACCTGTAAGGTCTATAATAATCGGGGTGGTTTTGACTTGTTTACTTCGTATCATAATTGATGTTTTAATTATAATGTAAATATAAACAAAAAACTCCAGACCCGAAAGTCTGGAGTGTTAAAATTTTGTTAAAGTTTAATTACTTTACAGTGTCTACTTTTGTAGTGTCTACTGATACGGTGTCTACTTTTACTGAATCAACTTGTACTGTTGTTGAATCTGTTCCGGTAGTTGTAGTTTCTACTTGCTTACAAGATGTAGCTACTAGTGTTGCCATAAATGCAATCGCTAAAAATACTTTTTTCATTTTGGTTTAGTTTAATGTTATTTAATTTAAAAGTTATATGATTTAAAACCTTTTTGTTTCAAATTATTCTCTTTTCTTTTTATCAATAACTGACCATACTATTCCGATAAGAGTTGCAACTGCACCGATTCCAGTGTTAAGTGTTACTTCTGTTAAAACTCCTGAAGTTACAAGGTAACCTCCTACGAATGTTAAAATGTGTCTAACAAATCCTAATGTTTTGTCTAATGATTCTTGTGTCATAATTATAAATCTATTTTTTGTTTAGAGCCATCTGTCATACTATAAGTAATATGCAGCGGTTTTAGTGAATGTTCTCCTGAATTTAGTATCTTTAAATATTCAGAACCTTTACCTGGTTTTAAGTAGGCAACAGTCATGTGGGGCATATAATCTGGGTAGTCCGTAGTGTGCGGAAGTTCACTAAGTGATTTATTTGCATTATGAAGATTATCACCTTCCATGTCAAATTTTAGGACATCAAATTTATCATTTTCAAAAAGAGAAAGATTGTAGGCTTTGCACTCTCCGAGTTTAATCCCTTTTAATTTGTCTGCAACCTGATCAACAGTTACTTCAGGGTGAAGTCCGTATAATAAAGTACAGTGTGGTTCATTTTCAAGACCGTAACTTTCATCAGCTTCTACTGTGAAAATATCTTCAGGTCTTATTGATTGATGTAGAGTTGCCATTGCTGGAAAGTCAAAATATAACATTGCACAATTAAAATCATGTGTTGTTTTTATTTTTTCATTTAAGAACTCTTCGAATAGTTTAATTCTTTTCATTATTTTCTTTTTTATTAATTTCATCCATTTTTTTCATAGCCCAATCAACTCCTTCATCTCCACCCCAAATCAACCATGCAACATATCCATTGTCTTTCCACGGTTCTGATTTATGTTCTGGTGCTATTTTCGAGTTCTTTCTATGTCGATTAAATTGTGCCATTCGGGAAACTACATCTTGCGAAAGTTTTTCTCCTTTTGCCAACTGATTTGCGCGTTGCCATCCGACTGGAGTACCTGCAGTTACTTCATCACGTCCATATTGGTCTCTCCAATCCAGGGCCTTCTTTGCATTCTCCTTTGCGGCAGCAGGATAGTCATTGTAAGTATCTTCTGATTCTAAAACAACAGATTCTTGCGCGTCCTCCCAGTCCTCTTCATCGGGATAATCTTTATCACCTGGCTTTGCAGGTTTTTCGCCGCGCTTTCTTTTAGCCCATATATTGTCCCAAAGACCCTTCTTTTTTTCGTCTAGGAACTCTTCAAATAATTTTACTTTTTTCATTCTACTTCAAATCTTTTTGGGTCAAAGTCCAGGGTTTTCTTAATCATATAGTCACTCAATTTCTCGAGCTCGGTGTTAGCCGCTGGATTTACATCACGACCGTAAAAATCATTAAATAATTGTCTGTATGCCTGAACTGTAGAATCAAATGGTACTCCCGGCTGACTGTTACTTTCAATTATATATAGTTTTCCAGATTTATCTTCCATAATATCAAAACAGATATATGGCAAGTCTGAGAATATTTTACCGAATTTTTCAACTAGGTCATTAAATTTCTGTGGTATTTTGGTAACGTCCTTTTTAATGTATTTAAACATCATTTGTTCGTCTCCTTTTCCTTCTCCAGATTTTGCTTTAGCATTCAATGGGTTTCTTTCCATCCAGAAAAATGGTTTACCCTTAAATGTAATCAATCTGTGTTCGGCTGCTTTGTCAATATATTCTGAATAAACATCCAACTTCGAATGGTCTGCATCGTCCCATGATTTCTGGTCCTTAAAGATTTGAATACCAAGTCCTGAGTGTCCTTCTGCTGGTTTTCCAATTAATGGGAATCCAATTTTTAGGGCATCTTTTTCATTATGCGCAGTTTTTGGGATGTTTTCATCACCATCAACCAACTTATGAAATTCTGCCTTGGAACCAGATTGTTTGATATGTTCTGGTAGGTTATAGACATTTTCTTTTTTAATTAACCCTTCATCTAGGAGCTTTTGAGTTACTTTAGAATTGTATGTAAGGATTGGGTATTCTGAATTGATGTTAATGTCTTTGTAATTATCAAGTGTTACCTGTACAAAGAAATTATCTCCGGCGAAGTCTTTATAAGACCACCATCTATGCCCACTATCAGGATTAATAGCCAAATAGATTTTATGCAAATCGGAATTGTCTTCCTTCTCTGCAATAAACTGTTCAAATAATTTAATTCTTTTCATGTATTATATATCTTATAAATACGAAGACGAAAGTTCTTTAAGTTGTTTTAATATAGTAGGGTCTTCAATCTTATGAATCACCTTCATTCCGTCTTGTTGTCGACGGATTCCAATTGCAGTTGTTCCAGAATTAAATTTAATTGTATGCAGTTTTGCGACCTTAGGGTCCATTTCAAAAATGCAACCCGCAAATTGGTCCTCTTGAGTTTGTAATGGGACTGAAACCCAATAAACCCGATGTGAATTCATAATCTTATCATGTTGGCTCTTTGGAAATGAAAACGAATCGTAATAGATTAAGGGTGCATTTGTTTTTACCTCAATGTTATATCCATCAATTATCATATCTTTATCCGAATCAAAAACGTTTAGGGATTCCTCGACCTGATGTCCGGAATCCCTAAAGTGTTTTGCAACTATCTTTTCTCCTAGCATTCCTAGAAGTACTCTTTTGTAATCAACTGCCATATCAGTGAGAATCTCCTACGTTATTCTTTTCACCATAAATCAAGTAGTCTGGATTAATTACTTTCGCAACTTTTTGTCTTTCACCAGTAATGTGCTTGATTACAATTCCTTCATGTGGGACTTTAGTACCGTCGATGAAGTTACCGAAAACCAAACCATCTTGTACCTCTTGATTCCATAATCCTTCATAAAGAACTGTAACATGAGAGAGTTCTAGAACTTCCTCAACAATGTATTCTGTTAATTCAGGGTCCATATACTTTCCATCAATTGTTAAATCAAATGCAGCAAATCTAGTATCTTTTAAACCATATTCATAGTTCTTTTGAATTCCTGCACCATAGATTTCACCATACAAAACAAAACCAGAACCAATTTCTTCGACTGATTTTCTTTTTACAGCTCTCCAAAGTTTTTCTTTGATACCATATTCTTCGGCAGTTGTTCTCCAAACGTCAGTTGAATAAAATCCTTGAGAATCAGATCCTTTCTCACAATTATGAGAACCATAAATGTACTCGTAGTTAACCCATTCGTCAGCAATTCTTAAGAATTTTCTTACTCTGTCCCAAAGGGTCAATTTAGATTTCTTTACAATACCATAACGTGCATTTGTTCCGTGCAATTTTCTGGTGATTTGAACCTCATCCGCTTCAGTAAATAATCCAGCCACATTTTTCAAGTTTGGAAACTTGTAGTAGATATGGAAGTTTTGGTTATCTCTCCATTTGATTTTTCTACCAGATGCTAATTGGATTTGTTTAACTGGTGGCTCATATTTAGTGATACCTAACTCTTCCATTAAATCCTTTCCTTCTACAATAGATTTTGCTCTAATATATGTAACTGGAATGATTAAACATTCTGAATAGACTCCACGCAATTTTACAGTTCGGACTCTTGTACCTTTTCTTAGGTAGTTTGCAACTCCCATTTTTTCAGAAAGGGCTTCAGGTATTACTGCATCTGTTGTTGCAATTACTGTTAGGGAACCTTCTCTAAATTCACCTTTCTTTGTGATGGCATTCCATCCACCTGCGATAACTAATTCGATGTTATCTGCTCCTTCGATTGCTCGAACTTCATTTATTTTTGCTACGTAGCAAACTGAATTTTGATTTTCCATTATATTAATTCATATTTGGTTAATGTGTCTCTTCTCTCTTCTTTGTTAATTCCTATCAAATAGTTCTTAACGTTTTTAACGATTAACTTACTATAAAATGTTCCAATGTATGCTAATGTTACCTTCTTTTTTTCTGACGGTCTTGTTTTTAAATCTATTTTAACATTTTTAACATCACTAATTGCGGATAGTATTTGATTTTTATAGCCAGAATTACCATCGATTAAATTAATAACTCTATTTGTTAAAATACCATTAACAACTACCCGGATTTGATGGGGTTTATTACCTTTAAGATATGTGATTTGATACTCATCATATCCAAGGTGTTTAAACCCTTCATCCGTCTTTTCGTATTTGGCAACTTTAAAAATGTTTTCCATCCTTTATAGTTTTACTTCAAATCTTTGTTTCATTTTTTCTAATGTTTCTTGCGGAACATTGTGCTCATTTACCCCTCCATGTCGGTTTTCTACGATTAAGGAGTATACTCTATAGTCATATTTTTCAGCCAAATCATAGTAGGCTTGCATTTCCCATTCTTGGGTAAATGTGTTTGCTACTGCTATTTTAAGTTCCATTTGCATAAACTCTTCACATCGGATTCTACACCATTCATGCGCATCTTTTAATTTAGTTGCATTAAATTCATAAGTACCATTACTCATAAAATACTGGTCTGCTTCTAAACGATAACAATTTAATGATTCTGCCAGCGTAGATTTTCCAGCTCCTGGTAGTCCTCTTAATAAAAATAGTTCTTTACTCATACCATTGTGATTTTTGTAGTTCATAATATTCCTCTTCAGTCATTGGCCTTTCATTGTAAATTGCTTCTGCGACCAAGAATCCAAATAGGAAAGCCATTAAAGCAATTATCAAAATTACTGCATTTGTATCTTTGTCTCCCATCTTATTTGTTGATTTGAGATTCTACTTCTTGAATAAAATCTGATGCTGATACTTTACCTCCAACATTAAATTTCATCAATTCATTTTCAGTGTATTCTCTTGAACCGGTCTTCCAGTCATATATTGTAAAAATATCACCTTCAAAATCTACAACCCATTCAACTTGAACTTTATTATCTCCACTTGGCTCATTGTATGTAGGTTCTCCTAGTGCCTCTAGTAATTGACTATAAGTTGCAACAATATAACCTTGAAGTGATGTTCCTGATTCGTCTGCGTCTTCGATTGAAAGTACCTTAAAATTTTTCATAGTGTTTCTTTGTTAAAATTAGATATGTAAATATAATCAATAGTTTAGAATCCTGAAAATCTAAAATGTTAATTTTTTGTTAAAGTTTTTGTCTTCGAAAGCTTAAACTTAATCGAGGTTCTACATCATTTTTTTCTTTTGGAATTCCATGTAAATATATGTCTTGCATACCAGGACCCATAAATAACATAGAATTATGTTTTAGTACAACCTCGTATCCAATGTTGGTAAATCTATTAATCAATCTCATTTTACGATTAGAATTGCCGAGTGTAAGTGTCGCAACAATCATTGGTTGTTCTAGGTCTGGCATTTTGTCGGTATGATCCCTAAAAGAACAATTTCCACTATTATAATAATTAAGAGTGCATGTATTAAAATAATCAGCGTTAACAGGTAACTTCTCCTCTAATTCTTTTTTAATTCTTAAAACAGTTTCAGAGTAGTTTTTTCGACCATACTTTTTGCCAAATAGTGTGTATGTAATACCCTTATCGGTCATTCTACACATTTTTCTACCACCTCGACCGGGTTTATCAAAACTGGCTTCTACTTTAACACTATCAAAAAGATTTGGATAATTATCAATGTCCAATATATCTTCAATTAAATAGATGTTGTCAATTAGTTTTATTGCTTTCATTTAATTAAATTTAATATGTAAATATAAACAAAAAACCTGACACGGTAAAATGTCAGGTTAATTATTTTCAAAAAGTTATTAACAATTTAACAAACTTCATGTTTTTTAATTTTATGTTGTTTTTTATAGCTCTCTATAAAACTGCCACCAACTCCAATCTCATCGATAATATAATTATTCGGAATCATTGGTTTCCTGGCATTCAGATTTATAATTTTATCCGGGTTTTGTTCATTCTCAAACACAATCATGTATTTTGTTTTTGAACTGCTAGATTTTCTATAGACAACAACAACCATTACGACATCATATTTTCTTCGATGATTGCTTTACCTCTACGAATACGGTTTTTAATAGTTTGTAGCGGTAAGTCATGTTTTTCTGCGATTTCTTCGTACTTCATCTCATTAATCAAACGATCAATTACAATTTCACGGTACATTCCTTTCAGGTTTTCAATTTCAGTAAGAGCACGACCATACTTTGCCATAAGTTCGTCATCTTCCTCAAGGAAATCCTGTTCGGTTTTCATTACGTAATCTTCAATAGCACCATTTAATCCTTTTGAGCCACTTACAAATTCACCATTCTCACTTACTTCAACACCGTAATCAGATAGGGCATCCAGGGAGGATTGTTTGTTTCTATTATTGATATGTCCTAATGCATCATTGAATGCAATTCGGTACAACCATGTAGTGATCTGGTATTGTGGGTCATATTGATCAATTTTAGTCCACAATTTTGTTAAAGTGTTTACGGCAATATCTTCAGCCATTTCGCGATCTTTTACTATTTTATTAATATAAGTCGTAAGTCCTGGTTTTACTTTGTAAAAAAGTGCAGTAAAGTCTGCTTCAGAACGGGTTGATAAAAAATTCTCTGTTAATTCTCTGTAAGATTTAGATGCCATATTTGTTTTTGTTTTTTAATTATAATGTAAATATAATACAATTTTTTGAATAGGGAAACACTAGAGTGTTAAAATTTTGTTAAAGTTATTAACATTATTCTACTTCATTGAAGAGCTCAATTATCTTGGATAATTCTACGGGTTTAAATTCCCAAAAGTCACAACAACAATTAATTGTTTTGGTCTTATGGTTACTTGCATACTTTTTATTCGGAAATCCTATGATTGAATAGGCACCTTTTGATTTGCGTGGCCATTCAAGGAGAGGCCAATATGAAAGAACTGCGTTCTCTTCTGAAAAGACTTCTAATAGTCCATTAAAAAAGTCAATATCTAGGGCAGAGGCGGTCTCTTCTAGCTCTTCAAGGGCCTGGTCAAATTCTCCGTCTATATTAATAATAGTCCCGTTCAGGTTTCTAAGGAAATATTCCGCAGTTTCTGGGTCCCATGCAAAGTTACCTAAAACGTACACTATATCTTCCGGAGAGACTGTTGAATTCCATGATTCAAAAAGAGTTTGATTCATTTCTTGGACATCCTCGAAGGGTCTTTTATATGATTTTATGGCACCTGGTCGGCCAAATTGCTGATTTGATGTTACGAATGTTTTCATTAAACTATTGCAAATTTTACGTTAAAATTATCCCACAAATTCTCTAAGAATTTTTGTTCATTTACTGCAGATGAGCCTTTGACGATTCTACCATCCTCACTAACATCAATAAACATATAAATAACAAAATCATAAGCAGTTGAATATACTATTGATTGTCCAAATCCTTCTCGTAAGGATGAACCTCTGTCTCCCTTCTTAAATTCGATGGCAATAGTAACCCCTTCGCTTTGGATTGTCATATCCGGACGGTTTTGAGTCCCCATGAATTGAATTTGTTTCACAGTGGTATTTACATTACCCTCCCATTTAATCATTGTTCTTGCTTTTTCTTTGGCAAGAGATCTGCTAAAGCCCTTCTTTTCCATGACATATTCTGTCAACTGAGTAAGAAGGTGAGGATAAATAAATTGAATTATTTTATCCTCACTTTGATTCTTGTAGCCAATTGTTTCAAAAACATCACGAGTAGTAATGCCGTCTTGGATAGCTTCTAGCAAATCTAAACGTTTTTTAGATTTACTTGCTAATTTCATAATTATTGTGCGATTTCTTCTACTGCAACCTCAGGTTTTTCTGCTTCATCAATAGCAACATCAAGTTCTGCTAATTGAACGTGTTTCTCTTGGATTACCTTGTTAGCCTCAGCCATTTCATTTAAGGCATTTGAGATTTGAGCACCTACATTTGTTAGTAATCTAGTAAAGATTTTAGCTCCATCAATACCAGTACCTGTTATGTTTGTGATAATAGTGTACAATTGATTAAGTTGAACTCCACTAAGTTGAACAGTAGATTCTCCCTTGTCTGCGATTTGGAATTGTTTCTTTTGGTCTGCTAATGCATCATAAAGGTTAATTACAAAAGCAGCATTTTTAATACTCCACTCGTAATTTTTGTCAATTTGCTTTAAGATAGCGTTAATGTTTTGGATGCTTTCAAGATTTACAGAATATTTCTTTTCTGCTAAGTCTTTTTGTGCCTCGTTAACTTCAATTTCTAATTGAGAACGTAGGTCTTTTAATTCTGCTGTAGATTTTTGTTTTGCTTTCGCCATTTGAATTGTTTTAGGTATTATATATTATTAAAAGTTTTCATTAGTTATTTTACAATCAAAATCAAAAAAGTTTCTAAATTGTTCATTATCTGCTGAAATTCTTCTGTCAGTTGAATCATTTTTATCATTTCGATCACCTAGGCGCTCTCTACGAATCTCTTCTGGGATGTCTAAGTATATTACAAAGACCCTGTTTCTGTAGTCCTGTTCAAGCAGAGTAACAGCCTCAGCATTTAGAATCATCACATCGCATCGCTCAAATTCATCTTTGGTTAGGCCATATTTCCAACCATTAAATTCTTGCCATTCTGCAAATTCTCCTCTTTCAATTTTAGAATCAAATTCCTCAGTTGTTAGATAATAATAGTCCTTTCCATGAACTTCGCCCTCTCTAGGTAAACGGGTTGTACATGAAACTCCATACACAAATCCCTTGTCCATCATTCGTTTTCTTAAGTAATCCTTACCGGTAGCAGCAGCTCCGACAATTGCAATTTTTCCAGTCATATAAATATTTATTTTTTAGTGTATGCTTCAGGGCTTGGCATTCCGCTATAGTGACACCAAGTATCAGAGTCAAATTCAACAAGGTCCCATTTCCGGTCGTACCAAAATCTTCGACCATTGGCATCAACTATATTTGCCATAGTTGGATTTGAGTAACATTGAAAGAAATGTTCTGGAGCGGCGTCTAATCCAAAGGGGTTTTTCCAGTCTTTAATACTTCCACCTCCCATTACGTAGGCAAGTTGCGGTATTTCTCGGCATAAGGTTAAAATGTCAGGGTATTGTTGCAGAATCTCTCTAGCCGGAAGGAATGGATTTGCATCTGCAACTCTATATAAAATCTCAGCTCGTAAGTAGTTTCCAATTCCATTAAAGTACTTCTGGTTCATCATTACCAAGTGAACTGGTTTATCAAATTCCTTCTTGTCAATATTGTCCATTATGTTTTTTTGGAATCCTTCAAAGTCCTGTGTGGGGTCTGGTCCTCTGTCCGCTGACCAGTCGCTTTCAACTTTCCACTTTCCAAATCGTCGAACATCTACAAAACTCAGGGTCTTTCCACATTCTGAATAGAACTTAAGATGGGCATGTTTTGATTCTTTACCTGTTGGGGTTATTTGAAAATGTCCAGCCATACCCATGTTCATTCTGAGAGAAACATATCCGATTGGAGAGATTAAATACACCATCAATTCTTTTCCTCGGCTCTTTGCACTAATTTTAAAAACCGTAGATTCTGCATCAATTTCAACCCCTTTATGCACGGGATTCTTTTCAATCTTATTAAAAAAAAGACCTTCAGATACTGTATTAATATACGCTGCTGTAAGTTTAAGTTCTGCTAATTCTGGCATATTAAGATTTAAAAAATGAAACAATAAATACTATTAGAAAGAATGGCCAAAATACGGCCAATAAGACATGTTCAAACCTTGTATATGGTTTTAAATGGATTCCAATCGGATTACTCTCATTTAACAGTTCTCTTAGTTGGTGCATCCCAAATGAATAGGACACACCAAATAATAAGTACAAAATGATATTGTGTATCATTTTATTTTTTGCTTGAGGTTGAAGTTCCTTTGAATAGGATTGAAAATAAGAAATTCAATCCAAGAGCTTGCCAAAATGTGATTGGGTGAACTCCATCAACTGCACTAATTAAACATCCATTCCATAATAATTGTACTGGCCATGCAAATAAGATTGCAGCCACGACTAATAATGCTATCCCAGCAAAGATTAATCCGATTCCTGTAGTTAATTTTTCCATAATAATTATATTTGTTCTTCGGGTTTTGTTTCAATTACTAAATAAGTTCCAACCTCAGTACGTTTTACCGTTCCATAGGTTACAAGTCTCCTAACTACTTCTAAATCGGTTGTAGCCATCAGGTTTAATGTGTGTTCCATGTAGATTACTTTCATATTTTCTTTATTTTAAAGTTTAATACCAACCATCCTAAAATTAATGTAGGTATTCCAACCCACCATATCCATTCTCTATTATATTCAATTCCTCCAACTTTACCAAAAAAATAGGACATTGTTGGTATTAACCATATAGTCATAGACCCTATTGGATTCGAAAAAATGCTTCGTTTAACTATTTTCATATCTTTTTATTTTACTTCGTCAATTTTAGTTATTTCGGCAGTTTGAAAATCTATTCGGTAGATTCCTAATGGTAATGCTATCTCTTTGTCATACCAACTATATGTATGATTGATAATTATACAGTTGACTCCTTGGATTGTTGGTGAACTTTTAGGTGCAATTGCATTTCCAGTTCGTAAATCATATATGTAATTACCAATCGAAGCAAGATGTCCTCCTATATGGTATGGATAATCTAAACTTTCCCTATTTAAACAAATTTCTCCAAGTCTATTAATAATTACATGGGTTCCAAATGAAAAACCATTATCGTTCTTTTTTGGTTGTTTTGTTTTAACGTAATTAATTAAAGAGCAATAACCATCTTTAAAAGTTCCGCCAAGTCCGCCTTTACGAAAGATTAAGTCCGATACTTTAAGGTCATTATGATATAGGTGAGAATATTTCATCCCTACAATTCTAGAGTTTTCAGATTGTTTTTTTGTAAGAGGAATCGGTCGAAGTTCATATCCATCTCCTAATTTTTGGTATGGATATTTTTCTATCGGTTCAGGTTTATGTAAACCTCCAAAGATACTCTCAAGCATTCCACCTGAATTTGAAATAAAAGCATTCATTAATTTTAATCCTTCTAATGCATCATCGATGTTTTTTTCTTTATTGCTCATTACTTGTTTTTTTAAATTGTTCAGGATATAAAATAGTGTAATTTCTGGTTATGCACCATTTTGCATACATTAATGGAATTCCCCAGAAATATTTTAAGACAGGTTTTACAAAACGGTGTCCATTGTAATCTCCTACTAATAAATAACTATCAACAGTATAATCATGGTCTACTTCCCATTTAATAATTCCGTCCATTATTTTACGTATTTAATTTTAGTTTTTATAATGGCTAGCATTTGTTTCATTTTATCATAGTGGGGTCCTCCACCTGATAATCTTCTAAGAGTTCCACCTTCTATAAATTCATCATTGATTATTGCATGCAGTTCCTTTGAAGTTTCAGCAGCTTCGATTCTTTCACTAACCTCTTCGGCCCTGTCCCAGAATAATGTATTGGACTTTGACATGCTAACCATAAGTAGGGCAATAGCAGTAAATGGAATTGACATTAGGCTTGAAAATTTAAGAGATGTCACTGGATTTGTAAATACATCTTCAGGTCCTCCCATTGCTTGAGAGAGTCCAAACCATATTATAAATACGACCGTTGTCATTATTGCATACCATATTGGAAGTGCAAGGTACCATTTTAAGTTTGATAGTTTTTCCATGATTAAACTAGTTTAGCTATTAAATCTATTAATAATTGTTTTTTAATTTCAAGTTCAATTATGCTTTCGGCTAATTGTTTACTTCTTAATACTGAATGAATATCATCACATGATTCTTTACTCATTGATAACATTAATGCATTTTGTTTTGTGCAAACTTTTTGTAATTCGTCTAGCATAGTCTTATTTTTTAATTATTGCTTGCATTTACGCATGCTGTTTTTATATTTGTTTAAGTGTTAAATTAATATGTTTGATTGAACCTATTTTTGTACCTTTGAAGACTATATCCTCGTTAATAATTAGACCCATTTGAATTAACCAATCGATTTCATTTGGAATTGGTAAGGGTTTCCATGGTTTTCGTTTGCCATCGTATCTTATACGAAGTTCTAAAAGTAATTCTCCATAAGCCCTATCATTATAGATTGTTGCATTATTAAAGACCTCTTTGAACCATAAGATGTTAGACAAATGTTGATGTCCTATTCGATTAAATCTTTTACGTTTTCCAAATGCGGTTGTCCAATATCCCATGCTTTTATTTTTTAATTATTGCTTTTGCAACCTTCTTTTTGCCATTAATACCTATCACTGTGATTTGGGTCTTTGTATTAGTGAATTCGTAATCGGTGCAACCTAAGTGGCTTAATTGACCCATTGCTTCTGATACTGTATTGAACTTAAATGTCGTCATATTTCTTTGTTTTAATTAGATATGTAAATATAATCAACTTTTTTGAATCCGGAAACTATTTTGTGTTAATTTTTTGTTAAAGTTATTAACATATTGCAAAAGTGCTAGCCTTATATTTCTTGTCCAATGCTCTGGCTGCCCCGTGGGGTTTGGGATTCCAACTTAGTTTAATGCATAGTATGGCTATCAAGATACTATTTTTACATCTTGTGAATAAAATATAATTTTTCATATTACATTACAGGTGAAAAGTGAGCAACTAGAGCTGTAAGTATTAAGACAATAATACAGCATAATGCAAACTGGAGATTGCTTTTTACATTTTGTTTCATGGCGTTTATTATTAATTTTTAAATGGTACAAGTTTTTATAAATCCTCGGATTTATCTTTATGCTTTATTTTCTTATAATACTTCTTTTTATTACGATACGGTGCCGGTACTTTTAGGGCATCAAACCATTCCTCTAATGTGAAGTTTATTTTTGTAAGTTTTTTCTTTTCCATGGTGTTTAATTTAATTAGATATGTAAATATAATCAAAAAACTCCAGACGGTAAAATCTGGAGTGTTAAAATTATGTTAAAGTTTTTAATCTATGTTTTTGAATTCCTCAAACATTTTAATTCTCTGCATCTCATTAAGATAGCCAGAATTTAGTACATATTTCTTAAATACATTTATTGGTGTTTGATGTCCATTACTTTCAAAGTGAATATTAAAATTTCCAGGATTCTTTTTAACCCATTCAATTGTCCCTTCAGGGTTAATTAAATTATCCCTCTTACCAAGAATAACAGTATGATTTGCTTTCATACTTCCAATTTGTACTGCTGGTTCCATTGAACGACTATGAACTGCTGGATTAAAAAGAATAGTTGGTATTCCAGTGATTGTTGAAAGACAATATGCAAACCATCCTCCCATTGAGCTTCCAATTAAAACGTCTGGTCTATTATTTTGTATCTTTGCTAAGATTTCATTAAACATCCCAGGATTTTTGTAGTCCATTACAGGACATTCGGCATCAAACTTTGCTAAGAACTCTGACTTTTGACTCCTAGCTTTACTTTCAAGACCATGTAAAAATAGTGCTTTCATACTATACCTTTGGTTTACCTAACATTACTTTTTCATGGGCTCCTCCACCTATAGTTCGACTATACCAACCTCCGCCAGTTCCACCGTCTAGGTTTCCAATCCAATCGACCTTTTTACCCAAGACCTTTTCTACTGTTTCTTGGTCGGTTACAATAGGTACTTGGTACTTATTAATTAAGATTTCGGCAATTTTACCAGAAACTTCTATATAATATCCAAGTTGTTTTAATTCTTTTCCTCGTCTATCCATATAATCTCTCTTAGCATCTTTGGTTCCATCATGGCCAACTCCTGAGAATTTAAGTCCAAATCGGGTTTTTTCACCAAACATGATAACATCAAAATCATTACTGCCGTGAATATCTATTCCCTCCCAATAGTTCCAATCAGGGTCTTTAAATACATCACTAGGTGATTGTACCTTGATATGTCCTCCAATCTCAGAGTACGCTGTACTAATAAGATTAAAGAATTCCTTTTCTAATTCTGTATCTTTAGTCGGTTTTAATATGACTGGTTTGTTTTTCTTAGGATTAAAAAGCTCTCCGCTTCTCTCTTCTATAAATTGTTCATATAGTTTAATTTTCTTCATATTCTATATATTTTAATTATAGTGTAAATATAAACAAAAAACCTGACGCGGTAAAACTTTTTCAATAATTTTTTACAAAAAGTTTAGATAAATAATCTAATCTAAAAATATTCATACATCATGGCAAAAGGCACTACAGGAGGGGCTTTCAACGCAACTCCAAAAAAGAAAAGAAAAGGGGTTCATTCTAAAACTAAAAGTACTAAGAATAAAGGAGCCCAAAAATACAAAAAAGCTTATAAAGGCCAAGGTAAATAACCTTGGCTTTTTTATTTAGCGCAAAAGTTCTCGTTTGTAGTATGCGCAAATGAATTAGGGTTTGCAGTTCCTGTATGTGTTGTATATTTCCCATACAACGGCTGGTTTTCTGGTCGAAAAGTCCAATCACACTGCGGAAACATTGGATTATATGGTGTATTTGGAGCAGTGTATGGCTGATACGGCAAGGTTGTTCCAGGACCAATCCATGGATTTGGATTTGGTAACCATTTAGTATTTTCAGTCTTTAATAAGACAACTGCTTCTTTAGCAGTTATTAATTTCTCGTCTAATAATCGTTGAACAATTGATTCTTTAGTTGGCATGATTCTCAAATTTTTCAAGATAGAATTCAACTGGATTAACTCCTACAAATCTTTCAAGTTCAACTCCATTCTCATTAATTAATACTACTGTTGGAATATTTCGGATTCCATACTTTTCGGTTGTTTCTGTGTCTGAATCTACTAAGATTTTTTCAACAGTAACACTTTCTGCAACTAATTCCATTTTTGGTGCTAATTGTTTGCAAGGTCCGCACCACGGTGCACTAAAATAAAGGTATTTCATAATTTTATAAATTTTATATTATATAAAAAATGCGTGGTTTGTTTATTCTGGTTTGATCTTAACAGTAATGAATGTATCAAAACGTTCTTCTAATGATGTTATTGCATCAATAAGTGGCTGAAGGTCCATAACACCTTTTGCATCGGCTGTCATTTTGCTTACATCCTTTTTAACTCCAGTAACAGTTTCTTTAATATTGTTAAATGCTCCAGAAACAACATCTGCGGCAGCGCTAGTATTATCTCCTTGTTTTGCAACACTATCTTCAAGATTTTTAGCTGCTCCAGTAAGTTCTTTAACAGCAACCAGTAATTTATCGGCTAAGACTCCCATTGCAGATTGTCCATTATTCTTGGCAAGATCCGTAAGGGCTTTAAACATGTTTGTAGTAGTTTCAATTGCTTTAACATTTAATGTTCGGCTTGCATTTGAAATCTTAGCGTAAGAGTTTGCAATACTACTTAATGATTTTGCGTTTGCAGTTAAATCATCAGCATCAGTGTCTCCGACAAATTTAGTAACGCTTTCAAATGCTTTAGAAACTCCGTTTGCTGATTTATTAATAAGAGCAAATCCAGTACCAACAGCAGTAAGCGGTGCTGCTAGTGTTTGTATTTGTGGTCCGAGCGTTGCAAGTTCCCTTAATATATCAAGAGGTGAAGGAGTACTACCTCCGAAAAGAGATGAGATTCCATTAAAAATTGCTCCAACTGCTCCGGCTGCCGAACCAAGTAATCCTGCAACATCTCCACCAGCTACTGCAGCAGAAAATATTAACCAAGCGCCTCCTAAGGCAGCAACACCAATAGCAAGAGGAATCATATTTTCAATTCCAATTTCATCTTTAAATCGGGCAAATGCTGTGATAATAGCATTTACCGGCATCATTACAATATCGACAAATCCACTGGCAACTCCTTTAAGCGCTGGCATAGCCGGTGCTAATAAGGAAAGAATCCAACCAACTGCCACGATTGTTATTGCAATTACTATAATACCTAGTGCTCCTAAAAGAAGTGTCGCTGGACTCAATGCTTGTACAGCTATACCAACTCCCGAAATAACAATGGCAAATGCACCAATTGCTAAAGCGGCAGATAATGTCCAATCCATTGGTGGAGCAATAAATGTACCTGGTAACATTGAAAATAACAATGCAACTGCAATTACTGCGAATGATGCTACAACAACCCCTAATAGGGCTTTAAGCATATCACCCATACTTAATTTTCCAATACTTTTGCTTGAAAGATACATCATAGCTCCGAATAGGACAACAGAAAGTGCGGCTTTAAGACTCCATTCAGGTTCGGGTGCTTCAAATTTAATCCCAGCAAGTCCTTGAAAAATCCATGCGGTTGCAAGAACTCCAAATGCAATTATTGGAATTGCAACTGCCATAAATAACATTTCTTTCAGACTCATTCCACTGATTGCTTTTGAAATTATATAAAAAGGAATTGCAAAAATAAGCATGGCAAAACCAGCTTTAAGAACCCACATAGGGTCTGGCGCTTTTAAATTGTCTCCTTCCGGAAGAGCCATAAAAATCCAAGATGTCAAAACAATACCAATTGCCATAACTGGAATTGCTACTGCACCAAATATAATATCTCTAAGAGAAGCTCCTTTGATAGCTTTCATAATGAAATAAAATCCAACTGCAAAAAGTCCAATTGCAAGTGCAGATTTAAGAGTCCATATAGGATCCGGCGCCATTAAATTGTCTCCTTGCGGAAGCATCATAAATATAACTGAAATTGCTACTAATGATAGTGCTATTAATGGAATTGCCAAGGCACCATAAAGAAGTTCTTTAGGACTGGCTCCTTTAATTGCTTTCATAATAAAATAAAAACCAACTGCAAATAATCCAATAGCAAGAGCAGATTTTAGGACCCATATAGGATCTGGAGCTATTAAATTGTCTCCTTTTGGTAATAACATAAACGCGTAAGCTGCTCCAACAATACCAAGTGCCATTAATGGAATTGCTGCTGCTGCAAACATTAATTGTTCTTTTGTAATATCTTTGGATGCTTTAAGAATCATTGAATATGCAAAAGCGGCTGGAATCATTATAACTGCAACTGCTAATGCTGTTAAAAATTGACCACCTGTAATAACTGGCATCAAACTAAATATTGCTCCACTTAATACTATAGATATTGCAATTCCTACCATCGCAAGAGTCGTTGCTCCTGCAAGTGCAAACATAGATTTTGGTTTACTTAAATCTACTCCCTTTCCATTTCCAGCAAGGTCTTTTTGTCCACTAAGTACTTCTGCTATTTTAACAAATGTAGGTGCAATAAGTGCAAAAATACCTGCAACTGCAAGTACTGTAAGTAATTGTCCTATTGAAATAACTGGAACTAATGTAAATATTGCAGCTGCTCCAACAATTGCTCCAGCAACTCCAACTATCATTAGCGCTGTTAATCCAACATCTTTAGCCGACATTGGGGAGAACATTCCTCCTCCAGCGCCACCTTTTGCTCCAGCGCCTGATGCTAATACTTTATTCTGCTCTCTTAAGATGCTTCGAATATCGGTAAGTATTGTTGTTTGTTTTTTAAGCTCATCTGAAGTGGTCTCTCCGGATTTACTACTCGTTCCGTTAAGAACAACTTCAGCGATTCTATTAAGAATAACCGCAGTTGCTTCGGTAGCGTCTTGAATTTTATTTAATGGGCTTGTTAGTAATCCAATTTGTTTATTGCTTTGAGTCACCTATTGTCGATTTTTTTGGGATAAAGGTTTTATCTTTGTTATATATCCAAATAAAAAAGGGCCCGATTAGGGACCCTTTGTTTTACATTTTCGGCATGCTAATATTTGGCATTTTCATGTTAGGCATTTTCATATTACCCATCATTCCTGATGCTGCATCATTTTGATTAGTGTTCTGTTTATTCTCCTCCTTAATATGCTCTATCAAGTCTTTAACAAGATAATGGAATTCATAGTATTCCATTCTCTCAAGTTCCGATGGTTGCGTATGGAGTTTAAGATATATTTGAAACTTCGTTTTAAAGAAGTTCTCCAGCGATATCTTGAACAATGAAAAGAGATTTGATTCCGTCGCGAAAACTGATGGGAACCTCTTCCTCCTCGTCCCCTAATTGTACTAGCATGTTTGGTTGAATTCCGACTTTCATTTTTTCAGCCAACGTATAAACCAGATTGTATTTTTTATTTGTCCAACCGTTTAATTCAATTTCAAATTCAAAAATTGTTTTGTCATTAAAAGTTCTCCAATCTTTGTGTAAGTATGGAATGATTTGAAGTACTGACTGGTCAACTTTAAGTCCTTTTTGCTGCTTTTCTTTAATATATGCAGTAATTTTTTGCATAACTCCGATAGCAGGTGGTTTCATTTCAATAGTACCAAATGAACGCGTTTCAACTTGAAATGATTTTGTTTCAGAATCATAATATTTGTCAAGTTCTGTTGGAATTTTAAAGTATTGAAAATAATCTTTTTTAATTTCAATATCATGCTTCTCTCCTTTTTTGCTAGTGTGCTCAATTTTTAAGTTTGATTCTGGCTCTGGAAAAGTTAAGTCTCTAATAGAAAGAATAACGTAAAAACGGTCCTCTTCTAAAAGGTCTTTATAAGATAATCTTTTTATTGAACATGTAATTCTTGTACATGAATCTACTATTGTATTCAGTTTTTCATCGATATCTAACACGTTGGTCTCATCAATCGTTGAAAAATGTCTAACTTCTGCAACTTTAGCAGATCTAATTGAAAGTTCGGTTCCTTCCGGGTAAAACATACCACCTGAAGGTAATGAAAGTAATGGAATTGTGTGGTAACCTAGGTGAAAATCTGCATCTTCAGCTTTATCTCCAGTAAATCTTTGCATGTTAACTTTTCCTAGATTTAAGGGTGCCTCTTGTGCTGGTTCCGGAACTTCTACATAAACCTCTTGGTTTTCTACAGACTGAACCATATTTTTATATTGTTCTTCTAGATTTGAATCATTTTCTGTATTCATAAATTATTTGTTTTTAAGTTTTTTAATGTCGATTTTATTAAATTTGGTTATTGTATCTGCTCTCTTGTCTATTTCGGTTCTTATAACATCTCTAATAAATGCTGAGATTGAAATTGGTCTTTGTCCTGTTTCGATAGCTTCAGTAAGTATTATTCGATTAATTAAAGTTACTTCATCTTCTGATAATAAGACCTGTAACTTTTTGGTTAGTTTATCCATCAATATATTATATTATCATTATATTATGTTTTTGTTTCAAAAAAATATAGGGAACAAATCAATTATTCCCTATACTTTATAAAATAATTATGCTAGAACTTCTTTCCAAGCATCACATCTCCATCCTACTTCTAATGTAGCAGCATCCTTAGAATCGTAATTTAATTCAGTAGTAAAACCTAAAGCTGAAGAAATTTGGCAATCTTCTAAAGTTACTGTTCTATAAATATCTCCAGCTCTGTTGAACTGTACGATAACAATAGTACCTACGTAATCTTTTTTAAGACCCATTGTACCAGTATTCGGATCGTATCTTAAGTTATACCATTGTCTCATTGCTTTGTATAAATAAGCTTGATTTGCTTCATTTAAGTTTAATGAGAAGTTAATGGTTACATCAACTGCAGTTCCATCAGGCATACCAGCGAACGATCTAGTAACCCATTTGTATTTTTGTTCTACTGCAGCAATGTCTTTATATAATTCTAATCCTGAGATTGAATTAACGTGCTGTAATAAAAGTGGAGCATCTGCAACACCAGCTGGTGGAAGTATTGTAACTTCAAACAGGTTAGGCTGGATTGGTTCAAAATTTCTACCTTTTCTAGACGTTTGGTCTTGATTATAGTGTGGTAATCCCATGTTAATTAATTTTTATTTTTTTATATATCACGATTATAGGTTACCTGATTGAATTTCTCCAGTATTTAAAACTGTTGTTCTATGAACTACAATTTCTAAACCTTTAACTGGTTCTACGTAAGTATCAATTATACCCATATTGTTATCGATAATCTCATTAGTGTTATTCGTAGAGTCCATTACATTTTTAAACTCATAAATACCATTATCTTGTTTAACACCTTGTAAGAATGAATCTGCAAGGGTCTTGATTTCAAGTCTTGTTTGTGCAGTGTTAAATTCAAATACGTAATCTTTAAGAATATTTGCCATACCATCTTCGATGTAAATAAGTACCTCTCTTACGTGAGCAGAAGAAAGTGCAGATTTAATAGATTGTTGCGCAGTTTTATTACCTAAGATAGTTAAACCTGTTCCTCTTTGGAATACAATTGGATTGTAACCAAATGGCTCTAAAATATCTCTATCACCTTTGTCAAAAGAATATTCAACTCCTTTAACGTTTGTACCAGATACAACTCCTCTTCTTGGACCAGCAACGATTGACCATGGAAGGGCGTTCGTGTATTTGTCGATGTAGTTGTTAGCAACATAAGCAGCTGGAGGAACAATAATGTCTTTTCCATTGTCGCTTACAATTAAACCAGGTCCGTAGTAGAATGCATAATTTGCACCTTCATTTATACTTGGTAGAGCATATATTTTAGTAGGGTTTTTATCTTGATTACCACCATCTGCAATATAAGCAGTATCAAAAGCTCCATTTGCATCTGTGAAAGATGGGTCTGTAGATTTTTTGAAATCTTCAATTGTTGGTGCATTTAAGATTGCGGCAGCATTTTGTCTATCTTTTGCTAATTGAGAAAGATTGCGTTTGTTGTTTAAACCATTCACATCAAAAGATGTAAAAGTATCTACAACATATCTAAAATCAATAATGTCTTTGTCGATTAGGGCATCATAGATTCCATTACCTCCAGAAAGAACAGATAAATAGTCGCTTATTTCTTTTCCAGTTATATTTGCTTTTTGTAATACAAATGTCTTATAAACTAGAGAAGCTGATTCATAAGATTTAATAATTCTACTTTGGTAATCCGGTACTACATCAGTATAGACTGTAAAAATAGTATCTCCGCCAACTATTGCTTTTGCAATTCTATTAACTCTTGCAAGTCTAGTTCCAAGATTCTCAGAATCAACGTATTGTCCAACTGTAATTGGGAATGTTGTAGGCTCATCTCCAGTCGTATAAGTTACAGTGAAATTTGAACTACCTAATGTATTGTCAGTTCCTATAGTAGCGCCATCAGTTATAAAATCAAATATAGTTTCTCTATCACCTGCAGGAACATAGTGAGATAGTAATTCATAAGAATTAGCACTATTATGAACATGTCCTACAAAATCAACTTGAGTTCCTTGTTCGTCCATAACTGCATCTTCATTAACTGCACAGAATAAACCAGTTCTTCTAGCTTCTGCGTTAATAGTTGATTCAATATATAAGTTTCTACCTTCAAGGTCTTTAAATCCTGGTAAGATAGAACCTGTGTATTGTGCAATTAAACTAACCTGTCTAAGGTTTGCAAATTGTGCAAGTTTTGTTTTATCTAAACCGTCTGCTGTAAAATAAGCAGAATAGATTGGGTCATTTATCATTGCAGCAGCATCGAATTCTCCTTTGAATACAAATACATCAACCATAAAATCTGACATTTTATCGAAATCATTTAAGTATTCTGGAACATTTCCAACACCATACCATTCTCTTGCAGTTAAGTCAAATTCTTTAACTTCTTGAGCCTGTCTTACGATGATTGTGATTGGTTCTTGTTTAATATTAACAAAGTTTAAGACGTGATCGTTATCAGGAACTATAGTTGCTAATGTTTCAGCATCTGAAGGAACCATGAATTTATCATTATCAAAGAAATCTGCGTATCCTGAATTACCACTATCTGATGTAATGTTAACTGCTCCAGCACCTCCACAGGTTACTGGACTTTGGTAAGATGCAATATCTCCAGGAACAAATTGCTCAAGATTTAGTGCTAATATAGGACCTCTTGAAAGTGCTTCGATACAAGATCTGTGGAAAAACATTCCCTTTTTTTCTAAACTTTTATCAATGTTTCCAAACACATTTACAAGAGTTTCAACTGAATCAATCAAAACCGGTGTGTTGTAAGGACCTTTTTTAGAGTGACCTACCATTAATCTAAGAGTCTCGACATTTATATTTGCTGTCTGAGATTTATCAAACTCAAGTCTATAAACTCCTGAGCTCTTAAAATTTAATAATTGCGGACTTAGTGCCATAATTTTAAGTGTATTTTTTTTCTTTTATTATATATCTAAATTAAAATGGATTTTATCCCAACAAATCGTATATGTCATACTGAAGGTCTCCACTTGTTTCATTATTTTTATATAATATTTTCTCCATGAGAGAGTGCTTTTCAGGCTCTATAATATCTAATAGTTCTTCAACATAATCGGCATAATCAACTGTTGTAAAAAATTCGGTTGCGGTAATGCATGTCATGATTGAATCATCATTTCCCATCTGGGCTCCATAACTTCCGTTTTTAACAATTCCAAAAAGACTTGCCTCTTGAACTGTTTGAATGTCATTTATTTTAACACGATTAATTTCTATAAACTTTTTAAAGTTTTGGCAAAACACTGATTTATTATCAGATTTAAGTCGTATTCCAGGTTTTGGTGCTTTTGCATCATGCCTGTGTTTAAATCTTAGGACCAATTCATCTTCAAATTCATTTCGACCTGGGAAAACCGTTGAAAGGTATTGCAATAAGATACTTCCATAAGTATTATATTCAATAATCAATTTAACGTTTTCAGCATTAAATACATCAAGTGCTAATATGTATAAGATTTTTGCAAAATCTTCGATTGGATGCTCATTACTTCGGAATATTCCAACCTGATTAATCCGGAAAAAATCATACATCGCTCCTGGATTAATATAATTTTCTATGTCTTTATCCGGAAGTGGTTCAACTTCAAACATATTTATAACTGAATAGTCTCCTCCATTTCCTTCTGCAATATCAACTGTAAATAGATAATATTTTTCTTCGTTTCCGGCCTCTTCAATATCAAAACTTGGATTAAATGAAAGAAATCCTTGAGTATCAATATGGGCATTTTCAAACTCTTCAATATCATGCCAAACAAATTTCTTGGCATTTTTTCGGATATTTTTCATAGTGCCAGGACTTAATAATAAACTGGATGAACTTGTAAACTCATTTCCGTATTGTCTATTAAAAGCATCTTCAGAACCTAAGTTTCCAAGTTCTCTTTTATACCAGGCATCGTCCCTATCAGGATGTTGCCACCAATCTATTCGGGTTGCTTTATATTCATTAAGTCCCTTTTCAGCATCGGCATAAATTTCATAGAACTTATTAAATCCATTTGGTGTAGAGGTAATATTAATCCTCGAAATCTTCGATGCAGAAAGCGTAGGGTAAACGTTTTCATAGAATGAGTTTACAATCGTTGGGTGAACGTGAGCAAACTCATCAAGATATAAATTGTGAATAGTAAAACCAATACCTGACTTAGCTGTAGTTGACTGACCAACAAGTCTACAACCATTATCAGCCCTTACGTTCATTACATCATATTTGATAATTCCCGGCTTCATAAAGAATGGAAGGTTCTCAATTACAACTTTAGCCTTGTCAATAATCTCTTTTGTTGATTCAGATTTATTTGCAAGTAGTAGGGTTGTTTTGTCATAGTTAAATGTAAGGTACCATGCATTAAAAATACTGGCAGTTACAGTTTTACCCATCTGTCTGGATGCTAAGACAATATTAAATCTATTGTGTTGAAAGTCCCTTAAGAGGTCTTTTTGATATTCACGTAATTTTACCTGTTGAATACCATTATCGGTCATTACAACCGCATAGGTTTCTGCAAAGTAAACGATATCATTTGCGCACTTTGCAATTTCTTTAAGTTCTGCATCAGTATATTCAAATACAATATTACCTCTTCGTAGGAATTGTTTTCCTTCGTAGAATGGCATGCTGACTTGGGGTCTATAACCTTTATCAAGCGCAACCATTAAATCATTAATGATTTTAGTTGACCATACTAGTTTCTGTGCATCCTGGTCTGATTCTCCTGAGGGAATCCATTTGTTGTCTCCAACATATCCTTCGTTTGCCATATTATTCTGTTATTTCAACATCTTGAATGTCAGCTTCGGAAGAATCGATTCCTTCGCGGATCATTCTCATTAGGTCTTTAGTACCTCTTTGAACATTTCCAGAACCTGCGTCTCCGCCTGAAACTTCTATTTCTCTGATGTTATCTCGTTTTCTGTATATCTCAATATCTCGTGCAATTCTTTTGGCGCTCTCTTCAGTTGCCATTAAATACATTGTTTGAGATTTGATTATATCGAGCATTGATTTTTGTAGGGTTGCAAGTACTTCAAACATTCTAGGAGCAACTTCGCCATCTTCAATTGCATTAAGCAAGGTTGTAAGAGCCCGCTCTCCGGCTTGAAGTTGATAAACTAATGAACTCATTGTCATTTCGTCCATCTTCTTTTTAGCTTGAATATACTCATCTCGCTCTATAATATCCTCATCCAAATAGAACTTCATTAAGGCAGTAATAGTTTTCTTAGCCTTTCGGGTAGAGCTCTCTTTAAGTTCGGCAAAAGTTACATGATTTTGTGCTCTTCTTGCCGGAAGTGCTACATCAGTTTCTATTACTTCAGATATTTCTCCGCTTCCTGCCCCGATTAATTCGTCAAGGTCTTTTCGGATATCCTCTGCCTGGTCTTTTATACTTTTATTTTCTGACATATAAATTTGTTTTATTAAATTATATATCGAAATTAACGAGCATTGGCATATTTTTGGAATCCTATGCTTGGAATTGCATTATCAACAATAATTGCGTGCTGATTATCTCTTACAACGTATTGATTTAAAATATTTGAATGCTGTTCAAATTCAACAGGAGTATCGAATACTCTAATATTGGTCATTATCATATTATTAGCTTGTAATTCAAATTTTGCTTGAGAAGTCCAAATCTGTTCTTCAAGTTGCGGTACTATTTGGGTAAATTCATTAGTTAAATTATTTCCAGCGCTTTGAGGAAGCATCATATTGTTTGACGTATCAAGACTATATATTGATGCAGACATTTGAAGAAATTCATTATTGATATTAACAACATAACCATACCATTTTGCAGGGTTAAAAGCTATTCCATGTGTAAAGTATTGTACTCCTTGTGGTGTTGTAACAATTAACTCGGTATTACTTATTGTTATTGAAAACTTGTCGGCAGTATCTCCAATTAATCTATAATCTAAAACTGAATTAGATGCAAATCGAGGGGCAAACCATGAAGAGAATGCAATTCCATGTCCTGATTTAACTTCAGATTGAGCTTCGTAAACAACAGCAGAATCTCCTAGTGTCATATTTAAAAAATTGTAATGATTTTTGCTGACAATAGTCCATCTATTTTTTAAGTCATAATCAACTATTCCAAGTTTTGTATCAACAAAGGTTCGGATTCCATCGTTATATTTATTAATAACTGTTTGGAATATTTCCGGCTTAAGATTCTTTTTATATTCGTCTTGAATTCTTTCTCCAAATATTTCTTCAATTCCAGTTATTAATACGTCAGTATCGTCGTCAAATTGTCCTTTGATAACATCTCCGCGGTCTTGGTATTTAACAAGTTTAACTTTCCAATATGAATGGCTTCTATTAAATTCATCTGCTAAAGAAACAGAGTTTATTTCGTACATTCTATTAATAATTGGAATAAACATATAGTCCTTGTTTCTTGGATATTTTCCTGCCCCAAAATGAGTTTCAAACTCTTCAGCAGTTATATGAATTTCAAAGTCCTCTAATTCAATTCCAAATATATCATAAGTGCTAGCTTCTGTAGGGAATTCATTATCTGGAACCATTATCTTTATTGTTTGCTTGTCAGTTACATTATGTAATGAATATTCCATCAAAATAACATCAGATGTTCTTGCGTCAGGTTCAGTTTTAAAGTAGGTAACCTCATGTCCAAAAATTCCATTAACAATGTTAACAAGTTGCTTATACATTTTAACTGATTTGGTAAGAGCGTATGGATTAAATTGGTTTGATGCATTACATGTAACTTGAATATTTGCGCAACCATTCATTGCAAAAGGATCGGTACAATCAGTACAGAAATTTGGACATGATACTATTATACCATCCCCGGTTATAATTGAAATTGTAATTGAAAGAAATGTTAACGTATTTCCAGTTGCAAGTCCAGCAACCTCTGCCTTAATATCAAAATAAAGAGGCTTGGTAGGGTCAAAAGTAATTCCTTGAATATCTCCAGAGCCTGTTCCATGATTTAATGGAGCAAATTCAGAGAAAATTGTTCCAGATTTGGACCATCTAAATTCATATTCAAAAAAGTTTACAAGGTCTGGTGTTGTATAATATTTAGCATTTGTAAAATTGTATTGTAAGGGTTCAGTAACAGTCAATTCAGTATCACTAATAACAACGTCGATTTCGTATGTTATATTACCAATAATTATAGAATCTCCAGAAGCAAATGACGTAGTGAATTGAGTTTCATATCCAAAAACATTCAATGATGTACTTGAACCAGTAACATTACCAGTCATGTGAGGTTTTTTAAGACCTACAACAATATCCCAGTTGTCAACTTGGGTTGTATTAAGATATGGTTGTTGGATAGATGCGACAAAGAAATCTCCGTATTCATTTGCTGTATAATTGGTTACCATTATTAGTCTTTATTTTTATTTACCTCGTCTTGTGGAGCATAAACCTCTCCAGCTAGCCAAGATGCTACAAATCCAGTTAATGATACAAAATATAGTGCAAGTTCATTTAAGTTTGCTTTAAACCAAATGGCTCCGCAACCTGCGATAGCCCAAAGAATAACAATAACATATATCATTACCTCTTTTCGAGAGTTTGGTCCCGGCTTAAGAATTGCTGATTTTGAGCTTGGTTTCTTGGATTCAGCCCATATATAAGTTGCAGCGTATGCTGTTAGGGATCCAAAATATACTGAAAGGTCTGTGAAGCTTGCCTCTTTAAAGGCTCCAAAAAGTCCCATACCTACCCAAAGAGTTACTATAATATAGATTAATGCTTCTCTTTTACCGAAATTACTAAAGAAATTCATATTAAATGTTTTTCTTTTATATATTCACGAAATATTAGTAGTCGGTAATTAATAGGATTAATGGGTCCTCTTTTTCAATTTTTGACTCAAGTATATCTAAAATGTCGGTAACTATTCCAGCATCGGAATCTTCAGGGTCTTTTTCATCAAGATAGAAAAGTATACTATCATAGAGTTCTTTTGCATTAAGTCTAGCAAATGGAATTCCCTCTTCGAATACTTCAATTTCTTCTAGAATCTTATTAACTAATGGAAGTTCTGTGTCTTCATATAAATCATAAAGTCTCAGAGTTGCAGTTAGTAGTTTAAAACTGAATTGAATCATTTTTATACCATCAGTTTCAATTATTCGGGAGTACTTTTTATCCTTATTGAGGGTTAATTTGATATATTGTAAATTTTCCATTTCTATTAATATTTGGAAAAGAAAAAAGACTGTGTTGATTTCTTTATGCATAAAATCGGAACCAACCGATTTAATTTTATTGATAGAATTTTGATAATATGTATCTAATATGTATTTTAATTGAGATGACGATACCATTATAGAGTCATTTCCAAGTTCGATAAAATCAATATCGTTTTGGATTTGTGCCCATAATTTATTGTCAATGTAATTATATTTGTACAGCGTAACGTCGATCGCAGTTGGGATCGAACTAAATTCAAATTGTTGCATAGTCGGATATTAATATACCTGCATCGAATTCTCTATTCTCTGTAAAGAGGTATAAAGTTCTTCTTTAGCAAATTTTTCAAGTTCTTTAAATTCTCTTTTGCCAATTTCATTTCTTTGCATAAAGAATGAGATGGCTTCTTCTGAGGGTATATATTTGCTTTTTGAAGTCACTTCTTTTTCTGACTTTTTGGTCTTAGTATAAATCCAACCCGGTACACTTTTAAATCGGGCTGCAACAAGAGACCAACTATCAATTACTGCAAGTGGATTAATCCCATTTTTATTAAATAATTGGGCATTTGCTGGGTATTGAATCGAAAAGAAGCGATTAATCATGAAATGATGTCGCTTCTTATTATGGTTACTTATTTTTTTATATTCAGCAGGTTTGGTGAATATTATTTTTATAAAATCAAACAGTTTTGTTTCGTCTAACATTTTTTATTGCTTTTTTAAAAAGTTCAATTCGTGTACTAGTTATATCGGTTTTTTGTAATTTGTTTACCTCAGCAATAACCTTGTCAAAGTCGCCGTCTTTGTGCGCTTCAATTAGTAATTCTGTTAAAATATCCTCGCTAGTCATTTTAAAATAACGTGTTTATTTTTTTAGTTTCAGGTTGTTGAGAAACTTTGTCTAGTTGTAACGTTGCAAATGGGTCAAAACTCTTTGGAGCACCACTTCCGGTTGCACCTTTTGAATTCCACTGTGTACCTTCTAATATCTTTTCCATCTGAGTTAATCCGGCCAATCTTGTTTCAACTGTAAAATCTTTTTCAATTTCATCATATATTGCTTTTAGAATTCCACCAGGTATCGTATTAAAGTGAAGTAACATTAAGTCTAGATTTTGATTGAATCGCAAACGGATTTCATCAATTGTAGATTTACCAACAACATCATGAATCATATTAACTATAGTTTTAACCTGTTCCTCAGAGAAAAAATGGTCGATGTGGAAGTTACCTTCAATTTCACGATATTTTTCTAGGATTTGAATTGCCTGTTTTTCAGTTATTGAATAGTTTCGGATAGAACCAGTACTAGTTCTTTTAGTCCATGAAACGACTGATTGAATGTTATCGCTTTTATCACCTTGTAAGATTTTAGAGAAGATAAAATCATCGCAATTAATCTCTTCTATTTCTACGCCGTTTTTAGCAATCCAACTGATAAAATCACCTTTAAGTTGGTTATTTAGCACATCAGCAGAACCCATGTTAAATAATAAGTCATCATTTGAAATTTCTACCTCATTAGGTTTGTTAATAAGGTTTTCGAAACCTTCGAATGCTAACAATCTACGCTTAGAATTATAGTACCATAAGGTATATGCATCTGTTGCTTCATTATAATTAACTAATTGAATAAGGTCACGGTCACCTGTCCAAACAATACAATTTTTACCTTCATTGTTTAACTGTGTCGACCAACCGAATAGAATATCATCTGCTTCTGCACCGGGAACTTTATGAATGATTACACCCTGCTTTGCAAGAATATCTTGGAACTCTGTATAAACATTAAATACATTTTCCCAGTTAACTGAACTATCGGCAACTCTGGTACCTTTATATTCTGCGGTTGGGAATAGGTCTTTACGCCATGATTTTGAATCGACTGCAACTACGATTTGGTCGACAAAGGGTGTCATCTTTCTGACCTCTGACGCAAAGTCAATACACAATTTTCGCATAAATTGTTCTTGGCCATCTCTGTCTCCTAATAATTGTTCTTTTTTAGGACGTGGAAGTACAAAAAGTCTGCTATGTACGAAATAGTTTCCATCGATAATAAGTGTATGTTTTCCTAGTTTCATAGTTCTATAATTTATTTGTAAATATAATCAAAAGTTTTGACACGGGAAAACTTTTATCAATTTATTTTTTAATTTTTTACAATTTCTTGTATTTTGTACGTGCATGAAAGTAACGTAATAACCGGGTCTATTACCAGGGTTCTTTGAGCCTGGTGTTCTGCAACACAGATTGCAATTTGTGGAATGTGTCGAGCGTTTTGTGGCTTTTCTGTCTGTATGTATTCGATAAATTCTTGGCCAAGTGTTTGGAGCACATCATCAACTCTATTTGAATATTCTCCTACAATATACTTATAATTAGTTACAGGGTCCATTTGATTAAAAATCAGGTCAAACATATCCTTGTAGACTGAGTTAAATTTCTTAACATCATCGAGTGTAATATTCTGCGTACCTTGAGTTTTATAACCTTGTAACTTATTAAGAGTTGTTCGAAGGTCTGGAAAGTTTCTTTTAACAAATTCTACCAGGGCTGGTTTTTCAATTGCCATTCCTTCTTTTCCACAAATATCATAAACCCTTCTAATATATTTCTTAGTCAATTCATTCTCTTCAGATTTATCGAAGTCAAAATTGATAACTTCAAACCGTGAAAGAATTGGATCTGGAATTTTATTAACATAATTACAAGTTGCAATAAAACGGGAGTTACTTGCAAACTGCTCCATGGTTGCACGAAGTGCTTTAAAGAATTGGTCAGATACACCATCAACCTCATCTAATATAACAACCTTAAATTTTCCTTGGTCATCTAGGATTGACATCGTTGAACAGAAATCAGTGATCCGGGTTCTAATCACGTCGACTGAAGTATCGGTAGATGCATTAATATAAAGGTATGGTAATCCAAATTGATTAACAATAGCCTTTGCAGTTGAAGTTTTACCAGTACCTGGGCTACCTGCCAATAACATATTCTGTGTTAATCCATTTTCAAATTTCGACATTACACGTTCTGGAAGGATTAAATCTTCTAGATTTTTAGGACGATATTTTTCTGTAAAAAGTGCTTGAATCATTTTTTAGGTTTAAGTTTATAGGTATTATATAAGAAGGTCTCTATAAGTTTCAGATAAATATTGTATGGCTTTTAATAACAAATACCCAAAGATTCGTCGTACTGGAGGACCCTATCCAAGGAATAGGTATGGTGTATGTTATGAAGGACTCTCGCGACAACAGCGTCGATTACTATTAGAGAATCCATTAATGAAAGAAAGGGCTCAATCTGACCAGTTTCTACATATTATCTTTGAGATGTGTAAATATAAAAATGATTCGAAGAGGGACAAATATTATTATGATTGGTCTACTGGGGAGCTTATGAAAAGTGAAGAGCTTTCGGATAGTTACGATACAATTGATTGGACTTGCGCTCTATCTGGAGAACCTATCAGGTCTAATATAAATAACTTTAATGCGGAGAACTTTGTTCATCCTGATTATCACGATACTCTTGGCGGTAAAATGGTGGATGGTAGAATCCTAAAATCTTCTGTTGCCTTCCAACAGCACGTAAAAAAACTCCTATTGAATCAACAAAAGGAGTTTTTAAATATTGCTAGAAAAAATTCGAAATTATAGTAATCTAGAGAATCTATCTTTAACACTTAGATTTTGGTATTTAGATTCATTTAAGGTATTTGAATATTCAGCCTTTTTAATTATTGCATCATATTTTTGATACAGTATAGTTCCTTCATCTAATTGCCAATCAAACTTAGAACCAATTTCAGATGCTAATTCATTTAAACCAACTGAGTTTGCTCTATTAACTAAAGATTCTGAGGATTTTTGTTTTAATGTTTCTAATCTTTTCTTTTTACCTGCAATTGCACCTTTTAATAAATCAATGGCTTTAGTATCTTTTGCTTCTACTGCATCTGCTAAATTCTTTTCATCACCTGTAATTTCATCTTCTAATGCTTTTACCTTTGGATCTTTTTCAGTTTCTTCTGGAGTTTCAGTTTCTTCTGGAGTTTCAGTATTGTCTTTTTTAGCAGCTTTAGAAGCAGCTGCATCATCATCTAATTTTTTTTGTGCTGCTTTAGCATCATCAGATTTCTTTTGCTCTTCTTTCTTTTTTTCAATTTCAGCCTTTTTATCATCTTCCGAAGGTTCAAGTTCTTTAATTGCAGCCTGATCTTCTTTGTATTTATTTTGAAGTTCAGTCATTTTTTCTTTATAAGATGCTACCTTTTCCGGGTCATCTTCTAATCCTGAAGCTCTTTTAATTGATGCGATTTGACCAGCTATTTTTGCATTATGAAGTGCCTTTGCAACTAGTTCACCTTTTGCATTAAATTTATCATCAACCATCTTTTGAAGTTCTCCTGCCTGATCTCTTGCAATTTTTGCTTTTGCATTAATTTTTGCCTTTTGTTCTGCGTCTGGAGCATCTTCGGCCGCTGATTCCATATCAGTGACATTCAATTTTATTTTATTGACTTTTGACTGTGCTTTTATTGCCTTTGGCATCCACCAAATCCATTGCCAAACTTTGCTTGGACCTTCAGCATCAGCTTCGTTTAATTCATTAAATTCCGGAGAATCAAGTTCTTCAGTTAATTCTTTAACAAGACTACCTAAAGAATCTATAATTGTATCGACATCTCTAGATAATGATTTAATAGGAGCTGTTGCAACCTCTTCAAGTATACTTGTATACCAATTTTCAAATGTTTCCATATTTTAATTTATTTTGTTATGATAGATTATATATCACAAAAAAGGGAACTGATTTCTCAGTTCCCTTTAAGTATAATTAGAATGTTAGTTCTAATTTAAAATATTAAGCTAATGTTAACAAGTTACCAGTAGCAGTTCCATTAACAGTTACATTGAACTCAACGTATTGAGTTTCAGGGTGGAATCCTGCATCAACTAGAGCGAATCTAGATTTAACAGCTACTTTAGGAGCCATAGTTCCTTCAGCAATTGCTTGAACTGATTCAGCCATTAAGTAAGGCATGAATACGATACCAGGTCCGTTTCCGTCTCCTTTTCTACCAACTGCGATTGAATAATCGTACCAGTCCATTGTAGGGTCAGTATAAATGTTAATTCCAGCAACAGATCCTAATGGGTAGATAGCTCCAGCAGCTTGTGCGAAAGTATTTGCCATTGGGTTTGCAACGAAACCAGCGATTGATTGTAAAACTGTAGCAGTTTGTGGTCCACATACTGCGAAGTTACCAGCACCTCTTCTACCTCTGTTAGCGATCAAGTTAGCAGAAGCTAAGATTTGAGAAAGGATTCTTCTGTGAACAGAAGGTAAAGTTTCTCCACCAGCTAATGCAGATGCAAGAGGTAAGTTTAAGTCAAATGCATTAGCACTGAATGCTCTAGTAACGTTAAGAGCACCTAATGTTCTGATTCTTCCTAAGATGTATTGGTTAATACCTTGAGTTAATTCATTAGTTAAAACAGCTTCAACTTGAGCAACAGCATCAACTCCGAATTGTTTTAAATCTTGAACTTGTTCTCTTGTAACGGCAGCAGCAACTTGGAAAGTTTCAGCTGTAACGCTTTTAGAGAATAAAGATAATCCCATGATTTTATCTGGAGTTTGTTCTCCAGCTTCTCTTGAGAATGGAGTACCAGATGCATTAGAAGCAGCGAATCCTTTAACGTGATCCTCTAAAGCTTTAACTAATTCTACATCAGTCGCAGTACATGCATGTGTTAAACCAACAAATGCTAATTTAATATCGTCATTAACGTTAGCGTTAGCAGCGTCAATAGAATTTACTTTAAAAATCATTTTACCATCAATTCTAGAAGTTCCTATTAAAGTATAAGAACCATAAGTTCCACCAACAGCTACAATAGTATCATCAGCAAGTGCTTGAATTTCAGCTAATGCAGTTGCAAACGTACCAGTTGCAAGACCTACTTTAACATAAGTTGGAGCAGTAGTAGCAGTTACACCATTAAGACCGATTTTACCACCTTCGTAAACAAAGTCTAAGTAAGACAATAATCCCATTGGACCAGCCATAGGAACTACTGGTACTAAGTCAAGACCGATAGTTTGAGCAGCAACTTGCATTGCTAAAGGAAGTAAAGAAGGAGCTTTATCACCAGAACCTTTAGTAGTAGACATACCACCTGAGAAAGTATTACCTGGTAAAGTTGTAGCACCCATACCAAAGATGTTACCAGCAGTACCTAAAGTCATTTGAGAAGCATCTTCGTATAATTTGTGGTTGTGACAGTATTCTGACATCCAAGCTAATTTGCTTGAATCGTTGATACCTGTCGCAGATTCGATAATCGGAGCCCACGTTGCTCTGATTTCTGCTTCATTAATTAAATTTGCCATTTGTAAATTTATTTTTTTTTAATGGTTTTATATTTTCGTATATTACGAGTTTTCGATATAATTTCAGTTTTTTGCTTCTTAACTGAGCATCGAATATGTTTTAATAGTATTATATATCCTTGTTTTTTTGGTTTTTTTAAAAAAACCCAAAAATAATGTTATCTGTTAAATCTTTTTGCAATTTCAGCACCTAATTCAGTAGCGTCATAACCTAGCGTTTGAGTTGTTTCAACCACTGATTCATTTACCATAGCGATTTTTTCCATTACTGGAGCAACCTCTCTAAGGTCTCTAGTTTGCCAGAAGTTTGCAACTTGGTAAGCTGTTTCTAATTTATGATATTTAGATTGTGCTACTATTTGGTTTTTCTTACCTTCAGAACATTTAGCCCAAGTATCATGGTATTCAGTTGGCATTAATTTGATAACATTAGGTGTGTTGTTAGTTTCTACAACTCCTGATAATGAAGTGTTCCATAGAGCTAAAATTTGTCCTTCAGTAAGGTAACCTCTTCCTTCAACTGCGCTTACAACTTTAGATTTTTCTTCAATAGTTAATGTATTAAATTCATTTACTTTCTCTTCAGAGATAAATTTAAAGAATGTTGGATTTTCTGATTTTTTAGAATTTACCTTTTCAACAATTGCTTCTAATTTAGAAGTAATTGAATTTTTGTAAGCTTCCATTTGGTCAACTTGTTTACCAGCAGCTTCTCCTTCACCTTCAAGGTCTAAGTCTTTTTCTACGTCTTCTGGTTTTCCAGTGATTACATTACCATCAGCATCAACTACATCAACAGTAACATCTTTAGTAGCAGTTTTAATGTCTTCGGCAGGAATTCCTGCTTCAGTTCCATCATTTGCTTCTGTAATTTCTTTACCAGCAGCATTTCCTTTACCAGCAAGTTTTATGTCTTTTGCAACATCTTCTGGTTTTCCAGTGATTACATTACCATCAGCATCAACTACATCTGGAGAAACATCTTCAGTTTCATCTTTAAGAGCTTCAGCTGGAATTCCTGCTTCGTCTTCTAATAATAGGTTAGTATTAACTGTTTCTGCAACGTATTCTGCGTATTCAGTTACTTTCTCTAAGTTCTCTCTTAAATATTCAGTATATTTAATTAAGTTGTCATAAGAAGTAGAACCTTCATTGTAAGATTCAGCTAAATAGTTAGTGTAATTTTTGATAGCATCAACGCTTTCAGCGATATGCTCAGAATATTGAATACCTTGATCAACTTTTTCTGCAAGTGTTTCTGCATATTGAATACCTTGGTCTGCTTTTTCAGCAACGTGTTCTGAATATGCGATTGATTCTTCTAATTTCTTAGCTAAATAATCGGTATATTCTTTTAATGATTGTACTTGAGAACTAGTAGACTCTGCTTCTGTTAAAGAATTCATACTTTCTTTAATAGATTTGATTTCTTCAGAAAGATATTTAGAGTATTTATTAAAATCCTCAGTCGTAATAAATTTAGACTCTGCCATTTTTGTTTCGTTTATATTTTCGATTGATTGTTTTTTGTTTTCTTTATTTATCTCGTAAATAAATAGGTCGTTTCCTTCATTAACAAAACCATAAGCTTCATTAACTCTTTTCAATTCAGCGTTTTCAAACCCAGGGTCTGCAACTAAATCGTAAGTAAACAATTGTTTGATTTTTACAGTTCCATTAGATTCAACTGCACCAGCTGCTCTACTTGAAATTTGTAATGGAACTCCAGCATCTACAAGAGCTTTTGCCTGTCTTCCTGCATCAGTATCTAATAGTCTGATACGTCCTTTAACTTGTTTTGTCTCTGTATCATAAGTAAGTTCTTCAATAATATGTGATACATTTTTTAAAGAAACATCAAATGTTTGTGGGTGGTCTAATTCACCTAATAGCTTAGATGATTTAATTTTGGCCTGTAGAGCTTCAATTTGCGGTAAGTATTCAGATTCAGTATAGATTCGGTTATTACGATTTTTCTTATCGATTTCTCCAAAGATACCCTCTAGAACATAAGTCCCACCTTCTTGTTTAAACTCTAATTCCGTTGACGATCTTTCTAAGATCAGTAAGTTATTAGTCATAATTATTATTTTATTATATTTCTATTATATATCCAGTTAATTTTTGAAGATTTTTAAAAATTTTAAATTTTTATAGACCGGCTAACGGATCCTCTTCTTCTCCACCTGCATCGCCTTCTGAATCTTTTTCAGCGTCCTTTTCTTTTTGAGCCACTTCTTCTTGATAATCGTTAAAAAATTTAACTAGAGTAAACATATCCTCTTCGGTAAACGCTGTATTTCCGTATTCTTTATAGAAATATTCTTTAAATTCTTTTTCACTTTTTGAGGACAATATAGTCCCTAAAATTTCAGTAGATTTAATTTCTTTTCCTGAGTCAAGAGTTACATCATCAACTACTACTTTTGAATCTTCTCCTGCATCAATTGCATCTTCTTGAAGAGAGCTAGTAAATTCTTCAAATGTTTTAATTATTTTCATTTTATTTATATTTTTATTTAATTACATTCCCATCATTGGATTTTCCTCTTCTGGTTCGGCAGCTTTCTTTGCAGCAGTTCTGGCTTTATATGCATCATTAGCTGCTTTATCATCTGGAGAGAGTTTAAGGTATCTATCAACTAAGAAGTCCATATCAAAATATGGAGTTTCTTCCATTGTCATTGGATCTGTTTTAACCAGTGAATCTTTCATCGTACTAATAAAATCAAGTCGCTTTTGCATGATTTCCATTGTCTTTAATTCAGAGAACATATTATCCTCATTAAATCTTAGTGCAATTTGAGTTCTAAATCCTGCATCCTCTTTAAATTCTGGAAATTTAAGACACATTTGAATCCAAAGGGGTTTAATCAATATCTCTTGGAATGAACTACGTAAACGATTAATAAATTTACTGAATTTAATCTCATCTCTAATCATACCATCAGCAGCTAGATTGAAATCTCCACCTCCATCTTCATACATGAATCTATTGTAAGGAATTTTTGAAACTGCTTTAAGTTTATCTGAGAAGTATTTTAATGATTCAGTGTCGCTTAATTCTGGACCTTCTCCACCCAAGGTTTCAATCTCAGGTTGTTCTCCATCCTTGCTAGGTAACCAATATTCTTTGTTAAATTGTAACATTGGTTTACCGTTAGTTGTAAGAGATGCACTATCCCAATCAAAATCTACAACTTCTTTATAGTTATTCATTAACTGAGCAAGGGATTGCTTTGCTCTTGTTTTAGATTTACCACCAACTGGTATAATAAATTTCATTCTATAAGATGAATTTGTAACAGCCCAAATAACTCTGGTATGCTCCATAATTCTCATTAAGTTGAATGCTCTTACAAGTCGCTCAAGGTAAGAAACCCTTGATGCTGTAGTAATCGAAGAGTATGATATGTACACAATCTGTGAATCATACAATTTTCTCTGTTTAACTGGATCGTCTTTAAACTGAATCCAAACTTTTTTACCATCTTCATGGTTATATCCTGGAACCAATGTGATTGGATCAATTTCTTTAAATCCAATAACATCTGACATTTCAGGATTATAAATAATCTCAAATGATAGATAACCATCAATTAACCATTTTCTAAAAAAATACCATGCTGATTGGTCTAGATTGAATCCAAAATATTGATAGAGGTCTCTATATGCTTTATTAAGATATTTCTGCACATCTTCAGAAACTTCCATACCGATAATCTCTGGATTGGCCATGAAGTTTTTGCTATCATACACAATTGACTCATCGCAAAGTATATCTAAGATGTCTTCAATTTCATCATGTTGTGCAAATGCTCTAAGTTCATCTCTTTTACCACGGTATGCTTGGTCAAAAAATGGAATATTTTTACGCATTGTAGTATCAGCCATCGAAAGGGCTGCAAATGCGCCATACATGTCATCACTATCAAGACCTGTTGGGTTCATTTGGCCATAACCAATTGCATCTTCTACCGGTCCGATTGCTTGAGATTGTCTAAGCACCAAATCGTCATAGTACATACCAAAAGAAGATAACTTCTTAAGAGTACTACTTAGGTTAAAAGGTCGCTTAGTCAATGGACCATTTCTTTGTACAAATCCTGCCATTATATTATTATATTAATTTAAGTTATATATTCTTTTTTAAATAGTCATTAAACATTAATCTGACCTTCATTACATTTGTTTTGTTAAAGTCCATAAAATCACATAGTGCTATTTCTGGCCATTTTGAATAACTAACAACTGCTTGGTCCCTCTTTCTTGAAGGTATATATTGCCTTAAGGCAAACTCATATCCATCCTTTTTAAGGTATGCTTTGATTCCTTCATAAGTTATCCGGAGAGGTTTTTCTTTAAGTGCATTATTCTTACTAGGAGTTTCAATTCCTAAAATTTCTGAAATTATGTCTGTTTCTTGTTTATCTACCTTAATATTCATACGGGTAAATAATTCATCTAGCAATTTTTCTTTGTAAAGAACCGGCAGTAGGTTTAAATTAATTCCTAAGTCATTATTATTAACTTGTTCAATTGCCAATACTACTGGATTTGCATCAAACCATGGAAGTTCTTTCTTGTATTTTGGATCGTATTTAAAAACATAAATCTTTCCAGGTTGAAAACGTGTCCGGGTTATTTTAGCCTCATTTTGGGTTTTAGATTTAATTCCAGCTTCATACCAATCCATGCATGCCATAGAAGCCTTTACTTTACCTCCAAATTCCTTGCTTAATTCATCTATTCTTTGTTTAATGTAACCCATTTTTAATAGTATCTTCAGTTAGGACAATAAATCGCCAATAACGACTAGCCGCATATTCTTTAGCAGCATTATATTTATCCATATTTTTTATATATTGTTCCGTAAGAAATTTATAGGATGCAAGACTTTTTTTAGTTGGATTTGCCGGAGGTTTTGGCTTTTGTATTTGATTTTTTGGTTTGATTTCAGCAAGAAACTCTTCGCTGGAGCCATCTTGCTTTAGTATTTTAAAGTAAAAGTCTGGGTGATATGTTCTTTGTTTGTTTCCCTGACGCGACCAATATTTAATCTCAACAGGTTCGCTTGACCAGCAAAGGACTTTGTCATTAATATCACACCAAATCATAAACTTATATTCCCAAGAGCTTCTGTAAATAATAGGCAATGGACCTACATATTTTTCAGGGTTCTTGGGATTAAAATATCCTTGGTTAAATCCGGACTTTTTAGTTGGTTTTAAATTCTTAATTGACATTAAATAGAATAAATTCCGCCACTATCATCATCGCCCGATGTTCTACTCATAGAAATAGTACCTTTGTATTTTTGTGGGTGAATTTTATTCCAACCTTTGGCATATCCTCTTTTAGCAATTTCTGTAAAGTATGCAAAGGCATTTGGATAGACTGGGTTAAATCCTCTCCAGTATTTTAAGAGGTCTAACATTGCAAACTGAAGACAGTCATCTCTATCATCTTTATTAACGTACGACATTCTATTGATTGCACGTTCTGCTAATAGAATTAACATTTTTTCTGCAGTTGGAGTTAATTTATCCAAATTCTTAGATTCACTCATTGCATCGTGCAAGTCCTTATTATTTAGATAGTTTTTAGTTTTAGCCATTTTAATTTATTTAGTTTAACTTTATATAACAAAATGTTGGTACTGTTTCAATTCCAGTCTAGACACCAAAGGGGCTGCTTGGCAACCCCTTTAATATTAATTTAAAAACTATATAGATTATGCATTTAGGGCAGTAATCTTGTCTTCCCATGAACGGATTTCTCCATTGATTAAAGACTCAGCCTCTTTAATAGCTTCATCATTTCTATCAGCGTTTGATAGTATTCCTTTTTGGTCTTTTAAGAAAGAAATCATAGCTTCGTATGTTGCTAGTTTTTCCTCTTTAATTGCTAAGTCAGCAGATTCTCCTTCAACCATTTCTTTTAAGAATAAAAGAGCAGATTCTCCAGTTTCTTTAGTAACATATTCAGCAGCTTCATTAGCACTGTTTGCTTTAAAGAATTTAGTAATTTTATTTGAATGGTTATTACGTGCAATGTAAATATCTTCGTTTAGTACAAAAAGATTTACAGTTGTGTTATTTCCTTCAAATGTTGCAGCAAAATCAAGAGTTACAAAATTTTCTAAAAGTGTAGGAAGTGATTCAAATAATTCAGCAATCGGTTTTTCAGCGTATCTGATATGTCCGGCTGCCATAATATGGTTTGAAAATGTGCTTCCAATAATTTCTGAATTGTTATGTTGAAAAATACCTTCAGCTAAATTGTAAATAAATTTGCTTGGTCCATGGAACCATCTAACAGAATCTTCAGTAAATTGAAAAGATTCAAATGCATTAATTGCATTAATTAAGGTTGAATTTTGGGTTCCTTCAACTTCTTTAATTTCAGTGTCATTCATTTCGAAAAGTCTTCCACTTACATAAAATTGGAAAGATTCGTCTAATTTAACAAATGGTGCAAGAATATTAGTTGTCATATTGTTTTATTATTTTATTTTATTTATATATCTCTTTAAATAGGAGCTTCTTCTATTACATAAGGTTGTTCATCATACCAAGTCCATCCATCTACTGGATATGTATATGTGTCTTTTAATTCTTTCTCTAATGTATAATCCGGCGCACTCACAAAGTTGGGTGCGTACTGCCAATTATCATCTTCTAATTTGTAAAATCCTGCTGTTGTTTCCATGTTATTATCCTGTTACGGTCCATCCTTTAGCAGTTGCTATAGACCTTGTGCAACCTGCTGCTCCAGTGCAACCTGTTATATTTATTGTTTTTGATGTTACTGTAGTTAAATCTGTAAATAATTGGTCTAATGCTGCTATTCCTAAATCACAGTAAGATACGTTTATTTGCGGAGAACTTCCTACCCATTGTCCTATTGATGTATTTAATAATCTTAGACTATTAAGCTTATTAAAACGTGAATTAAATGAGCCATTTACAGCTAATTGAGAGAATGGACAATTAAAACTTAGTGATGTTAGTGCATATGTTTGGGATGTAAAAAATGATCCATTAACTAAAGGAGTAGCTACTAAACTTCCTATTTTGTCTAAATTATTTACTGTTGTTAATACTCCGCATTGAGTTAACATGTTTGAAATAGTATTTATTGCAATCATTTGCGTTGTTGGAAGTGTTATAGTTTTTAAATTAGTACATCCAAGAAATGTTTGTTGAAAACTGGAAATTGCTCCTGCTGTTGTAGGTAGCGTGATTGTTTCTATCTTAATGCAGTTGGTAAATGCTAAGGCTGCACTAGTAAGAGATGTTGTGCTTATAGGTAATGTAAGAGATGTTAAATTGAAACAGTTTAGAAACGTATTTGCCATTGTAGTTAAAGAAGGCATTGATGCTGGAAACACTACAGAGGATATTCTTATGCAGTTAGAAAATGTATTTTGCAGTGTATTGACTGAAGTTAAGCTTGTAGGTAGTGTAATAGATTCTAATTTATAACAGTTGTTAAATGTACCTAACATTGTAGTTATACTATCCTGGGTGTTATTTGGTAAAACAACTGTTTTTAAACTAATACAGTTGTTGAAAGCGTTATTTAATGCGCCTAGTGTCCATGCAGATGGAATTGTTATAGATTTTAATGCATAACAACTATTAAACGTAGATTGCATGCTAACAGATGCTCCAACAGTAACTGGTAATGTTACTGACGTTAACAAATAACAAGTTTGGAAAGTCTGATCCATCATTGTTAGATTAGGCATTGGTGATTGAAATATAACGCTTATTAAACTATTACAATTACTAAAAGTATTAACTAGCGTATTGGCGTTGAAGTTTATAGGAAATACTATATTTTTTAAATTGAAACAACTATTAAAAGCAGAGCTTATATTATAAAAAGCCGTGCTCGAACATTCTGAAGGAAAGTACACATGTTGAAGAGATGAGCACTGAGAAAACATGCTTGCCGCATTAACAGCAGTCAACCCGGATGAAAACACAGGAAAAGATGTAAATCTAACCCATTGTAATGATTGACATAGTTGAAAAATAGAACCTAGATCTATGCATATATTAATACTTGGTAAAGTTACATTTTTTAAAGAAATACAATTCGAAAACGCTGCTTGGAGGGCAGTAACACTATTTAATGTTGTAGGAAAAGATACAGTTCTTAAAGACCTACAACTAGAAAATGTAGTCTGTAAACTAGCTATTGATGTAGCATTTAATGGTAATGTTATATCTAATAAATTTACACATCCATTAAATGTACTTACTAATGTGACTAGAGAACTAGCGGATGTAGGCATAACAACTTTATGCAAATTTACACAGTTTTGAAACATATATTGCATTTGAGTAGTCCAAGTAACAACTGCAGGTAATTTTACATATTCTAACTCTGTAAAACTTGCAAAGGAATTAATACCTCCAATAGATGAAAATAAAGATTGAGATATTTCTTCCATTGTACCATCTCCAAAATAAGCTTCTAATACACCTACACTATAGGATGGATTTCCTCCTGTAACAGAGAAATTAGGAACATGTTTTACATTTGTAATTACGCACGTTGCATCTCCATATATTCTAATTTTAAATGTATTATATCCACGCGAGCAAGGAGTACCTCCTGTACTATAAACATGGTTTGTTGTTTGTACTGTAGGTATAGTTATAGTGTCTATTACACCATCACCCCAATCTATATAGATATTAGCTCCACTATTTTGTGTGAATGTAGTTTCAATAGCAAATGCTTTTAATCCCGTATCGGCAACTAAAAATTGAACTTCATTTGCTACATCTGTAATTGTTATCCAATCTACAGGTCTTACCCAATCTGCAGGAGTTGGGTGAGGTGCTATTGAATTTATTGGTATATTAAATGCCATTGATTTATGTGGTTTGTGTTATTATTATATCTACTACAATATCTGCTTCCGGAGGAAATTGAGAGAAAAATATTGCTACAGTATATCCGGTTGATATGTATGGAAGTATTTGTGCGTTATATGCCGTTTGATAACTTTCATTTTGTGGTGTTATTGATAAATCAGTATTAGGAGTTATATTTGTATTAGAAAATGTATAAGTATAATATAGGCCATTTAATGTCCAAGAGGCAGCATTTAATGTTTGTGAATATAATTTTATAAATGCAGATGCACCTTGGAAACCTTGAGCACCTTGAGCACCTTGGAAACCTTGAGCACCTTGAAAACCTTGAGCACCTTGAAAACCTTGGACACCTTGTGCACCTTGGAATCCTTGAAAACCTTGTGCACCTTGGAATCCTTGAAAACCTTGGAAACCTTGAGCACCTTGGAATCCTTGAACTCCTTGCGCACCTTGGAATCCTTGAGGTCCAAGATCACCAATATCTCCTGTTCTTTGAAACGTAATGTAGACTAATTGGTCAGGTGGCGCACTTCCAGCAACAGGGCTAGAAAGAAATGCAACTGGTACATCATAATGGTCATTATGTTCTGTATGATTACCAGTAATGCTAAAAAACGCGTAAAGAAGTGGATCGGCCTGTGATGTTATTTTAAACGTACCTTTGATCTGAGAAGATGAATCATCAATTGTTTGTAAAAATGATTGAATGTTTTCAGAGTTAGAATCTGAATATGAAATGTACATCATTGTACCAAATTCATTAATCCTTACATGTCCTGCAGTCAAATTTGTAGGATCAACTGTAATATCATCATAATAGAACTCAAATGTTGCACCACCAAAAGTTCCTGGTTCACCTTTTTCTCCTTGAGCACCTTGGTATCCTTGAAGTCCTTGGTAACCTTGAGTTCCTTGGTAACCTTGGTAACCTTGGTAACCCTGAGCTCCTTGGTAACCCTGAGCTCCAAATAAAGAAATTCCAGGAGGTTGGGTTGGCGTAGGTACCTGTATAATATCTCCAATAAATTTTCCAGAGATTTGATTAACATCTTCGGCGTTTACTATATTATTAATCGTAAACATTCTGTTTCCAGCAAATTGTTCAGTAGAAAGCTTGTTGGAGCCAAACCCTTGTTCATTACCTAAATAGAAAGAAGGTATGAATGAATTGACTTCAATTGGAAATGTTATTTTAAATTGATCTTTGTCTTCGTATGTAAATCCAACTGGTCTATCTAAAGTATAATCGTCCGGGAGTGCATAATACGATGCAATTCGATAATTACCCTCTTCTAAATGTCCAACTTCAACATTAAAATAGTTGGATTTGTACATTCTTTTAATTATTGATTCTGTTATTTTAAACGAATCAAGAGTTGAAGATACTAGGATTTCGACATCAAATCCAATAGTGATTGGAATCATGTCAAATTCAGCAACATAGGATTCTATGATACCTTCAGAATTCATTTTGGTATAATTACCCATGATTCTTTTGTTAACTAGTTTTCCAGAATCAATAGAAAGTCCTGTAAAGTTTACAATTCCTCTAGGTACAACATCGTAATTACCATCGGCGCTTGCTTTATCCGGAGTACAATTCGGTCCAGAAGGTGTTGAGAATAGAAAATTGTCTCTTAAGAACTGGTCATCCCCTGTTATTGAGTAGTAAAATGGAACATCCACTACTACTCTTTCTTCGTTAGTTATTTGTCGATGAAAATACAATTTAGTATTCAAATCGGCTAAAAATCCTATAATAATGTGTCTAACTACACTATCATCTGAATTAAATTTTTGATTGTAACTTGCCATGGATTATATATCCTATTCTATTAGCTCAATATTAAATTTGGAGAATCCATTTTCTCTATAGATTTGAATTTTTTTATCAAAGATTTCATGAGGTAATGGTGTGTGATTAATCACAAAACAATTTATTTTGCTCTCCTTAATTACTCCACTTAATATTTTTAAAATATTGTGAATTCCATCTTGATCGACAGAACTTAACAACTCATCTAAGAATAACAAGTTTAGTTGTGGGAATCTTAATTTTAAGATTTTAATAATTGCAATAATAATTATAAAATCTGCCTTCTTTCGCTCTCCTGTTGAAAGGGTCATTGGATTTATTTCTTCTCCTAAGTGATTGATAATACAATTGAATTTCTCATCAAACCTGAGGTGGAAGTGAAGGTGCATTGTCTGGGTCATAGCTGCAATATTTGCATTTAGTCCGGGCAATATAGTCTTGATTGCAAGATTTTTAACTCCATCCTCTCCAAGAACCTCTTCAACCATTTCTAAGAAATTGAAGTCGATAGTTTTAGTATCTTTAAGATTTCCTTTCTCCAACTCTTGTGTTTCAAAGTCAGAGATAATTTGTTCCATGTGAGAAAAATCAGTTGTACCTTTAATTGAGGCGGCAATTGCTAAGAGTTCAGTTTTAAAATTTGCAATGTTAATATTTAAGGAAGATACTTTGTCTCGAACAACACTATCTTTATCTCTAAGTCCACTGATTAGGGTTTTAATGTTTGACACTTCTTGTGTAACTTCTTGAAGTTGATTTGGAATATCTTTTAGTTCGGATTCAAGTTCATCTTTTCTAGAGTTATGGAATTCTCCGGTAAGTTCATGCTCACAAGTTGGACATGCATTATTTTCATACAATTCCAATTTCTTTTTAAGCTCTGCTATTTTAAACTTTAATTCAGTTTCAGTCGACTGGTTTGATTGTAGGTCCAAATTTAAACCTTTAATACTTGCACTAATTTTACCTTGAGCCTCTTCGAGTTTCTTTTTATTCTCATCGTATTTAACAAGAGAATCTTTAAGATGCTGAATTTTCTTTTTGTCCTTTTCTTGACTTTCAACCATTAACTGGTCCAGTTTAGTCCTAACTGATTGTATATTCTCATTTATTTGGCCTAACTCTCTACCAAATGCATCAATATCACTTTTAAGGTTTCTTCTCTCTTCTTTAAGTGCATTTTGCATTTCATTTAAGATAGAGAACCCAAACATTTTATCAATAATTTGTCTTTTGTCGCTATTACTCATTGTTAAAAAAGACTTAAAGTCATTAACGGAAAGAATAATGATATTTTTAAATACGTGGAATGGAATCCCATAGATTTCCTCTTCAAGATATTCTTGTACTGAACGTTTACCTGCCTTGTCGAATTCTATTCCATTAAGGAGAACTTTGAATATTCCAGGAGCCAAACCACGCTCAATAACAACCTCAATACTTTTACATTGTAAGGTTATTCTGACCCAAAGTTCTTTATTAATTCTATTTGGAAGGTCAGATAATTTAACTCCTTCGATTTTGCCGTAAAGCGCAAAAACTATCGCGTTAGCAATAGTTGTCTTGCCTTCACCATTTTTACCCAGTGTTAAAAATAGTTCAGATTTATCATCTTCAAATCTTATAGTTTGAACTTGATTACCGTAAGATGCAAAGTTTTTTAGTTCAATACTTTGTATTTTCATATTTAATCCATTTGATTATTATATGCGTAAAAATCGTGAAGTTTCTTTAAACGATCTTTGATTTGTGTTTTAACATCTTCAGCATGTATAGTATTATCAACATAGATATTACAAAGATGCAGAATATTATAGTTCTTGTACAGGTCTTCGATCTGGTCCATATCGTATGAATCCTCGTCTAGGAATGTGTCCTGTTCGTAGATATTGGGGTCAATTTTTCTACTTATTGTTTGTACTTTATTTATAAGTCTTGAAAGAGCAGAGGTCGTTGCAATATTTGATGGGACATAAAGGTCTACAAAATTGTTTCTAATGGCATCTTTAAATTCTCCAAGAGGTGTATTATAAAGATTGGTTAGATTAAATTTAACAAACTTTGGTGATATTGTATTCTCAAAGAAAGTTTCTTGCATATCTTCTAAATTAACCAAGTCAAATCCTTTAGTGTTATCCATATCAGATCGTGTCAATTCATAAGGTGTACCAACCATTCTCAGTTGGCCTCTTCGCTGTCTATAATGAATATGTCCTGAATAAACTGCGGTAAATCGGTCATAAGTTGTTGAATCAGTTCCATGGTGATTATCAACCTTCTTATTTAATTTAATACCTCGCACTTCTGAATGGCAAAATACAATTTCAGAGTTTGGAAACAAATCTAAAGTTTCTACTTCATGTTCAACATCTCTTCTCCATGGCATTAATAAGACTTCTCTTCCACCCCAATTAAAAGTTTGAGGTTCTTTGTAGATGCTTACATTTGGAATCCATTTAAGAGCATCAATAGAACTTACATCATTACTTTTCTTTGCCCAAATATCATGGTTTCCACAAATTATATGGGTTGGTAGAATATTTCCAAGTCTTTCAAATAGATCAATAGCATAATGAAGTACTCTAATGTTTACACTTTGTCTATTATCGAATGCATCTCCAACTTGAACCAATATATCTCCATCTTCGTAGTTTTCTAGTAAGGTCGGGATGAATTGATTATCATAAAAATCTTTTTGCATTTCTAACCATTCCAAAGAACTCGAACGGACTCCTAGATGCATATCACCTAGAATCCAAATTCTTTTTACCGGTTTGTTTAAATTTGCTTGTTGAATCATAAGTTAGAATAATCTATTTATATGCTTTTTCTTGAGTACGTTTGTCTTCTTGTCTAATACCTCGATTAGCTCCTCTTTAAATTTATTTCCTAATGACTGGTAGAATTTGGTTGGATTAACATTAAAGTAATCACATAATTCTGAAAATACTTCAATGATTGAATGATTTGGTCGGAGCTCATCTGAAATAAATTCATAGATTTCGTTAATTTCATTCTTTTTTAATTTAACAGTTTCGTTAAACTCATTAATATTATTGAAGTGTTTGAATCTTGAGGATTCAATTAGCTCATGAATCTTTGTGATTATTATTTGCGTTTCAATTTTGTCCTCTTCATCTCGATTGTCTAGATAGCTTGGTGCAATTTCAAAAGAAAATGAAGTGTTTAATTCAAATTCACTCTCTGCAAATGTATTGTCGAATATTTTATCTCTTTGTGTTCTCATTTTTATAAGTTGTGTATGTTTGAATTTGTAACATCGTCAGTTTCAGTAAGTCTCATATATTGATAATTAATATCTAGGCGGCATTTAACGCCCTTACCTTCACCATCTCTAATTTTTAGTACTTTAAGCCAGTATTCAAATGATGCTCGCATAATATCATCTTGAATAATTCCAAGCATTAAATCTGCGGTATGTGAAAGTCCTGCAGATTCTGCAACATCTCCCATTCCAATATCACTTGAATTATAATTGTTTCGATTAATCTGCGTTGCAGTAACTATCAACCAACCATTTCTTACTCCCATTGCACGTAAATCTTCAGCGATCTGCTTGATTTTAAGGTACATATTTTCAGAGTTTGGATTTCTATAATTTGCTAAGATATTTATGTAGTCAATAACAATAGCTCCTAGCTTTATTTTACGTTCTTCTTCGATTTGTTTTAAATAGGCTTCAATATCTGGTACGGTAGCTTGAGATGTCGGAAATTGTTTTACAAAAAGATTTCCAGGTGGTGTTAAACCATCACCTACATTTTCAAGCTTTCTTTTAATTAAATCTTTATTTTGGGCTTTTGCATCATATTCATTCATTGGAATTGTAAGTAGGTTTGCTCCAATTCTTTTAAGAACTTTATGAGCTGCCATCTCTGCTGAAACAAATGCAGTGTTAACTCCCATTTTAACAAAATTTGCAGCGTCATTTGCTAAGAAAATAGACTTACCAATATTTTGTTCTCCAACATAAACTATTAATGAACCATCTTTGTCATAACCTCCAGAAAGTAATCTGTCTAAAAAGTTATATCCAGTTGAAAATTTAGCTCGACCTTCTTGGTAGTGGTCTCCTGCATTAAAGAAATCTAATCCAATATCTGAGTTAAATACAATTGAATTTCGGTCATTGATTAAACTTTTAACTTTTGAGATAATAGAATCTGCATTCTCTGGAGTAACTTCAGTAGTCTTAATATATTCAATAGTGTCTATTAGGGTAGTATCGAACGTTCTCCATTTAATCCAAGCCTCAGCCGTAGAAACTAGCCATTCCTCATCATATTGAGTAAGGTCAGTTTTATAAACCAATTCAATAATTCCTTCATCTACTTTTCCTTTAAATTTAGGACTTTGAGAAAGGATTTTCATCTGATCTGCCTTTGGCGATTCATGGAATTTCTCATAGAACTTCGTTGCTAAAAAGTGCATCGTATCTATTTCGTCTGAAGTATAAAAGCCTTTATGTATTTTTTCTAAGTACTTTGGTTTTGCCAAAGATAACTTAAAGAATATTTTTTCAAAATCTTGTCCGAATTTCATATATTTTTTTAGATTATAAGCGTATTTAAAAGAAAGTTTCTTATTGGAACGGGTTAATTAGTATCTTATAAGCCTCTTTTCCCTCTTCAAAATTGGTTTGTTCAATTAAACCAAGTCCAATTGCTTGTTGTAAACCTTTCTCCGCATTTTCAATATTACCACATGCATGATATGTCATCAATGAGTGTTTTGTAAAATTGTTTCGAGGACGGTCTGGTTTTTTCATAGTTTCGACAACATAAACATGTATAATATCAAAGGCATCCGGAAAACTTTCTAGTTGTTCATGGATGCCTAAAATATATTTAATGGGTAGTTTGTCTTCATCTAGTCGATTAAGATTCACTTCCATATTATTCAGTATCTAAGTCCTCGTTTAATAAGTCTCCAATTTCATTATTAAGAGTTTCTGCCGAAGTATTGTAATTAAAAATTGGCTTAAGGTGTGTGTTAATTTGCTCAAGTACCTCTCTTGTAAATACCTTTTCAGTAAAGAATTCTGCATTAGAAACAGTCTCGTCAAGATGTTTACAAATCCATCCTCTTGCAGTTGCTTTAGGAGTTTTAACACCTTTCTCGATAGAACCTCTTGTGATTCCACAAATATCCCATGTCGCATATTGTTCTAATCCAACATAAGGATTCATACCTTTGGTAAAATCAAGGTGGAATTTAATTGGGTGAGGTTTAGCAAAACGATTCTTGTCAGGCTTAGCGGTTACAACGATACCAACTTTTTTATCACCATCTTTCAATTGTGCCTTATTTAACATAAGAACTATTGAAGCGGCATACTCTGGTCCTGTACCACCTCCGGCAACTTGTCGTGAGATAAAATCTTGGGTTTGGTATGTGTGATTTGTAAATAAGAATGGAATCTTTAAGTCAGCCAATGGAGTCATAATAATTCTAAAGATTGACTTTAACATTTTAGAACGTGTCATATCTGCCTTTTCGCTTCCAGTCGCAGCATCATCGATTTCTTTTTGTGTTGCAAGGTTACCGGCACTATCTAATATAATCATTATCTTTTGAATCTCTCCGCCTTTTCTTTTAACCTCTTGCATTCTTTGAGTAATTGAAGTTACTGAAGTTCTAAATGCTTGTACAGTATTTACAGGCTGGTAGTTTACTTTAGTTACATCAATACCAAATTTTACCATCTGGTCTTTGTCAACTGCAGCTTCTGAATCATAATAGATTACATAGTAACCCATATTAATTGCTTCTCGAACTGAATTAAGTGTCAAGAAAGTTTTACCTGTTCCTGATGGTCCAGCAATCGAGCAAGACCTATTGTTAGGCCATCCTCCAAATAAATCTCCAGATAGGCATGCGTTTAAATGATAGTTTCCAGTATGAATCCATTCAGTAACTTCGGAGAAGTCTGATTTATCCATAACAGATCCTAGTGGGTTTAAACTTGCAAGTTCTGCGTTTAAATCGTCAAATGTAAATCTATTTTTTGCCATTTTTGTATTGTTTTGTTTCTTTTTTTCTAAGGTCTTCAAGCTCTTCTATTAGAACTTTAGTCTCATTTTGTATTATTGACATTTGAGTCATAAGAGATTCAAGACGTGTGTTGATTCTCTTGTAATGATTGACATAGTCTTTTTGGTCTGCTGTTAGGTCATCGATGTTTATATCCATATTTTAAAATAATGATGTTGAATAAATTAAGTTTCTATTTAGTGTATGTAAACCAACTGCGGTTAGAACCCGGTTCAATGGATCTATAACACTCTTTTCGAATTGTGTTTCATAGTCAACGGTTGGCGCAATTTCATAAGGATGAGCTCCAGGTTGGTATGCAAATATTTCGCAAGTTCCATGTTTACAGTGGTATAGTTTTAACTTTTCACCATTACCAATCATCTTGTATTTGTTCTTATACTTTGGATTTTGATTCATTAGGAAATTATAAAATCCTGCAGCTTTAACGTTTGGTGGACATTTTAAACCATATTGAAATTCTACCGTATCGTCTATGATATATTTTTCAATATTATTAGTTCTTTTATTAAAACATATCTCATCAACACTTGCTAATTGAAATTCTTTTTTACATTGTTTCAAATAATCTACAAGTCTTTTTAATAAGGACGCTGTAGGTTTTTCTGAAAGAATCAGTTTAAGAATCTCAGTCAACTGCTTTCTTGCAAGAGCTGGAGTTGAACTTTGAATTGTATCAAATCCGATGGTTTTAACTTTCTTAAGCGAAGGGTAACGTTCTTCGATTCCAATTTTATCTTCCCAAGCAATATTTTGCAAGTATTTTTTCTTAGCTAACCAAATTCCAGAGTATGCAATCGTTTCTAATTCAAACTGAAGGAAGTTTTCTGTATTAGTTGCTTCCGCATATTTCTCCATACACTTAAAGATATATTCTTTAAGTCTGAAGTTATACAATTTCATAATAAATTGGTCAATCGATACCTTGTCTCCGAGCCATTCAATAGATTCATACATCTCTTCAAATTGTACGTAACAAGAATCGGTATCAATATAAACAACAGAAGGTCTCACCAACTTGTTTTTAACTTGAATATTAAAAAACTCATGAACTACTTTATCTTTAGTCCAAAACTCTTGAAAATACTTATTTAGTATCTTCTCAGAATATAGAATCGCAGACTGTCCCTGTAAGGTAATAGATTCTGCGATGTCTATATTAAAAAAGTGAAACCATTTGTTACCGAAGGCGCCATAGATCGAGTTAAGCATTACTTTTACTGCTTGTTCATAGGCTCCAAACTTTGCTGACAACATAGAATAATGCTCAACCAATGTTTTAATTTCATCTTGTGATAAATCACTTTCTGGTTTTAGTATTAATTCTTCGATTGTCATAAATTATTCAGCTGTTTGGCAAGTAGCGATAGTTAGTAATGTTTCTGAATCTTTTGAGCGTAATACTACCCTGTTATCCATAACATTTGCTGAATAATCTTCTTTGTCTAAAAGGTTTAAATATTTTTTGAAAAGAGTTACATTGCCAGGATTATTTCCTTGGAATGAATCAGTTACAAGGTAGTTGTAAGTTTTACCTTTCATTCTAACACCTTCTGCATTAGTTGAGATAGTGAAAGTCTCTTCTTTGTCCAATCCGAAAAGAGAACGAACTTTTGAAGTTGCAGTATAATCCATGTCAAATACATAGTTTGCTGCGTCAATATTAAAGATTCCTGCAATTTGAGCATCTGTAAGGTCTTTATAACCTAATGAAGGCTCAGAACATGCAAGTTTAATTTCCAATTCATTGTTGAAAATACGGAATTCAGTTGCTACGAAATCCTCGTCATTTTCTACGAATTCAATTTCAGCTTGGATGTTTCCAAATTCAAATTGTTTAAATGCGTCAGTTAAACGACCAGCATCAAAGAAAGCAATTTTTAATTCTTTTGATGTGTTAATAGCACCGTCTTCCAATTGGAATACTTGCGACACTGGAATTCTGTGATGTTTTACAGCATCTCTTTGTGGAAGATAGGCGGATGCCTGTACCACTTCATCCTTGATTTTAAAGTAGATAAAGGTATCGATAACCTTAAGTCTATTCACAAAACCGATGAAATTGTTTTGGTCTACTTTGTCAATTTTAATTTTCATATTTAGTGTTTAAATTATTTTAATATTATAGACAAAAATTGGGTTTTGTTTCACATAAAAAAACCTGTCATTACTGACAGGTTAAACTCGTTTGAGTCGGTCCTCTGATTCTATCCTGAGGAGGGGTTCTTATTTAGATTTTCTTAATTCGTCAAAGACAACAATTAAAAAAAATAGACCAATTATACCAATAAAGAAAGGTAAGCAATTCGGATCAGAGTTCACTTCATGAAATGATATTTTATAATGTTTTTACTAGACGAACTGAATAGGCTTGCCCTGCTCCAGTAAAGTATTCTTGTTTTCCTGTACCAAAGTTTTGAACCCAAACTGCATTTTTACCAAATGTTTCAGAAGACATGTAAAACGCGTTCATTCTAAGGTTAGGTAGTAGGGTAACATTTTGGTACATTGTTTCCAATTCATCTTTAGTCGGTACTCTCCAACCTTTGCCCATTTTTTTGGCTAAACGATTTGCATTAACCAATTTAAGGTCTGCGCCATTAAGTTCAGTTAAGTCGCGTTCTGCAACTTCTATATTACCAATCGTAACAGGATTTCCTATTACGTCTGATGCTGTATATAATCCAGCGATTTCATTAACGAAATCTTCAAATAATTTAATGTGTTTCATATTATTTGTACTCATTTTCATATTTAGACTTTAACTCTTCCCATGCAGCTTTATACTTTGCTGGAATTTTATCAGGTCCATAAACTCTAGAATTAGATTTTTTAGATGAACCTACTTTATAGTTTTCACCTGTGTAGTATTCCATAAATTCATCTCCAACCTTTCTAGAACCATCGTCTTTAACGTAGATACCATAAGTAATATAAGTATCTGAATCTAAATGTCCTTCTAAAATATCACAAGATGGATTGTGATTTTTATGTGAGTTAAATTGATAATCAAGAAATTTTACGGCTTCGTTGATAAATTGTTCAAATAATTTAATGTGTTTCATTATCGTTTTTTATTTTTATTAATTATATATCTGATTTTGATATACAAATATAAACATTAATTTTTAAACCGGAAAACTTTTTATGTTAAATTTTAAAATAAAAAAGCAGGGAGTAGCGAATTCCCTGCTTAACACCTCCGTGAACTAGTCCCGGTCCTAAAATGCAATCATGTTTCAGATTGCCGGTTCATTATGCCGAACAGCTATCGCATTCAAGAATATCTCTTGCAAATGATTGCGCTGAACTTTGGCTAAATTGGTAGTATAATGTTTTAACCCCTTCCTCGTGAGCATAAAGATACAATGTATTAATATCTTTAGCGGGTACTGAAGGATGAATCATCAAATTTAGTGACTGTGATTGGTCAATAAAATGTTGTCTTTGAGCCGCTTGCAGTACAATTTCTTTTGGACTGATTTCAACGAAAGATTTAAAAACTTCTTTGGTTGGAAAGTCTAAATGTTGTACACTTCCGTCTCTCTTTAAGATTCCTTCCCAAACTTCTGGTGTATTTAAACCATATTTGTCCAGCTCTTGAATTAAGAAAGGATTTTTGTAAATTGTTTTTGACTTGGCCAAATCTTTAATAAAATAATTAGATTTGATTGGTTCAATTCCCATACTTACTTGTCCTAAAATAAATGAACTACTTTTGGTTGGAGCAATCGCAACTAGAGTAGTGTTAGCGTATCCTGGTCGGATTGATTTGTAACCTTTCTCATCATGCAATAATCTAGAAGCCGCTTCACTCTTTTCTTTTAGTGTTGAAAAGATTTCATGATTCAATTGTTTTGCTTGAAGTGAATCAAAACTGATTAATTTAGATTGAAACAATGAATGATAACCAAGGACTCCAAGTCCTAAGGCTCTGTGGTCATTTGCAAATCTCCATGCTCTTTTCATTCCAGGCATATTATAAGATTTATTTATGAACTCATTCATAACTGCGTTTAAGAACATTGTATAAACTTCGATAGCATCAGTTTCTTTAATTTCGTCCCAGTGTAATAGGTTAATAGAACCTAAACAACAAACAAATGAATTGAATGAATCTGTTGGTAATTGAATTTCACTACAAAGGTTACTTGCAGTAATATCAAGTCCTAATTCTTTGTATGGCGAATTATTGTTTGAGTTATCTTTAAACATAATATATGGAAAACCAAACTCATTACGTCTTTGAATTACCTTAGCCCAAATTTTACGTTTTTCAGCATCTCCTGATTTCATATCAGCGATCCAAGCATCAGTAACAGTAACTCCATATTGTAGGTTTTGAATTGGATTCCCTTCAGTTCCAATATCTAAGAATTCTAAAATGTCATTATGTTCAACTGGTAACCAAACCGCGCATGCTCCTCTTCGGGCTTCTGATTGTTTACAAACATCAACTGTTGTATCATATAATCTGGCATAGTGTACTGGACCATCGGCAGTTCCTCCTGTCGAAATCTTAGTACCTCTTGCCCGGATGTTTCCTAAAAATGCAGAAGTTCCTCCTCCGTATTTTGACATCATTCCAACTTCTCTACTTCCATTTAAGATACTATCTAAAGTATCATCTACATTACTTCCATAACAACTAACCGGAAGTCCTTTGTCTTTTCCATAATTAATCCAAACTGGAGTTGATAAACTATAGAATCCTCTAGTCATATAGTCCTCAAACTTTTTTGCAAATCCTTCAATTTTTAAGTCTTTTTCTGCGGTATTTGCTACATCTTTAATTCGCTGCTCTGGAGATTCAGTAATATAACCTCTAGATAAAAATGTTCTACTGTCTTCGTTAAGCCAGTAATTCTTCTCGTAATCCATTTAGTTTAATTTGTTTTTAATTTTAAAATAAGTCGTCTTCGGTAATTGCCTTAGACTTTTTGTTGTAGTCAATTGATTTTTTGTAGAAGAAATCACCTTCTTTTGTTGAAAGAATCTCAACATCAAACCATAGAGATTTTTCAATTTCTGTAAAATCAACTTCAAATACTGGTTTCATTCCAATTCGTTGTAGGGAATTATTAAAACGATTTTGAATAAATTGTTTGATAGTTTCTTTTGGTAAGAAATCAAGTTCACCATTTTCAAAGATCCAATCAAGAATTTTAACCTCTGCTAGGTATGCTTTCTTACATGCAGAATCTATAAGTTGTTCAAATTCCTCATCAAACCATTCTGGATTTTCTCTTCTAATAATGTTAATTAATTCAGATCCGAAGTTTCCGTGGATTTCCTCCTCTTTACTTGTCGCTTCAACTACATTTGAAATACCTTTAAATAGATTTTTTTCTTTGTTAAAGGACATCATAATAAAGAATTGGCTAAATAGACTAACATGTTCTATAAACAATGAAAATAGCAATACGGATTTCGTATACATTTTATTGTCCTTACTTCTTGTACCATCCAAATACTTTGTCAAGTATGCAATTCTATCTTTAATTGCTGGAATCTCTACTACATGTTGGAATTCATCTTCTAATCCTAGGATTCTTAATAATTGTGCGTAAGCATCTTTGTGTCGCACTTCACTTTCGGCAAATGTCATACCAACATCTCCAATTTCAGTGATTGGCATTCTTTTGTAAAGATCTGCCCAAAAAGTTTTAACATTAACTTCAATTTGTGCAATTGCTAGCATCGATCTTTTAATTACTTCACGCTCTGGATCAGTGACTTTAGTCATAAAATCATCGATATCTGTTGTAAAATTAAATTCGGTGTGAATCCAATATGAGTGACGGATTGCGTCTTTGTATGCTAATAGTGAAGGGTATTCGTAAGGTAAAATATTTACGCGTTTTTGAAAGATATTGCTCATTGGTGATAATTTATTTTAGAAGTTTATATATAAGTTTTATTGGAGCAGTTTTTTCAACCGGTCAGCTTTTGTGTAATATTCATAAGAAGTTTTTTTATAATCTTTACGTTGTGCATATAGGTCACTTAATATCTTTCTGAGAATAGAATCTTCGGTCTTATAAACTACGCCATTATCACAAACGATAACCTCTTTATTTTTTCTGCGCTCTTCAATTTCACTTTTATAAATCTTTTCAATATATGCATCGGGAGATATATTAAATTGTCTCATTATCGAAGGATATAGTGAAGCAAAATCGAATGCACTTACACCTTCATAGAATCCTAAGATTGGTTCTTTTACAAATGCTCCAGCATATTGGCCATCTTTTTGGCTATCAGATTTCTCTTCACTTCCAATTCGCATTCCTTGCTCAGCAAGTTTTCTTGCCATAATTGCTTCAGTAACTGCCACTGGAGAACTTGCTTTGTATAACGGCATATTTGTAATATTTGCCAGTGTTAGTAGTACCTCCATCGACTTCAACTTCTGGTCAATGTAATATACAAGCACTGAATCGACAACATTGTAATATATGTACTTGACAAAGTTATCCCGGTATAAGTCCTGTAGTGATCCAGTGAACTTGATTTTGTTAACGTTCAAGACTTGACTTGAAACATAATCTAATGAATTGGATTCTTTAACTTTTACAGTTCGGTCATATTTGTCATACAATTGCATATAGTCAAGAATTCCGATATGAAGAGGACGACCATCTGTATGATCGATTGAATGGGTCATACCAACTTCTTTAATATCGATTTGAAGTCTTTTACATCGATTAACGATATACTGCCAGTCATAGTTGATAAAATTCCACCCAGTCATCATAGGAAACTTTGGTAAGAATTTCATTAAGAATGTGTAAACCATATCGTACTCAGACTTGAACTTATGGTACTTAAATTCCCAGTCCTGGTCAAAATCTTTGAAGTACTCATTAGTATCGTCTTGAATCTTTTGGATTTTATCTGAAGCCATATCTTCCAGTCCAAGCACGATTGCTTTACGGTCTGGAGTAATTATTGAGAATGAAAGAATTCTACTTTTGGCCTCTTCGGCTTTTGGAAAGCCATCAACAATTTCAGTTTCAATATCGACAAAATAAGTCTTTGGCATATTATATGCTGTTAGGTCTTTTTTGTCCTTCTCTGAAAGATTATCTAAAAAATAAAGAATTGAAAACTTATTAAATTGTTTTCCATATCCTAATTTAACAGGACGGCCATCCCAGTTTTTATAGTCTGGACTGGCCGCTCTGTCTTTTTCATCACAAACATACCAATTTTGGAATTTATCCACTGGGTATTGTTTAAATGCTACTTCTCCCTTGTCATTATAGTATGAAATGATAACATCTTTTTCACGCTGCTCGATGTCAAGTATCATTAATAGTTATTTTTCTGACGTTGAACGTTTGCTTCTGCTTTTGCGAAGTAGTAATTATAGGCTGTTTTGGCATCCAATCCAATCGATGCTGCATAGTTAAATACAAAGTGGATTATGTCGACCCATTCCATATACAATTCTTTTTTATCATCTTCCGATAGGTCACTGATTTTCAGGGTTTCATACTTTGAAAAGTCTTTTTTCCAGTATTTCCAAACTGCATTTCCACTACCATCTTTAATACCACCAAGAGCATCGGTCATTTCATGAATTTCATCAATAACAGCGTGTGTGTTAACATGCCAAAAGTTCATAATCTCTCTAAGTGTCATATCTTCGAAATTAAAACCATAGGTTTGCTCTTGCATTTTCTTTTGATTTTCCATGATGTCAGCTAAATGTGTAGTTGATTCATTGTAGAAGTCATTAACTTCCAGGTCTTTACATTGATTGTCTATATTTGCCATAAGTTTTTTATATAATAGTTTTATAGGTAATTTTGAACTTGTTTAAAATAAACATGAACTTTTAAATGATGGAGCTTCAATCTCACAAGATTCACCAATTTGTTCTTTTGAAATTGGAGCATTTGCACGGTTTAAGGCCATCTTTTTACTATCTCTCAATCGTAAAAATACACCAAACTGACAACAACTAATTTCAGTACCAAATGTAGTAAACCTTCCAGTCTCTGTGATTGTTTGTAAGTAGTCAAAATTCTCTCCTGTAAAATCAAAGAATTCATGTTGAGTGTCCCGGATTTGTCTGATGACTTTAGCTCCAACGTCAGATGAAATTGAAAAACCTAAGTCTTCATAGAACCAGTTGATTGTAATCATCGCACCAACTCCGGGTGCAACAAAATCATCATCTTCGTTAAGATTTCCAGATAAACTATTTGGTCGCAATAGATCAGGAGTACCGATTTCAGGCATTCTGGCAAGGTTGGTACTAAAATGGTAACCATAATAGTTTCCAATTCCTCGATGAGAAGTTAAAAATTCAAAAGACTCTTCCATCGTCGGTTTCTTAGCATAGAATTCTGCAAAACGTGGACCTAGTAGAGTAAACCAAAAAAACATATCGCTTGTTCGACTCTGTCTGATTGGATCTGGTTCGGCATTTATTAATACATCATAAGGAGTTTTAAGTACTCGGGCATAGTTTCTTGATTCAGTCTGAAGACTTGTTCGTAATTCAGTAGTGCCATAAATCTTTTCTCCACGTCTTTTTGCATTTTCCATGTTAACCATACACTGTAGAACATACTTCTCATCATTAACTAATCGGTCATATTTGACAAATGGAAATCCAGTGTCGTGCGTTAATAGACTAATTGTATTTGACGGTCCATAGAATTTTACAATCGCTGCATTAATAAGACGGTCTTCAAATGTACAGTCTGGATTGTAGAACACATTTTCATTTAACCAAATAATCTCATCGTGAAAAGAACGATTTGGATGGAAGTATGGAACTGAACGTCCATCTACTATAAATCCATGTCCAAACGTGTTTTCTTTTCCAGTTCCTTCACGGTGCCGAAAGGTATCAAAAGTACATGTTTTTGCAAAACGAACCTCATATTCTCTTCGATTCATTTCATGAACAAAATCTCGAATAAGTTGTCTTTTTTCTACAGGAATTAAATCCAATAGGGCTTGAGAATCCATCTCAAGCAGTTTTTTGTTTGAAGTCATTTTAAGTTTATTTTTTAAAGAAGCAATCGTGCGCTATTAAATTATCGGTAAATATAATCAATGGAACTATTCTAGAATGTGAATAAATTGACTGTAGCCTTTCCATTACTTGGTACATTTCAGCTCTGTGTTTTCCAGCGTGTAATTCAATAAATAAATATTTAGGTTGATAATCTATTAAGGTATCGATTAGCGTATATTCAGCAGATTCAATATCCATTTTAATTATATCCGGATTGTATTTCTTTAGTAATTTTTTTAGATGGATATTTTCAACTGAATCATATTCATTAAACTTTACCTTGTTCTCAATTGAAGTTGAGCAATGCGCATTTTGACTTGACGATTTGAATATCTTTAGTGTTTTATCAGGAAGTCCAGAAACTGCAGCATATATTAAATCCACATAATCATCATTTTTAAATGTTGATTGTAATTTTTCAAAGTTTCGGGCATCACATTCTACAGTACAAACTTTGCTTGCTCCGGAATCTATTGCAATTTGAGTAAAAGCACCAATATTGGCTCCAAGGTCTAAACAAACTGTTCCATTATAATCAATTTCAGGAACTAAGTAATTAGAAATGCTTTCACCAATCATAGTATCGTCAACACCTTCTGATGCACCTAGTATTTTAACATACTTCTTTTTAAGTCGAGTCCTTTCTAATTTTGAAATTGGAAACTCTGGAAGTTTAACCCTACTCATCTTATTTTTGTACTAATTTTGATACAATATTAACCAATTCTACATCAGGACAATTTTCCTGAAGGATTTGATATTGTATTGGGTCATCTTCAAAAAAACGTGAAACAATAACACCTTCACCCTTTAAACGGTTAATAGTATGGGCTTTGTGATGCCCAGAATGTCTTCTTGCCGCAACTGTATGATTTCCACGTTCCTCTAGAGTCATTGGATTAAAATACACTTTGCATTTAATTCCTCTCTCTTTAAGGATTGCGAGAACCTCGTCCTGTTCATCGACACATCTTCCGGTAATAACAAAATCTGTGGTTGCTCTTGGAGTTATTCCAATTGAGATTACTCCATCAAAATCGTATCCGTAGATATCGACTGATTTTTTAGTTTTAAATATATTTAACATGCTAAAAGTTTTGATAAAAAAAGGGAGAGTTATTCTCTCCCTTTTGGATTAATTGGATTGTTAGTTTTTTGTTTTAGCAACTAACTGGTTTCTTGTAGAATCTGTTAGGCGTCTTGCAGCCAATTCAGTACACTCATAAACAGCGTCAGAGAACATCATCTGGTCTGGTGGAGTTTTTTGTGTAAACGCTGAAGGACCTCTTAAGGCTCCTACAACTCCTAATTCTCTTGCAACTCTTAAGTAACGAACTGCGTCGATTACAACTCCTGCAGAGTTTGGAGAGTCTTGTACACTTAATTGAGCATCAAAAAGAACTGGTGCTCCACCGAATCCTGTAAGTTCTAAACGGAAGTTAGCAACTTTATTATCACCATAGAATGCGATATATTCAGAAGGACCTGCATGTAAGAATGAATCTTCAGTTGAGATTCCTCTAATTTCGTTTTGAGCACGAATAACGTTTTCTTTAGAAATCTTTTTAGATGCTAGACGAGATTTGTCTTCCATGTTTAAGAAATCTGTGTTACCTCCAACGTTTCTTTGGATGTGCGCTTTTACATGATGTCCTCTTTCAAAGGCAAGTTCTTGTAACATTTGAGAAAGAATACTTGCTCCAAATTGAGAACGCATATCATCTCCGATAATTGGAATACCTGCATCGATAAATCTTTGCTCCCAAGCTGGGTCAGATGCGATAAAAACTGGAATACAGTTTACTAAAGAGATTCCTGTTTCAAGACAAATTTCAGCCCAGAATTCAGTTGTTTTTTGTGAACCTACTGGTAAGTAGTTAATAAGTACTTCAACACCGTGGTCTTTTAATTTAGCAATAATTGAATCTTTCCACTCACGTGATTTTTTTGGAGTCCAATCAGTACGGTTCATGTCTGTAGAATTTCTTAGTTTTTCGTCAACTAAGAAACGATTTTGCTCTGGATAGTTGTCCATAAGAGCTGCGTAACCATCAATAACAGGTGATTCATAAACTGGTGCTGTAGAAGTAATAACATCAACGATGTCATACGCACAGTTTGGTCTTTGTTTAAGGGCATATCCTAATGTTTGATTAACTTTACGTTCATCAATTTCAAAGGCACATTCAAATTCAATATTTTCTGCCTTGTAACCTCCAATATCGGACTTCATCATTCCGGTAATATCATTTGGATTTTCTGTGTAATATTGTACACCTTCAACTAATGATTTAGCGCAATTTCCGGCTCCAATAATTCCTACTTTAATTTTCTTCATTGTTCTTAAAATTTAATTTATAATTTTTATACTTGTTTTATTTAAAAAGTTTCAAAAAAGAGTATTGATAGTCTTCTTTAGGACAACATTTTTTTCGGACGTCTCGAAATCATATTGGTAAAACTCTCTAGATAGGTGAACAGAACCTGGCTTTTCCATGTAAGTATCGGCAAAATATTGAGGTTCTGCTGAATACCAGTGAATTGGCCATTCGATTACGTTCATATTATATATAGCCGAGAGTTTGTCAACCTCTTCGTTAAATATCTCCATCAATTGAGTCCGTTCTCGTTGAGTTCCGATAAATGGAGTATTTTTGTAGTACCCAGTTTTTGGGATTCTACGACCTTCGAATTCGATTGGCAATAATTTTACAATGGTATTCTTTTGGATTCCTAAAGATTTAAGGTGTTCAAAGTAATTTGTTACTAGACTTTTAACTGCATCAATAGGTTTTTCTTGTCGACATAGGTGATGTCGAACATCAATGTTTCCAAAGTATGTAATTAGGTGCTCGGTTCCTTCAGGAATATATGAGGCCATTCCTTCTTTCAAGACTCCAAATAGTGTTTTACCATCATTTCGACTAATATTTGCACCAGGATGGTACACTGAAACTGAATGAGAATCTCCCAATACAAATGTTTTTGAATCTAATTTTAATTCAATTGTTTGGGTTTCTAAACTTCTTTTGGTAAGCTCTGCTGTATTAAGAGATGCCCATAAAGGAGAACATGATTTCATTCGACTTTCGGCAAATTGGCCAACATTTGGCATTTCTCGATTCAAACAATATATAGTTCCACTAAAATCTAAGAATCTTTTAATTCTCTCTGCTGGTTCATCAGTAGCTCCACCAAATAGATTATAAGAACCTTGGAATTCCATTGGAAGCGCTACTAGCCAGATATCATATTGGTGAATATCTTCTGACTTTGTAAGTACTTCAACTTCTAATCCTAGAGACCTCAATTGATTAGCTAATAAGAAGGCCCATGCACTTTTATGAGAGGCCTTCTTTGAGCTATAAGTTGTTACAACATCATCAATTGCAATCTTCTTTCCCTTTAATGATTCTAAAACTTCGTAAATATTAACCATTGAAAGCGTCATCTATATCGTTTCTATTTTCTTCAATGTAATTGTCTAATCCTTGGATATATGCAACTGCATCTAATAAATTATCACGCTTGTGATTGTATGATTCTCTCGAGAATTTAAGTGCAACTAGCGCTTTAAACATGTGTTCACCAGTAACTTCAAGTCCGGTCATACCTTTAAAAATCATTGCAGCTCGATCCATACCTTCTGAGAAAGGACCATAATTTCTGTCTGCTTCTTCTGAGCGGTTGTTTACAATTCCGCTTGCTTCATCTAAAATATTCATAAATTGTGTTTAGTTATTATATGTTATATATTGGTTTTGTTTTTTATGCACTTATTAACGACCAGTTTCCATTTCAAACTGACGTTTTTCATGGTCATGCTCACTATAAACATTACAGTTTAAGTAAGCTCCATATTTTGAATAATCTCCAATATATGAAGTCGATGTGCGAACTTCTGATGGGTTAATATTAAAACAAAAATCATACTCTTCTTGGGTCAAGTATGTTTGGTTATTCATAATTTGATTGTAACGTTCTTGCGTTGAAATTGAAGTCATAATATGTTTGTTTAAATTAGATATGTAAATATAATACAAAAAATCGACATAAAAAAATCCTGACTAAAAAAGTTATTAACAATTTTGTCAGGATTAAATTATTACGGGATCGTTTTTCGTGATTTTCTTCCCGGCGGAATAACCCATTTTATAGTCTTCGGCATTTACTTTCGCGAGCGTCTACTAAACTTCGACCCATCCTACCGGTTACCTATTGGGGTGGTGTGACTTGCGATCCATTTTTTATCCTGGTTAAACTTCCATTTGCCTGTTATACTTGATACTATCTCTGTAATACATCTGGCTATCATAGCTGTGTTTGTACTTTTTGCTGTACCGATCCACCTGGTTCCAATGTTTGCGTAGTTTATAATTGCTTGTATCGTTTGCTGTAAGGAACCAATTATTTTTATTTAATTATTACGAATAAACCTCCTCTAGATGACGCAGATTCAGTGTTACCATTAGCTAAAGTAACTTTAGATAGTACTTCACCACCTAATTCTTTAGCAACTTCTTCTGCTACTGAATTTACTTCAAAGAAAACAACACTACCTCCATTATCTGCTAGTATGTTATATCCATCGCCTTCTACTACATTTGGCTTTTTAATCATTTTATTGATAGGACCATTTACTGATTTACTATCAATGTTAATAATGTAAGTACCACTGCGACTTTTATAAGCTTTTGGACTTTGAGCATTTTCTATAGGCTCATATACATTATGGTCCGATTCATTTACAAAATCTTCGAATAGTTTAATGTGTTTCATCTTTGAGATATATTTCTTTTATATATTCTTATACAATTGGAGCGTATCTCTCACTCAAAATTGTTTTATCCATTATTTGTTGTGGAGATTCGATATCTCCACCAAGTAAACTTGTCATAATTGCTGGAGAGAATCCAGAAACTAATGCAGTTCCTTTAGCATCAAATGCAACTGGTACTCCTCCGTTTCGGGATTGAATATTCCAGTAAACAATTTGAGGTACCCTGTAACCTGCATCGGCATAAAGGGTTTCAATCATCTTCTGAGCAGTTGGATTCCAGTGGCTTTCTCTACCGTAACCTTTTCCTGTTGCCGAATTAAATTCCATATCCGATAGGATTAAGATTTTGTTTGGCATTTTGTCTTGAGACAATTTGTGCTTAGTGGCCTGATCTAGGATCAGTTTGAATGTAGCCTCAAGATCTGTTGACATTCCCCAATCAGAGTCTGACATCTGTGTGTAGCGATCATTCAGTGAGCCACTTAATACTTGTAACTGTGGTTTACTTGAGAATGTGATAAATGCATCTTTGAAAAGACCTTCATTTCTTTCAGAAATATAAAGACCTAAAGAGATTGCAACATTCATACAAGTTACAGTTTTACTTCCACCAGCTGGAGTTGACATAGAACCTGAAACATCTACTACTGGTAAAATCATATCGTTTGCACCTTCCAAATAGTTTGGTAAGGCTTTCCATTGTTCGTTTGCTACGGTTGCATTTCCACGTTCTAATGATGTAATAACGTCATAAGGATAAACTGCACCTGCATTAATTTTAGCCTCACCTTTTACAAGAGAAGCAATGTACGCTGAATAACTTTCGTATGCATTTTTACCAAAGGCTTTTTGGTATCTAGCCGAAGCAACTGAAGGTAATTTACCAAAATCAATAGAATTCCAGTCTTTAGCACACATTTTAGTTTCAACTACATTAGTTAAACCTACAAGAGATTTTCTGTATTGTTTTGGGGACATTCCAGTAAATTTACGTAACTTTTCAGCTATTGGACCTTTACGTGGCATCCATTTAGCACATAAACCGTTTTCGTTGATTAATGCATCAGAGATTAGGGTGAATGCATCTTTTTCAAGATATGTTCCTGATAGGGCTAATAAGTCATCCCAACGACCATACTCTGAGATTAAGTGTAAGTTTGGTTTAAGTACTAAGTCGTGGTTTTCTGCTAAATAAACTAAAATGTCCTTGAAAACTTGACGTTCTCCAGCTCCACCTCGAACATCTCTGGCCCAGAAAAGTAGTTTCATAGCACGCTTCGGATCTTCATTAAATGCTTTAGAGAAAGTTGCAATCAAACGTTGCTTGTCTTGTCCTCTCATAGCTCCAATGTTAAAGAAAAGGTCAACGCAAGCATTCAATGAACTCGAGTTTGTCGCCATTCCATTTTCAGTTACTATATCTTCTTGTCTTAATGCGTCTAAGAATTCCATTTTGTTTATTTTTAAGTTCTTAATTTATACTTAGGATTTTTAATTTGTTTCAAAATAATTTGTTTTTTTAAAATTATTCTTAGCCAATAGAGATTTACAATCCATTCTAGCTCCTCTGTTTGAATATTGTCTTCGAGAGCAGTAATCATTATGAATGTGTCGATCATCTGTTTGGCTGATTCTAGTTGCCTCAGAGTATCACATGATTCGATAGTCACATTTATCTTTTCAGTGGCCAGTTCTGACCATCTAACATAATTGTCTGGTTTAAAAAAATATTGCATCATTGTTAAATTAAAAAAACCTCAGTAGTTATACTGAGGTTTTAAATATTGTTTCAATTTTATTATTTGTTACTTTAAATAACCATAATCATCTAATTTTCCATTATGACGAAGTTCTTGGTATCTACTACCTAAATCAAAAAGAGTACCAAAATGATTTCCATTTTTATCAAAGAAATAAATGGTATCTCCATCTTCTTTATATTCGTATCTTTCTTTCATATTTCGCAAAAGATCAGTTTTTAAACCAACTAAAATTTTACTTTTAGAATTACTATAATCTACGATTTTTTGCACAGATTCATTAATAAATTGTTCAAAGGATTTAAACTTCTTTAAGAACTCTTTACGTCTCTTTTTTTCCTCTTCCTCATCCTCTTTGTCATCTTTCCCAAAATTTGGAATGTCTCCAGAACCGACTTCAGTTTGTGAAGGTAGAGCAGTTGCTCCCATTCCTCCAATACTTTCAGGAGAAACCATCTCATCTAATTCATGATAACCGTCGTTTGCCTGTTTAATATAATTATAAGACTGTGAAATATGGTCTTGCAACCATCCTGGTAAGTCCTTTTCTTCTCTTCCAATTTTCTGAAGTAATTCACCAACTGCTTTTGAAATTGCATTAAGTTGACTCATTGCCATTCCAACTTCATGGTCTTCAGCTTCTTTAACATATTCAGGAAGTCCTTCGTGTTTTGTACTTGCAAAATCTTTCAATTGTTGAAGTGTCATAGAATCTGCAAGGTCTTTAACCTCTTGGCTTGCATCTTTAGGGTCCATATCTCCTTTTTTAAGAGCGTATGCCATTCCCATTAATTGTTGTTGTGCTTTACTCGTACTTGGCATATTACTTTTGGTCTATTTGTATGATTTCAGAACCTCTGATTTCAACGTTATTTTCTCCAATTTCGGCATCATATCCACCGTAAATGTCTTCTCCACCTGCAATTGCAGTATTTAACATACCTCCTAATTTGTTCTTAAATTTAGAACCATCAACATCATCCATAAAACCAATATTAATTACAAAGTCTCCGGGAATTCTAATATGTAAAGGAGCACCATCTCTATTCAATCTATTAATAGTATCTGGTTCCCATGAAAGATTTAGTCCTTTGACGTGTACATATACAACTTGGTCCATATCTTTTACAACCTTTTTAATTTCATCTAGGATGATTTTTTCGGCAGTTTTGGTAAAATCCCACCATGCACCATTAACCTCTTCTAAAGTATCTGCTGCATCTCCTTCAAAAGTGGCAGTTTCAATTTCTTTTTTAAAAGCCTGCATAACTTTACCAATAATACCTTTAGAGGTATAAGGTCCAGTCATTCTGTATGCTTTTTCATTTAAGAAATCTTCAAATAATTTTATGTGTTTCATTATTTTATAGGATTTTTATTCATTGCAGCGTCTTGGTTTTTCTCTTGCCAATTGTAAGATACTTTGTCTTCAGTAATAGGTCCACCTTTTGCCCATGTGTAACATGTTCGAGCTGAATGGCATTTAAAATGATGCATCCAACAGTATCCTAATTTACCATCGTCGTCACTAATCTCGCCAGGCATACAGTCTAACATTCTTGGTGATATGTCGAAAGCAACACAATTTCCACATGTTGATTTTTTAGCAGCTTCAACACTAGTATTCCAATGATCAGCTATATGCTCCCAAAAACCTGCAGGTTCATCAACATTAAGAGGTCCATATTCAATAAAGTCTGCTTTAATTGCGCGGTCTCTATTATTAGTGTTAACCTTTAAGTCCTTTGTCGGTACAGGGCAACTAGTTGCTTCTTTAAATTCTTCGAAAAGTTTTATAGTTTTCATATTATTTTACCTTAGGGTATTTAGTCTTAATTTCTTTATAGAATTTCTTGTAATTAGTAGCATTCATGTGGTCTTCAGCTGCTCTAAGCAAATCATCTAAAGAAGTCCATTGAACATCCGCTAATTGATCTTGTGTTGTTGAAACTTGAGCCATACGATCTAAAATTCCAAAAATAATATCATCTGTTAATTTTGTTTCGGTACTTGGTTTTTCTTTACCTGCTGCTCTTTTAAGTGTCCACCAATCAACTTTCTTTGGAATTTGATATGATACAATTCCTCTTTGTTGGTCATTGGGACTAGTTTCTCCAGGTTTACCAATATTACTTTTAATATTATCCAGGTCTAAGTTATCATCAAATCCTTTTAATGCCTTTTGAATATCTTTAGTTGAATCTATATCTGCCATATCTGGTTCACTCCTAAGAAACATTCTATCAGTTGAACTCATATTAAAATAAATTCCTTTAACAGGTGAAATAGCTTTGATAAATTGTTTTTGATACTCATCAGAATCTAGACCATTGTTATATCCTGGAAAGGTTTGCATCCTAGCTTCACCTACAAATTGTTCAAATAATTTGATATGTTTCATCTTACCAAGCGTAATTTTTAGCGTCTACTTTCTTAACGTAGTCAACGATTGTTTTAGAACTTTCTTTCATTCTACCTTCATAGAATTTTCCGCTATAACCAGATGCAGCCTCTTTTTCAATATCTACAGCGTATGCAACATATCTGTTATATTCATCTAGGATGTTTTTCATTAAGTTAGAAGCATCGCTCATTTTGATTTCTCTACCTCTAGGGTCTAGTCCAATAATAAGTTCTCCATATTTTCCTTTTTCAGCTTTAGTTAGGGCATCTTTGATTTGTGTAGCAAGAGTATCAATAGCTCCTAATACAATTGAATCCATCGGCATTTCTGAAGCTTTTTGGGCTAATATTTGGTTATAACGGGCTTTGTTTTCTGCTTTAAAGTCTTTATCACTTTTAAAAGCAGTAGCTCCACGTTTATCATCGGCTCTTTTTGATACTAATGACGTTGTAGAATATCTTGCTTTAAGGACATCTAAGTCAATAACATAAACAGTATCGGCTAATTCAGCTACTTTAGTAAGTGAAGTGATTCCAGAACCATCGTATCTTTTACTGTCTCTTTTGTCAAATCCTGCTGCATCTTCTCTAGAACTTGCTTTTGATATAGTTTCAGTTTTTGAGTATCTATTATATCCGGTAGAGTACCATTCATTTTGTCCATTAGTCATTGCTAATAGGGTGTTTGATTGGATAATTCCATTATTGTATCTACTTGGAATTCTACCAGCTTCAATATATGGATTCTCTTTTTGGTTAGTTACTATATAGAAGTAAATTGCGTTAGCTCTTTTTTCTTTACGAGCAGTTTGAGGGTCCATTTCAATAATGTCATAATCTTCGATTTGGTCAATTGCCAATTTTGAGAAGTTATAGAATGCTCCTGCAAGGTCTTTAGTACCTGCACTTCCTACAGAGAAAAGGTTAGATAATTTAGCACTTTTAAATGCCTCGTTTAATGTACCTTCATTTAATTTGTTTTCAACAAATTCTGCGAAAGATTCGTAAATAAATTTTGTTTTCATATCGTTGTTATTTTTGTTTTCGTCTAAGTCAATAACCCAAGCATATTCAACGTACTTGATAGCGTCTTCAGGATTTACATCCCATTTAAGTGCCGCATCTAATACGATTTTTCTTGTAATTTTGCTATTTGGGTATTTTGCAATTTCTTTTTCAAATCCTCCAGGAACCCAAATCTTAGGTGCCTTAGTAGTAGCTTCAAATATTTGCTTTAATCTTCCTTTTAATAGTTTTTTAACCTCTATTGACATATTGGTTTTATTATTATCGAATTCTTTAGAATTTCCTAATTCTTCTCTATTAAAAGCATTTAATTTATCATCAAAATACTCATCAGCATCAAGGTCTTCTATATTATCGTCAACATCTAACCATTCATCATCTACAAATTGTTTAGCTAATTTTTTATAGTTTAATCCTTCATTCATAGTAGCTTCAGAAACCATAACATTTTTAAGGATTCTTGAACCTGTTTTTGATAGGGTAATTCCATCTTCAGATACATTAAAACACTGAGCGTTTCTTCTCAACCATCTTTTAGAATCTGTAGTCATTTCTTTAAGAATATTATTAAAATCTTCTTGAGAAAGTTTACCATCTTTAATAGCTTCTAGCATTTTGTTACGAACTTTAGCAGCTTTACCTACAGTAACTGCAGGATTTTTATCAGTATAATGCCTTTTGATTGTGATGTTTCTTTCATTAACTACTGATTCTTTAATAGCATTTTTAACATCGCCTAATGTAGATATTTCCATGTTGGTTGCAACTGTTAAAAAATCAAATGCATCTTCATATTCTCCACGATCCCAGAGTTTGTCAAATTCTTCAATATCATCTTCATCACCGATTAGAGCATATCCTGGATCAATTCCAATTTCTTTATTAATAAAGTCGATAGTTTTTTTAATGTCAGATTTTTTAAATCCAGTTTCATTAACTACTGATTCATTTAAACCAAACTCTCTGATATCGTTTTGTCCATTGTCAAATGATTTTTGAATAGCCGCTAATGCTTCTTTTCTATCGCTTGCAGATTCAAACCCAATTTCGTCATCGCTAAATGCTTTTGAATATTTTTTCCATGAGTCTTTTGATAAATCAGCAACTTTTCTTAAGTTGATTACTGTAGATTCTATACGGTATTTTGAAGCAGTTCCGGATGGGTAATTGTTAGTTGATAAACCTAAAACTAAATTAGCCTCATCTAAAGAAGATTCTTTAATAATTTTATCATCTTTATGGAAAATGTATTCCATTTTCTTACCAGTTTTCTTAAATTCACCGCTATAAGAAACTTCTCCATCTTTATTTTTAAAAACTTTATCAACTACAAATTCTCCATCAGATGAAGCGTAAGGAATTACAATACTTCCTTTTTTAACAGTAGCTTCATTTGTAACTGATTCTGATAATTTATTAAGATTTTTAACAATAGTATCTACTGAATCATTCCATTTACCATAAACAGGACTTCCAGGTACGGCATTGTTTACAACATCACCATTTGCATGTATAGTATAAGAACCTCCATCGAACTCTTCTCCATTACAATCGATGTCGAATGAATCCTCTTCTAATGTTCTAGTGTTAACGGTGCATTTGCTACCATCTGCCTTTGAAAGGGCTTTAGCATAAAGTTCTGCAACTTTTTTAGTTTTTTCTACAGATAACCCCATCGGTTTAGAGCTTTCGTTTAAGAATTGATCAAAATTCATATGATTTTTATATTTATTTATGTTTTATATATCTTTGTTAATAAATTGTTCGAATGTCATGATTTCATTAGTAACTGATTCTGTAACAACTCCCATTGCATCTTCAATTTTAGATTTAAGTTCATTATACATCGAATGAACTGCCTTTGGTGTTAGATTGTTAAATTGTTTTTCATTACCATCTAATAGAGCATTTCTAACTGCAGTAGCCGAAATATCATCGTCAGTTCTTGGAATTTCAAAAAGTCCAAAATCAGCTCTACAATTTAATTGGTCTCTATAAGAATCATTATTAACTTGATAACCATAGCTTGTCATTCTATCACTTCCCGTTCCCCAAAGTACTGGCTCATATTTAGGTCTCATTTCATTAAACATGATATCGATACCTCCAGTTGGAACTACAAATATTTCTTTTAAGAATGGATATTGTTTTTTAACATGATTGAACATATCGATTTGGGTCTTTTCATCGTATGGTCTGCTAAATTCATCACCTTTCTTTTTGGTTTTTGATTTAACTAGGAATACAACTACTGGAAATCCATTCTCTTTATGTATAGTTTCTAAAACTTTTGCATGGCCTAATGTAAACGGCTGGAATCTTCCAACAAACATATTTACTGGTTGTTTTCCTTGTTCAACATGAGTAAGTTTAAGTGCCTCGTTTAAATTAACTGAAGATTTGATTTTATCACGCAACATAAAATTTTGGTAGTCATAGATTGCATTTTCATCAGTGTTTTCAACAAATATTTTATCGTTGATTTTTTCAATAATTTCGTTTAAACGTTCCATAGTATCTTGGTCTATTAAATCTGAAGTTTTAGTTCTTTTCTTTCTAAAAGAACCTAAAATCATTTTAAAAAGTTCTGCTAGAATATCGTTAGAAACATATTTTAAGGTTTTTTCATCGGTAATATACTTTGAGTTTAATTTAAAAGATTCTGCTGATGAAAATTCAGCGCTTTCAAAATTAACTCCAATATATTTTGAAGAGTTCTTGTCAACATATTCATTAAATATAATTGACATTATTTCAAGATATCGATAATCTGCTCGGTCATCTTCAAGCTGTACTTCATCGATCTTAAATTGAGTTATAAATTCTAAAAAGTCGGTGACTGCAATTTGATACATGTGACTTGAAGAGTTATCAATTGGATTTTTTCTTGTAAAATCTTCTAATTTAAAAGATTTTATAGATTTTTCATCGATAAAATTAACAACCAATCCATCGAATTCCTCATCAATATCAGAATTTAGGGCAGTTTCAAAAGCACTAGGATTAAAAAGTTTAACTATTTTACTGGTAAAACTTAATTTGTCCTTTGTTTCTGGTAAATAGTCGAATGATTCACTAAATTCTCTATCACTCATTCCAAGCAATTCTAGTAACTCATCTCTTTGTAATTGAGATAAATAGCCATCAAATAATATGCTTGGCTGTTGAACATCAAGAATTTTTGCCCATTTATTTAAGATTACCGGGTCATTAATAGTTTTCTTAACTTTATTACCTTCTCCAAGTTGTTGGATATGCGTTAAGATTAAATTATTTTTTGGAGTTTTTATGTATTTAATTTTAGATACATTAACTTCTGGTAGGTATTCAAAACCAAATCTCCAATCAATTGGCATTTGATTTTTAGTAGCACTTGGTAAACTTTGCATGTAGTTGATTGCAATCTCATATAGAGATATAATTGTTCTATCAACTAAATTTAGTTTGTCTGAATTTGAAGATTTAAAATATTCAAATCCATCAAGATTTCTTTTAACAAGAAATGTAGGCGCAGAAACTTTCTCAGTTACTAACACCCTATTTTTTAACATCTCAATAAAGGTTTCTCTATTGGTTTCGTTAAAATACTCTCTTAATTTTTGTAATGCCATCTCTTTGTTTTTATTAATTAATTATGATGAACTTTTTGATACTTCAAATACTCTTCGTTGTTCGTCTAAATAAACTTTAGTATCTACCCAAATAGAACCTAACTTTGTTTCTTTCTTAGGGTCAGTTATATCAGTAAATGTCAATAGGGTTACATTAACCTCTTCTCCTCTTTTAGACTGTAGTGCTAATTGATAATCATTCAACCAATACTGTGAATTGTGAATTCTGTATTTTGGAGTATCGATGATATTTCCATGTGGTTTTACTTCAAAATATTGATAGTGAACAAACATAGTTTCTCCTTCAAAATCCCAAATCCATTCCATTGCCGTATCTGTTGTTTTTGCAGTAAGTGGCATTAATTTCTTAAAGAATGTTTCGTCTAATGAATTAGATTTCTTTAATACTTCAGGTTTAAAGTTATTAATTGTTGATTCATATAGTTGTCTAGTTTCAACAAATTTTTCGAATAGTTTTACGTGTTTCATTTTATCTTCCATATTTTATAATTCCCATCAACTGATTAATCGCAGCGAATGTTCCTGTTAATTTGTACATGTGTCCTTTGTATGAAAATACAATACCTTCAGTCGGTATAATAGATTGGATTCCTCCAATTCTTTCAAGTCTATCAAGTTCTTTTGCAACTTTCTCGATTTGAGTAAGGTCTCCATTTAGTTTAATTTTATCGGCTTCAGTTCTGATTTCATTATGTAGCCTTTGCATTTCTTTTTCAGGAGAAGCAGCAACAAAGTTACTTGCATTCTTTAAGATAACACTTCCAAGTTCTAAGAAAAGGTCTTCAAATGGTCTAATGTTTTCTTTGAATTTTACTTTAAAGTCTTCTTTGTCAAATTTCTTAACAGCATCTGATTGTTGTTTTGTTAATTCTTTGTCTAAAGAGCGCATGTTTAATGTTTTCTTATCATCATATGCCCATCTAAGTAATAATCCTTCTTTAATATTTTGTGGATATTCTCCGAATAAATTTTCAATTTGCTCTCTCCACCACATTTCATGGTATCTTGCAACTGCATCAGCATCTGTTAATTTATAACGATTTTTAAGAGCATCAAGTTTTCCTAGGAATTTAGACTGATTCTCTTCAAAATTCATATCTTTTTGTAGTTTAATAACCTGCGGAGGGATTATTGTAAATGTTTTTCCAATATCAGCGTTTAGGGATTTAAGTACTCCAGTAACACTTTTTGCCGCACTATTGTCATCTCCAACTATATTTCCTGCACCATCAGTTTTCTTGATACCATGGAATTGAATTACATCAACATCGTAGTGAATTACATTAGGATTTGCAGAATATATCAACTCCATGTTCATGAAGTTTAGGCCATTCTGGAACACTTCCTCTTGTGTTTTTGCCGGCAACTTTATAAGCAGGGTTGCTAAATCAGCGGCTGCAAATTGGAAAGTATCTTGTACTAATTTGCTAGCATGTCCCTCAAATTTATTTTGGAAATCCTTAAGGCTCATAGGATTTTGCAACTCAGTTTTATTTCTGGCAAATTTAACTTCACCATTTTGAATAGTTGCAAATACGTTTTGACCGTCTGTTTTTTCAGTAGGTTCCTCTTCAAAGTTCAATTCACCTTGAAGTCCACCAATAATCATATTCTTGAAGTCTCCGAATGTTAGGTCATTATTATCGAATGGATGGGACATGTGTCCAGCAGCTCCACCTTCTAATAGTAACTGTTCATTCAATTTAACTTCATACTTTTCAGTTATGAATCGATTAAAATTAAGGATTCTTGTTTTCATATTTTAATTACTTTGCAACTCTGTTGCTTTTAATGTTTTCCATTGCGATATCATCAATCAATCTTGTAAAAGAACTTAGGGTTGCAGCGGTATAAAATCCATCTTCACCAGGACCTGCATTGTTTGCTCCTACTTTATAAGCTTGAATGTGTCCAGCAAGTTCTAATGCTGCATCTCCCCATCCGGTGTCATTTCCTCCATTAGATTTAGCACGTTTAATTGCATCATTAGTAAGTGCTACTAAATCGTTTGCACCTCTAAATGCTTCGGGTTTTTTACTACTTTTCTTACCAGAAACGTTATTGTGTTCAATATCATCAAGGCCCATATTATTAACCAGTTCTTGGAATAATGATGGTGTTTGTGGACCATACCATTTGTCTGCCTTTGGGTCAATAGTACTATCAATATATTTTCCAAGGTCTGTTAGGTAATCAAGTACATTTTGACCATTACCGCCACGTGCAAATATTTTTTTAGAGGCGTCTTTTACGTATTTTACGTAGTCATTTTTTCCTTCGTTAATAAATTGTTCGAATAATTGTATGTGTTTCATATTATAAATTGCTTAGTTTATTGTTTAAATCAAGTATTGCAGAATTAATTTTTATTTTCTGATTATCAAGTTCAAGAAGTGACATTTTAAGAGTTGCTATTTGCGCTTGAATTGCAGATTTTGGGTCATCTACCTTTTGATTCAAATCATTTACTTTATTTCTAAGTTCTTTTCTTTTTAGGAATATGTCGTGTGATTTAGCCGACAAATCAGATCTTGCATCTGTATAGTCAGATTCATTTAAGAACTCTTCAAATAAGTTAATGTGTTTCATAGTGTAAATATAATAAAAATACCTGACATGGTAAAACATCAGGTATTATTTATTTGAATTATTTTTAAGATTCTTGAGCTATCATTGCATCGATAACATCAGATGAAATCCATCCTTTTGCTTTAACAAATTCTTTTGCAAGTTTTAAAACTTTCTTTTCTCCAGCAGATGTTACCTCATTTTCTTTACCGTTTTCATTATTATCATTCCAATCTTCAACGCAACCTTCTACTTCTTGCTGTAGTTGAAAATTACCTGGATTTTTACTTTTTGTAGAATCTTCATGATAATCTTCCCAGTAGTTTGCATCAAATGCTTCAGTAACAACTGATTCTCCAAGAGAACTTGTTAGCATTCCAACCGCAGCTCCATAATCTCCATCACATTTTTTAAGAATTCCATCAACTACTTCTCCAGCTTTAGCTTCATCAAAGTCTTCTCCGAATGCTTTTTTCAAAACAGCCATCGCATATTCTTTAAATTCGTCATCAGATTTAACTTCAGCTTCATTAACCGTAGATTCAAATACTAACGTAACATCCTTAACGTTAAGAGTTTTAACTAAATCTCCTAATTTATCATATAAATCATTTAATTCATCTTCAGTGTGGTGTTTATATCCTTTCTTTAAGTTTATATTTGCACTACCAAATTTAGCCATATAATCATCTTTTCCTTCAGTAACTACTGATTCTTTAGCAGATCCAGCGGCTTTAGCTCTTTTTAATTGGGCTTTTTTGATTCTGTCCGTTTCTTCTCTATGGTCTCTTAATTTCTTTAATTTCTTTAATTGCTCAGCTTTACGAGTTGCTTCAGCACTTGGACCAGAACGTTGATAACCACTTTCAGTTACTGTAGATTCAGCAACATTGTTTTCCCACCATGTTTTAAGTTCATTAAAATCAGATTTACCCATGTTAGAAATCATGTATTCGATAATATCATTGTCGTAATCTTCAGCCTCATCTCTGTAACCTCCTGGAGTATCGATATAATCTTTACCCATGATTCTTTTGATTCTTTGTTCTGGCATACCATCGATTTCCTCACAGAATTCTTCAAAGTCTTTAGTTGATTTGAATTTTTCAGCTTCATTAACTACTGATTCATTTGCGTAAGCTCCTAATTCGCTGAATTTAACTTTTTTACCTGCTTTTTCTTCATCATTTTCATCAGAATGCGCTAATAAACCTGCATCAAATAATCTTTTAAGAACTTCTCCTTTAACCAGACTATAGTCGATAGCATTACTTGAATTTTCCCAAGTATCACCTACATATTCTGGATCGATCCAACCATAACCTGATTTAATATCTTTAATTAAGGTCTGTACATCTTTGTCAAATTGCTTAGTACCTTCATTAACTACTGACTCGATCAATTCCATATTATATGCATTTGAAATGTCAGTTTTAATTTCTCCAGTTTCTTTTGAATGCAACTTCATAGTTTTACCATCAGGATTTAATTTAATGAATGTAACTTCACCGTAGTCTGATGTGTATTTGTGGTTTGGCTTTAAGTCTTTTGCTTTACCTTCGTAAACAGTTCCAGCAACCTCATCATAATTGTTAAATTTCTTAGCAGATTTTTTAACAGTGTTTAATTGTTTAATGATAGAATCAATTACTCCAGGGTCAATATCATTTCCAGCATTTGCACTATTAAATAAGTTGGTTAAATTTTTAGATGCTAAGTATAATTCGTTACCAATAACATCTTTTGGTAATCGGTTGAATGCTTCAGAAACGGTAGATTCATTACATAATGAATAAAGTTCTTGCGCAATCTTTTTTGCTTTTGAACCAGAATGTCCGTAAGTTTCTACAGTATCTAATGCATCTTCCATCGACATACCATGTAGTTCTTCCATATCACCATCTCTTTCATCTAAAAGATCGTCTAGTATATTTGAAGCCTCATCAGCCTCTTTTGATTCAGAAACTACCAATTCTAGGTCTTTATCTTTATCAGCAATTGTTGCATCAAGTTCAGCTTCTAGGGCTTTCTTTTGAGCAGTCATTTCTTTTAATTTTCCAAGTAATGATTCTTTAGCAGAACCTTCAGCAACTTTCCAATTTTGTGCGGTAGCTTGCATTGAAGTTGTTAACTTAGACCAGTCATATTGAATTTTAGCAATTGAACGAGCTTCATCAATAGATTCTACTGATTCATTTTTCTTTTGAGATGCTTTTAAATCTTCAAGTTCTTTTTTCAATTTAGGGTCTAATTGTCTTTCAATTCCCCAGTTAAAACTTGCATTTATTAACATATTCAATGGTAAGTTTTCATTTTTCTTACCGAATACGGATGTTTTAATCCAGTTTAAATAATGTTCAGCTAAATCTTTTGATAATTTAATACCTTCTGCTCTTGAAGAATCTCCATCAACAATAGATTGAAGTATCTTTTTAGCCATTCCGTGTGAACCTTCATTAACTACAGATTCTTGTATAAAACTAATATCTTTAAGATATAATTCATAGTCAGAACCATCTTGTGTATATCCAGTAAAAGAATCTCCTTTGTCATCTTTTAATTCTTTAGGGTCAACTGAATACCAGTCATTTCCAACAAAAACTTCTACAGGTTTTCCACTAGTTTGAGTATATAAGTCATGTGCAGTTTTACCTGTGAATTTGGTTCTTTTAGCCTCTTCGACTTTGTAAGTTTCACCATCAACTTCGAATTCATCTTCGTCATCTTCTTTTGCTTTTTTAACAGCAGCTCCGAACGCATTACCTTCGTTTTTTTCGCTTTCGCTAAGACCAGTGTCTTTCTTAATGGTTACTTTATATTTTTTACCATTAAATTCAAACTCAGATTTTCCATCTTGTTTAGCTTTACTGGCTGCAAAAATAAATGCATTTCCCTCTTCTAGTTTTTTAGGTTCTCCTAATTTATTAAGCTCATCTTCAATATCTTCTGCCTCATCTTCTGAAACTGTTCCAAACATTTTGTTAATTAGGGCTTGTTTTTTCTCTTCATCTAACTCAGATAGAGAAGTTAAACCCATTTCATCAAGGATTGCTCCAATTTTACCAACAGTTTCCTGTCTTTTTGCATTGTTTGTTTCTCTTAGTTTCATTGTATTTTCCTGATTCTTAACTTCAGTAAAACTCTTAAATGAAGAGATTTTGTTAACTTGTGCCATATTTGATATGTTTTTTTATTACGTTATTATGTTTATATATCTCCATCAAAATCCACTTTCTTTACAGTGTATTCAAATTTCTCTTGTTTATATATAGATTGTCGCACCTTTCCGTGCTTGTATAGATAATTATCCCATTCAACTGTTCTAATATCATCGACGAAATCAACAATTAATACTTTGTCTTTTGAGTGATGTTGTCGAAGTCCACGTCCAATTGATTGTCTAATAATTACCTCTGATTTGAATGATTCGGTAAAAAATATGTTGTGAATTTTCTTAATTGAAATACCTGTAGAAAATGTTCCAAAACTTGCAACAATTACAATTTCATCACCAGCCTCCATTTTCTTTTTGTATTCCTCTCTAATTTCTGAAGCAGTTCCACCATCAACATAAAATACTCGTTTGTTACTCTCTTGTCGCAGCTTTTCATAAAGTCGCTGTCCATGTTCTATTCGATGAAAAAGTACTAATGAGTTTCTAGGTACTCTTGCAATTACATTTGAAATAAAATTAAGTCTGGCTTCGCTTGTGATTACAAAGTTTTGCTCCAATGAGAACACATCTTTATTTTCATATCGGTTTTGGGCCAATTCCATAAAGGCAGTTCGCTGTTTTGGAGTTGCATAGTTCATTTCAATAACTTTAACTACGCATTGAGCAATATGCCCCTGCTCTTGTAAGAAACTTGCCTTAACTTCACTAATAACAGGTCCAGTTTGGCTCATTAGGGTTAATTTGTCAAGTGTACCATCTTTAGGTATTGTACCTGAAAGTCCAAATCTATATTTTGCATTAACACATTTACTCAGGATTTCTTTGATACTGGCTCCTTTTGCTTTGTGAGTTTCATCAACAATAACTGCGTCGAATTCTGCAAAATAGGCAGCATCTTTTTTAATTAGTGATTGATAGGTCCCAATAATTATATTTTTATTCTTTTTAACCTCTTGTCCTGCAAATATTTGTTGGATTCGTAGATCAATTCTATTTTTACAATTATATTCATGGAAATCTTCATGGGCTTGGACTACTAATGAAACGTTTGGAACAATGAAAAGAATCTTTTGAGCATGTCCCTTTTCAAGCATATATGCAACGGTCATGAAGCTAATCAATGTCTTACCTGCTGAAGTTGCAAGTTCTGCTAGACACTTTCTAAATTTTAAAATGTTATATGCAGTTTCTATTTGATAATCACGTGGAGTAAATTGTGAACCTTTAAAGAATTCTAGTGCCCATTCCTCAAACTGTTCTGCATTAATGTTGGAGTCAATAAGTCTCTTAATACCCTCGATTTTAAGTTCGTATCGGTATTCTTTACATATTGTCATAACATGACGCCAAAGTCCGGCTGGAATCCATTTATCATCTTTAATATATGATACGTATCCATCCCAAACTCCGCGTTTTACTAGAGGGTGAAACCTCCAACTTTCTATTCTTTTGGTCAGAGAGATTCGAATCTGCTCTAACTCAATTTCGGTAGCTTCATCAATTCTTAAAAATTGATTATCATCCGTTAATGTTAAAATCAAATCTCATTTGATATTTTTATAAACGACTAATGTCCAACCTATTTTTGATTGCAAAGCCCATGTTGTCGAGTGTTTTAATTGATCCCTCAAAAAAACCTTTTTGAGTCACTAATAACTCAAGGATGTTTGTATCGTCTGCGATGTCCGCATCAACGAATTTTTCGCGCATTTTATCGGTGAGCTTATAGTCATAACTATAATACTCAATCCATTTATCTTTATACTTTTTATCTACTACTGATTTTTGGGTTTTGATTCTATTACCCATGGTTGCTAAGTGCTCAACCAATATTTGTCGATAACTTAAAGTGTACGCGCTTACGTCTTCTAGATTATTACCTAACTTAAGTTCCTCAGTTAGACCCTTTATTTTTTGGGTCCAATCTTCTCGCTGTTTAATTAAGTATTCGTCAAGTTGTGTTATCTTGTCTTTGACTTCTGACATATATGATGCTTTTTAAAAAAGTGAATTTCCTTTATTGTTTTCCTTAATGAAAACTGAACTTTTTAACCGGGCCTTTAATCTTGGCTTAGTCATTTTAAATTCTTTTTCAGTGTGTGAATATGCTGATGCGCTAAAATCTAGCATCATCTTAATATTCTTTCTTTTGTTTTTTTCGTTTTCAAAATCTTCGAATTCTTGGGCAACCATTTCTAAAAAATCTATTTTTATCATAGGTAATATGCATCTAGTCGAGAGTTAGTAAAATACTTTTGAATCTGTGCAAGGCATTTATTTTTTGTTAGCCAAGACGCGATCACCAAATCGTTTAAATCACCTATTTGTTTAGGATATTTATCTCTTTCATCTTTGTTCAATTTTAGCAAGTACTCTTCCCATTCCTGGTCAATTTTAGTATCTTTGAAAAACTTTTCCCATGTAAATATTTGTTTGCCTCTTCTAATCTTTTCCATCATCTTCTTTTTACCAGTAGTATCATTATCAAACATATATCTAATTGTAGGTATTTCATCAAATTCTAAGGTTGAACGGCCTGCTGTTGCTAATCCAATCGAATTCTGCATAAACATTGCATCAATAGGTCCTTCAAACATCGTAACATCACGTTCAAAGTCAACCATCATTACTCCAAATAAGGTTGAAAGTTTCTTAACACCAATCAATTCTTCATCAGTCAGCACAATCTCCCGTTGAATCTCTTGATACATCTTCTCAATGTCATAAGTTAAATAACGAGAATTAGAACGCTTGTCGATTGAACGAGTTTGAAATCCGATAACTTTATCATTTGGAGCTAAATTGAGAACTGCAATTCTTTTATCTCTAGGCGAATACATAAAACGATGCATTTGAGAAGACAATAATCTGTTTTTAAGATAGAAAAATGCAGGGTCTCCTGGTTCTACTTCTTTAAATTTAAACCATTCCATTAACTCTTTTCGAGTTGGAGCCATATCATATGTGAGTTTAAAAACATCATGCTCTAGGACTTCAATCTCATTAGTTTCCATCTTATGTTCTTGAATATAATCAATAACTTGAATGGAATCATCAGTACTTTGAAATTTTATATGATGGTCTTTTAATAATTGGTATGCGTTTGAATGGACACTGCAGTTAAAACAATGGTATTGTAAAGTGTCCCAGTAGAGATTTCCTCTCTTCTTTTTATGGTCAGTTGTTGAGTCACCACAATAAGGACATGCCATCGTAATTCTACCCGGCATCTCTTTAATCATATGCTTGCTAGGCTCATTGTGGGCTTTTACAATTGCTTGTTTAACCAAGCTCCTGATTTTTATCTTTAAATCTTCTGTGATTTTTTGACTTTGCATACTATTATATAGAAAAAAAGGGCTAAGTTTAATTAGCCCTTTAGTTTATAAAATAACTTTAGATTAAATATCTAAGTCGTTCAAGAATGAATCTAAGTCATCAGATGAATCTACATTAGTAGAACCTCCTGGAGTTCCTACCATTTCCGATGGGAATTCAAAATCAGTAGATTCTGAAGTTGGTTCAGATTTTGCTGGAGCTTTTTTAGCTGCAGGTTTATTAACAACTGAATCTATTGAACTTCCTGGATTTAAGTAATTTCTAAGAATAGAATTAACAAAATCAAGAGTTTCTCCGTCCCATGCTTTGTATTCGTAAGGCTCTAAACTTGGAGCTGCTTCCAATTCTGCTTTAATAGCACCCATTGATTCAGGAGTACGTGTTGCACCTTTACCATCAATTTCAACTGGTGAAGTTTTTGAAGAGAACTTTGATTTATCGTAGTTGTTAAATTCTCCTTGTCTTGTAATAATCAATTCGAAGTTTTTACCTGCAAATAGGTCAAATACTTGAGTTGGTTCTCCAAATGCTGGTTTTAATTCCTCATCGATTTTCTCTTTGATTTTGTAACCAAATTTAAAAACCTTGTATTGTCCTTCTAATTCAGGGTTTTGTGGGTCTTTAATGATTTTAATAAGTGCAAAGTATTGTTCACGTCTTTTAAGTTTATCACTCATTTTACGGTCAACTGCTGAGTCACTTTTACGTAACTTAAAGAATACGTCAGCGATAGGACATGGAGCTCCAACTGTCGATGGAGAATCTACCATTTTACCGTCACCATTAGCATTTGTTAGCCAATGTACGTATTTTTTCACTAAAGAGTTTCTAGGGTTTGTTGGGTTTGGAACAAAGCGAATCATTGCTTTATAAGTTCCATCTTTACCATCGTCTGCTGTAGGTTTGTAAAGATCGCTTCCAGATGAAGCTTGAGTTTCGTGTGTGTCGACGTCATTTACGCCAAGATTAAAAATGTCAAATTCTGCCATGTCTTTAATTGCTTTAATTTTGTTAAACTTTAATTTAATAAGTCTTAAGGGCCCTTTAATTACTTATGATATTTATATAGAAACTTTCTTTTTTGTTTCAAGAATCTATATTAATTATATATCTTTTTATTAGGAAACATGTCCCTGAAAGCATAAAGTTACCTTCTTAAAATATTTTTTAAGATTCTTGAAACAAAAACTCATACGTTGAATATAACTAAAGTCTTTAAGCCTCCGGGTAAAATAAACTCCGAGCTAAGTGGTTTAAAAAATAGGCATCCACCAAATCATCTAAAGGTTTTGGAACTTTTTTAGTCTCTCCGATGTGGGTTTTACAGTATTTAAGCAGTGACGAGGTTTCAAGCACTGAATCGTTTAAAACGTTATCCAGGAATTTAACCCAAAGTTCATCCTTCTTCATGTTACCCTTTCCAGCATGCTTCTTAATGGTTGAAGGCGCGATGGTCATCATATCTAAGACTTTAAGCCTTGACATTAATTCCATCTTTAAGATTGCAGCTCCAGCCGCCATATCAATAATATTATTAGTTCCGCTAGAAGAACCATAAGAGGAGCCTTCGAAAGCAATCACAAAAGAGGAATCATCGCCTGCAATTTCAATAATCATATTAATAATGTCATTTGCAGTTTGAGTGTGTCTCTGGATTTTAATCATTTCGCTTTTCGAATAGGCTTCGTTATTCGTCCAATCCGGCTGATGAGAGATCTGGGTATCTTCAAGTAGATGTAATTCCTCTTGGAGTTTTTGTTCTGATTTGGTACCTGTGTTTGGTTTTAAATACCCAATAAAATAGTACTTGTTACCTGAGAAGATACAAATACCTGGAGAATTTAAGGAAAAGTCAATCGTTACAAAATTCATATTTAGATTTTACTACCAAGAGAAGAACCAAGAGCGGCTCCTACTAGCCTTGAGGTTAACATGTCATACATAATACCACTTTGGATTCCTAAGATATTAGCAATCGTTTTCCCAATAGTTTTACCAAGTGCAAAACCTGCAAGTCCACCAAAGATACTACCTAAAATACCTTCATTAGTAATCTCTTCGTTAAAAGCCTGGATGTTATATGTTCCATCCACGTTTTTATAAGTATTTGAAAATTGCTCTAGGGCAGCATCAACTTTTGCTTCAAGTTCTTCAGTCCATTCGGTTTGAAGAGACTCATTTAATACTTGAAGTTCAGTCTCTGTTATATTTTGTTCTGCTATGTAATCTAAAAATGTTTTCATGTTAGTTATCTATTTCTAATATTATATTGAATTTGTTATAGTAAAAATTAAGGTCAAATGTTGTAAATTCCGCGATGTTCGAACTCATATTTAACTCCAAATCTGAAATTGAATTAAGTATTGGTTTTTCAAAAACAGCGCTCATTAAGTGAATTCCTTCCGCATCCATTATTTGAAGTTTAATATCATTAATAAAAGGCTCTTTAACTGTCTTTGAATAATAATATAGTAAAGTATCTTGCATAATCCAATAATTTATATAACCATCTAGGAGCTGCATCGTTACTTTAAACTGTCTATCGATAGTATTTTGTATTGGAATTGAACCTCTGTGATATGTTACAGTACCATCATTTGGTGAAACTTCAACAGGGTCAAAACTAATTCCTGGAAGCCCAACGCCTTGGATCGAATAGTTTATAAAATCTATAGGTTCTGTAACTAAATTACCTGGCATTCTATTCAAATACTTTCGATACTTGTCAGCTACCTCTTTAGGAATAAAAGTCCTAGGAAACTTAAAATTGAATAAATTATTTCTGCTATTTAATATCATTATATGATGTTTACATTTCCGTAGTACAACAGTGATTCAGTACTTCCGTTTTTTATGTTAATATAAAATTTGTCTGCATTCTGATTTGTATCACTTTGGTCAAATCTAACCGCTACGCTTTTTGGTACTTTAAAGAAAACTTCTCCAACTCCTAAGTCGACTCCTGGAAAACTAGGATCGTGAGATATTTGTTGTTCAATAGTTCCACTTTTAATAATAAGTATCAAATCTTCCGCATTAACTAGACTTATACTTTTCATCGAATCTCCATCAGGTTGAGCAATTTTAAATTTAACATAATTATCAGAAACTTTTGAAAGATTAATAATTCCATCCCCTTCTTTTTTATAATCCATCGATGTTGTATCATTTACTGCTGCTCCATCGACTGTTACTGAAGTACTTCCTGCCATAATTCTATAAGTATCTAAGGCTACAGGAACATATTTAGTTTCTCCAACACTAGGTCTGATAGAATTTACAAATTGATTAAGTTCTCTATTAGTACTTGTATTTGGCAGAGTATTATAAACTACGCTTGGCGCAAAATTAGAATTAAGAGCCAGTTTCAGTAATTTCTTACCATATTTTTTAGGTTGAGCATATATTAAAGAAGCAGTCTTTACGATTTGAGTATTATCTGTTTCATTGTAAATTCTTAAATTAACCGATAATAAAAAGTTACTTGATACTGAAGAGTTTAAAATAACCGGGCGAAATACAATGGCTTCATCATAATTTGAAGTTTGTGTAAACGTATTATTAAAGGTGTTAATATAATTAAGACCTAATTGTTCTGCAACTTGAACCTCATAAAATAAGGTAATGTCATCTCCAGAAGTTGCGATTCTTCCTGTTATATAATTTTCAAATGCAGGTTGATTTCCATTATAAGTACCATAGATTTTAAAATAATCTCCATCAGTTGCATGTTCAACATGAACTGCAATATCAGTGTACTCATCCTCTTGAGCCAGCGTTAATGATTTTCCTTCAGCAACATTAATATAATCATAACCTCCGAGAGTAATTACACTATCGATTAATTTAAAATCAAATTCATAATTAGCAGTTGTTGGAATAGAATCAGCCCCAGATACACCAAAGAAAGTATTTTTAAATTTCTCGTTTGGAATATCTATAGTTGAAAACATTTCCACTAAAGAAGGAACTTTAATTTCAATATACTTAGAATATGAAGATTCTCCTAATATAAATGGGTTTGGATTTTGAATTTCAAAACTTGAAGAGTTTAAATAAACCGTTGAATTAAAATAATTATAGATTCCAGAGTTTCTTTTAATCTTTGTTTGGAATAAGAAACCATCATAACCTCTACCACTAAAAGAATATCCTGTTCTTAAATGTAACTTAATTGTATCATAACATACTGCTTCTACATCAATTGTTGGAACTGGCTGTAAACCAGTAGAATCAGTTCCTAGCCATTCAGTAGAATCTAAATAACTTAAACTATTCTCAAGAAGAGCCATTGTACCTGCAGTATCAGTAGGAACTGCGTAATATCTTCCAGACTGTCCAGCTCCGGTTCTAATATCATTTCCAGTGTCTGCTAATGGAACTGAAAATAGGGAACTTGCACGGTCTGAAACTTGGATTTCTCCTCCAGTAAATTCGGTACTTGCTAAATTAGTATATTCATAAGCATATTTTCCATTAGTTGTCGGTGTATAAATATAAGTAGTTCCAGCTCCTGATAAATAACCATTTCCGCCTGGAATATTAAATCCAGCAGGATTATTAATAGAAACATCGCTCAAGTCAAATTTATAAGTACTTCCATTTTTTAACAATAGCATTCTTGAAGCGAAATTATTAATAACTACAAACCCATTAGAAGTTGTAACTACAAACTCTACAACATCTGCTCCTAATTCGTGTATTAAAAATCTTGATGCACTATTATCGGCATCAACTGTGTTTAAATACTTAATTTGACTTCCATTATTGTCATTTTCGATTTTGACCAAATCAGCGTTTGATTGGTCATGATACATGAATTCTAATAATACGTCGTCGTCTAATTTAACGAATCTTGATGATTTTGCCATTACTCTATAATTTTTTAAAACCTAAGCCATTTTGGAGACCATATAAGTCCTACATTTAATGAAGGTCCGATACTAACAACTTTATTATTATTTAGGTTAATTCCATAACCAACTCCAACTCCAAGTGACCAACCTGATTTTTTTTCAAGTTTTTGGTTTAATTTGTCGTTAACTAAATTAATATTTTCAATATTAGTAAATAATACTCCAGGAGAAGGTGATGTAATTTTTAGTTTGTTAACACCTTCTTCGTTTATAATTGCAGCCTTAAGTTCAATTCCTTGCTCAAAGTTAAATTTATTTGAAAGAACTTTGATATTGTTTGTCTTTTTATTTCTTAAAATGTCAACAGTTCCATTGAACTTCCTCCAATTATATTTATCCCAATTTTTTTCATCATTAATAGATATTGTCGCAGTTGAATCACTTGTTTGAACAACTAGACTTTGGGCATTAATAATAGAATCTTTTATTTTAATTTCAGCTCTTAACAATGAATTTACTCCTTTAAGGTCTTTATTAAGACCCAGAGATTTTTGATAATCGCCGATAACTTTTTTATTTTCAGCGGTTAAGGTATTAATATCAAACTCATACGCCAATTTAATTGCAACTAATTCTCCATTTTTATTTCTTTCGAATTTAATAGTATCTTGAGATGCTTTGAGATTGTTATAATTTCTGTTTGAAACCTTTTGCGCAATTTCAGCATCATGTTTGAGCGTTGAATTTCTATCACATTGATGCAATAATAATAAAACAATAATCACTAAAACTATGAATTGGATAGTGTTCTTGTTTGTCGGAATGTATTTTTTAAAGTCTATCATAATTAATCGTATTTATACTTGGTTTTAGTATGGTGCGCAATTATTTGTAATTGTGCTTTCTTGATAGATAATAGTGCCTACAAATGTAGTCACTATATATTGATATCCGGTACCAAATTCAGGTTGATTATATTGATCAAAATAATACCAGTTTATATTTTCCGCAGATTCATATGAGTTACTATTGGGATTAAACCACCAATAATATGCCACAGGACTAGAACTATTTGTATATATTACGTATGGGTAACCGCATGCTCCTCCTAAACCAGCTTCCATACCTTTTATATATATTTCCGGTAAAGATTCATACGTTCCAGTATCTGGTATAATTATTGCAGTACCACTCCACATTATAGTAGTAGATCCTCCACTTGGAAAATTAGTATCACTTAACGTTACTTCAATTGTAGTTGAATCAACTAAAGTTTTACTAATTATTTGAATTCTACTCGGTGAGCCAGGTTGAAGAGTTAAGTTATCAACTTGAGTTTGTGTAAAATAATATCCACCATTAGCAGTTATTGTAACTGGAAAGGAATATGTCGATCCTTGAATTTGAGATGCTTGTTTAATGGAATCCAATGTTCCATCAGTTCCATCATCTACTGCAGTTGCATACGCAGGGCGGTACTCAGGGGTCGATAATAAATAAGAATGTTGTACTGTTAAAGGACTAATATATGCTGCCGTATTAATATTTAAAGTTGCGGTTTCTGAAGTGGCAGGATGTGAACTTATATTAATAACTATAGAAATTGTAGTTGGATCGCCCGGAGCTACAGTTATACCTCCTTCTAGAATCGTAGCATATGCTGGTAATCCGGTAATACTTTCCGGAGTAACAACTGCCGACCAATAATATCCAGCCGGAAGAGTAACGGTCGACGTGAATGAATATGAATCACCAACTACATGATCAGTTATTGTATTTAACGGATGTGGATTTGGTACAAGATTTTCCATCGCATCATCCAATAAAAATGTTAGTATAATTGGTGGATTTTGGCTTCCACCTCCATCGAACCAATATAAATCAGTTTTCCCTAAATAAATAATTTGAGGTAGTTGTTTGATTTTAAAAGTTGTTCCAGTACCAGTACCTACATTACCTGAAGATGTATCCACTGTAGAAGTAATATTATAAACTAATGTGGAAACTGAAGTTGCAGTCATATTTATGTTTGAACCTCCGGTGATATGTCTTCTAAAATTTGATGTAATTGCACTACCCTGTCCTGCTGGATTTTCAGAAAACGGGTTGTCATCTATAATGTAATTAAATTGACCTATCGAAGGAACTTGATGAGTATCAACTCCATTTGTCCATTGTTTCCCATGACAAAGATACCATCCTTTGTAGTTTCCTACTCCTTTACCTGCCGATATACGTATCGGACTTGTATCACCTTGTGATGTTATACTTTCAGTATTTATAAACTTAGTGTTATCCGCAAATATAGAAGGTAAAATTGAAACTATAGTACCAAAAGGAACGGTTCCTCCAAGTTCTTGTACACTTTTAAATGTAACCCTTCCAGTATTATCTGCTGAAATGGCAATTTCATTAATATCTGCACCTTGATTTCCAATAATTAAACCATTTATAATTGAAGCAGGAGAATCAAATGTTGTTTTAGTTTTAAAGAATGTTCCACTTAAATTAATTAATAAACTATCTGGAGATGAAATTGAACTACGAAAACTAGTGCTTGCAGATCTATATGTACTTATTGAATTCTCAATTTCGAGAAATCCCATTGTCATTTGATCTTTTCCACCGAATTTTTCTAATCTAAAATCATAAGCGTTGCCAGGGATATCCCCATTTAAAAATCTTAAATTAGAAATAGAATACGGTTGTCTATAGATATTCCATTGATACTGTGTTTTTCCTCCAACTAATTCAGATTTTGTCCCGGATTCCGGATCGCTTTCAACATAACCAATACTTACAACTGGAGCGGGATAGGAGTTGTTTCCAGAATGAATAGGTATTAAAGTATCTGCATCAATATTTCCAGGAGCGATCTTTTTCCAATAGTTACTAGAAATTGGACTTTGAGGTCCTTGGAATCCAGCATCTCCTATAGGTCCTTGGAATCCCGGCTGCCCAGTAGTACCTTGAGTTCCGGTCTGTCCAATAGGACCTTGAGGACCTCGAGGTCCTCCTCCATTTGCAACAAGTTGATCAAAATTATAATTGACATTGTCAAGTTTAATATTGTCAGAATCTGAAGTGTTTATATGTTTAAGACTAATTGGCATACCTATCTATATTTAGATTATATATTCTAATTTTTAGAGAGTATACTATTATAGTTTTTGAATAAACAAGGTAACTATAGATGGTTGAGCATTATTATGTGCTGATCCACCGCCTATCGGTCTTGTAGAAAACTCCTTATTAGGCTTTGAAGTACTTCCGGGCCTATCAGTAAGTTGAACATTTAAAGCAGCAGGAGGTCCGTCTGTATATAGAGGTGGTACATTACTAGAATGCGAATATATATTTCCAGCCCATCCTCCACCGTCATTACCGTGTGTTGGATATTTATGTCCATGCTCCGGCATTTCACCAGTAGTTAAAATATGTGTTTTTTCACCAAAAGTAACTGGTACGCCATTAGCATACATATTCGGTTGAGCAATACTAGTACCATTATCGTCGGTAGCTGTAGTTCCCCAACCAACAGAAACTCTACCTGTTCGGTTTTTTGTTAAACCATTATATCCGTTACAAATCGCCCATCCTAATCTTTCATTAGTTCCTATTCCATTTGCATCGAAGTTATTCGAAATATATGCATCAGTGCAGTCAATTTCTTTTATGTCTCCGGTTAGCCATTGGCTGTTTGCAAAAGCTAAAATAGCTTCTTCAGCATCTATATGCCTCTCTGCTGTTATATTACTTCCAGGAGCTAGCTTTTCGGAAATAATTTGTAATACTTCATTATATGTCGCCATAATTTATTTTTATTTTTATTAACCTGCATTATAATCTGATAATGCATAGTCAGTTTGATTATAGTCTGTTGTTATAAGTTGTCCTTCGCCTAATTGTGACCAATATAAATTACTTACTCCTAAATAAACAATTTGAGGTAGTTTTTTAATTTTAAATTGTATACCTGAATTATTTGATGAGATTTGTGGATCATTTGAATCATTTGAAAGATCAATATCATACAAAGCGCTACTCTCTCCGGATTCATCTGCATCCACAAAAATAAGAGCTCCTCCAATTAATTGAATTTCATCATTAGTTACACTTTTATATCCTTGACTATTAGGATCCGCAGACTGTGGATTATTAATAATTTGATATGAATATGAATTAAGATCAGGAACTTGCCATTTGTAAAAATCAGGATTATTAGGATCAGTAATAACACCATCTGTCCACCTTTGTCCATTACAAACATACCAACCTAGATAATCTCCAATTCCAGCTCCCATTTTTATTTTTATAGGATTATTTAGATCTGAATTTGTATCGATGATTTGACTATAAACAAATCTAGACGGGTCACTAAATATTGAAGGTAATATAGAAATAATAGTACCTATTTTAACACTACCTCCTAATTCTTCTGTCGTTTTAAAAGTTACATTACCAGCACTGTTAATTGCAGTTACTATTTTATTTACATCTGCGCCTTGATTCCCAATACGTAATGCTGCATTAAAAGTAACCTGTTTTTCAAAAAAAGTATTTCCTAGAGTTGATCCACCAGATGTTGAAATATTAAATAAATCAACTGCAGTATTTCCAGTACTTTTAATAATATGAGATTTTGCTTTTAAATTTAACTGTGAATTTTGATTATCAATAAAACCTAGATATAATTTAGATAATCCATCAGAATTATCCATGGTAATATCAAACGCATTACCAAAAACACCTGAACTTTTAAATCTTAAATTAGAAGCAACATTGCTACTACGTCTATTAACAACCCATTGATATTTTGGTAAACCATTGGGTTGCTGCTGTGCTTCATATCCAGTATCTTCATCTGTGTAGCCGGCAGCAATAACAGAAGCATATAATGGAGCAGGATCGATATTGTCAATAGGATGCTTTGAAAACATAGTTGCCATTACATTTCCACCATCTATTAAATTCTGAGAAACGACTACCCAATATGAATCAGAACCTCCTACGTCCGGTCCTTTGGTTCCTTGACTTCCTCTACCACCCTGAACTCCTAATGCTCCTTTAAATCCTTGAGCACCATCATTTCCATTTGATCCTATATAACCTTTAGGACCTCCACCATTTGCAATAAGCTGATCAAAATTATAGTTAATTTTGTCCAGCTTAATATTATCAGTATCGAGTACTCTTATCTGTTTAAGGTTAATTGTCATTTAGATTTATATATTATTTTAATTATAACTAACATTCCAATACGTCTATTATTTGACCAGTTGCCGACGCTCCTCCTACGTTTAATTTTCCATAATCAACAGGAGATTCACCAAAAAGAGGACCATTCAAATATACTTTAGTATATTTACCAATTGTATTTGGTCTGTTTTGGTCTTTTATATTAATTAACGGAGGTGTAGCAGTTAATTCTCCAGTAATTAGTGAATATTCACCTTCATCCCATCCAACTGTAACATATAACGCAGATCCATAAGCCATAACATGTTCAGCTAGCGTTGTTCCAGATGGAGGAGGTGTTAACTCAGTATTTGCAGCAACATATGTTATGTGAATCATCTGCGTTGCATCACAAACAGATGCCGGTTCTGGCACTAATGGAGTAGGAGTAAGTTGGATTGCGCTATTATAACCCGGGTCATATAGATTGCCATTGCTTGGTTGGTATATTTCTACTCTACAAACATAATCTCTAGTAAATGAAAAACCAACAAATATACTTCCATTCCAATATCTTCTAACTCCGGATGTACCTTCACGGTACCATCCTTTAGGTGCATTAGTTCCGACAGGATACTCCGGTTGATCGTCAGACCATTTTAAAGTAGTCGCATTAATAAACAATGGTGCATTATACTGAAGATATAAATCACCAACAAAATTGCTAGGTCCATTTAATTCTTCAACAAGTAGGCTAGTTATCAAATTATTAGTTGTTCCTCCGCCACTACATGTAGCTCCTCTTTGAGTAAAATCAGTTCCATTCCAAAATATTGGATATCCATCAATATTTTTATACCATCCGGATGACACATAATCTGTTGTTCCATTATTAAACAATTTATATGTTGAAGGAATTGTAAACGTATTCCAATCTGTGTTTCCAGTCCAACTATAATACATATCAACTGGAAGAGAGCACGACATAAGAGCTCCAATAGTTCCTGGTTTCATTATTGGTTCTGTTAGCGTAATTGCATTTGTAGTAATAGGAGGCACATAAACTCCAGTATTCGACCATTTTAAATCATGATTTTCTAAGTAAACTATATGAATCATTCTACTAGTTTCGTAGAGTCCAGAAGTACCCATAGTAATAGAACTAATTCCAGGAGATGTATTATTATTTAGAAATTCATTAGTATATCCTACGGTATATATTCCAGCTGCACTTGGTACTGCTGAAATTCGCATATCATATCCTCCAATTAATATTGGAGCATCTTCTAGAATTGTAATTGGATTTTGAGCATCACCATTAGCACCTATAGTATAACTAAAGTTATTTAGATTTGGAGTTAAAAATTGATTAAAACCGCCAACTGTTTCCCATGTCTCTCCATTGCAAAGATACCATCCTTCATAATCAGTACCTGCCTTTCCTCTTCCATAAATATTATTTAATGGAGAACCGGCAGTTACGTTTATCGAATCATTTAACCAAAAGTGATCAGTGATAAATTCATTTGCTCTAATTGAAACTATAGAACCTATTGGAAATGTTCCAAAAACGTCTTTAACGCTTTTCCATTCAACATCACCATTAGTATTTGTCGATACAAGAACCCTATCTTCAGCAGCACCTGGTGTAAATCTAAATACATCTTGAGATGTTACTATTGTTCCAGCTGCACTGCCTAAATTAAATGGCCCACCAATCCCACCATTATTGATAGTAATTTGGGAGTCAGTAATAACGATTGAATTATTTAATAAAGAATTAGTAATGCTACCTGTTTTGAGCACTATAGTCTGTGCAACATATATAATCTTAAAATTTGAATCTGTTAAATCCGGAGTAATCTCAAAATTTGGATTACTACTATTAGATCCAAACTTAAAATTATAACCATTAAAACCTCCGTTATCTTCGACTCTTAGATTAACCCAAGAACTATCTTTAGTTTTTATAACTTGAATCGGCGTGTCAATTGGATTAACTCCATCATTATATTCGCTATCATTACCTAGAAATCCAATTCTTAAAGCAACTGGCGCTGATTGAATATCAGTAGCAGGGTTTTTTCTAGGAAATAAATATCCCGGTAAACCATTACCTTCTGGAAAATAATCCCAATCATTTAAACTCTCTGCTCCTTGAGGACCTTGGTAACCTTGAAGACCCTTATATCCAGTGTCTCCTTGAGCTCCCATATTTCCATCTCCACCATCTGCTCCGATAGTACCCTGAGGCCCTGGCATTCCTCCATTTGAAAGCTGATCAAAATTATAATTAATCTTATCGATTTTATCTTTAGACCACCAGACTCCACTATTTGGATTAAGATCGGTTACAAAAAGTTCTTTTATATTAATAGCCATTAATTATGCTTGTATTTTAACATGTATTTTAAAGTTATATGAATATCCATATTTTTTATTATATATTAGTCTAAAACTTAAACCGTCATTTTGATAACTTTGAATATTGAAATTAGTTAACTCTACATAATTATCAGCAGTTAATTGTGATGTTTGAGTAACCGACACGAAACTCGTTTCTAATCCCTTACCTTCAATTCCATAAATTTTAATTGAATCAATAATAAAACGAGGGGATATATTTGATTTTGAATAGATTTGCAAATCATCTTTTATCGAAGATTTATCTCCATATGAATTTGCAGCTTTAACGTATCTTCCGAAATATCTTTCAATTCCATCTTCAGTTAATTCATTTAATATTGCAGTTGATAAATAAAAATCTGCAATTACTTGAGATTCATCTTCAATCCAATGTATGGATGCTGTATTAGATTGTACAAACCTAATTTTATCTAAAACTTCAATTGAAAGCTCTTGAACATTATCAAATTTAGTTATATCATAAGTATCTCTGACCTTCATGATTGTTGATGCCATGAATGTTTTCTTTTCTACAGGACTTAATGTTCCATTTGTTGTTTCAGATTCTCCACCACTAAGGGCTCTTGTGAAATAATCTTTAGAATACTTAGATTTAAAAACATTAATCTCTTTTTTATCAATTGCAATCTCTCCAATCATCGGATATAATGGTAATTTATCAGTTGTTTGAGAAAGTTTTAATATATTTTTCGAGTCTTGCTCATTAACTTTATGATAAAAATAGTTACTAATAAAACCATAGTTGTTTGTATTTTCTTTAAAAGAATCAAAAGAGATTCCTTTACCATTTAACTTGTTGTACGCAATTAAAACAGATTCTTTTAACGCAGTTGTTGGAACTAATGGATCCTCTTCTATTTTAAGTACTTTTTTATCTGAATTAATATCTGAAAAAGTTATAATATCATTAAAAATAGGATTATAATCTCCATTCATTCTTCTCAAAATAGATACATATCCTCCATCTTTTCTATCTTCTACGATATTACCAATTTGATTTGAAGATAGTCTAAACGCTTTTGGTCTTTCTGGATCTGAAGTTGGTTGTATAATAGAAGGTTTAACAACATCGACACCTGATTCTACCGAAAGAACAAAATCATTTTTTGATAGAGTTCCATCTTCAGCAATTGTAACATAGTTTACTTGTCCAAATGAATTAAATCTTTTAGAATATTTATAAGCACTAATTGAATCTAATAAATTTGCAAACTCATTTTTACCTCCTTGTGAATAATCAAAAGGTCCAGTTTCAGCTACCAAAGACATAAATTGTGGATCTAATCGACCCTCTAGAGGATATGGAGCAATAGGCGGATCATTAGGATTTATTGGTTGCGTCGGATTCGGTACAAATTTATACGGGTGTCCACTTACTAATATTGAAGTGTCATCAATAACATCGATAACTTTTACTGCGTATGTATCTCCTGTCACTGTGAAATATATCCATGAATATTCGCCAATAGAATTTCTCTTAACAAACTCAGTAAACTTCGCAGTGCCATTATTTATTGATATAATCGATGCCTTAATAATAAAAGGAGTATCAGGGTCTGAATCTGGCTCTGGAGTTGATCCAATAAAATCAATACGAAATGGAATTCTAGTATCTATAATATCACCGCCTAATGTTAAATCGTTTATAGTGTATAGCAAGTATCTATTAATATCTTCTTCTGTTATGTCATTTTCAATAATCTTTAATTCTATGTTAACACAAATAAATTTAAACTTGTCATTTTTAACACAATTAAAAACAATTGAATTTGATGGAATAGTATCATCGCTACTGTATGACAGATATGCTCCAAACTTATAATCACTTATGTCAATTCCTTTCAAGAACTCAGTTGGAATTTCATTTGTAATTTCTTTTCTTTTTTGGAAAACATATCTAAGACCTCTAAAAACTGCCGATGAATTTTTTTCAAAATTACCTATATCAAATTTAGACCATAATCTTTTTGATTTATTATCAAACCACGACTGTGCAGAGTTGCTTGTATCAAAATAACCAGTCCAATTAAAATGTTTATCAAAATAATTAAACGTAGTACTTTTTAATTTATCAATGGTTAATCCTCCATCACCTGCAAAATCTAAATAATTATTTAAGTCTTTTCTAGAGCCTAAAATGCTAGTTGGAATTCTATTTAAGTGAAAATGTTCCATATTCAAGGATTCAATATTTCTTTTTGAATCCAATTCTATATTTGGCGATAAATTATCATCTCCAAACGCCTCGTTTACATTTAAAACATAAGGTAAATTTCTACCATTTGATGAATTCTTAAGTTCATATTTACAAATAGTCGGAACAACTCTACTTAAAAGAGCAGTTTCCTTAAGACTATTTTCTTTAAGACGGTCATATTCATTTAAGAGTTGAGTTTTTGCGACTGTTTCTGAAGTTTCCGCGGATAAAATATCTCTAAGACCTGAATAGAATAATGATGCAGTAGTTGTTGAAGACTCATCAAAATCATAAACCAAATCTCCTAGGTCTGAGTTTCTTGTTGAGTAAAAATCAAAATCAAAATCTTTAAAATCATATGCAGCAAATTTACCATGAACCGTTTTATATTCATCATAAACCTCATATACTCTATCATTTGAAAGTTTTGTAGCTCTATCTAAAATAACTCTATAGTAATTTGTATCAAATGGGTCTTGGTTAATCTCTATAATTCTAACAAATTTATCAGAATCTTTTTGTTTTAAGTATTCTCCAACTTGAACATTTCCAATTTCTGAAGATTTAACAAGAACTGATTGTCCTTCAGATGATCCAGCAATAGTTGTCCATATATTCCAAACATTTGGAATATTAGCGTTTAGTCCAATATCATCAAATTCACCATTATCAACATTAATAAAATCAACTAAATTAGTATTGTATACTCCGAATGCGGTTTGTTTTCTTTTATTTCCAGCAACTATCTCTTCAATAATTATCGAAGTGCCAATAACTTTTGTTTTATAAGTTATAATTTCTCCATTGTTAATTGCAGAAGCTAAAGCAATTGCTATTTGTTGTAGACTTCCATCGCTTGAGAATCTATTTCCTACAGCTCTAGCGACTGGTAAGGTTGGATCTGCAATAACAATATAGTCTCCTAAATTGTATTGTGAAATTTGAATTTCAGTTTTATCTCCAATAAAAATTCTATCATTAGCACTTGGAATATCTTTTATTGTAATCTTAATAAATCCTTTATAACTTGGCTCTTTAAGATCTGCCGTTATTTTCTTACCATTTTTTGCATATCCAATAAAAGATTTTTCATTACTATCATTTTGAGATATTAAAAATTTATAAGACCAAACTTCTGGTATAGATAGTCCAGGATTTCCAGCATTTATTAATTTACTTGATGCATTTTTGATATTATAAAAAGTACCTGATTTATCTTTAACATATTGTAAGGTTGGAATTTGAAATTGGTCACTTCCAGGAAACATATCAATATCAACCAAAGGAATTGGAGCTTGAGATATATCATAAAAAGTTTTATAACTATTGTATTCGGCATTTAATTGACTATTCGTAAGTCCAATAGAACCAAAACTACCTTCATCAATATCATCGGCATAAATACCAAAGTATCTATAGATTTTATAGTTTTCTGCAGTATAATCATCGAACAAAAATTCTAAATTAATTATATTAGCAGAAACAATACCATTCCTTTCAAATCCATTAGTTATGGTTTGATTGCTAAAAATCTCAGGATAATCAACTTGAACATAATCTCTGTCTAATTGTTCTGTTTTAACTGTAAATCCACCGTTAACGATATCAATACCATTAAATGTTGATTGAGAACCTTCTTTAAAGTTTATAGTAAGCGCTGAGTTTGGAAATCTTTTATCGTTAACATGAGTATTTAAGTACTCTCCAATTTTTGAAGATTTACCCAAATCAAACGTTTTAATTATTGTAGCATTTTTAAGAAGTTCTAAAATCCTAGAATTTTGTCCAGTAGTATTTTCAGTATAATCTGTGTTATAATCAACATCTTCAATTCTATAAATTACAAATTTAGAAGGTACTTGTTTTTCAAGCCAAATTGGAGCAAATATTTTATATTGCTCATCATATAATTTAGTAATATTTTGGATTGCGCCATATTGATACTGATCTTCATATTGAAATTCATAATCAGAAAATAGAGCAATATCAGAAGATGCTCTAAGAGTTTCGTATCTTTGCGTTAGCGGAAGCTGTTTATAAAAATTAGCAATATCGATAGAATATATCCCGGAAGATTTAATCTCATATTTTTGAAATTCAATTTTAGAAAGTTCTTTGTTTGCTCTAAAAGAACTTAAAAACAAGTCGCCATTTGAGTTAACAAGCAACTTTGAATTACTCGTTAACTTTGGATTTGTTCTTAATAAAGCAAAAGATTTATTATCTATTGAATTGTTTACAGCATCAGTATTAATTATAGCCATCTAGGACACCTCTTTTTATTTATATTATATATCCCAGATTATGGAACAATATAAAGAGTATATGCCTTAGTAGAACTAATTAATAATTATTAATATCTGGAAAGGAAAGATTTAAGAAGTCATCAGATAAATATCTACGTCTTCCTCTTCCCGGTTGATAATTATTTTGATATTTAGTTAACATAGTACTTGTTACATTGTTAATATTTCTACCTTCAGCCGCATATTTAGATGTTACTTCAATATCAAATTTAAAATCATTACTTCCAAAATCAATTATATCAATACCTATTTTTTTAGCATAACTTAAGTTTGTAAAAGTATTATCTAAAACTCCACCAACTCTACCAGTTCCAGTAGCCTTAGGTCCATAATAATCAGTCATACGGTACTGATAAACCAAATCAACTGACACAGCATTTGCACTTCCACCTGGAATTAGCTTTTTACCACTTTTATTAGAAGCATCTACCACTAACGAATTAGTGTTTAGTGGAGAAATATAAAGGAATGAACCGCATGATCGACCGCCTAATAAGTATTGGTCTTCTGGAGAGAATCCTGCTTTACCAGTTTGTCGTAGACCTGCAATATTGGTATTACTTATAGTATCAATTATTCTAAGAGGTGTTTGTTTTTTACCATTTAGATCTGTTGCTCTTAGAGAAGCTGTTTTTGGCATTCCAACCGTTCCATTACTTGCAATATTTCCTAAAGATGGAGAATTTGTACCACTCTGTAAAAGAGGGTGATCGACATGCAAATAAATACCATTTGTATATTGTAAATATGACATCGTGGTTGGAACTCCAATTGCAATTTTTTCAGGAATTCCTGTTGATGCTGCATAGCTTCCAGACCAAACAAAATCATTTGGACTAGAAGATAATGGAGCAAATGGAGTTCCATTTATACCATTAAAGTTTTTAAATCCATTAGTTCCAGATGGAGGAACTGTAGGAAATGTATATGAAATTCCATATTCATATAAATCATATGCACTATTAGTACCTGAATCTATTGCAGTATTAATATTACCGTCAACTCCTTCAGTGATTACATACAAATTATCATCATTTGCGATATTTCTAAATCTAGAGTAAATAAATTGCCCTTTTAACTGAGAAGACTGATCAGGACCACTATTAAGATAGTCTTTGGTAAGATCAGTGATATTTTGATACATTACCGGAACTAAATCATATCGACCTTCTACTGTATAATACGAGTTACTACCATATATTGGATCGATTGATGCAATTCCAGTTCCAAGTCCAAATTTTGTATTACTCGAAGAAACTGGAGCGGGAAGAGTAGTGTCTCCTACAATTCTAGATATTAACTCAAGATCAGTTGCTTTAGTATTTGATAATTCAATTTTAAAGTTTTTAGTAACAATTGCTCCTTTTCCATTAACCGCTGGAATTTCTTGGCTATAATAACCTGCAAACAACTGTACTGTTGAGTTATTTGTTACTGGTGTAACGTTTCCGTTTTCATCAATAATTCTTACAAGTAATTCTCCAGTTGTTTTCTCAATAACCGCTCTTAAGCTCAGAACCTCATTTTGAAGAGCTAATAACTTTTCATAAACAGTAATCGGTGCTTGGGTGTCTGTTATAAATCCAGAAGCTATTGTATTTGCACTATGGGCAAATGTTTGGCTGCCGACTGTAAAAGATTCTCCAACATGTTTGTATACACCTGCAGATTCTAAGTCTTGCTGAATTTGTACTTTTAATAAGTCAAGCTCATTAGCTTTAATAACATTTCCTAAATTGTCAGTATTAATTTCACCTTGTGGAAATTCTATTTTTTGAATTTCCGACCAGTCAGATTCTAAAGGATTCGCAGGGAATCCAGCTTCTGAAATTGATTTAATCATAAACTCAACGACTTCTCCAGGGTTAATTGAGATATCGAAAGAGTTAAAGTTTACTGCATTAGCATCCTCTTCGCTCTCTAGAATCCAACCATATTTTCCATTAGCATCCATTGCTCTCTTTCTAACAGGTCCACTAACTTCTACCCAATTTGAAAAAGCAGCTGTTTTTTCAGTTTGATTTGTAGCATCTACAAATTTTATTTGATCGATTGTTGAAGTTTTTCCTGAAGTAGAAACATATCTGTATCTAATTTTAAATTGTACAACTTCTTGCGATACTTGGTTTCCAATTGTTTTTGGTTCTGGTACCGCCCAAAATCCTCTAACTTTATACTTTGGAGATGCTGTTTGTAAATCTGCAGATTCTGCTGAAGATTTAATTTCACTAACAGTTGATGAAAAAAGTTTTGATTCAGATTCTCTTTGAGAAATTAATGAACTTAATTCATTTTTATGAGTATCACTTTCTGCTTGAGAAGCAAATTTCTTAGTATTAATTAAAGATTTTTTCTGTTTGATAGATTCATCAAGTTGTTTTAATGATTGCTCTGTAGATGATTTATCAGACTTTAATTGTTTAATTTTATCGGTTGTAGTATTGTCAGTTAAGTGTTTATTAATTTGAACAACTTTAAAGTTTTCAACATTAATAACAGGGGGTGTTGGAGTAATTCCAGACGCTGCAGGTGGAATATAATCTACCTTTAGCGATTTAAGGAATTGTCCAAAATCCGCAACTTCATTTTTATAATATTCAGCCAAGGTCATTTTATTACCGGCTTCATCATTCATTTCTAAACTATTAGAATAGAATCCAACTCCTGGTGAGAAATTCTCAGCAGGTATTTTTGAAATAGGATCGATTGGTTTAACAAAGATAACTTGTCTTTCATTAAATGCGACATTGATTTCGATATTCAAATCAGTATCAACTGCTTTATAAATTCCAAGCGAGTTAACTCCAAGCTTAATAGATTCAGAACCTTCGAGTAATAGTAACTCAACTTGTGTTGTTGAAGTATCTATAGAAAGAATTTGGTATCTTGTTCTATAATTACCAGAGTTAACAATAAGAGAATCTCCAGTCTTTAGCGTTTCAGTATCTTTAAGGGTTTTAGTTGAATCAGTAAACGTTAATTTGTTAAGCGTAAATAATTTAACAGTTTTAGTTTGGGTTGTTCCATCAATAACAACATTCTTTTGAGCATTGTCTATTTTAATAACATCAAAAAACCCAGTGTATTGGATCTTTCTAATAGGCATATCAATAACTTGAGAATCTAAATAGTACACAAAGTTATTATTGGTCAATTGCGTTTTAAAATCAGAGTAAACAAGTTCACTTCCTCCTTTATAAAGTTCATCAAATGCAGTGATTGAAGCCAGATCATTTTCATTGAATATGAATCTTTCAACATATACCTTTTCAGTTTCTACTGGAATTTGTTTGCTTACATCTAAATTAATTGTAAGTAATGGATTTAAAAAGTTTTCAAAGAAATCATTTAACTTAGTTGAAAACTGGGTAGGAGATGCAAGAGTTGTAATAGAAGGAGATGGTCCTTTTAATCTAGAAGTATGGATAGTTCTAAAAGAACCGTCTTTTAATCTAACATTTGCATTTGAACCTTCAAGCCCACTAATTGAACTCAAATTACTATTCAAACGATCAATTTCTCTTTTCAAGTACCCAAATGCAGGTATTTGAATAGTTTCCATTGTATTCGTTTTACTATTGAAAAGGTCAATACTAACAGTTTCCTTATCAGTAGTTATAGCTTCATTAATTCTTTTAAATGTTTCTAGTGAGTTAGTGTTTAACTCAAGAAACTGTTCAAGTAATTGTGATATTGAATTGCTAGCGCTCATATTATCTTATTATTTCAAGTTCAAATGTCTTGTTTATTTCATCTACACATATTAATTCAAAGTAAGGTTTTTGGCTTAAAATATTACTACTATCTATAGAAGCCTTTAAAACATAACTATTGTTTTTATCCGTGTATATATTTATTTTGTAATTTCCTAAAGTTGGAATTCCAATCGGTATTTGATTTTTAAAAGAAAACTTAATAGTTTGCCCATTTTTCCAAGTATTAATACTATCATCTAGGTATATATTCAAGTCTCCGGTCATTGTATTATTATCCGTATTAATTCTAATTAGATTCTCAAATGGTCGTATTCTTGTAATTAAACCAGTAGATGCAGCAAGATTTAAGTTAAATAAATTACTTGGAGCAATTAAAGAACCAGATATTCCTGGGATAAATTCATAATTAAAAATAGAATTTAATGTATATCCATTATTGTCATTAACTATCTTAATCATACTAGGGTTTGATTTGTCGATTTTTACCCCATCACCTGCTGCAAGTACATTAGTATTATATTGTATTTCGGTTGGAATAACTCCACTAATCATTTGATTCAACCTAGTGTTTACCGAAGTAATCATATCTAAGATTGAAGTTGACGATGCATAATTTAAAGATGCATTTTCAATTGTAGTTTCAAGTGATGAGATTCTTTCAGAAAAATCAGTTGAAGTGCTATATGCCATTAAATTTTCTAGTTCAGCCACTCTTTGTGCAATTGCAGCATAAGAATTTCCAGCATCAACCAGTAATTTAGCAGCATTTTCAAGAGCAGTTGTCGTATCCAAGAAAATATCCATGGAAAACGTAGAATAGTCATTTATATTCATTTCAACTCCTACATTATCTAATGAAGAGTTAAATTTTACATTTAACTTAAGAGCAAACGCATTTCCATTTAAACCAGTAACATCGTTTGGTTTGTATTTAGAAAGTTCAGGTATGTACATGCCTGAACTTGCTGGATCGTCTTTAAAGTTATCTAATATTAATATACCATAAAGATTTGTAGACTTATTAGAAATATTTGATTTTGAATATAGGTCATAATAAACTAATATTGCATTAAATCTAAAGTCTCCTCCTCTTTTAGAAAATTCTTGAAAATTATTTAATTTAGGGTCATTTGCAATTTTAGAATATACTGTTGAATTCCATTCAATACCATAATTGTATAAGTCAACCGGATCTATATTGATTTTGCCATTTGCATTATCAGCAAGAGCATCTAAATTTAAGAAAGCATCAGGATGTGTTTGTCCACCTCTTCCATTAATAACACCGGTTCCTAAACTAACATCATATGATGTTGCAGTTGTATTATAAGGAGTTGATTTGAATAATATTTCTGGAGTATATCCTACTGAAGATGGTACATTTACAAATATTTCATTGTACGTATTTCCTTGATAATTTTTATCATTTGAAACATCGATATTTCCAATATACTTTACAACTCTAGAATAACTATTACCAGTATCTGTTGTATCTTCATTTTCTATAGCTCTAGAATACCCACTTACAACTTGCTGTGAATTCGCAGTTTTAACTTCGAATGCACCTAAATGATGCAACCACTTAAATAATATCTTTTCAGCATCGGTAGAATAAATTGCACTATCAAAATCATCATCCGTTAGGATAAAATTCTCAAAATTAAGTGCATAGTTTTGTAAAGTTTGCGCGAAATGAACATTTGCATCTGAAGATGTTACTGGAGTATTATACGGATCTCCGGAAGCTTGATATAAGTTTTCAAATTGAATAAAGTTTGCTCCGGTGACTCCAGGATCTGATACAACTGGGATATCTATCAATGCAAACTTAGAGTACTCAAAATTTATATCAGGATTATAATAAGCCCTTGTTAAATCTCGAGCAGCACTTGAAAATGCATACATAGTACCTCCCTGTTCTTGGGGTATTCTTATTAATGGTGTTGCCATTTAAGCGATTTTGTTTTTATTAGTATGTTATAGTGCAACGAACAGCAGATACTATGTAGAAATTTCCACTTATATATCTTAAAGTAATTGAACCATTTTGTAATATCACAACATTCTGAGAAGGTCCAACTATATTAGTCTTGTCAAGCGTAATACTTCCTCCCTCTGCAATTAAGGTAATTTCTTGACCTTCATCTGCTGCTGCTAAAAGAATAGTAGTACTAAGCACAATTGCATTTAATACATAAGTTGTTTTATCATATGCAAGGGCAAGAGGAAGAGATATTGCATTATCATAAACAGAATGGATCAAGGCATTTCCAAGAACAACCTCTTTTGTAAACGTAGCTGATACGTTTGATATAACTTCTGTATTATTTACTTTAAATGCTTCTATACCACTATTAGTAATACTTAAACTACCGCCTGTAATTTGTCCTGTTAATGAAAGAGTTTGTGATGTTGTATTAAATAACGAAGCAATATTTGCCAATTCTCCATTAAGGGCAGCAAAATTATTATTTAATACGATTCTAGATGAAGAAACGCTGTCGGTTCCTAAGATTGTTGTTATACTTGCCATTTTAAATGATTTTTAATATATTTTTATTTATTGTGTTTTTATTTCCATTCACGTCGGTCAATTCCAATTCAACAGTATAATCACCTTTGTGTTTAAATAGATATGTCAGCCATGTATTACTATAATATATATCATTTACATTCTCGTTATTATTTTTAAGTGTCCATTTCTGGGCAACGATTCCTGGCATATTCGTAGTATCGTATGAGAATGTAACGTGATTTAATCTTTTAACTTCCATGTGAGTATCAATAACGCATAGGTCTTGATAATTAGGATTAAAACTTTCAAAATGAATTTCAGAATCTGGAAGTATTTCACCACCTAACGGATTATTAAAGCCAACACTAAAATAGTCATGCGTTCTTGAAGGTTCTTCAGATACTACTAACATATAGTTACATACATCTTCGGTACCATTAACATCAACATCAACTAATATTGGGTTGTAATTAAATTTAGTTAATATTGGATGCACTACTGGGTCTAATTGAGAAAGCTCATTTGCGATAGCATTCCACGCGGTTAAATTTGTATTTGATGTAGGATATGCTGCTTGGATTTCATATGAATCAGTAATTAATAGATTTGAATTAACATCATATTGAGTTATATAAAAATTGTAACCATTTGTGTATCCGTTAGATTGCAATAAATCCATCTTAAATGATGAGTTTATGTCGGCTCCAACTCTCGTCATATTCCAATTAATCTCGTCTCCATCTTCCCATAGTTGGGTTCTTAATTCTCTCCATTGATATGGCCCTGGAGTTTCAGCAAACCCAGATGTAGTAGTCGGATCGACATATCTTCTTACTGTAGAAAATTCCGGACCATCTTCTTCGTCGTGAACATAGTTTGCTCGGTCTAGAGTTAAATAATATGTTGCGATAACACTATCAACATCGATTGTATTCTCCCTAGCCCAATCCCAGTCACTACCTGCAACATTATAAGAGTACTTGTACTCATTCCAGTTTAATTGAGGTAACATTTTTTGGAATATTCCGTAAACTTCAACATTTTTGTTTTTAACTTCAAAGTAGTCAGGTTTTCTATAAGAGCTTCGAACATTATATAGGTCAAATATAGACAATTCAACGGAATAGGTTCCAGCGTATGGAAGTACTATAGGAAACTGTTGATATTGAGGGTGCCAAATATTTTCTTCGATAGGACCATTAAATACAGTTTCATAGTAACCGACAGGTCCTCTGAAGGATTTTGAATAACCTCTAGGTCCAAGTATTGTCCATTCTAATTCATAAATTCCCTGTCTCCACCAGTTATCCCATGTTAATAAGTTATATTGCTCATTTGCATATAAATAATCATAATTAGTAAAGTTTATGGTTGGAGGTGTACCTACAGGTACGCCAGTAGGGCATGAATTTCCAAGACATGTTGTATTAGGTCTAACTCCAGTAGCATTTGTAGGATGCGGTGGAAAATCTTCGAAAAAATTATATCCAACAGCACCGCCTACGTAATCTTTACCTGAATCTAACCATGTAAATTCCGCAGAATCCCAACTTCCTATAAATGAGTCCGCATTTAAAATAATAGGACAACCTACTGGAATTCCAACAAGAGTATTAAAACTTGATAGTTCATCAATATAATATCCATTATAGAAATTTATTATAGATTCCGAAATGATTTCTCTATCATCAATACCAATAGCACTAAAGTCTTGATTAATTCCTGTTAATTGCCAATCAACCTTTCTTAAGTCTTCAATATACAACTGTCTATCCTCAGGGTATCTACTAAAGTCAACCTTCTGTCCAGCGGTTTGGTCTTTAATAACATGCTGATTATTCCAAACGTTTAAATTAAATTGTGCAAAGTAATCACCTTCTCCAGTAATATCTACGATTTTAGCTTGAAGAGGTAAATATGTCGCTTGCAGTTTATTCTTAAGTCCATATAGTTTTATAAGTACTTCATCTGGGCTATAATCAACAGACTCAACTACAGTTGGAATATCCCACTCGTCGACATTACCATCAGCCTCATTTAATCGGTAGACAAGAGAAAATCTGCTAGTCTTTTTTAAATTTGAACTTGGTAATTGGTTTCCATTATTTTTATTTGCAAGAAATCCAACAGTATCTTGATTTGGAAGGGCAACTGCTTGCAGTTTTCCAAAGTTTTCTGCTTGTTCATTAATATTCAACCAATATTCTTTGATTGTTATTTTATTGTAACCGTAAAAATCGATAGCATTTAAGAGAGCTTTATAAGTACCGACAAATGGTTGTATTTGAGATGCTTGTAATAGGAGTTCTTTTCTTTTTTGATTCATTAAAATCCAGTCTGGAGACATCTCCAAAATGTTTGAATCTTTAAGTATGATATACTCTTCCTCGGATAGGGACATTCCCATATTTGATAAAAGAACCGATAATCTTTCGTCTTCAGATTCCGTCTCTCCATAGATTCTTATGCTTGCAATTAATACTTCTGGATCGCCATCTGCTATTTCATAAATATCAAGGATTCTTGTATGGTAATTATCTTCCTCACTCATAAGAGCAATGTTACACTTAACGGGAATCATTGGAATATTACTACTAATAATTTTAAAACCATCAGAGTTTGTTCCTACTGCAGTATTTGCGTTTAATATAGTATGAGTTTGAATATCATCTTTTTGAATTTCAAGAACTCCATTATTATTTTTAGCACTGTACATAAATATGTCCTCGCTAAATTCATAACCGCTAAAAAATTTGAATTTAAAAGTACTGGTAGTATTTCCAGTTCCGATTGGAGTAATAAACTTATCGCCTCCTAATTCACCTTGAACCTGCTCTAATATGTATATTGTTAGGGTTTCATATAGTCCAGTAGACACTTTCGGTAAATAACAAACTCCCTCCCATATATTCGTATCTGAATTATATAGGAGGTTTAGGTCATTTGATTCACTATCAAAAAATCTTAAATTTTGATTTGCCATTCTTATTTAACTTTTTTATCGTCTTTTCTAATTGTGTATGATTTATATGCCTTTAAATACGTTACAGAATCAACCCAATCAGCGACAACATGTTGCATCATCACTATAAAATCATACATTGTATTATTTCGTTGTATGTATTTTGATAACGAATTACTTAATATATTTGTTCGATAATCATTACCTTCATGTAATCTTTTGTCCATTGCTGAAAGTCGAGTATCATAACTTTTTACTTTACGAACTTTAAATAAATTACTTAAAATACCCATTACAATGCTTTTCTATTTTGAGCTTGAATTCTACTGAAAACAGTGTTTGGAACTGCAGGTTCATCAAAATAAACCGATAGTGCTGCCATCTCTCCAACTTTAGCATCATCTAAAACTGGTGCACCATCTCGATCTACCCATCCTCCTCTGAATAGAGCAACTTCTTCTTTCTCTAAAAGAATATCTCCAAAAGAGTCTAAATTAATTACATTTTCTGGAAGTGCGGCATTTGGTTCAAAGTTAACCAATGTTGTTTTTACATTTCTTTTAAAGAAAACGTATTTTTGTTTTCCATTTCCAATATCCTCAAGAGTTGTAGTTGATGGAGTTACCGTAACCGTGTCACTTACATAATATCCTAGTCTTCTAGCTGTCTCCTCCTTTTCAGAAACAAATCTAACATTCACTGAGTCGATTCCTTCAATTCCTTCTAATAGGGCAATAATGTCCGATTTTGGTAAACGGTCTCTTCGCGTGATACTAATTAAGTATTGAGATATTTTAGTTCTTATTTCTCCAAATAGGTTAATCTTATTAAATCCTTCAAAATATCTTACCTTAACATCCATTCTAAAATATTGAACTTTAGGTTCTACAATTTTAACTTCAGTAGTTACCATTTGTCTACCTGAATTTTCTAAAGTTCTAAGAATTCCATTCTTTTCCTCTTCTGAGAAAAAGAACTCCTCTTTATGCAGATTAAAATAGTCATTATTTTTAGTTAACTTTCTTTTTGTATCTGGCAACATGAATAGGTAAATCACATTGTCGTCATCAATATATCCGTCATCCGTAGTATTGTAAGCATCTAGGTATGAGAACATACCATATTTCGATAGAAATGACTCATAATTGTCTGGAGTTGCCAATACAAATGAGTGACTTTGTAAAGGTGCAATTAATTTTGTAAGTTCTATACTTTCAGGGTCAGAGCCCATTGTAGGTGAAACTGTAAATGAAGACTCTAATAATTTATTTAAGTCACACGAATTTCCAAGAGAATCAAACCCTTCAGTTTGAAATTTAAAATTAAGGTCTTTAGAACCTGTTAAATTACCTTTGATACCGTCTGAGACAATATATTCAACATCAATAGAAGAGCCTAGAGGTGGAATCATTCCAAATGAACCATTACCAAAATAAATATCTAGACCTCCAGTGATTCCTGTTTTAACAAGATACCCCTTAGTGCCGACTTGCATGTCATATAGTGAATCATATTTACTCCACAATTCGCTATTAACGCTAATTCGAACAGAGTCATTGTCTGTGTTCTTTTTGATAATTACATTAAACGATTGTAGTTTTTCACCGGAACCTGTTAGAGTTTGTTTTTCAATTTTACCCTGGATAACCGGTATGTATATATAATCAGGACTACTTTTTTGAATTATAAACTGATCATTGTTTGTTCTTAAGATATATTCCAGACCGTTTTTACTTGCCTTAATTACTGAATTTGCAGGAATATTTAAAGTATCTCCTTCAATATCATTAAATGCGCTAGTATTTAATCTTATTTTTAATTCACCTAAGGCAGATGAACCTCTAAATGCATCATGTCCTGCAAGTCTTGCAAGTCCATATATAGATTCTGGGTCTTGAGCGGTTAATATGTTTTGTTCAACAGTAGCATCTTCAATATAAAAGAATACTAAATTAGTAATTTCGGCTAGTACTTCAAGTATTTGAGAATATGGCGAAGCTGTTGTAAATAAATCGCTTGATCGCCCATATACTCTCGAAATATATGTTCGAGTATCGGCAATCATTTCAGTAGCCTTAATTCTGGCCTTTGATAAAAATTTTAATTCAGTCATCTCATTTATTTTTTTATATAGCGATTGTTATTCCAAACCTATAGTCAATAGATATATCTATAAAAACCATATTTTTTTCGGTTAATTCGGCAAATTCAACAGTAACATGAACTGGTATTTTTGCAGCTAGTGGAATATATCGCGAAATAGCACTTTGAACTACCCCTTGTAACATTGTATCATTATACATAAAAGAATATACATAATCTTCAAGATTAAGGCCAAATTCAGGGTCTCCCATCACATCGCCTTTTTCGGTAAATACCAATGTTTCGATTTGAGATATTATTAATGCAATATCTTCGTCGATCTGTAATTGGTCTTCGTCGTAATTAGGGTCTTCTAGTGATTTTATGTACAATTCCATAATAGTATATATTTGTTTAAGAATGGAACATCCAGTCGGTACCTTCGTCGCTTTTAATTTCTTCAATTAGTGAAGATAGTTCATCTTCACCGAGCCCTTTAATTAGGTCAGGATTAATTTGAATATTTCCAGGAAGAGAGAATCCAAATATTCCAAGTTTTTGTCCTAGCGAAATTTTAATCTTTGCAGAACAATATCTAAAAAATGCCTCATCTCCAAATAAAGCACATTCTGGAATTGTTTGATAAACTTTTAGAATTGTATCTTTTTTAGGAGTTTCTCCTGTGAATTTTAATTCATGCGTAAGTTGACTATAATGAAAACTATAAGGATTGTTAAAAATCTGTCGTGCTAAATCAAAAAACGATTCGTTGATTACGTAGTATTGTAAATTTTCTGCAGCCTGTCCCGTTTTAGAACCTCCATAAATTCCACCCATTAACATTCTTTCAATTGCAAAATCTCCTTGCGTAAAGTTAATATCCATACTTCCACCCCAAGAACTTCCTCTTTCCATGATTGCAAATACTGAAAATACTTCACCACCACCCGATGTAAGGTCCATTCCTGGAAGAGTAAAACTTCTAGTTAATTTAAAATGAGGGGATTGAAACATCGCCGCTGGAATTACCAAGAAGTTTTCTTGAACTGAATACTCGTAATTTTTATAAAACCATTTCTTTGCTCTTTTAACTATATTCTGAACCTCTGTTTTTGGAAGATTCATTGGAATCATACATGAACCTGTTATGTCAGCCGCAAGTTCATCTACAAATTTATTAAAACAGTCCGTATCCCATGTCGGATCTAGTAGACTTGAATTTCCAATCGCTGTTATATTACTCATCTTTTTATTTTATTTTTATATTGCTCTAGATTTAACGATTTCAACATCATTAAATTTAGCTAGTTTTTTATCGAATGAACCTTCTCTAAAGATTCCTCCATTCATTGTTCCTTTAAAGGTTCCTTTTCCATAAACATAACAATCATTTGCAGTGCACGTACCATGTACATATGAACCATCTAATTTAGAACTATTAAGCTGTGTTGATTGGTAGAAATTACAATAATGAATATCAGAACCATTAACGTCGCATCCATACATATCACATTCAGTAAATTCTCCTCGTAAAAAACAACTTACAAACTCATATCCTCTAAGGTCAACACAATATTCTAGACGACCTCCATTAACTTGAATTTTACCAGCATCGGTGTCATAATTAATATGTCCTTTGCTAAGGTCTCCATGTGTAAATAATTTCATAACTCTTTCTTTAACAGAAGGCCAGTATAGGTCAACTACCTTAGGATCGTCATTCATGTCGACGGTGAACTTAACATTTTTCCAATTATCTTTAATTGTCTTCCAGTCCTTTCTAGCATCGATTATTCTTTGGTTATCTGCAACTATTTTTTTTAATTCAATTGCATTTAACTCTGTGAAGTCTGGGTTTTCGGTTGATTTCCATAATTGAAGTAAAAAACGGTCGACTAAATAAAGAATCGTAGTTGTTTTCTTTTCCCAGTCCTCTCCTCCAATATAACGAAATTCAAGATAATTTTTATGTCTTTTGTCAAAATTTATTCCGTAGTATTTTGTATCTGGGTAGATAAAATTCTGTTGATTGATATGCTTTCCATCAAAGAAGTATGTGTCCTCTTTTGGTAGGACAAATTTGATAGATTTTGCGTATGCTGAGTTTTCTCTTTTAGGAAAGAATTTGAATACTTGTTCTTCATTAAAATCCAAAATGAATTTAAGAACGTTCATTTTAGAGATACGATACTTGTTTTCAATTTTTGATTTATCAAATGAAAGATTTAAGTGAATCGAAGACCTATCATTTGTATATCCATTCTCTTGAATCCATTGACAAACATTAATTATCATTAGACGAGCTGCAGTATATGGAAGGGCTCCAGTAACTAACTCAAGAAGTTTAGCTCCACCCGACATGTCAGGTTCTATTTTAAATTCATCGCGAGTTACTTCAAAATCGCTATGTGCTTTATCCTCGACGTGAATCTTTTTGCCAAGCAGTTTTTCAAGTTTTTTTGCAGTATCTTCAGCACTAAAATTTGAGTAGAACTCAAACTCTACGCCTACTAGAGCATTTTGCAAAATTTTAGATTCATTTAGATTATTCATTCAATTTGGATATATTAACTTAAGTTAAAGTATATATCCAAGTAAAAAATAACTATACCATAGAATCTCTTTTCGCTATAAGTTTTTGAAGTGATTTGTTAACACTTACTAACCATGTTTGTATTGAAGTAACATTAATTCGTTTCCAACTATCGATTTGAGCTTGGATGCTTCTTTCTTGTTCTTGATAGTAGTATGCTTCGTCATTATTATAATTTTTAGCAGCATCTCTCTTTACAATTTCTTTCCAAGTCGGCCATACATAATCACTTTTTGCCTTAATCTCATCATCTGTTAATTTAGAGTTAACTTCAAGTTTTTCTTGTTCTGTTTTAATACGTTGCTTGTAACTATTTATTTCTTTATTAATTTGTTCAAGCTTAGACATTTTCTTAATTTTGTCTGCATATTCTTTAGCAATTTCGGTAGCTCCAGTTTTTGGAATGCTGGTCTTAACAATATATCTATAGTGAAGTCTCTGAATGTTATGTCCTCCTGCATAAATCGCTTCAGTTTGGAAACTATAAGTGTTTTCTCCTCTTTGGATTTGAGCATCAATTTGAATATTTCCTTTAACGCTCTTACGCACGTTCATTGATAATAGTGAATCGGTTGGTAAGGTATACATTTCAATAGATTTAACCATATCGTATGTTAAATTGATTCTAGCATACTCTCTGTCGTATTTAGTGAACTCCTGTTTAAAGGTCTCAACAAACCATTTTTCTGTTGCAGCTAGCATTTCAACAATTGTAGGTTCTAACGAATCTAAAATAACATTAACAATATTATCTTGATTTGACTCATTTAAGAATTGTCCGTATGTTTTAAATTTGTTCATGTTTTATATATCTGTTTTAATTATAATGTAAATATAAACAAAAAAACCCAGATCCGAAAATCTGGGTTGTTAATTTTATGTTAAAGTTATTAACAATTATAGTTTCAAGAAAACCTTTCTAGTAGCTACGTCCATTCTTGTTATTTGAACGGTAATATTATCGTTCTTTGTAAGTGAATCAACCTTAACATTATCAGGAAGTTCGGATACGTGAAGTAATCCAACAATTCCATCTCCAACATCTACGAACACTCCATAATCTTTAACAGATTTTATTGTCCCTTTAACTTCAACTGGAAAACTTTTATACTTAGTAGCAACATCAGTCCATGGGTCAACAATTTCAACATGCTCTAATTGAGTCAACGTTATTTTATCGTTATTGATTATCTCTTTAATCTTAAATTCAATAACATCGCCTGGATTAATTTCTCTAGCCTTATGTTTTCTTGCCATTTCTGTGTTTAAATCATTTGCATGAATCATTCCAGTTAAACAATTATCAAATTCAACAAATACTCCGTATTTTGTAGAACCTGTTACGTTACCTTCTTTGGTTTCTCCAGGGGTATTTCTAAGGTCTTCAATAGCATTTGGAATAAGCGCTTGAAGATATTTTCTATGGGATACTATTACTGTTCCTTTTTCCGGAGAGAAACTCATCGGTACTACGTACATTTGTGTGTTAATTACAGAACCAAAGTCTGCAAGTTTATTAATACCAGCTAGGGATCCTGGCATAAAGCAATCAACTCCTTGAACATTAACAAAGTAACCTCCACCTGGAATCATACTTGTTACAGTTCCCATATATGCAGTATTTCCAGTTTCAGCAGATGCTAAAATTTCTCTTAATGTAGCAGCTTTGATACCAGCTTCAACAGAACCTAATACAAATCCTCTAGTACTTTTACTTTTTTCTGCTGTAATTTCAACAGATATTTCAGTTCCAGGAATTAATTTTGCTCTTGAGATTGTAGATTCTTTTGACAATTGAACATACACCATTTCACGATATCCAATATCGATAGATGCCCATTCCATGTCTACTGCATAAACTTTACCAGTATGCGTTTCTCCAGCATGTATTACATGTGTTTGATTATTTTCACTCCAGTGACTTTCCATTAAATTAAGAAGTTCTTGAGCATATGGTTCTCTAGAATAAACCTTAACACCATCTGGCGCTTTTACATGCTGGTTTATTTTTCTAAGAGTAGATGGGCAATCTGCAGAATATGCTTCCCAATCGAAGTTAGAGATATCGTTTGATAAATTCTCTGTTTGTTTAGTTAAAACGTCTTGTGACATTGTTTTTATTTTTAAAAGGTTAATAAATTATATATTTGTTTTTTTAGAATGCTAGCGGTGAAAATCCTATCATAGGTGCAGTACTTGTACCTACTGGTATTTTTCCATTGTATATGAATTTTAGGTCTAAAAGATGTTTTGAGCATGCAACTGCAACCGCAGTTGCAACTGCTTTAGTAGCTGTTTTTAATGTTGGTTCAATTTTAAATCTTTTACCAGTATTCCATGCTCTTCTTAAGTCTGCTCCTAGTTTTGCCTCATCTCCGTAATATATTGGAATGTAACTTCCAGGTTGGGGTATTAAACAAGGTAATATTGGAGGTGACGTTGCAAATGGTTGAGCTGCTGTAGATTTCCAATAATCAAGTATACATTTTGACATTACGCAATATGCATCATCCGCACCGCATGCATTTCCAGCTTTTTTGTTATCTTCTGCTATTTGATTAATATGACGGATTTTTAGGTTTCTATATCTAACCTTTTCAATATCATATTTAGCTAGTTTTGCCTTTAAACGAATTGGTTCGGTTTTCATAGACCATTGTTTAAACGTTTCATTTTTTGTACTTGATGCGGTCGCTGCAACTATTGGGTTTTTGGCTGGAGCTCCTGCTTGATCGTTGTCAATCCCTTTAACATAAGTAAATATGCAAATAAAAGTTGAAGTTATCCATTTTGGAATACTATTAGGCCTATCATCGTACTCTTCTTGGAATAATCTATCATTAGTTGCTACTTCTTTTTTAATCTTATTCTTAATCTTTATTACACGAAGAGATTGCACAGTTAACTCTCTATTTAATGTATCTATTTTTTTATCATCTTTTTTGAACTTTGCAATTGCTAATTCATTTTGGTATAACCTAATTTTTGCCATTATATAATCAATTGAATCAACTTCTTTAATTTCATTGATATTTTTTTTAACAATATCGATGTTAATTAACTGTAATTCTACTGTAAGTTTCTGATTCAACCTTTCAATTTTATCAGATACTGAAGTAGCACTTCCATTATAATTATTAAAATTTTTATATGCTAATTCAATTTTTTCTAGCGAAATTTCTGATTGAAGTAATTCAACATATGCATATCTTTTTTCAATTGATTTGAGATTAATTTTTGTATTTAATTTATCATACTTTTCTTTCGCTTTTCTAATAGATTCACGAGCTGAATCATATTGATTTCGATAATTATATCTAGTAACATTCGTTGAGTTATCGGCGTTTGTTTGAGGCAATCCATTAATTCCAGTATTAGTTTTTATAGATTCAGCTTCTTTGTCAAAAAATTCTAAAACCTTCTTACTTACTTTTTTGGCGAAATCTCCATGATATGGAAGTCTTTCAACCCAATCTAAATATTCTTCTGTTCCATCATTTTCATGTATTACTTTATTTGTAAGTTCATCAACTTGTTGAGCCTCTGTCATAGGTTTTACAAGTTGAAAAACAATAGGTGGATCCACTTTAATTTCAACTGCCTTTGTATCTTCTTTTATTTCTATTGAAGCGCTTCTATCTATATTTTTAATTTCTGCCTTTTTAGATGCATCCATTGCACTAATAAAAACATACTCATATTTACCAGGATCTGTAGGAGCCAAAAACTTTACAATTCCTGCGCTATCAGATGTCAATGCAGGTTGTATTAATCCATTTAATGAATATGTAAATTCATATGGAGAAGTTCCATCCCCGCCAACAACTGACATTGTTACATATCGAAGTTCTGGTTGATTGTCTACATTTTCAGAAGTTATATCAATATCTCCAAAAAGATTAGTTAATGGAACTATTGGTTTTGGAATTATACACGTAGTAGGAAACAATGGGTAAAATTCAAAAGGGTCTATTGTTTCCTTATTCTTAAGGGTCCACTCTTCAAATTCACAATCTGGATTCATGCTTAAATCTACTCCAGGAAGTTTTTCAAACATATCTTCATATAATGAGTTTCCAAATTTATCTTCTAATTGAGGTTCAAGAGATTTGAATAGCATATTGAATGCTTTTTTAAATCCTTCTTCAAGTATTGGTTTTTGTCCAGATTTATGGATATTTCCAAATGGAGTTTGTGAGGTTTTAACAGCATTAAAATATTCATTAGCAACAAACATACCGAAATCGTCTGGACCTTTAGAAGTTCTACTGGCCAGTTTTTTGGAAACGTTATTAATAAATATTGGCCACTGTGCAGGCATATTGTGTTAATTTATAGGATATTTATCCCAATTATTTATTCTTTTGCTGATATGTTATATGCGAACTTTTAAGACTTGAAATTGTCGAAGGAGTCGGTGGTGAAGGAGGTCCTGAAGGTCCTGTTGGAGTTGGATGGATATGTGCTTTATAATCATCCAATAGTTTATTTAACCATTTTTCTAAAGAGACTCCACGAACTGTAGGTTCATCTTCATTTTCACTTCCCTCTCCAGTATTACTTAAGAATACATTTCCAGAGTCTAGGAATATCTTGTCTTTAGTTGAAATTTTAATAAATCCCTTCTCATCAATTTGAATTAATGGACGTTCTTTAGCTCCAGTTCCTCTGGTAATTACCAATCCATCTTCAGGAGAATGATAGATTCTTATATTTCTTACTTCATCATATATTAATGAAACAACATCATGTGCGGCTCCCGACTTATCAAGAACATCTGCTTTAAGAGCTTTACTTTGATTGACTTGAAACCAATATTCAGGGTGATAGATATTACCATTATCAAAACGAACAGCAACTATAGTTCCAATATTTGGAGTATTATGAGAACCAACTAAATCTCTATTCATTGGTGTTGCCCATGGAATAGCATCATTGGGAAGTTTATCAAACTTCCCATATACTTTAACTCTGCATCTTCCCCAATTCTTAGGATCCGCATTATCTACAACCTCACCTATCCAATGGGTCTCCCTAATGTTATCCTTTTCTAATTCAGTATCTGTTGCCATTATTTATTATAAATGTTACCTAAGTTATTAATCGCCGCTTTATTAAGTCCTTGTCCTATTGTAGAACCTGGTAAGATTCCATACACATTAGCTTGAATGGCAGCTCCTATATTTCTTCCCGCAATTACATCATTTGCGGCACTTGTGACTGCTTGGTCTGCTCTTCTTATAACATTCGAAAATACATTTTCGAATTTAGGAATTCTGTTAAGCGTCTCATCCTTTAACCTTTGTAGAGCTTCTGCTTTCTTTTTTTCTGCAAGAGCTTTTAAGTCTCGTGCGGCACTTTCCTTTACTTTATCAACTTTACCTTTAAGTTTATCTTTAGCAAATTCAATAGGAGTTTTTGATGAGGATGAAAACATTTCTTGGTCAGGCGCGGGAGACAATTGAGCCTCTGCGTAACTTTGTTTAATGATTCCGTTTAACACTCTTGCTTCAACCTTTTCGATTTTTTCATATTTTATCGTAAGAGCTTCTTTTGCCATTTCAGGGTTTTTACTAAGATCTGCAAAAACAGTAGTTCCTGATGCTAAATCAAACTCACAGTATTTTGCACCTATTAAAAAGTAGGGACGACCTTCTGGTCCAGAAATACCTGCATTTTTATTTTCGGTATCAATTTTTGGTTTCATATTATCTGGAAATCCGGCAATAGCACTTTTATCTAGTTTTTTGGGAATCCCATTTACCTTTACATCTTCTACAATTGCAATCGATCGTACTTCAGTAACATATATCCACATTCTAAACTTTCTTAAGTTAGCAGGGATTATGTAACTCCACTTTCTCTCGTCAAATATTGCTCTTCTATATAAGTGCATTAAACCAGAAATTGTAAGATTTAAAGATTCTAATGTTTCAATTTCAAATTTTGCATCATCACCTCCAATGTATGCATTTTGAGGATTATATTGTTGCAGTCTTTCTAGTCCCTTAAATGATTGCCAAAACCATGGCAATTCTTTATTAATAGTTTCTAGTGTTTTTATAAAATTTTGTAAGTCATTGAGTCTTTCTGCATAAAAAGAGTCTTGCGCTGCCAATGGTTTTAAAAAATTAACAGCCCCACCTGCAAGAAGTGGAGAGCTTTCTATATCATAAAAATCGAATAATAAAGCAAAAGAAAGATACGTCGGATCTTGGTAAGGGTATTTCCTGTAGGAACCTTTTCTAAAATCCATTGGTGTTTTAAAATCTGACATGTATTATATATTATTTTTATTTTAACCTTTCATTAATTCAGCTTCATTCGCTGCTTCTGTATCCTTTAAAACATCTTCAAGTTTTTCACCTTCCACTTTACCATTTTTAGGAGGACTTGAATTCTTTTTCTGAGCATCAGAGCTTAATGTATATGAACCTACAAATGTTCCATAATCAGGTCCGTATTTAACATCCCATATATAAACTTTCTTACTTTCAGAAGAGGTAATTCCACTTTGATTAATAATATCTCCAGTTTTCCATGGATTCCATTTAAACTTAACATCTTTTTCAACCTTCTGCTCCTTATATGTTAATGTCACTTTTATAGTATACGCACCTTCTTTATCTTTAAACGTTGCTTTAGGGACTTCAAATATAGCATTGTATTTGTCCCCTGGATCTCCTTGGTCTTCTAATGTAACGTTAGCATCATATTCTTTTTCAAGAGGTCCTACAAATTTAACCTTAATTTTAGGAGTTTCTGTAACTAGCGTTTTATCATCAGCAGTCCACTTGAATCTTGGTTTAAATTCATACCAAGAACCTAACCTATCCGCGTATTTAAAGTAACTTAAGTCCAAATCTAATACTGGTTCTTTTGGTGGTTCTGGTGGTGGTGGCGGTTCAACAGGTTCTGGAGTAGGTGGTGGTACAGGAGGAGTAGGCGCAGGTGTAGCAGGTGTTGGTGCCGCGGCAACAGTCTCTGGATTAATATTATTAATTCTACTTGGCCATTCTCTTCTTAGCAATTTTAATTTTTGTTTAACAGAAGGATCCCCTGTCTTAAAGGTATATTCAATACCTCCAACAACATAATATGACGATAAAAATTCGTCTAGTACATATTTACCAGGTTCTACTGTTGATGCATCCGGATCTACTGTAGTATCGAACCCTTTTTCTTTTTTAGCATCTTTAATAACTTTATCTGCTCCTAATTTGTCCTGTTGATTTGTATAAATAGCAACCGGTATTTTTTGGTATAAATGGATCGCAGGATTAAAAGATGCCAATGAAACTTCCAATGACATTTTTTTAACCTCATCTAAGTTTTGAGCATTGCTTATTGCAGAATACTCGTAATTTAGATGAGTATGTGATGTTTCTGGATCTGCGTTTTTTCTACCAGTATATTTTGTCTTTGTTTCACCTTTATAACGATCTTCATCTCTTCGACCCTTCATAGGTTCCTCAATATCCGACATTTTCTTGCTTGCAAGAGGTTCAATTTCATGACTTACTAGTCCCTCATCTGAATCATCTTCAAAATATTGAAGAGTTCTTTTGTAACCATTTTTTTTGGTTTTACTTCCAGCACTATTTGCTAGAGACTGTGCCTCAATAAATAGGTTGGTACCTGCATCTCTTTTATGATTGGTTAATATAAGTGGTTTTTTAGTTTGATTTGCTGAATCATCTGATCCATTTCCAGGCATATCATTAAGTTCTCTATCATAAGAAGCAATAATGTCGTCAATAGATTCTTCTGATTCTAATAAAGTATTTAAGTTAACATAATTAACATAGTAGTATTGATCGATACAATACGTCTGGAAACTATCCTCATCAATGTACGAGTGTTTTACCAAATCTTCCAATGTATCAAATCTACTATTATAAGGTAAAACCAGGGTACATGAATCATCAGCAGAATCAATATTGGTTGCAACTCCAAGCTTTAAATCATTAGCAATTGCTTCAAGATGGTCTAGAGAAGTACCTTTCCCATAAGATTTGCATTCATCAGCATATAAACCGGGAACTTTAATCCTTCCTGAAAAATTATATTTTCCTCCTTTGACATTTGAGTTTTGTCTAGGTTGGTCAGCACTTGTAATATCGAAATCGATTCTAATATCTTTATACGATGTTTTGTCAAGGGTACCCATTCTAAAGTTAATAACATCACCATCTCTAGGGAATGTGTCAATTGTAAATAGACCTTGAGTATCTGCAAGAGTAAGGTCTATTGTTGGGAGAGACCCATTACAATCTAATACCATTTTCAAAACGTCTCGGTCACTAAAAACATATCCATTGATAGAAACCATTAGTATATAACCTTTACTAGTGTTAGCTTTAGTTGCATCACCTTCACCTTCACCGAACGATTCAAAAGTAACCTTGTCTAACTTAATAGTAGGCTCTGTTATTGTAAGAATATGATTATTAATTGATGCCATTAAATTACTATTTTACCGTTACCGATTTTAATATTAGTATCTCCTTCTTTTAAGATATTTGGAGGTAAAATTTGTTTTGCTCCATTTGGTTTTTGTGCTGCTTTTCTTTGTAAATATTCAAGTCGTTTAGCATCTTTAATTGGAAGTCTTTTAGTATCGACAAACTGGTCTCTAATTGAAGGTTCATTTGTTGTATTTAAAATTTTAATTTCTTTGACAACTTTAAGAGCTTCTCTATGGTTTGGAATATTAAGAACATCTCCTAATTTTATAGAAAATGGATTTGAAATGCCATTCCATTTTAATATGTAATCACAGTAGTTTGCATTTCTATAATATAGTAATGAAATTAAATCAATTCTACCAACCTGATCCTCAGTAACAGTATGTTCATTTATTGTTTCATTGTTTTCAATAAATACAAGAGTAGGCTTGGTAAATTTATATCTACCATCTACTAATTTCTTTTTATTTAGTGTATCAAACTGCATTATCCGTTACTTAATTTTCTAAAGTTATTTACAAAGGTATCTTTACCTGCTCCTTTTCTATCCTTGTTTCCATATTCATTAACATCAACTGTTTTGTTAATATCTGCAACATCATCAGGTTGAACATAGAATCGTCCCCTTCCTGAGTTAAACATTGATTCAATTTCTGCTTTATCTCTTGGTCGGCCTGGTTTTAACTTAATAACTGCAGTCATGTGTTCTGGAAAATCTTGAATTCCCATACCACCTTCAAATGTTATCTCACAGTCAGTCATACATAGGTTACCAATTACCATTATTGGATTAAGCGGATTCCCTACAGTTAAGTGCCAGTTTCCAGTAGGATCCCCTGTAAGTAATGAAGCTGCTGCCTGTCCTCCCTGTGGAGTATTAAACATATCCATCGCCATACCTCCAATAAGATTATTTAAAAACTTATTATCTTTAAGAGCTCCTAATGCACCTCCAATATCTCCGCTCATTAACGCTCCTGCAGCACCTGCCATTCCGGTTCCTGCTCCTTTGAACATTTTACCCATATCATCAACAATACTTCCTGCAAATCCAAGATAATCTCCTTCTCGAAGTTTACTTAAATTACCTAAAGGTTTTGCAACTGACCCATCTCCAATGTATCTAACAGAGCCTCCCCAAAAAGGAGCATTATTATATGTTAACGCTAGAATATTTGCAAGTTGGTCTAACATCATGATTTTAGGATTTGCTCCTTCAAATGCTCTAAGTTCATATTCAAACTTAATAGTAAATTCTTGTTCAAATTTAAGACCCTGTTCTCTAACTAATACGTTCTTAATAACATTCATTGGACCGAAAACATGGTTAGGATATGTAGCACTGAATGAATCAAATCCAGCATTTTGTTTATTTGCGTTTGCAGCAACTGCGTCTCTACCTGCTCCTCCATTTGCCATGGCAGAAAGAATTTTATTCCCTTCAACAATACTACCAAATTTTGCAGAAGCAGCTCCTTGCTGTGAATTTAATGTTTGCACTGTTGATTCTGCATCTTTCCATCCGTATCCATTTGTGAATTTTAATATATCTCCCATGTTATTTCCAGGAGTTTCGCCAAGCCAAGTTACTGCACGGGCAATATCCGGTTGTTGTATGCTTTCCATAGTTTTTCCATCTTGGGCAAGAGCCTGTGGAGTTACAATATCATCAGCAGCTGGATATGAGAATCTACGAAGTGTAATAAGCATATTGTTAGGGATTTTACCATAATATTTTGCCAATGCAAAATCTGAGTATTGGTATCTATATGCATAATTATCAGTAAGAGCCGAAGTTCTTTCTATAATCTGAGTTACTGTTGGATTTTTAAGGTCATTAATATTTATTTTTTGATAAACAGTATTTCCATCAATGTTAGATATAAATCCGTTTTTAGAAGAATCTAATGGATTTCCTCTATAATTAATTAGCGAATACTTATTAAAAGCAGAATATGGTCTTGCACCAACTGTTATCTTTTTACCTTCATTTCCAGGTTGAGTTGACTTATATACTTCAGAATCTACAATATCACTATAGTATTTGGACTTTCCGGTTTCGGCACCTAATATTGTAAAGGGTTGATCAGATGAAGCAGCTCTTTTTTGCGTTTGATCCTCTGTTTTTGGATCTTTTGCAACAGGTTTTCCGCTGCCCTTTGAACCCGAATGTACACCATCTGGATTTGAACCTTCAATATTTGCAGCATCTAATCCAGCTACATTTTTAACAGCACTAATAAATCCTTTTCCTATCGAGGATTCTTTAGTAGTTTTAAATGCAGATCCAGCCTTTTCCGTTACTTTATCAAACCAGCCTTTTTCTCCAGCCATTCCTATTAAATATATTTGTTTAGGTATATATCATCGAAACTGGCTATTCTAAATTATCATAGTCAATAGATAGAGGTCTATACAATAATTTATCAAAGTAATCTTTTTGAGTTCCTGCTCTTTTGTCTAAGAACTTTTTAATATGAGCTTCAAATACTCCTCGACTTTCATAATAATATGTGCCCTTTGAATATGCTGACCTTGTAGTAAGTTCATAAAGGTCTCTAATAGATTTTTCAACTAAGAAGTCTTGGATATTGTTCTGTAACTCATTAAGTTCATCGTATGTTCTAACGCACATTACCGAGTCAACAACAATCAAAAAAGTTTCCCATTTTGAATCAATATAGTTCTGAAGTTCTTTTACGTTTGGTATGTTTGTTCTAGAAATTCTGAAAATAGTATTCCCTCCCTCAAATGAGCGATCAAATTTCATATCAAACATATATCTTTTAAGAAAGTCTATGTCATCATAAAATTTAACAATTCTGATCTGGTATCTAGGCATTTTATCGTTAAACTCAATATCGTGGATTATTGCTTTAACAGGAAAAACAATATTGCTATATCTATTATTAGTTATTAGTACATTGATATATTCACCTTTTGAAAAAAGTTTATGTCTAATCATTTGGAATTAATTTAACACTGTCAAATTGAGAGAGTATCGTCTCGTCAATCTTTTTATATTTATCGATAATTATTAAAGAGATTAAGAGTTCTCTTTCAGTATTAGTTTGAATTAATTTTTTGAAGTTACTTACAATGTCAGAATCGAGGCTTCTAAATACATAAATTACGCGATCTACGTCCTTTGTGTCAGAGCGTAAGCATCGCGTAATTTCATTTATTATAGTTAATCCAATTATTGAGTCATTCGGGTCCCCACAATATGGGTCAGCTTTAATAAGTTTATTTTTAATACTAAAAAAGTCGATTATTTTAGTCGATTCTTTTATTGTACCTTTAATAAACTTGTTAAAATCTCTTCGTGACGGACACCAAACGCAATCAATTTGTAAGTTATTCATTAACTGTTAGCTTTCCACCCGATAATCTTTTAAGATCGGATTTGATAGCTTCTATTTTTTCATTTTTATCTTTATCATTTGGAATATAATCATTTCCCCATGACTCGATAATTTTGATTTGGTTTTTACTTTTGGAATTACCAAAAGAAAGACCTATGTCGATGCAAAGGTCTTCAATGAATTTAATTTTGGAAATTTGGTCAGAAAAATCATATACTACTGTTGATTCATAACTTTCTCCTCCAGCATTAATATTATCATCTACTACCGTTTTAATAACACCGTTATCTGCTAGTGTTATCTTAACTGTTTGCATTAAATCTCTCTATTAGTGAATCTTTAGCGTCCTTCATTAATTTTCTAGCAGCTTTTTTATCTTCTCTAAGAGTTTGTTTATTTTTAACAGCTAGTGTAAAAAATGCCTCGCTTAACATTTCAATTTCTGCGTCATTATATCCTATCTGTTTCCAAGTCTCTTTTAAACTTTCAGCTTTTTGAGCTAATTGTTCTTCTAATTGGTCCATGATTCTTTTTTCATGGGCTTCTTGTGCTGCTTTAGAACTTGCACGCAGACTTTCTCTTAGTTGAATACCTTCAGCAGAAAGTGGACTTAACATGTTTTTGATTTTTAAATAACCCATTGCGCTCAATTGAGCTCTTCTTTGTCTTCTAGAGACAGTTGCTGTTTTAGCCATTATAGTAATTGTTTATAAAAATTGATACTTCTTCAGTTAAATATTCTTGTAGTTTATTTATCTCAATTTGAGACACTGCTACTTTTGCAATAGTTTTGATTAGTTCTTCTCTGTCCTCGTCTGCATTATCTATTAACATATCAAATACCTTTTTATTTGGTATATTTAGATTAATTTTAGCTTCGAAAGGCTCAACATTTTTTTTGGAAAGTTTGTTAATCAATTGTTCTAATGGAGATTCCTTAGGTGCAATATATGCTGCTTTAGGTTCTTCATTTTTTATTACATTAATTCCTTTTGCTATACTAGATAATTGATCAGCTCCCGGAAATGGAATTTCACCATTTATAATCTCTTCTAAAAATTCAGGTAAAACTTCATTGTATATCTGAGATCCGTCTGTAAAATATGTAAATTCAGAATCTCTTTCTTTTACTTCAACTATTTTACCGAAGTTATCTCCGGCTTTCCATTGGTATTTTTTTACATCTTCTTTCACTAGTTCCATTTTTAATGTATTTTTATAATTATATTGTTTTTTGAAAAAATGTTTCTTAGTCCAATTCAAAAAAGACTGAATCACTTTCATTTCGATATTTATTTTTAAATTTATCTATGTAATCTACAGACTTTGAACTTCCTATTAATACATCTGCGTTTCTAACGTATTTTCTAAAAAAAGAAATACTTCCTTTACATTTAAGAAATTCTTTAAGAGCCTTTTTTTCAGGCACAAATATTTTATTAATACTCATTCCACGCTATTACTTGTTCAACTTCAATTTCTGCTTTTTTAAGTAGTTCAACACCGCTCATATCTCTATAATCTTCAGTGTAGTATACTTTTTTGATTCCGGCTTGTATGATTAATTTTGCACAATCAAAGCATGGACACGTTGTAGTATATAAATCGGCTCCTTCGCAACTCATTGTAGATTTTGCAACTTTCATAATTGCATTAGATTCTGCGTGTAAGACTTCTCGTTTGGTAACATGTCGATGAGCACAACATGAATTATCATTTGAAAGGGTCCATCCATTATCTTCTAAAAGTTCAGCGTTGTCAGGATTATCCCAATAAGTTGTTTCCACCATCTCGCATTCATTTTCGAACCCGTGGGGAGTACCATTGTAGCCAAATGAAATTACTTGTTTGTCTTTAACAATAACACATCCTACCTTTCTACGTTCAGCATAACTAAGTTTTGCGAACTGATATGCAACTTGCATATAAATTATCTCTGTCGGAATTTTGGGCATAAAAAAAGTCTATATATGTTATATTATATATAGACTTTTTATTTAGTTTACCGGTTGGACCGGATTTCTTTATTTTATATCTTCAGCGTCAGTAGCAACAGTAGCTTCTTTACTTTCATTAATTTTCTTACTGAAAGCCTCGCTCATTTTATTTAAACATGCTTCGTATGCTTCAGATTCCATGTCTTTTTTCATTTCTTTTACACAATTAGATGCCATACTAGCAACAAGTGATGCATTTTCAGCCATATATGTTTCTACAGTATGCTCATCATGCGCATCTTCTTCCCATGTTTTAGCTTCTGCAATAACTGCTTCATAACACTCTTTTAATAATTCAGAAACAGGTTTTGTCTCTTCTTTAATTTCTTCAGCCTCATCTCCGATGTTTGCTTCGCCAGCTTCGTCTAGTCCTTGAACCTCTTCTGCTTCCTCTTCTGTTTCTTCTTCAGATTTAACATCAGGAGTTCCTTTAGCAACAACGTCTGCTTCTATTTCTTCGGCTCTGTCCATTTCTGAGACAAATTCTTCGAATTTTTTAATACTTGCCATAATATATTTGTATTTTTATTTAATAATTAATTTTGTGTTGGAGAATTAGAACTATTTGATTTTAAAGTTTTTATTAATGTAGCAATTGCTGCATCTTGTCTTTTCCATGCTGTAGTTTTTTCAACTTCTTCTCCTACTCTTGGTCTATCCGGATTATTAGGGTCAAGTCCAACTTTTTGAAATCTACCTTTAGAAGATACACCAATCATAGAACTAGTGTCATTATCTTCTCCTTCTCTCCAATAAATTTGTACCGCATAATCAAATGTAATTCCGTCTGACCCATTTTTTTCAATAGTAGTTTCGCTAGTAACTTCTGCCCATGGACATTTTTTAGCAACAGTATCGATTACGTACTTTCTAAATTCTTCAGAAGTTTGAACTTGTTTTTCGTTTACAAATTGTTCAAATAGTTTAATATGTTTCATTGTTTAGATTTTTATTTAGATTTTATATATCTTTATTTTTTAAATAACTGAAACTGTCTGAAAGAAAGTAGTCTCGGAGTTTTAGATAGTGTATTAATATAAAGAATATTGAACCTCCTGGCATCAAGATTATTGTTGCTAATCCGACAGTTTTAACCAGATTTTTTAATTGATTTGCAAACTTCTTACCCTCTTCATCAGTTAAAGGTCTACGTTCTATAACGCATGTTGTTAAAAGTTTAGACATTGATTTTGTTTCAATGCCTTCTTTTTTAAGAGCCTCTAAAAATAAGTTAACATCCTTTTTTAGTTTGTCTAACTCAATCGTTTTATTTTTCACAGAGTATATATTCTTAAACTAATTGCAAATCGTTGATGTAGTCTTTTTGATATTTTTGAAGAGCCAACTCTTTTGCTTTGGCCTCGATTTCAATATCGAGTTCCATACCATACGTATCGATAAATTCATAAAGATAATCAGCGTGGGCTCTTATAATAACAGAAGCATCCTCGTGCAATTTTTTAGCGCTTGAGTAGTGACACAATTGACGAATACCTTTAGGCCAAGTGCGAGCTGCCAAAAGAAGAGCATCTTGTTCGGACATCGGGTCTTCATAGCATCTATGGTGATGGTAGTCAAATGTGATTGGAGTACCGATTGCTTCGTAAATTCGATAAAGGTCATTTACAGAGTATTGCGCAGGTTTATCGTCATTTTCGAGGATTAAACGGGACTGGGCAGAAGGTGATAACAATTTAAAGTTTTCGATAAACCTTAGGATTGCAGCCTCTTTGTCGCCGTATGAACCACCGACATGGATATTCATAGAATAATATGGATTTGCCGGAAGGCACATAGTATCTAATATAAATGCA